CTAATTTAGTTTTATCCGCTGCGCTTAGAACTCCCGCTGCAGATTGAGTAGCAGCGTTTATCACAGCGGTTCCATCTTCATTAACAGTCGAAGATCTCCACGTATTATAGTTGAGAGTAACTGTGCTAGGAGATGTCGTGAAATTTTTTATCTTATCAGCTCCATGTGCAGAAAGACTATTAAACTCTGTATCTATTACTTGAAGTTTAGTCCATCCAGAAGCTGTATGTCTATTGGCCCAGTTGTCTAATCTGTAATAACAACCCTCTGATGTAACGAACCATTCTTGCCCGATAGCATCATTATTTGTATTCACTACGGATTTGCTAAGAATAGGATCTGTGATAGCATAAAGTGCATTCAGAGTAGCAACTGTTTTATGGCCTTGTATTTCTTCAGCATAGACAATACCGAATTCATTAAGATTCGCAGATTGTAATTGTGCCGGATATTTAGCCATTGTATTCTATTTTTAAATTTTAAAATCTAATATAACATTCTGAAATGCTCCTTTGTATTTCGAAATATATACATAATGAGAAGTTGAAATTCCAGAACCACTTACTATATTAATTTCAGATCTAGTAAAATCTTCTAATATAGCAGCACCTCCATTTTGAACAATCATACTAAGAGTTCCAAGTTCTTTCGGGTAAGAATAGCAATAATACTGAGTACCTGAAGCGGTAATATTAGTTATTCTTTCAGAGTTACTTTCATCCAATAATTTTGTTCCTGATAATGCTAATATATCACTAGCAGATGGAGTTTTACTAGTTACTGTTCCAAAATATATTCTTGGTCTAAACTTTATCTCATATTGATCGGAAAAACTATCAAGTCCTTCTGCTTTTATAACAGAATTTCCGCTAATCATTAAGCCTTTTTTCTTGGCTGAAATAGTTTCCTTAATTATTCTATTTTCTGTTATACCAGTTATATTACTAATTTCCGAAAATACTCCATTACTAGGTAAAGTAGTCCCAAGATCTCCACTACAAGTTTCTGGATCTTTATATGTTTGGTAATCTGTTACTGTCCATTTAAATCTACCAGCTAAACTTGCTTTATATCCTTTCTCTAAAGTTATAACTTTAGAATTTACATTTGTTATACCAAGGCTATCTGCAGTTACTTCTTCTCCAAGACTATTAGAAAAACTCCAAGTACCTTCCATCATAGGAGTAGGAAGTAATCTATCTGCTATTAGTCTAGTATCTAATTCCCAAGTTACAGTACCATCCTCTGCAATACTTCGTACATAATATTCAGTCTCTAGGTCAGTAACTAATACCTTAGCACCTAATTCTAAACGCTCTACAGGAATAGCATCCCGCTCAGCTATTGTTTTCACTGAGCGGTAGCCTCCCATACCATAAATGGCTGAATGTGTTGGATATACGTCAGAAGTATTGGTGGGAACGATACCCGAATAGAGTACCGTTCCTTTTAAATTATTTTCTGGCATTATCTTTTATCAATTAATTTAACTTCAATATTTAGTATTCCATGATAGAGATTAGCAAGTTTAGTAATTGTATAATCAGTATATCCAGTAAAGATGTTAGTTATACGTCTAGAGTATACTGTTACATCATCAACAGGATAATTATTACAATAGATTCTATACTTACTATACTCTTCTGTTGGAATTGCTACGTAAATATACTTACCTCCTGAACAATCAATAGGAGTGAATGGGAATTCATTATCACCGAAGGAGAAGAAAGAATTCATTGCTATAAAGTCAGAGTCAGTAGGAGCAGAATTACTTGATGCACCTACATAAACCTTATCAGCTGTATCAATCGTTAAAGTAGCTGTTGCAACTTCACTTAGATACGAACCTCTCAATGTGAATGTTTGTCCTCCAGTGGCAGTAATCTTATAAGTACGTTCCTCAACAGGAATATCATGAGTATCTATGAATTGGAAATTAATTTGTCCACTTGGGGTCAATTGATATTCCCATTCAAGAGTAATTTCTGTTGATTCACCTCTCTCTAATAAAGTTCTATCTGCTGTGAATTTAGTAATCTTAAATTCAGTAGGATTATCTCTCTTATTAGAGCCCATCATTCTATACCAAATTCCACTGGCATTGAATATAATATCATTTACCATGAATTTATATCCAAAGGACTCACCATCATTATTAACTAAATAGTAATCACCATCTTGTGCCTTATCTCCATTAGCTAGTGTTGGTAAATTCCTTTCAGCATCCCAAGTACCCTTATAGAACAAACTATGCATTGTTCTCTCAGGTAATTGACTTTCAGGTATTTTTCCATCAGGTCCAAGTTCAGCCTTCTTATCAAGAGCAACCTGAGTAGCTGTTGAAATAGGTTTCTCGAGGTCTGATGTATTATCAACTCTACCAAGTCCAATTTGCTCTTTTGTTACTTCATGAGGATTGTTCTTATCTGCAATATGTTTATCCAGATTAGAAACAACTTCAGAAATAGCGTTTTGAGTTGCTACTGAAATAGGCTTTTCTAAGTCAGATGTATTATCTACTTTTCCGAGACCTACTTGTTCTTTAGTTACTTGATGAGGATTATTAGTATTACCTACGTGATTATTAATAGCTGTATTTAAACTATTAGATAAAGTATCAAGAGCATTCTGCTGTGCTACAGATACAGGTTTATTAATATCGGCTGTATTATCAACGTTACCTAAACCTACTTGATCCTTAGTTACCTTATGAGGATTATCTGTACGATTAGCATGATTATCTAAAGCAGTATTATTAGCTGCTTTGGCATCATCAATTGCTTTTTGTGTAGCAGTAGATATTGGTTTATCGAGATCTGCAGTATTATCTACATTTCCGAGTCCAATTTGTTCTTTAGTTACTTTATGAGGATTACTGAAATCTCTCAAGTGAGCACTAAGATCTGTTCCCTGATCTGTATTAATCTTATCAATCTTAGCGTCAAGTTTATCAAGTTCCTTCTGAGTAGCATTAGAAATAGGTTTGTCAAGGTCGGAAGTATTATTTACATTTCCGAGACCTACTTGTTCTGCAGTTACTCTATGAGGATTTGTATAATCTTTAATATGATTGCTTAAGTCAGTTCCAGAAGAAGTAATTAGAGTCTTAACCTCGTTGATAGCTTCTTTAGCTGCATCAGACAAAGGTTTATCTTTATCTGAAGTATTATCAACGTTACCTAGACCTACTTGTTCTTTCGTTACTTTATGAGGATTATTGTAATCTTCTATATGTTTAGTTAAGTTATCTGTAATAGTAGTATTTCCGCTATTAATAGATTCCTTAACTTCATTAATTAATTGTTGGGTTGCATCAGATACAGGTTTATCCTTATCTGAAGTATTATCTACATTACCTAGACCTACCTGAGCTTTATCTACCTTATGAGGATTGTTAAAGTCTGCCAAATGTGCATTAAGAGAATCGGTTGTTGCCTTACCCTTATCACCAGCATAGGCAGTACTAGATGTTTCACCGAGAGCCAAAGACGCTGAGATTTCTACATACTTAGAACCACTCCATCTATAGGTTAGGTTAGTGTCTTTGGTTACGTAAATCTTTCCAGCTTCACCTGTAGTAGGCAAGTTATCGTAAGAATCTACTTCAATAACATCGTCTACAAAGCTAGGTAATTGAGAACTAGGAACTTTGCCTTCTTGGTCAAGTGTAGCAACTCCCCCAGCTACGCCCATCTCTGAACGTTTTACTTGAGCATCATTTGTTACTTCACCTAATCCAATCTGTTCCTTAGTTACTTCATGAGGATTATTCTTATCTGCTATATGAGTTTCGATAATAGTATTAGTTTCTGTCTTAATACTATCCAAAGCTTTCTGTGTAGCATCAGAAATAGGTTTATCCTTGTCAGCTGTATTATCTACATTACCAAGTCCAACCTGATCCTTAGTTACTTTATGCGGATTATTAAAATCTGAAATATGAGCACTAAGATCAGAACCAGAACCATCAATAGAACCTTGAAGTCTTCTTTCAAGTTCATCAAGAGCATCCTGTTGATAATGAGAAACAGGTTTATCTAAGTCAGATGTATTATCTACATTACCTAGACCTACTTGTTCCTTCGTTACTTCATGAGGATTCTTCTTATCTGCAATATGATTCTCTAATGAAATATTGGTCTTATCAAGATTAGACTGAACAGCATTGATTGCCTCTTGAGTTGCTACAGAGACAGGTTTTTCAAGGTCAGCAGTGTTATCCACCTTACCAAGTCCAACCTGATCTTTAGTAACCTTATGAGGATTATCAAAGTCTTTCAAGTGAGCACTAAGATCTGTTCCTGTAGAACCTATAATAGATTCAAGATCACTCTTAAGTTTATCTAAAGCAGCTTGTTGTGCAGTAGATACAGGTTTATTGATATCTGATGTATTATCAACATTTCCAAGACCTACCTGAAGTTTATTTACTTCATGAGGATTATTCTTGTCAGCTATGTGATTAGTAACATCTTTTTCAATATCACCAATATCTTTCTTCAACTCTGCCTTTGTAGAATCTACTAAAGCTTGTTGTGCTACAGATACAGGCTTATTAATATCAGCTGTATTATCAACATTCCCTAGTCCTACTTGTTCTTTTGTTACCTTATGAGGATTGTTAAAGTCTGAAGTATGATTATCTATCTTAGTATCAAGCTCTTTCTTAGTATTATCTACTAATTCCTGTGTAGCATTAGATACTGGTTTATCAAGGTCTGCAGTATTATCTACATTTCCTAAACCTACCTGAGCTTTTGTTACCTCATGAGGATTATTCTTATCAGCTTTATGTTCTGAAACTTCTTTATTAACAGCATCTAAAGCTTCTTGGACTGCACTAGAAATAGGCTTATCAGCATCAGAAGTATTATCTACATTTCCAAGACCGATCTGTTCTTTAGTTACTTGGTGAGGATTTTCAAAGTCAGCCACATGAGCATTAACTTTATCTGTAGTAGCCTTACCTTTATCTCCAGGATATGCAGTTCCAGCTACTTCACCAAGATGAACAGGGTTACCAATTTCTACTAATTCAGCACCATCCCAACGATAGATTATATTAGTTTCTCGATTAGAATAGATTACACCTTTATCAGGAGTAGCACCTTCATCTAATTCCGTTTCAGAAATTGCTGTATATATTTTCTTCTCATCTTCTACATAGTAAGTGGAACCAATTACTAATCTAGAAGAAGGAATATCTGTTTTTGTTGATACGAAATGATCAATTCCAAATACTTCATCAACTTGTCCTGGAAGTTGTTCCACAGGAATTTTACCATTTTCGTTAAGAGTAGCAACACCTTCCGGAGTTCCCATTTCTGATCTCTTAACTTGAGCATCATTTGTTACTTCACTTAACCCAATCTGCTCTTTGGTTACTTGATGAGGATTATTCTTATCCTGAACGTGAGAATTTAATGCACCTTCAAGTAATTCTGTATTTGAAATCTCTACATATTCATATTTATTCCATCTATATATTTTCTCAGTACCAGAAACAGTATCAATATAAATTACTCCAGTTCTAGGTTCATAAGTATTACCTTCTTCGTCCTTGAATTCTGTTTCACTCATAAGTTTACCTACAAGAACATTAATCGTCTTGTCTGGTATTTGAGAATCTGTTAATTTACCATTGCCATCAAGAGTTGCAATACCACTAGGAACACCAATTGAATTATCGATTGTATCAATACGACCGTCAATTCTATCGATTTCATCTTGAGTAGCCTTAGAAACAGGTTTATCATAATCAGCCGTATTATCTACATTTCCTAAGCCAATTTGTTCTGCTGTAACACCATGAGGATTTTCTTTATTCTCAGTGTGTTCAGTTACTTTAGTGTTTACAGTATCTAAAGCTTCTTGAACAGCAGTAGATATTGGCTTATCAATATCGGCTGTATTATCTACGTTTCCAAGCCCAATTTGTTCGGCTGTTACTTTATGTGGATTATTGAAATCTTTGATGTGATTGTCAATAGCTTCTGTAACATTATCTGAATCTGATACTTCTACATACTTGAATCCATCCCAGCGATAAAGTTTATTCGAACCACCGATACTATCAATATAAATAGTATTATGTCTTGGAATAAACTCTACACCTTCAGAATCAGTAAATTGAGTTTCAGTCATATACTTACCTTCGATAACATTCAGAGCTTCGTTAGGGATCTGTGAAACTTCTAATTTACCTTCGGAATCAAGTGTAGCTATACCATCAGGAGCACCTACTGAGTTTTCGATATTAGTAACTCTCTCGTCAATCTTATCAATATTACCTTGAAGATCACTACCAGAGTTATTAATTTTCTCCTCAAGTTCGGTCTTAACTGCATCTAAAGCTTCTTGTTGTGCGGTAGAAACAGGTTTATTGATATCAGAAGTATTATCAACATTACCTAAGCCTACTTGTTCGGCTGTAACTTTATGCGGATTATTGAAGTCTGAGATATGAGAATTAACCTTATCAGTTGTCTCCTTGCCTTTATCTCCCGCATAAGCAGTATCAGCCGTTTCACCTAAGTGGAGAGATTCTGATACTTCTACATATTTAACCCCTGTCCAACGATAAAGAAGATTAGTATCCTTAGTAACATAGATTTTTCCAACTTCTCCAGCTTCAGGTAGATGTTCGAAAGAGTCTACTTCAATTACATCATCTACTAAACTTGGCAATTGTTCTAGAGGTACTTTTCCGGCATCATCAAGAGTAGCTAAACCACCAGGCTGAGCAATAGAATCTTCAATATTAGTAACTCTCTCGTCAATCTTATCAATGTTATCTTGTAAGTCGTTTCCTGAGTTATTAATCTTTTCTTCTAGCTCTTTCTTAGTATTATCTACTAATTCCTGTGTAGCATTAGATACTGGTTTATCGAGGTCAGCTGTATTATCAACGTTTCCAAGACCTACCTGAGCTTTATCTACTTTATGAGGATTATTGTAGTCTGAAGTATGAGCATTAACCTTGTCTGTAGTAGCTTTACCTTTGTCTCCTGGGTAAGCTGTACTAGACGTTTCTCCAAGTGCAAGTGATTCAGAAATTTCTACATACTGAGAGCCTGACCATCTATAAGTCAAGTTAGTATCCTTAGTTACATAGATCTTACCAGTTTCACCAGTTTCAGGAAGTAAGTCAAATGAATCTACTTCGATTACATCATCTACGAAACTAGGTAATTGAGATGAAGGCACTTTTCCGGTTGCATCAAGTGTAGCAACTCCTTCTGGCATACCCATTTCGGAACGCTTAACCTGTGCATCATCTGTAACATTACCAAGACCTACCTGTTCTTTAGTTACTTGATGAGGATTACTCTTATCTTGGATGTGTGTATTAAGTGCTTCATTAGAACCAGCAGTAGCCTCTTCGATTTCTCTTCTAATATCTTTCATATCATCATCATGACGATGAGATAGGTTATCAATATTAGTTTGAAGCTCTGTCTTAGTTGCTTCAATCTTAGAATCAGTTGCTTGGAATTTAGCATCAGTCTTAGTTGCTAATTCAGTGATCTTAGATTCTAGATCAGTCTTAGTTACGGAAATACTAGATTCTAAGTCAGCTCTAAGAGTAGAAAGATCGGATTCTGTTTTAGTAGCTAATTCAGAGATCTTATTATTCAAATCTTTTGTTGCTAAACTAAGATCATTTTCTGTCTTAGATGCTAAACTAGAGATACTGTTTTCTAATTCTCTCTTAGCTTCAGAAAGAGCATTATTAACAGCAACAATATCAGCTTCTTCTTTAGCAGTTAGGTCTGATATAGCTTTTTCAAGTTCTGATTTAGCAGTATTAAGATCATTTTCTGTTTTAGATGCCAATTCAGATATACTCTTCTCAAGCTCTGTTTTAGTTACAGAAATACTAGATTCTAAGTCAGCTCTAAGAGTAGAAAGATCAGATTCTGTTTTAGTTGATAATTCAGAGATCTTATTATCCAACTCTTTCTTAGCAACTGTTAAATCATTTTCTGTCTTTGATGCTAAGTTATCAATATTATTCTGAAGTTCTGTCTTTGCTTCCTTCAGACTATTATTAACAGCAACAATATCAGCTTCTTCTTTAGCAGCAAGTTCGGCTAATTTATTCTCAAATTCTGATCTAAATACTTCTAAGTCTGCCTCAGTATTAGTTTGTAATTCAGAAATTTTATTTTCTAGTACGGTTCTTGTTTGATCAATTAATGCCTGTGTAGCATCAGAAACAGGTTTATCCTTATCTGCTGTATTATCTACATTACCCAGACCTACTTGATCTTTAGTAACCTTGTGAGGATTCTTATAGTCTGTTAAGTGTCTATTGAAATCATCATTAGTTGCTTTAGAATCTAGAGTTTCCTTAAGATTAGGAATATCCTCTATACCTAATTCAACAATTCCGATCTGACCATTTACAGACTTAACTGAATCTACATTATCAATTTTAACCCATCTACCATTACTATTAATTACCCAATCACCTGGATCAAAATCATATCCAAATTGAGAGCCTTTATTAATAGCTATATAGTAATGACCATTGGAATCAAAATCGTTAAGTTCAAGTTTAGGAACATTATTAACTGCATCCCAAACTCCTTGATATTTAACATTTCCAAGAACTGAATCTGGAAGTTGTGATTCCGGAACTTTACCATCTTCTCCAAGAGTAGCAACACCCTTAGGAACACCCATTTCAGAGCGTTTTATCTGAGCGTCATTAGTAACATTTCCAAGACCGATATCATTTCTATCTAAAGATGGATTTGTGGAAATTTTATAACCATTTACAGTATAGTTATCGATTGTCTCTTTAACTTCTGCAATCTTATCATCTACATCTTTATTGATAGTTTCACTAATTCCATCAAGTTTAGCTTTATCTTCTTTTGACATTACTCCATTTGATTCTGGAGTAGCTGTTGGAAGATTTTCTGTAGCTAATTCAGTGAAGTCATTAGAAGTGATATCATAACTCCAGTTTCTACCATCCAAGAAATATCCACCATTGAAAGTGAAAGTTCTCCAGTTACCGTCTAAGTTAATAAACTTAACTTTTATACCTGGAACTTTCTTTTCAGCTGGAAGGAAAGCATCTAATTTAGCAGCAGCATATTGGATGTGCCACTGATCTCCATTTTCTCCCTTACCTTCACCTGGAAATATTTCATTGATATTATAGACTACATCAGATTCAAGTTCTACTCTATCAGTTAATTCACCAACTGCTTCATCAATAGCATACTGAACACCACTAAGTTTAAGACCTGTTTCTTCGATTGTAAAAAATCCTTCAGACTCAGGATCACGAAGAACACCAATAGTAGGATCGTTATGAGTACCTTCTACTATGATTCCTTTTCCCTCAGTAGCTGTTACACTATCTACTTTTCTTTCCTCTAATGAATCTACGAGTTCTTTAAGTTCTTTTCCTTTTTCAGCAGATAAAACTTGCTCTTTAGGATCACCACCTTCGAATGAATCTACGATGTTTTCCTTCTTTACGTAAGTCTTTTCTGCATCTTCTATTTTAAGATAGGGAGCAAGTTCAATAGATAAATCATATTCACCGATCTTTTCCCATTCTTTTATTTCTTTCCCTTCTTCGTCAACCTTAATAGTTACTATATATTCAGTATAACTCTGAAGTTCTCCGATATTATTTTCTTTTCTAAGAAGATAAATTTTATTTGTCTCTGCTTCCTCCAAAGAAGGTAGCTCATCCACCATTCTGAAAAGTGATGTATCTATAGTGCAAGAAATTACATTATCCTCACTGATACTAATCCCTTCTCCGGCTATCAATTTATCTTGCTTAGTATTTAATATCTCTTCCAGTGCTTCATCTGTAATTACTCCAGATAAGTATGGTTTCCATCCTCCAGCTTCATTTCTTTTTTCCCAATTAACAAGCTGATAAACTTCTTTGGCATCAATTACATACCACAATTGTCCAAGAGAATCATTACCAGAATTATCCCCTGTATCAGAAAGAATACAGTCGGGAATTTTATACAATGCTGAAAGAGAAGATACTGTTTTGTGTCCACTAACTTCTATAGCTCTAACAATTCCATATGCACTAGGATTGTTGGACACTAATCTATCTGCAAAATTTAACGCCATTGTACTATTTATTTAAATTCTAACTCAACATCAGTAAAAGCACCTGGATTATTAGTAACATAAACTATATAATCTATTACTACACCAGCACCATTAGTGATTTCTAATTCTACTTTGTTAAATGCCTTAATTACACGAATTCCATCCTGATAAATACTATCTAACTCACCAAGAACTTTAGGATAAGCAAAAATAGCATATTCATCCATTTCTGTAGAAAAATGTTCTAGAGTCTTTTTAGGATGTTCAGTAATTAATTCAGATGTTTTCAGAGATTTAATATCATACTCTACTAAGTCTTTTCCCTTAGTAGATACACCATAGAATAATCTATGTGCGAATGTTACTGATCTAGTATCTTCTGTATAATCATAAACGCCAGTACTTCTAACAACATCTTCTCCTCTAACCATAAAACCAGTCTTAGGAGCTTCAAGTTTAATAGAAATAGTAGCATCTTCTGTATAATAAGGACTAGTTACTATATCAGAACTAACATCAGTACCTGTAAGAGTATCCCAGAATGAACCCTTAACAACTCCAGTAGGATCTTTCTTTCCATCTTCACTTGTCCATGTATAAACTCCTTTGAAAACAGCCTTATATCCATTTTCAATTACAGGATTATATTTATTTGGACTTGGAGTAATTGTTATAGGTTCGAATGCATTATTATAGAAATCCCAAGTTCCATTAATCTTAGGTTCTACAAGTTCTAAGTTTGTATTAAAAAGCTCATCTATTTTTTCTACTACCTCAATAAAAGTAGATTCTGTAAATTCTCTTTCAACTGAGAATTCAGATGTAAAACTATTCAGGATAATCTTTTCTGAATAATATTTCCCTGAATAAATCCACTCTAGAACTAATACATTTTTACACTGAGTTTCACACTCTATAATACTAGATTGAATAGATACAGGAACTATCGCTTTCCCAGAATCTACTCTTAAAGACGCAATTGAAATCTGATCTTTAATCTTTTCAGTAAGCTTAACAAAATTCTCTGCTCCACCAAAAATTTCTGCTATTTCTTCAGATGTACTTTCTGATGTTAACTCAGAAGTCATACTTGGGAATAACAATACTTTACTATCGATCAGTTTATTTATTTCTTCCTCCGATAATGCGAAGAAAGTTCCTTTAGTCCAAGCCTGTCTAGATCCTTTGATGAAAGCTATCGAAGTATCACTAATTTTTCCGGCTTCTAGATCTGCATTAAATTCCTCAAGAGTTTCATATTCAAGGAGAAAATCACCCCAAAAATTATCAACTCTAGGAACTCTAAGATCTACAACTACACCATCAGAATTTTTGACCCATATACTTTCCTCTCCGGCATGAAGACCTAAACCTAATTCACCTACTTCAAGCTGTTCTGGAGTAGGCATCTTTCCCTGTTCTACCGAATTTTTAAGAATAATTACGGTTGGTTCAGGAAGTTGATTTTTTACAATTATATCACTCATTGTCTTAGACATTTTGTACACTCCGGAACATCATTATTAGTTCTCCATTCCGTATTGTTTACTTCTTTATAATTATAGTAAGAATAACTTTCATCTTCTGGATAAACACCAGAACTCCAAGATTCGTAATCCGCTGTAGTCTGTCCTCTTCCACATTCATTATTACAAGGGCAGTCATTAGATTCGGGTTGAGCTAGAAGATTTTGATACTGGAATAAAATTCTAACTAACATAGCAGTCAAAACATTACTCCATGCATAAATAAATCTATCCTCATTGTATGGAATCTCAGAACCTTCAACGTATATTTCACCATTATCAATTCCAAGTTCACATCTAAGTTCATCTACAGCATAAAATACAATCTTAGCTTCACCATGATCTCGAATATCAAAAAACTCTTGAATATAAGTTTTGACATCTGATCCTTCTGGAAGTAAAGTTAATCTATCTGATATATATTTTAAGATATATGTGATATACGGAGCTAATTCACATCTCATGGAATAATCTATCTTAGCTATCCCTAGACATGATTTAATATTTTGAAGAGCTTGTTTATATGTGATGTATCCGTTTTTATCGTTCCATCTCATTATTATTTCACTTCAAAAATAGTAACTCCGTTTATTACCATCTTAACCAAAGTTTTTCTCTCTGGATCTAAGAATAGGTATAATCTATCCTTTTCAAATTGAAGGATATCCAAGGTATTTGTTACAATATCAACACCTTTACAAGAATCAGATTGCATTACACGATCTGATACAGAAAATTGAATACCTTTTGTAGTATTACCGTAACAATCTGACTGACAACTAGTATTAGTAATTCTAATACCATCTCCTTCTAAAATTTCAGAAGAACTAAGAGCGTTAGTATAAAGATCTGATAAAGCACTCTCGATCTTATTTAAGTTAGCTGCATTAACAGGAGTTTTATTATCAATCCATGTAGTTTTTATATAACTATTTTTCATAATTTATGTTATTATTTAAACTTACCACTCTCCTCCGTCAATAATGTTGTAAGGAGATTTCCAATTATCTTCATTAGCCCAATTAGATTCATCAGCATCTGGTCCTTTATAAATATATTCTGAATATGCACCTTCACTACCAAGAAATCTAATTTTCAATCCGCTACGTCGTCTTGCTTCAGGTACTAATCTAATTGCTCCCGAAAGAGTTAATTTTCTTTCATAATTATTTATTTCAGCATTAGCATTACAAAAATCTTTTAAGTTTTCATTTATATAACTAACTGCAGCATTAACAGTATTATTTATACTATTGATATCAGCACTAGTTAATGAATCCCCAGGATTTTTATTACTAACATCAGTTCTATCAAGCAAGTCCATAATATTTTTCTTATTTTAATTTCATTAAATCTAAGAGATAATCATTAAATATATCTCCTCCTGGAATATTACTCTGCTTAAATTTTAGAGCCCCTGGATTAAGAGGTTTACCAAGTCTTCCAACAAAAGGAGCTGTATTTCTAGCAGAACGTCCGGAGATCACTTTTATATCTTTCGGGCTTCTTACTTTTTTCATTTAGAATGTTCCTCCATAGATTTTATTAATACGAATTCCATCAACCTTCTCATCATAAATCAAATTATTATTATCCAATTTTACATCAGCGGTTAATGTTTTCTTAGATTCAGTAGGACCAGGACTCATTGTAAAATCGATGGTATTAGAATCTTCAAATATAATTCCAAGTCCATCTGCAGTAGTTCCACCAGTTTTTATCCACTGTCCTCCGATCATTGTATAAGTAATGGAAGTAGTACCGTCATAAGAAGTCAGGATTACTACATCTCCATTCTTAGGTTTTTCACCAAACAACGCAATCAAGATACACTCCTGATCTGATTGTTCCTCTGACTGTTTTTTTGCTGTAAATATTCTAGGACCTTGACTTAATTCCATAGTATCTGAAACAATGTCAAAATCACCTAAGTCTGCACTCTTAAAAATTACTAAAAGAATACAAACATCTTCAACTTCATTATAATATCTTACAGCAACTAATTCAGCATATTGTCTAGATGCACATGAGAGAGCCTTAAGTGCTTCATCTCGATTGGCATAAATACATTCAAATCTTGTTAACTGTGATTGTGCCATTTTTATTATCTTTTATCTAGTATATCACCATTGAAGTTTACATCTATATCTGTAATTTCATTTGTATCGGTATTAATATCCTCTACATTTGCTCCAACGATTCTCACTATACGATTAGTTATTATATTTCCCTTTTCATCGATAAAAGCTATTCCATTTGACATATCTTTTATCCAAGAAGCTTCAGTATCAACTCCATATCCACAAATTGATTGATTAGATAAGAAAGTTCCACATACAGCTTTAAACTTACTAATAACATTAAGCTCGATAATTTCCAAATCTTTCCAAGTAAATATTTTCCCTGGATACTCGGTTAATTCGATCACTGTTATAGTTTTTCCATCAAGAGATATTCTAAAATAAATATCTTTAATAGTTAATAGATCATTACTTCCTCCACCTGAGAAACAACCAAAGAAATTACTAACAGGTAATGAACTAACTTTTACCTTAGCACCGATCAACTGTTCATATTCCCAAATTCCAGAAGGACCTACAATTCTTGAGTTTCTACAACTATTCAACATTTTATCCTTTGCCTTTAGCTAGAGAATCTACATAGTTATTCCAGTATATATCGGCATCAACACCATTATTTTTCTGATGTCCCTTTACCCACTTATACTCAATTCTTCTTTGTAAACCCTGTTTAATTATTTCTTTATCAATATCACCTTTAATTCGAGCAATGTATGGTTCTTTTACTTTCCAATTACCAGTCATCCATTCTCGAACACCAAGATAATCTGCATGGACTACTACAATATCATTCGGACCCCAAGAACCACGAAATTCATATAAAGCATGTAAAACTGCTACTAACTCCGCACTAGGATTGCTACACTTCTGAGCTCCAAAAGATAAATTCATATATTCAGGAGTTAATTCAATTGAGAATTTATTAAGCATAGTTCCCATTCCAGGTCCGGTAGGGTCAATAAGAACTCCTCCGATACCAAGTCTTCCATTATTTTGTTTGTCTAGGTGAGATCCGTCAGTATAAATATCAAACTGTTTCATCTCATCAATTTTAAATATCTAAATTTTCATCCAAAGAACGATATTCGAAGGGATCAAGTTCTAATCCAAATTCTTCAAGGCACCATTCTCTAAATTCTTTCGTACCAATTACACTTATCTCTCCAAGAACATTCAAAAGCTCCTCTCCTTCAATTTTAGATAGACTTTTATCTAAGTGACAAATTAACCTTGTCATAAGATATCCAAAATGACTTAAAGATCCATCTACATCACTATCATAACACTCCAAGACTCTAAACCCTGAATGAGTATTAAAACTTGAAAATAGATCAATCCACTTTTCTGGAATATGAATCGAAGAACCATTATAGAGATAATAAATAACATCTTCTGTAGGTGTAATTCTTAGGATAACATAATCTAAAACCTTATGATCACTAAGTCCTTTTAGAACGATTCTCTTAGATTTGCCTTCTCGTATATAAGATAATTTGTAAAACTCGGTAAATACTTCTTTAAACCAGGCATCTTTCATAATAGTGTATATAAATTAATTAAAGCCAACCCTGAAAGAATTATTGTATTATTATCTTCCATCACTAAATATCCCGTTTTATCACATTGACTTCTATAACTTAAAAGATCAAGAAACTCGGATAAATCTTGTTTCAGGTAAAATGTAATTGATATAATTCCTTCTCCTATCGCAAAAGAACATACTATTGAGTAAGGATGTATGTCAAGTCTATCTAATTTAGCTACTATGTCTTCCTGGATTTCAATTTCTCTAGGATTACTTCTCATAGTATTATTTCTGTTATATGACTGTTTAATATTCCCATACTGTTAATTAGGTTAGATAAGATAGATCTGTGACATATTTTATCATCAGAACCATAACCCATTAATATAACTCCTCTTGCATTACTAAGTTCAGCCAAGTAATTAAGTTTATCAATAACCTCTACAAAATTTACATTCGACATCTCAATAATATATCTCTTAGAAAATTCTGTAAAATCAATAAGCCCGTCTCTCTTTGCTCTAAATAATTCTGTACTTGGAGCTAAATTTCTAAAATGTACTGCCGTTCCATTATACTTACCAATTAATTCTGAATTACTAATATTTCTTATTATAAAAATAGGTAAATATCCATTCTCTGTAAATATTTTTAATGTTACCGGAGATACAAATGATGTTTTAACTTGTAATTGGTATCCCATTTTTTCTTAGTTTTATTAATAACTTTAAAATTTATTTATTGTCCTCCAAATTTTTTATTAGATGTCTTAAATCCTGACTTCCCTGAAAAACTAGAAGACTTTTTCCCACTAAAACGTCTATCTGCTTGATAAGATTTATTAAAACCATTACTATCAAACCCACTTTCTTGTTTCTTAGGTTTGATAGAAGATGTAGTAGAGCCGCCAAACTTCTGACTACTAATCATAAATCCTGAAGGAGCTGTTTGTAGACGTTTAAGGAGATTTATATTACTCTCTATCATCGACTTTACTGTATGACTGTCGAAGTGATAAGATATTTCTGGATAATTCAATATGTCGCCCTGAATTAATCCAGCTGATGTTAAGAATACAGAAAGATTAACGAACGCTTCAGTCAGGTTACTAGATATCAAAAGAGTATCTGTCGTAGGTTCGTAGATCTTATATTCTTGTGTAGACTGATCATAATTAATAACTACTTCTACCATGACTTTTTAATTACTTATGGCAAGAGCACCTAGGATTACTGCTACACAACCTAAAGCACCTGCCCATAATTTACGTTTTCTTTTTTCTTTCTTTAAGCTATTTTCTAAAGCTTGTATAGAGTTAACATAATAATCATCTTTTTTCCTCATCATCATAGACTGATAAATTATAATTGAGTCTAGATTCGCTGCCTTAATCGAATCCTCTTTTATTATATCTCCTTGAAGTTTTATAATTTTTTCGGAAGACTCAAGATCTACTATTATGCTATTAATTGTTTTCAGATTTTCAGGAGATATAACTATCATTGTATCTCCACGATGCTCTATTATCTCTTGTGAATATCCTTTAGTGATAAAAAATAGAGATAATAAGAGACAATAGATTATTTTTTTCATAAGAAATAATAAGTATGTATGAAAATTATTTAAGTCTTTCTATAAAAATATCCAAGAAATTCTTAATATCTTCTTTATAATGACATTTCCAAAAATAATTATCTGGTACTGAAAGCATAAAAGGAATCTCTACTGGAATAGGTTTTGGATACTTAAATATATAATAATCTTCTATATTAATATCATTCATACACTTCCACCAAGATATTTTATCACTATCAAGAGGTAAGTTATCAGGAAAAATTAACTTATCATAATTAATAATATTATATTCACATTTAGGAATAAGAAGATAAATAGATCTCTATAGTTTGAAGATTCTTGATATATTCCTACCATAATATTATCCATTATCATTAATATTTAGGAATAAATTTATTTTTAAACTCTCTTAAGAATTTTTCACATTCAATATTATTCCAAGGATCATCATACCAACCCGGAACTACTATTAATTTATAACTATTATCTAGATATTTTGATATTTTAATAACTTCATTATCCGAAAGTATAGAAATTCCCTCTCCAATTGAAGGATATAATTCATCAGGTATTACATAATCGTCTTCTGGAACAAATAATAATATCTGATAGCCGTTATTTAAATCTCTTATAGAATCACTAACTAATACATGCTTATCTTTTCTTACTACTTTTATTATTTTCTTTATAATTTTCATAGCAAACTTTAATTATCTGATTTATTTCTATAAGATTTAATTCTATTAATAGCAGATCTATTTTTATAAATTTTTCCACCTTCTTTATAATGTTCTATAGATTTATTAAGAACTTTTTTAGCAACGTTTAATTCCTTACTACTAGCTCCAGACTCTTTTAATTGTTTTAATCCGGTTTTTGTAGCATTCTTTTCATTATTGATAAATAATACTGTTACTTATATAATTATTACGTCTCTTTGATGGAAAAATTTTTGTTTCATTTATATCAGGATTATCAATTATATTATTGTATTTTGTTATTGATATACTTGCTATTTTATCAGCTTCTGATAAAGATTTATTATTAGATCTTCTATTTAAAACATGACCAATTTCATGAGCTAAAGAAGCATTTCCTCCTGATTTTCTATCAAATAAGATTGAATCATCACTGTTTTCAAATACTGCTTTATCTTTCGATCCTAAGAATTTTAAATGACTTCTATACTCAGCTTTTTCAGATGGATTTCTTAAACTTTTATTATGATTCATTCCAGAATTCTCAGCATCAATAAAATAAGTTCTGTTTGGAATATTTTCTTTGAGATTCTTTTCAACGGAAGAATTTCTTAATAAATCATTTTTATCTAATTCATCAATCTCCTTTTTAAGTTTGTCTCTTTTAGAAATTGATTTTTCAATATCTTTCTCTAAACTTTTAATCTTATTTTTCCCAAACACAGACTTGCTAAAAGATTCTGAAATTTTATTCCTTCCTTTCACAATACTTTTTAATATGGATCTTTTTAACCCATACTCTCTTTGCTCTTCTTCAATAATACTAAATCTCTTAACAGCAAAGTGTTCTATTAAATCTCTACCATTACTTCTGGAGAAATTTTTCAATTTTCTTTTTATTATCATCACTTATTATATATTAATTTGATACTAATAACTACACTCTTTCTTATTATGCTATCGACTTAATGATAAAACCTAATAAATGAATTTAAAAATTATATAAAATTATGAAAGATATTAAATTTTTTCTTAGAAAAAGAATCAAATTATTAGGAGGATTTAGTGATTATAAAAAAGATACATATAAACTCTTTGCTATAATTCCCAAAGATAAATATTCAATAAATGATCAGCAATTATTAAAAGAATGCTCACTCACAGAGGATGATCTTTACTACAACAATGATAATCTGGAAAATAATTTTATCATAGAAATTCCATATTTTCCAAAAGTACAAAGATCTCGATGGTTTTCTCCAATAGAATTATCAATTGAGGAAAATATATCACCTAATGTCTTTAATGAATTTATAAATCCATTTCTAGAAGATCTTATTTCATTTAAAATTGAAAAATAAAAAACTTAGGGAACTTGACAGTAATCGTGCTTTTTATTAACACGAAAGTAAGTTCTCTAAGTTCTATTTTCTTTAATACTTACTGTCAAATTCTCTAAGTTTAAGTCTAAGAAATTCTACCGCTTCTATTGTCGGTAATTCCCTAATACTATCTACTTTATCAGTTCGAGTAGATTCTATCCTATGAATCTTTTCTCTGAGATAACTGATAATACTATCCCTTGATATTATCTCTACTTCAAGGGAATCAATTTTATTTTTTTCAGGTTGTATAATTTCTGGAGGAGGTAATATAGTTTCCCCCTTAGATTTATCTTGAGAGGAGTGGGAGTAATATAATACCCCCAATCCAAACCCAAGTAATAACAGTAATGAAATTAAAACAGCCTTCTTAATCGTTTCCAACATCTTCTGTTACGAATATTCCTACACGATATTCCAATTCGCCTTCCTTTTTATAATTAATATATTGATGGAATATTCGATAGTCTCCGGAAGCCTCTTTTTGAATCAAATGAGCATCCCAACCATGTGTAGAAGTTAATTTATCTATCAAGTCTTGCAACCTGGAAATCTTAGGTGCATACTCTTTAAGGATATCTAAATCTTGAGACGGATTCATCAAGTTCTTCATTCTCTCCAATTCTGCCTTAGACTCCTCCTCTCCCATAATATCCTCTGAAAGATTTGTAATTTTATATTGTTTAGGTCCGGTAGTACATGTAACAGTATTTAAGAACTGACCTGCTACCTTCTTAGATTTAATCTCTGCCAAAGTCGCACTATAACCTTCACTTCCGGAAATAATGTTCTTGATATCTTCTAAGACCTTCAAAGACGTAGTTATTCCTAAACTTACAAATACACCTACAGGCTTTACAAATGTCTCTCCATCTACTGAATTAACATAGAAAGTCTTAAATGATGGTTGATAAAATACTTCAACCAATGAATGGACTTTGTCTCTATTTATGTTTCCATTATTAATAGTTGCCATTGTTTTTAAAATTTTTCACTTTGAAATATTTAAATTCTTGATTATAATTACTATATCCATAATTAAATCCGTACATGGTATAGTTAGGCATCTTTAGTTCTTGTTCATGCCATTCTTCCAAGTAATCTTCAAAGTCTGATATTAAGATCAAGATAGCTTCAGGTCCATAATTCTGTCTGAAATATTCCATACCTCTAGCCATTCTTGTTCCACCTCCCATAGAGATTCTTGGAACACCCTTTCTCGGGTCGATATCTTTAATATGATCTCCAAGCTGTGTAGACCATGAAATAATATTATACTTTAATCCACGTCCAATCTTTTTCATTTTATTGGCAATAGTATTCAAAATTCTATCAACCAATCGTGTATCCATAGATCCCGAAACATCAATTAAAAATACAATAGTTGGTTCATTAGACATGGTTACCTTTCTTCTAATAGTTGGAGCAATAACAGAACGATTAATACCACGATTATAAAGATACATAAGATCTTTCTTTGTATCAACTTTAACCACTCTAGATTTATAATTTAACATTACTTCATCTAGAGCCATATCTACTTCGTCTGTCTTATCCACAAGTCTCGTTGCATCTGGAGCTCCACTAGAACCACATCCAACGCCACCTCCTGAACGAATTTGTCCAAGCTCACGTTTTTTATCGGCATCGTCTCTAGAGTCTGTTCTGTGATCTTTATGAGTCCCACCCTCATCTTTACCGTTACTGTTCAAATCACCTGAACCAGAATCTCTCTTTCCTTTATATGGACAATCTTTTGGATCACCTTTACCTTGCTGATTACCTTGTCCAGATCCTGAACCACTACCAGAACCATCAGTCATACCCATTTCCTGCATAAGATCAGAAAGACCTTGCATTCCACCACCTTGCTGATTACCTTGTCCAGATCCTGAACCACTACCTTGAAGTGCATCTTGAATATCTTGATTTGTAACTTGAGATGTATCACCGTTTCCACCCTTTTTAATAGAAACCAACATCTTAACAAACTGATCCAAGTGTTGAACAATTAGCATCAAGTATTCAGGGTAACTAAGTTCACTCGGGAAAGGGTTACCTTCGGATATATAATATCTTTCTGGAACAATGAGTTTAATTTTAGCCTCATTTTCCATCTTCTTTATCATATCATCAAGAGCCTGTTTTGCTTCTTCATTATCTGTATGATCTCTATTATATTTCAAGAGCTCAAGTTGATAATTAGGAAGAACTGATGAAATATCTGATTCCATCTCTTCTACATCTTCAGTACTTAGGATTTTAGAATTTACTTCCATATCCATAGCAATATTATGAAGACTATGATTAAGAACTGGATCATCTATTACTCTTTCAATCAACTTCTCTGCAAAATCAATTCCACACTCTTTATTAATTCGATCAATCAATTCACCTCGATAATCTCTGAAAGTATTACAAATCTGAGTATCAAGCTCTTCATGAATACCGTCGAGATGTCCTAAGTAAATATGTCCGTACTCATGCATAAGAATACGAAAATCAGTACGTGGAATCTTAATCTCTGAGCAGACAATTTTATAGATAACATTTCCTGAGATATCATCTTTATATTTAAAACAATATCCAAGTTCAGGATTATCAGGATTAAATGGTTTTTCTGTATTAACCATCAACATATTCCCGAATCTACTATAAGTATTGTCAATGAATCTTTTAATAAATTCTAACTCTGTCTGACTTCTCATAATTTTAAATTTTGATATTTTTCTAATAAATTAACCTTAGAGATCCACATGATCATTACATATTTTTCTCTAAGGTTAACACTCATATAATAGTATAATTATTTAAAACTTCTAATATCAGGAACCATACTTCCCATACTCGGATCTTCCTGAAGAATAATCTTACGAATTGATCTGAGTTTAAATCCAGAAGTTCTAAGGTCTTCTTGAGTATTCTTCAACAATGATAAAGTATCATCTTTATAACCCTTAGAAGAATCTGTAACCAGACCTTGAATAGAAGTCATAAGATCTGAAATTGTATTCCAATAAGATACATATCCGATAAATGTCTCTACTGGTACTTTGTCCAAGAATTTATCAGTAGTAGATACTTTAATCTTGGTAATAGAAGAACCAGAATCCTTACTCAATTTAAACAATTTCTCAATGCAAGCTGGATCAATCGGACGTTCGATCTGTTCTAAGTCCTTATCTGCTTTAAGTTCTGATAACTTATTAATTATTGCTTGCATTTCAGGAACTTCGAGCTTCTTCTTACCATCTATGATTTCGTTAAAGAACTTAGTATACTTAGGAAGTTTATCATTCTTCATTTTCTCAATATCATTAACGATATTAACCATAGTATCATAGAAGTCCTTAGAAATCGGCGTCTTAATCAAATTCTTTGTTTTTGGATCTCGAGAAATACCAATACCACAAAGACCATCGATCATATTACGATAGTTATCTGAAGTAATACCACTCTTACCAAAACACTTGAAACTTGCAATTGTAACGTCTCTAAGATAATTCAAAGTTCGGAAAGTTGTAAATCCATAAAGCTTAGTCTCATTTTCGGCATCAGCATAGATACCATTAAGTTCTGTAATTGCTAAGTCTACAGGTTTACCACCAGAAGTCATCAATGCTCGAGCAGTTTGTTTAATACCACGTTCGATATACTCGCCAATCTTATTATATTGATCAGCCGGAATTTCTACTTCCTGAGCATCAAGTTTTTTCATCGTATCTCTAAGACTTCCCATGAAATCTTTAACCTTACCTTCTGATGATGCAATAGCTCCGTCATATTTACAAAGGAACGTATCCAGGTCTGTATGATCCGGAGTAATGTTGTAAATCATAAAACGATTCATTAACGGAGGTAGCATTTGCATAGAATTCGAAAGATTCTGTGCATAATTACCTGCAGAAACAATCAATGTATTCTCTGGAAGTCTTTCTGAACCCACTTTACGCTCAAATACTAAATGTAACAGAGCGGCCTGTACATATTCATTTGCTGTGGTGATCTCATCCAAAAATAACAGTGATTTACCTCCTTTTTCTGCAACTTTTAAGATTTCAGTATACCAAGAAGGTCTAAGATGTCTAGTTGTGGGGTTTTCTTGATCACTCGTAGCCACATCATATCCCATAACTTCTTCTGCAGTTGTACTATTACCTCTAAGAAGGACTAGGTGATAATCTCGAACTTCTGCAAACATTTCTACTGAAGTTGATTTACCAAGACCTGGATTAGACATAATAAGTACTGGTACTCTTGAAATCTCACTAACTTTCAATGCTGTAAAAATTGAAATGTTAATGTTGTCATTTTTTGATTTTGCCATTTTTCTAGCTTTTTAATTTGTTTATTTTTCTTTATAACTTTAATCATTGAGGGGAGGTTTCTATATAATATCCCCTCATTTATTAGATTTTGAGGGTTTCTGAAGTGCTATTTATTATACTTCAAAATTAAAAAGAACACTAGATTAATCTATATTTTTATAAATTTTTCTAATGTTCTTCTCAATTGTAAGGCTTTAACCTCTCTTAAATAGCAAAATTCACTTTTTTAGGTAATCTTGAATTATCTTATAATCTACTGAGAGAGTTGAAAATAATTGTTTAGATTCAGATAACATTTCCTGAAGTATAGGTTTAATAAATTCATCATCAAATAACCCTGAATAAGCTTGATCATAAAATACAACACTTTTACCTCCATCTGATAAGAAAAATGTAGTAGTTCTCTTAGCAATAATTCTAGGTGTTGTTCTTTTCAATGAATTATAATATCCTCCAAGAATTAAATATTTATCTTCTATTTTAAATTCAAGATCTGTTATATATTTAATTCTACTTTTAATATTATTCATTATGCAATATACGTTCTAACTTTTTCTCTAAGTCATTACATCGTTTCTCGGTTTTCTCTAGTTTTTCCCTTAAGTCCTTAATTTCTTTTAAAAACCAAGGATTATCCATAGTTTCCTCTAGACAACCTTGAAGATATCTAATAACTAGTTTTAAATCCTCTTGAAGGTCAGTATCTTTAGAACACAGTATTTCTTCTAGTAGGACTTTTGGATCTATCACCAGACTACTACTATATTCTGCTTTAAATGGATCACAATAAAAAATTTCTCCAGTGGAAGCTGATAACATTGGATCTGAAATTATATCGTTAAAAGGTGGTATTATTTTACTACTCATGATTTCTAAATAAATATAATTCATTAATATCTAAACATTTATATATAGTATCCTCAAGACCAGACGTAATTGAAGTATGAAAATGTCCGAAGAACCAATACTTACATCTTACTCCTCTAAATACCTGATCTAAGTATTTTCGATTCTCTAAGTCTCTAAGGTAAACATCCTCTGCCTCTTCTTCATGACGTGTAATAATTGGTTCAAAACATAACGGAGCAGTATGAGAAGCTATTATATCAACCCTCCCTGGAAGATCTTTGATAGGCTTCTTAATTATATCTTCTGTCTCCCACCATACTCTCTTAGATGAACCAACTCTTTCCATTAATCCATTATAATTTATTCTCCACTTATAATCTACTGAAGTTGCTCCCCCGATTGGATATATTGTTTTTCCTGAGAGTTCTACTACTTCATGATCTTGGAGAAACTTAATTCTTGGGAAATCATTTATTAATCCTCCATTCCAATACTCTAAGTTATCATGATTTCCTCTTATAAAATAATACGTTATATTATTTTTCTCTAATCTAGTATTAATTCTTTCAAACTCCTGATTATAATACCCTGGCTTAGAAAAACCTAATCCTACATCTCCAAGAAAAATAATATTAGCATCTTTGAGTTTATGGTGCTGAGTTATAATCCATGTAATTTCTCGAAAACTTCCATGAATATCTCCACAAAAGTATAAATCTCTTTCTTGTTCATTTTTCATAATTTCTTTTAGGATGGAAAGCTTTGATTCTCTTTCCATCAATTATAAGGTTTTGCATTTTTAAGAGAAGCAAAAAAAAGAAAGAACCACACTTCATCGCATAGTTCTTTCATAATAGTTTTAACCCTAATAACTTTTATCTTTCTCAGGGTGATCTAGATTTTTGATTCATTATTACTTTGTTTAGTTCTCACATAGTTTTAATCCACATATAAGGAATTCAGGGAAAAAGAAAAGGAAGCACTAAGCCTCCTTTTTCTCCCTCACTACGATGACATTATAGTCATCATCAACTTCTAAAAAATCCCAACCTTCTGGAATCTTAACCAACTTCTTAGTCTCGAACTCATTCATTATTTTCTGCATTTCTGGTTTGATAGGCTTTATACTATCAATATGAATCATCAAATAACCTTTAAGTCCGTCCTGAAGTTTCATTAGGTTCTCAATAGATTCCATGAAATTATCTATGTTTTTTCTTATAGTTTCTCTAATGGGATTTTCGTTTTCTCTTGATTTTTTAAGTACCTCGTCCATTTTTGTAACTGATATCATAAAAAATTGTCCAAGGCTTCTCAAGCTTTCCAATCTATTATCTAGTAGATTGTAGTAATATTCACATGCAAAAATATGTTCTGGACTACCCTCATCTAGTTCCATGTTAATTTTTTGCAATCTCGTGAGATGTTCTTCACAAAATTGTTCATGCTCACGATTAAACTCTTTTGCGATTAGACTCAATTCTTCTAACCAAAATTTTAACTTTTCCATAATCTCTCTTTTAAGTTTATTTCTACATATATAAGGCTTTGAAAGATTATTATATGGAAAAAGCTAAAATCTCTTCCAAAACAAGACAACTAACAATGCAATCGGTAAGAAAGGCATAAAATTAACAATAGTCTGTCTCATCTTCCTATATTCATCTTCAGGGAGTATATTTTTTATATTATCTAGAGTATGAATAAAGAATAATCCGATAAATATTGCAATAAGAAAATAATAGAATAAAAATGTTATCATAATTGATTATTTATTATTTTTAAGTTATTATATGTTCCTTGATATTCTGGTTTTACTCCTATAATATCAAATCCTTTTACTCTTTTCTTCGTACCATCTTCTGAAATTTCATTAACTTTTGCTTCTTTCGTAATAAAATATGCATCTAAATCAGTTGCTTTAGGAGTAGCTGTATAAGAAATAGAAGAGTATAAAAATCTTAATCTTTCTTTAGCTTCTGCAGAACTTATTCTATCTCCAATACTAAAATTTGAAAATATTGTATTTATTAAAAGCTCTTTACTAAATGTTACTATACCTAATTCTCTTCTGACTAGAGTTGCTTTATATCCTAAAGCTCTAAATTTCTGAGGTCCAATTGCTATATAATGAGATTTAACATCATCTTCCTCTGATATCTGAGCTAATACTAAATCTATAACCTCTTTGGATAAATCAGATTCACATAATAATCTAGCTTTCTCAAAATATGTTCCTAATTGTTCATACTGATATAAGAAATTAGACACCTCTTGATTAATAATATCATTTGTATCTAAAACAGAATGTACACTAGAGAATACTGTAAATCTATCTTTATAATCTATTTGTTGTATTCTGAAAGCTCTAATCTCATTAACCAGAACGAGATTATTAAGAACTGGGACTAAATTTGATCCAATATGCTCATTTACTGCTATATAGTCATCTTTATAATTATAAGATTTAGTATTTTTCTGATAAGTTTTAGCTAAATTATATTTAGCATCATCTGGTGCAGATTCGAAAGATCTTAATAGATCGCTCGTAGCCTTCTTTTTTCTTTCAAGTTCTTTATCAAACTCCTCTTGACTAACCTTTCTATAATCGCATATTGACCTATAATAAAATACAGCATCATTTTTCCAGGGATTCTCAAATAATCTCTGACGACCTAGGATTTGTGGGAGATCATCAGAAATATCTACAGCTAAAGTATCTATATTACTATCGCTAAATATAAAACTTCTAGCACATGTAGAATAAAAATCGGCTCCTAGATATACAGTCCTTGTACAGAAGGTGAACATTTTAGGTTTTACTCCTTTTAATGGTACTTCTCCTATTACAAACCTCTTTCCTAGTTTTTTCTGTATACGTTTAAGATTTCCCTCTGTTTTACTACATAGAATATTTACTTCTTCAGGTTGGAGATCACACTTTTTTATAATACTAACTATATGATTAACAGAGTTTACATAGAATACTGCCTCATCTGATATTATCTCTCTAGGATATCCATTAATCATCCTAATAGCTCTCTCAAAATTACCATCCTTGTAGGATTGAATAATTTCTGGTAACTTAGTCCCCACACTCATCATAGATAACACCTTTAGATTCGGTCTAATTATTCGACTAGGATCTTCTTTTCCCCAATTCATATCTATGTATGGGAGACCATTAAATTCATCTAACATATTTAAATATTCCTCTAACATAGGGGTTGCTGATACAAATAATGCACTATGAGATTGTTTAAGATAATAAAGAAATCCTAATTCGGTATCTGACTTAAATCTAGCATCATGTAGGATTGTCTGAAATTCATCTATTACAGTGTAGAATGATTGAAATATTCCAAGACTCTCTAGGATATCCTTTACAATTCTATATGAATCGTATGTTACTAGAATCTTATAAGGTTTATCATAAGACTTTCGGAAATTAATATAATCTTTAATTTCTCTCATTAATCGATTATAAATATCATTTTTATCCTCTCCAGTACACTCTTTTAATTTTTCCATAAATGATCTAGATTTATCTAGTTTAGAGAGATCTTTATCAACCTCTATTTCTTTTTCTAATTCATTCACAACTAGATAAACTTCAAATTCATGTTGATCTTTTTTATTCTTAAGTAACATTTTTCTAGGAGAACAAAGTATTACATTCTCAGGACCATTAATACAGTATTCAGTGAAACCACAACCTGGAAGTTGCTTATTTATTATACACTTTACAGGTAGTTTATAAAATCTAAATAAACTATCCATTTCTGAAATATATCTAATACCTCTAGGTACTATGATATCAGGTAATTTATTGATCATAAATATTAAATATTTTAATTGTTATTTTTAATTCAATACAGAATCCAGTTTTAATAAATTGTCTTTTTAAATTGAAGACACAGGAGGATCCCTTTTTCATTAATTAGAGTTTAAAAGGATAATACATGCGTTTTGTCACTTTAAATATCATAAAAATATAAAATAGTAAATAAATCTAAATCTGAAAAAAAAGGGACACTTTTTAATATTAAAATAAGATCCGCCTCTTGAAGGCGGAAATCTGAATAAAATCTATATACTTAAATCTAAATAATCGGAGAAAAACCTATTATCATTCCCATATATCTTATTCAAAGTTTCTTCCTTAGATCCCCTCAGCGGTAGCGAACGGAGGGGATGGATAACGGGAAGCTCCTTTGTCTTCGAACTTTAAGGACAATTTTGCTCTCTATAGTCCTTTAAATTCTAATATATGAAAGAAAAACCCCAGGCACATTTTGCCCAGGGTGTATTTGATTAATTAATAACCAAATTGAAAATAGCTATCAAAGCCTTCAGTAATATTTTTACTAAGACTGAAGCTACTAGGGATATCACTAAGATACTCCCAGCTATCCATACTACAGCGAATAGTATGAATAGTGTTATGTTAAAAATCTCAATGTTCATAATAAATATTTAATTGAGTTTTAGTTAAAAATATTAGAGAATAGAACTATTATATCCAATTTCTTTCAATATTTTAGGATTCTATAGTTTAACTTCTATTCTCTCATATATAAGGCTTTTAGCATTTTTGAGACGGTTAGGAGAAAAGGGTGGTATATGTGCTATCCTTTTCTTTTTCTTCAAGAACAGAAAATAAAAAGAGGGATTTAATTTCCCTCTTTTTTCAGTGCATCATTGATAGATTTCTTAATTAGTTTTTCAAGTTTATCATTGTCAGTTATTCTCCTTCTTACCTGTCGTACCATACACTCATTTATTTTTATATTATACTTGAACCCTAATCGGTTCCTTTCATAAATTGCACAACTTACTATTCTATCTGTAACAATTTCTATAAGTTTACCTGAATCTACTGTTTTACTGAGATTATAGTAAAATAAACTATGATATTCTTCGAAGTTTCCAACATTATGATATTGTTTACTTACCGCAGTAATTCTTAACATATCAGATTCTTTCTTTACTATTATTGTGTATCCTAGAGTAGTATTTTCGTTGTATAATTTCTCAGGGTATTTAACATTTATTCCTAATTCATTTAATCTTTGGATAAAATGTACAGATCCATAATAAGTGTTATAATAATCACTGAGTCTATAACAGATACCATTTAGATCATAATTGCTATAATCTTCAAGCCTTTTATCTAATTCCTCCAGCGTCATTGTTTCTCCTGGAGTAAATTCCATTATGATTTCTTGTATTCCTAAATCTATTTTTCCAAATCTATCAAAATAAACTGTCTCTGTTCCATATATATTGCTATCCTCATCATACTTCATAGCAATAATATATCCCCCTATTTCCATAAGTAGCGGGACATGTTTTTCTGAGTTGTATCTAGCTAGTACAACTTTAGGTTTTTCGAAATTTACTACGTTTTGTAAAATCTGTTTCATATTCTTTTTCCTTTCTTTTAAGTTTATTTTATTCATATATAAGGCTTTTAAGAATTACTACCAGGGAGAAAGAAAAAGGGGAGATTTTACACTCCCTCTTTATTTTTTAATTTTTCATTGATAAGTTTCATTAACTCTTCATCACGTTCATCCCCTAGTAAATCCACACTAGTACATGTTATATCGTAGTCATGTAAAAATCCAAATATCTCTTTACGCATATTTATTTCAGATTTTAGTTTTTCAACGAGATCTCCGCAAAAATAATCATATCGTCTGCTATAGTCTTCCTTCTCTGAGTAAGGATAGAAAGAATTGCTATCTAAGAATTCAACTTCACTTACTAAATGATCAAAATCCTTAGTTTCTATACTAGCAAGGCAATAATCTTTATCCTCTCTGTAAGTAACTACATTTAGATCATATTTCAGTACAGTATTTTTGCAGTATAAGTCCTCTGAAAACTCAAAATTTATATCAAACTCTGTCTTCAATAACTCACAAACCTTTGGAGAATTAATTCGATATCCTCTTAGGTAATTAAGTTCTTTTACGTCATCCTCTGCTACTTGGCGTAATCTTTCAAGAATATCTACTACTTGATCTACTGTTAATGTTCTAGGGATATATTCTATAACTTTTTCAACCCCTGGATTTACAGTTTCAGACTTGTCAATGAAAAATGTTCGTGATTTTATAAAGGCGCCATGTTCATTATATACCATCTCTACGATATATCCATTAAGTTCCACAAAATCATAGCAACCTTTACTGTCTTTTCTTAATACTAATGCAACTTTAGGTTCATTAAAGTTGTACATGTTTTGTAAAATTGTCTTTTCCATAATTCATTTTTTTTAAGTTTTTATTACACATATAAGGCTTTGAGAGGGGAGAGAAAAAAGGATATAAGTTTTTTATTATACCTATATCCTTTTACAACGTTAACTAAAATCTTCAGAGATGGTGAATCTTAAACCGTCGCTATAAAATTCTCCATATTTATTTGGCTTATATTTTTTTAGTTCTGGAGGGGTTATCTGAGAATAATCAAAATATGAACAGATTTCGCTTGGGTGTTCATTATAGTAGCTCTCTAAGTCATATCCTTTATCCAAGATTCCTTTTAATTCACTCTCCCAAAATTCATCGGCCGTATATTTACCACCATATTCATCTTTTATTATGACATTATTTTTCGCGAAGAACTTATTTATGCCTTCACGAGTAAGTTCATAATATTTTCCGAGATTGGCGTTAAATAAAAACTTCCACCCGCCCGATCTTTTTCCTAGGTGTATCGTTTTTGTTATCTCCTCTAAAAAATCAGCTGCTTCTTTGAATTTGTTTTCGTCAATTAATTTTTTTGCTCTTTCTTTATCCCTTTTCTTTACTGGGATTACTGCATAAAAATTCGTTCCCATAATGTATATCTTTTTCGTTAATAAATACATATATAAGAAAGTCAAGGGAGAAAAAAGAAGTAGAAGAACTTTTTATCGTCCTTCTACTTTTCTTAGGTTTCAATAGCTAATAAAACCTATATTAGCTAATGATTCTTTTTGCCTTTCATTCAACAATCCAATGTTATTTTTATTGAACTGTAGGATTGCCCATCTAGAGATTTTTTGAGATTCATAATCCCCATTCTCTAGTGTTTCTTCTAAAAACTCTAGATTCGTCATTGAACTAGGTTTTTGTCTTAGCAGGAAGAAGAGATTATCTACTTTTTTATCCCATTCTTCCAAGCTTTGTTTTTCTCTGAACTTTTCTTTATATTGTTCAGTCTTTTCTGCGAGACTCTGGAACATATCAAATATTTCCGGAGATTTCTCAAGTACCAAACCCACAAATTTTCCAATGTTTTCTAAGGTTCGGTTTGCTCTTTTTTCTGCCAACTCATCCAATTTTTCTTGAGCGGCTATTGATGTTACTGTACTTGTCACGTCAATCTTCATTTTCACTTCTCCTACCTTTGGAATAGGGAAGGTTGTTTCAAAATTTGATGTAGCATGTCCTGTAATTTCTGGTTTAACTAATTCTGCCATTACTTTACTGTTTACTACGTTCAATTCATTCATTTTGTTAATTCTTTTCATAATTTTTATTTTAAAAATTAAACTCCTTTAAGCTTTTTGTCATGCTTAAGGAGTATTTACTTTTATTATCTCATATATAAGGCTTTTAGCATTTTTGAGATGGAAAATATTTTTTAATACAGAATCCAGTTGAAAAAGAAAATAATTAACTATTATAAATCTAGAGAACTTGATCAGGATTCTAACCTGAGATTCTAAGATAAACAATTATCTTAGTGTTTTGACCCGCTAAACTATCTTGTCTATAGATTCAGTTAATTATTTTAATTTTAATTTTGTTGTTGTGTCGTTTAAAGTTGTTTAATTTTGCACCTCATAAACGTAGAAGTTCTGAAGAGATTAGTGAGATTTAAACCTTACATGATTTTTCAGTTCTTCACAAGCTCAAGCTATACATTACGCATTTCTTGAGACGCCTATGATGTCTTTTTTTGTTATTGTGTCTTTTAATACATTTATAAGATTTTCCCGGTTTCTCAGACGGTCGAATTTTTTATTAAACAGAAAAAAAAATAACCGAAGGGAAAAGAGTTTTATATATTCAATTCATCTCTTTTGGCGCCCCTTCGGTTGTCATTTAATTTTTGAGTAGGTTTATTTATACCATACTCTTTTTATTTTATAAGAAAAGAATAACAGTTATTTATTTTATTGGCAATAGTTATATATTATTGATTGATATTCTTTTCATATATAAGGCTAACAGGTTTTTTTGGGCGGTTAATTTCCTTAATATTGTAATTATTTAAAATTAGAAAAATGACACAGGAAGAAGTTTGTAATTATTTTGAAAAGAATTATCCAGAAATGGACTTGTATGAAACTGAAAAAGGAAGTTTCTTTGGAGGATATGATGGAATGGATCAACTAGAAATTTTTGGAACTAACCTAGTAGTGTTTTGTGTAGAAAAAGTTAAAGGAAAATATGTACCTAAACAAAAATATTTTTCTTTCGTAAACAGTACAGAGGAAGAACTAAAAGAATTTCTAGAAAAATATCTTTAAGAAATAAAAAGAGAGGTCTTGACTAATTAAAAGTCAAGTTAAATCCTCTCTTTATTTTTTTTTATTCTGTATATTCTATTATATGTACTTCAGGGGTATAATTTTCTCTAGTTTGTTGAGATACATTCATAAATTTTATCCCTGATACTTCATTTTTTTCTGGATAATGTATATGACCAAACACATGATACTTTGGATTGATCTCTAAGACTCTTTGTGATAGTGCTAAATTTCCAGGTTCATCTTTTCCATACCACCTCTGAGATTGTTTTATACATTCAAGTTGATATATCCTAGGGGCTTCATGAGTTACTAAAATATCTATCCCTCCAGGAATTTCTAAGATATCAGTATTTCCAGGTTTATGTGGAAAAGCATGTAACCATAGAGAAGTTCTAGGATTTCCATATATCTTTATAGATTCTCCGGTTATTCCAGAAATATATTCATACTCTTCATCAACTAGAACTTTAGTAGAGTATCCAAATACCTTTCTAAGTGTGAAAAAATCATCATAATGTCTTTCGATCCAGTAGTCATGATTTCCAGGAACTATTATAATTTCTTGAAGATCCGGAAATATTTTCTTATTCATGAATATATTCTGGTAATTATATTCAAGCCACTCTTCTTGATACATAACTTCATCTGTGGGACATAAATCTCCAGCAATAATTAGAAGTTCGATTTCTGGATAACATTTTGTCTGTAAATCATAAACATAACCGTGAATATCTGATAAACAACCTATTTTTATCATTCTTTCTTTTCCTCCAACATAAACTTCATAATTTCTATAACATCGTCTCCTGTAGTTATATTAAGTTCATTTTTCAAGCGTATATATGCATCATATCCCATAGTATCGTCATCTTTATAATTAAATTCAACAGGTCTGATCTCTCCTGTTACATATAATATTACTTTACAGGGTCTTCCAGGATTAAAAAATGACTTCTTTGGTTCTGAACGTTGAAATACTACTCCATATATAGCAGATTTTCTAAGTAATGATTCTCGAATTCTCATACCACCTCTTCTTTTATAAATTCTACTTTATGAGTACCTCCTTGTTGTGAAGGTAATATTAAGAGTCCACCATTCTCTAAGGCTTTTCCAAGAGGTGATCTAGAAGTAAACCATTCTCCCAGGGGTTTAAGTTTTCCCTTGAGTGTTCTAATCTCCTTTTCGAGTTCTTGATACTTTTTATTTTTCTTGTTATACTCAGATTGTTTTGACTCTAGTTCTTGAATCTCTTTTAGAATTGGTTTAACTTTTTCTTCATAATCTTCTTGTGAGATTAAGTTTTTAGTCTGATTCATTCCTTCTTTTACATACATTACTTTGAATGTTTCTTTAATTAAATCTTTCATAATATTTCTTTTAATAAATCTTTACCAAATATTAATTTAACTTTAGATACTACACTATATAATTTCGCTTCAGATACTACTGTATTGTTCGGTTCTTTATAATATATAATATTATTTTCGAAGTCAAGTTTATATACTTTCCTTAAGTAAAATTTTCCAGAGATACTGATAACAACTTGATCACCTGGTTCTAAAGAATCAATATCTAGGACTAATTCTGTTGCTATTATCATATTCTTGTAAAATTCTTCTTGACCTTTCTTATCTCCAATAGGGTGGAAAAATAAATAATCTCTTTTGTCGTTCTTATATTTGATTAATTCTTGATAATATTTTTCTTGGCGAGTAACACATTCTGAAAGTTTATATACCTTCATAGATTGTAAGATGATATCAACTTCAGAAACTTCATCTATCCAAACATCACGAACAAAAATTAGATCTCTTCTTCGTTTTACTAACCATACATAAAATAATATATACCATATTATTACTGTAATTCCAATAAAACCTAAAAATAGTAATTTGTCATTTTCTATCATAATTTTTTATATTTTTATTATACATTAATAAGGAAAATAGAGTCAAAAATTACTCCATTTCAAAATCCTTAAAGGCCTTATATATGAAGATAAATAGATATCTTACTAGAGAGAATTAATTGATATATAATAATGTCAGTTAGTTCTCTTTTTTTACTTTGAAGAGACAATAACAATAAAAATATAATGGAAAGAGAATTTAGATGTAGTCATTGTCAAAAAGAGCTTCAGATTCAAGGTAGTCTGAGGAAACGAGCTGATTGGTATATGATAAAATCAGAACTTTGGGATTTAGTTATAGAGAATAATAAAATTCCAAAAGATAAATGGGGACATACCTATTTATGTGTAGATTGTCTTGAACAGTTATTAGGTCGAAAATTATGTTTAGATGACTTATGGGTTAAAGATGGTAGAGAAATTCCAGCTAATTATTGGTTAATCAGGGAAGTTATGGAGACGGATCCTGAACTGGCTAAAACAAGAATAGATAACTTGAAGAAAGAGTTGGAGTATTTATTATTATCTCCATTTAAACCCAAAAAAGCAATTAAAGAAACAAGAGATCTGATTCAAGATTTAGAACAACTACCTCCTTTGTAACAGAAGAGGAGGTTTAGAGACAATTAAATTAACAAAAGTGCAACGTCCGAAGCAATTAGAGGACAGAAAACAATTAAGAAAATGAAAAACTTAAAAGAAATTTGGTCAGGAATTCGTTTAGATGCAGAATTGATCAAACAAAATTACAATGCAGAACTCTTAGGTATAGGAGTTCACGGAATGACTAGATTAGCAGTAAAACTTGAAGATGCTGATCTTGAATTCATACAAGGCTCGCTTAAAGAGCTTTATGTATCAGAGAACGATAAAGATTATACAGTTAGATCTTTCGTTCGAATTACAGAAAAGAATGAAGAGGGAAATTACGAAACTTATTATATGGTGAAAATTGAACACCTTAGAGATAGTGACAAATTTCGGTTTACATTACAGACAGGAGGTCCAGATCCAAAGAGAAAGAAAAGACTTGGAGTGGATATGTTTGAATGTACATCAACCGAAATGAAGAATATAAGATCCTGGAAAAGTGTTTTATCAGGGTTTTCTTGTTTAGTATAATTCTTTTTCCATTCTTGGCCGGGGATATGAAGTCTCCGGCTTTTTTAAAAACCAATCAAAAAGAGATTTATTAACAATTTAAAAGAAAGGAATTAAAATTATGATTACAATGAACATGAACAGTGATGAGATCTTTAAAGAATTGAAAAGAGATTATCAGACTATATTAGATGTAGTTAATAGAGAGGTAGATAAAAATAAACATAAAATATTAAAGATTTATCAACGAACAAAATCTCCAGTTCCGTTTAAGGAGACGAAGATTATTAATGTATCAAGAAATCAATATCGGGCAATTATTAATGCATGGCCTAATAAAAGAGAATTTTCAAAAGGGACTACCATTTATACTATCGTAAATAATGGAATAACTGGAAAAAAGAATGCTATATTATTCCCATCACTTGATGTTAATTTGAGGAATATTGTAATATTCGAAGCACATTTTATGAGAAGGTATCGCGAAAGATATCTAAAAATAGATAATATTGACTTTGAAAAGATTGTAGATATTTATCTAAGATCTAATTCTGCAATGATTACAACAATAATTCCTGAAGTTCAAAAAGAGGGAGAATGGAATTTAGAAGGAAAATTGAATGATGGAGTTGCCTTAGGAATTTTTCAGAAAGATACAAAATTTTTCCGTTTTATTACATATGTTAGTAATGAAATGTTAAGAGAAAATCAGATACATTTAACTGATGATTCTCCAACAGGACAAATACTTCAAATGTATCAAAAATTAAAACAGGAGGATAGATTTGCTTGGAGTAATGCTGTTTTATCAGCAGGAGGTCTTGAAGGAGTAAATGAATATTTTTAATGGAGGGGATTAATCCCCTTCTTTTTTCTTAAAATATTATATATGAAATAAAAATATAATTTATTTTTTGTGATAAGTAAATTTTTTTTTATTTTCCGTATATAATTTCCTTAAAGCCTTATATATGTAATAAACTTAAAAAAGAAATTATGGAAGAATATGAAGAATCGTTTAACTTCGGAGAAACAATTGTAGAAGTAGCAAAAGAGAAGCAAAGGACTATGAGTGATGAAGAATATCAAGAGTGGCTTTGTCAGTTAAGTGATGAATTTGCTTTTTTAGATTGAATTTGGAATAGGTTTAGTAGTTTCATCACCACTAAACCTTTAATTTTCTTATATATGTAGTAATAAAAATAAAATTATAAATGTTAACATTAGAAGAAATTTATAATAAGTATTTAACAACGGATCGTATAGAAAACGATCCAATAAAAGAAAAATTACTTAATAATTTTGCTCCAAAAAGTGAGGAATTTCTTTCAGCAGAATATATAAATACTGTAATTAATAATCCTTTAATTAATAAACAAGAACTTAAGAAATTATATAAACCGGGAATACCAATTATTCCCATTGATAGGTTTGATTTTTCTATTGTGGATTATCCACCTGTTTTTCTTACACGAGAATTAGAAATTACTGAAGATTTAGGGAAATTAATATTTTCTGAAGTTATCGAAAATAATCCAGATACTTATACTTATAAACAGAAAATTGGTGAGTATGAGTGGGAGTATACGATAGATCGCTCTGTACCTTATTATAAAGTTATCTATAATTGTGAAGTTCGTAATAAATATAAAGAATATTATGATGATTATATGAGAACTCAGAAGATATACATATATTATCTTCCTTCTTTTAATATTTTTAATAATAAGCCAATTGTTAGGGAAGTATATAAGGATCACTATAATAGAGAATTTAAAGATTCTAAAGGAAAACGTATAATACTAAATTGTAGTAATTGTGTAGCGTTTTCAGAGAAGATGCTAGAAGAACAATTTAATGTTTTTAAACGTATTGGAATTAGAAATATGTCAAATAGAATTACAAAAATGGAAAATAATATAAAGTCCATAGAAAAAAGAATAGAGGAGCTTAATAAGAGTAAAGATGAGCTTTTAGAGAAGTTTTTCTACGAAGAGGAGAGGTTGAATGAATTATTTAAATTATAATAAAAGAATATGGAAAAGTACTTAGAATTATCAGATGTTATGTTAGTTCCTGATAATCTTAATTTAGGATGGACTAACTCTGGAAAACTTGATTATTTTGTTTTAGATGATCAGGAAGTTACGGGGGTGCCAAAAAGTTTACCCATCTTTACAAGTCCGATGGAAGCTATTGTTGGAGTTGATAATTGGAAAGTATGGCAAGATTCTGGAATTAAGCCTATCCTCCCTAGAACTGTTGAACTTGGAACTAGACTTGAAGCGTGTGGATTTATCTTCTGTGCGTTTAGTCTTCAGGAGGTAAGAGAAAATTTTATAAATATAGATCAAAGAGGTTCAACTCAACAATTTCATATCTGCATCGACTCTGGAAATGGTCATGATGTAGCTCTTATGGAAATTGGACAGAGATTAAAACAGCTCTACGGAAAACAGGTTATCTTGATGGGTGGAAATATAGCTAACCCTAAGACTTACGAAGTGTATAGTGGCGCCGGATTTGATTATGTACGTGTCGGAATATCATCTGGATCTTTAGTTGATCAAGATAAGTATGGGTTTCATTATCCTATGGCATCTATTCTCGGCGCAATTAATTCACTTCAAAAATCAGGAAAAGGTAGACTTCGGGATGTTAAAGTTATTGCAGATGGTGGTATTACTTGTCACTCGGATATCCTAAAAGCTATTGCCCTTGGTGCTGATTATGTAATGATTGGTCGTGAGTTTGCTAAGATCTTGGAAGCATCTGGAACAATTTATAAAAGAACAGTAAAGTCAGATCAGGATATTATCGAAGAAGTTCAGGAGTTAGGAGGTTTAGTTAATATGTCTCCTATCGAATTATCTGAGTTAGATTTAGTTAGACAATACTTCGGAAATACTACCCCTGAGATGCAAGCACTTCGAGCAGGTTATTCAGATGTAAATTCTTGGAGATCGTCAGGAGAAAAGCCCAGAGTAAAAGTATCAGATTCGGAATGGACTTGGGTAGAGATTGGAACTACTTTAAAGGATTGGATACAGGGTCTAAAGGAGTGTATTAATTATGGATTTATGATGTCAAACGCTAAGTCTTGGAAGGAATTTAGAGATAATACTTTAGTTATTAGAGTAAGATGAGTTCAGGTGAAGAGAAAATAGATAAAGATGTATGGGGAGAATATTTGAAATTAGGTTCTCCAGTTCCGATAGTAGCTATTCGAATTCTTGAAAAATATTCGTTAGTAAGTTATAATTGGGATGATTGGAATGATTTTTATACTGATCTTAAAGGACAAATTATTTGGATGAATAATAAATATTTTCAAGATAATCTTCTTAATCCTCCTAAAATAATTTACAAAGAAGCACAACTTATAGAAACTCTTAGAAAATCAGTTGAGTTTTATTTCTTTAAGGGACATAGAATTTATACTGCATCTGAATTAACTATTATTGAATTGATATCTCATTATGGAAGTGAGGGTGATATATCTGGAGATATGTGGGAATTTTATAGAAAGGAGTGTATGCCTGTTAAGTTCGATGACCTAACTCACTTTGTTAAATGAAAACGTACCTTTTTGTGAAAGAAGTACCTGATTTTGATAAACTGGGACATCGTATAGTTTTTAAAGAATTTATAAAGATTATTGCATCTTCTAAAAATGAAGCTCAGGAGAAACTTGAAGAACAACTAAGACCTAGATATCCAAAAAGAAAGAACTATGAACAAGAACTTAAAAGATGGAAAATAACAGAGGAAGATATATTTTAATACTGAAAATAGATGTAACGGATAAAATGATTGATTGGTTTCCAGTAACACTTGATGATTCTGGAGAGATTACAAATGAAAAACTTGAGATAATTAAAACTTGTCTTTTACATAGATGGAAATATCAAAATCCACCTATCTTAAAACAGAAAGATTTTATTAAAGAGATTAAGAATACTATATCTGAATCTCGAGTGTTTTATGTTCCTTGGGGAATTACAGCAGAATTAATTATATCTAATTGGATTGATTTTTATCACAGTAGACCAATTCCTTCTGAGATTGAAAAGATTTTTATTAACTCAAAACCAATAGAAAATTTATGGCAACTTTTTTAATTGATTATGATGGTACTTGTGTTCCTAATCTTCCTGAATCTGGTTTTTCAGAGGTTGATACAGGAGCTGAAAGGGTTTTGAAGAGAATAGTTTCCGCCGGACATAGATTAATTCTTTGGACTTGCCGAAATAACTCTAGAAATAATCCATATAATTACATCGGAGGAAAATTTAGAACCGAGACATCTTTAGAAGAAGCCGAGAGATGGTTTCGGGAAAGGGAGATTCCGTTGTATTGTGTAAATGATAATCCAGAGGAAGAAAGTGTGATTGGATATGCAAGAAAAGTTTTAGGAGATTTTTTGATAGATGATACAGCTCTTGGAATACCTCTTAGATGGGGTGAAGCTGAGTATGTAAATTTTGATACTGGGGAGATAAAAACTATATATACCTCTTGTGTTGATTGGGAGGCTATTGAAGTAATCTTAGAAAGGATGGGAATGTTATAGAAGTTATGGAAGTTTATAAAGTAGAGATAGAGGCGCCGGATATTGATTTTTGTTGGTATTTTATATTTGCTAAATCTAAGGAATCAGCTATTAAAATTTATGAAGAATATTCAAAATCTATTATATTACCGGCACAAGGTACTGATATTCTAAAACTTGGGGAATATAGAGCCTTCCTAAAGAAATTTGGAAGGTTAATAAGACTCCCTGGAATAACTTCGTCGTCAAAAATAGAAGGTATAAAAGTTGATTTAACTGATAGATCCTTTTCTTGGAAAAAGTCTTAAAACCTTACTTTTGAGATAAACCAATAAAACCCAAGAATCATGGAAAAAGAATTAAAACAAAAACAAGGAATTAATTATGTTAGAGAAGATGGAATTTTAAGAATTGGGACTAAACTTGTAATATTTCCAGAGATTATCGGTTTTCCCGAAGTTGAAAGAGAGAAAGAGTACAGGGTTACTAATGTTGAAAAAGTTATAAAATTAGATTCTCCTAAGCCAATTTATTATATAACTCTTGATGGGTTAGGTGAAAGAGTATATACAGATGGAATTTTTTCAATTGTCCCAACAAATTTCAATGTTTATAGATGGAAAGGATATTACATCTTAGCACTCTCCGAAGAACAAGCTCAAAGAATCTGGAATACATGGATAGATAACTTAGAGATTGTAGCAGCTGATGGAAGACCTAAGATGTATAAGTTTGTAAATAACTTACAAAATCGAGGAGATCAAGAATTATTTCCTAGAATCATCCGACGATTACATTCAGAATATTCATTTCCTTGTATCGTTGAAGACTTAGAATTCGAAAAAGAGCCTGTTTATGTTTATAAATTTCCAGGTTAAAAACCAAAAGAAGACTGTGAGAAAATCCGGTCTTCTTCTTTTTTGCTCTTTACAGCGATTCAGAATCTTATTAATGGTAAACATATAGATGTGTTTTGTTTGTTAGTATTAGTTTTTAAAGTTTAATAGAAGTCCCTAGTCTGTGAAGATTGGGGATTTTTCTTTTTCTAGGCTTCAAAATCTTATAATTGAATAAAAACATTTAATTATTATAAATTATGGAAAATAAAACAATTAAAGATTTTAGAAGTTTTTATAAGTCTCAGAATCCTTTTAAGATGACTAGTTTTGATGATAAACTTCATAAAATGTCAGAAGCTAGAGGAGGTTATATTAATCCTTATATTCTTGAGGAATCTGAGAGAAATATGTCTCAGTTAGATATTTTTTCTAAACTTATGAGCAAACGTCAAATTTTCTTCGGTACAGATGTAAATTCAGATAGTGCAAATATAGTAGTTTCTCAATTATTATATCTAGATTCTGTAGAAAATGCAGATATTACTATGTATGTAAATAGCCCAGGTGGAGAAGTTTATAGTGGAAATTCAATACTTGACTGTATGGATTTTGTAGAATCAGATATTAGAACTGTTTGTACTGGTTTAGCAGCTTCATTTGGTGCTATGATTTTGATGTGTGGAACTAAAGGTAAGCGTTCAGCACTTAGAAGGGCAACAATAATGTGTCATCAACCGCTCGGTGGGGCAAGTGGTCAAGCAAGTATGATAGAAATTGAATGTAAAGAAATCTTGAGGCTAAAAAAAGATCTTTATGAAACTATCGTAGAGCAGACAGGAAAAACTTATGAAGAGGTTGAAAAACTTTGTGATAGAGATAGTTGGATGACTGCACAGGAAGCATTAGATTTTGGAATTATTGACGAAATCATTAGAAAGAAATAATAATCAAGAGAGTTGTTTGGAATTTCCAGGCAGCTCTTTTTATTTTCTTATTATGGAAAAGAATAATATAATAAATATTTTGTCAGATCCTGAAGTTTCAATGGATCAAAAATTTCATGAATATTGTAAGTTTTATCAAGAGTATATCACAACACCATTTAATGATTATCTTGAGCCTATAATTTCTGACGCAGTTCAGGAATTTTATCCAGAGTTTCATATTTTTCGAACTGTTTTTTGTTTAACGGGAGGAAAGTTTGATTATAAGATCTCTTTCACCAGACTTAAGGAGATATATAGATATTTTTCAAATAAATATTCTTTTGGTGGTAGAGAAATAGAAGTGCAGGTCAAAACATTCAAACATGATTTTACAAGAAACCTGGAAAAGAGTTTTAAGGATCTTTTAAGTAATCCTTTTATAAGTGATGGAAATGATGCAAGAGTAGATATCTCCGGGTTAGATAGCTTTTATAAAAAAAGTTTACCTTATGGATATTATTACACTACTTTCGAAAGTAAAGATGAATTTCCTTTACCACCTGAAAGAGATTGGAGGATTAAGACTCTAGATATTTCGCTGTTTTCTTCCGGCCGTTTTGTAATTACTCCATATTTAACAAATTATATCATACACGACAATGAGAGGTAGTGGATTTTTATTGGGAGTATTATGTTCTGGATTAGATTTAAATAAGAAATTCAGACAGTATTGTAAGGTTAGATGGGAAAATAATACGGCCGAACTTACAACAGCGGATCCTAGAGCAATTGAAGAGTTTTATCCTGAATTTCCTGAGCTATATGATTATTTCTTTAGTTTGGGAGAAGTAAAAGAACCAGCACATCCAATTAATGAGGGATATCTTAATGTTTCAAAGATGTTACTATTAAAGAAAGACTTAGAAGAATCAGTTATGCCTTTTGGATTCATTTCTGGAGGTTCAGTTTCTAAAAAATTTATGGAGATTGTTAATATAATTGAATCATCTGTAGTAACTAACTTTTATACTAAAGATTACTTAAAAATATATTTTAGAAAAGCATGGAAAGAAGTTGGAGTTAATAGAAGCGAGTTTTGGGAAGGTGATTTATTTTATATGTCAGGTGGTAAAATATGTTTAGTATTAGATTTAGATAGTGATAGATATATAGCAGTAAGTAGTCATGATTAGTTATATTTCAATTTATACTTCAGATGTAATAAAAGGATTAGAGTTATATAATAAATGTTTAAAGATTAATCCAAGAAAACCACCTCTGTATGGAAAAGATCTAGAAATATTAATTCCTTGGGCTGATTGGAATAATTATACTAATATTCTTTTTCCAACTCTCGGAGAACTTAGGTCTCTTGAAATTAAAGAGTATTTATGGGAGACAGATCAGAAATTAGAAATTTTATCTTCTAAAGCAATGGAAGGATTATATAAATCTAAGTATTTTGATCTCTTAGGTAATTTTATTGGAGTAAATCAACAGAATGAGTTTTGGTTTTTTGATGGAAATAATAGATTAAGAGATGTTTTTTCTATTCGTTTCAGTGATATTGGTACTGGTATCGTTATGGGTTATTCTTTAATAAATTATTTTGAATTAGGTTACGCTGTAGAAAAAGAAATATTTTATAGAAGATTTATAAATAGTGATCCGAAAAGATTTGAATCCCTTAATAATGTAATTAAAAATATATAAAAAATTATGAACGAACAAGAAATGGACTTTAGAATAAATTGTATTTTAGCTAGAGCTAGAAACATAATTTATTATAGAAGAATTGATAATCGTCCTAGATGTCAATATATTCACACAGTACGAGGACTTAGACAAGATACTAGAACTTTATCCCTAAGTCTTCCTAATACTGAAAAATATAAAGATATTAAGGAATTATTTGGGAGGATAGTAAGAACAATTCCTCCAAAAGTAAAATCGGAAGAGTGTGAGGAGGTTATTATGAAGGTAGCAGAGATCCTTATGACTCCCGAAGAAATTCAGCAACTTCCAGTATTACCAATTTCAGAAGAACAAGTTTTCGATGAGTGAAAGTACTAATATTGAACAACTTAAAACTTTACTCTCGATTTTAAATAATGAGGGTTGGTGTATTCAAACTAAATTCGAAGCTTTTATTGGTTATCCTAGAAAATCTGAGATCTTAGATATTATTGATGATTCACCTTATTCTAGTTTTATAGATATTTTTTATCAGTATGGAGAAGAGTTGTGTAGAAGCATTAATTATGATGTTTTATATGCAGCCTATGATCTTAAGAGAACTTTAGGGTCAAAAGAATATAAGGAGTATGTTAAAACTACACGGAAATGCATTGAAGTTATAGTAACTGACTATAAAATTAGTAATATTGTTGCTTCCGTTAATCCTGTATTAAGAGATCCTCGTGAAAATTTACAAGGTTATTTTGGAACTATAAGAATATCTTCAGTTGATAAAATATTCTTAAATGGGATGAAACCTCAACTTGGGATCGGTTTTTCTGATTATATTGATTTCCTTAAAGTAATATTTCGGAAAGATTGGAAGTTTGTAATAGATGGTAATAAAGATAAATTATTCATATATAAAAGAACAGTATGACTAGTAGTAAAAGAAAAAAAGAAAGACGTCATCAAAGATATCTTAGAAACGTTAGAAAAGAAGTAGAGTATAAAAAAGAAGCTTGGGAATCTGGAAAATTAATTGAAGAAAATCATAACCAAGGACCATATTCTGCTGGTTATAGTATTGAACTTGGAGATAGATTGTATAATATTATTCAGTCTTACAAGGAACAAGCTTATCAAAATCCAGAGTGTCCAGGTGGAGATAATGATTTTATGTTGAAGAAATTTAGAATGTATAGAATGAAAATTCGAGATTTCATTTTACATTACAATCCTGACATCCCAAAGACTAATGCATATGAATATTTGAAATCAGCAATAGAAGCTTATTGGGATCGACCAGAAAAACTACTTTTACTATTATGATAACATTAGAAAAATTAATTTTTACAAAAGAATTGATTATCTCAGTATCAATTGAAAAATCAATTGTTTTAGAAGAAAGATATCGATTTTATCCAGAATATACAAAAAAGTTCTTTGGGTTTATCAAATGTCGTCAAAAGAATTATATGAGAGATATGATTTACTCACAAGAATCTAGAAAATATGAAAATATTGAACCGGGACAATCTATAAGACTTCCAAATTCAGTATTTTATTGTGGTGTTAAGGATGGAATAATAGGAGAAGATATGTATTCTGATGGATCTTATAAAGTATATAGACTTCCATATATTATAATTTACTATAAAATCGATATGTATGGGAATAATATAAGAAGAAAAGAATATACATTTAAAACAGAAAAAGAATTAAATGAGTTTCTTAATCTATTATATGAAAAGGGTCTACTTACTGATAAGGATTTATTTTATGATAGAACTTCAAATAAATTAATAAAAAGTGCTAAATTATGATGAATATAGGAAAATTATTTAACTTACCTTACTCAATTGAAGATTATAGAGTTACAAAGATAGAAATAAATCCGGAGTCATTAAAACTCGAAGATCATAAATTCTACTTTGTTTATGAAGAAAAGTACACAATAGAGAGAAAAGTTTTTGGATTCTTTAAGAAAACAGAAACACATTCTAAGATGCATAATAATGTAGTGGTTACTGGAGGAAGTTCGGACACCGAAATAGTAAAGAATTTTAATTATCTTAAATGTATTCCAGGAAAAACAATTCTTGATCTTTACAGTTATACTAATATTTCAGGAGAATGTTTGATTTCAGAGTCTCAAAATCAGGATGGTTCATATGATTTAGTAAGACTTCCATATGTCAAATTAACTTTGACATATATCGGAGATAAGTCTCAATATTATCATATAACAAATATAGTTTCATTTAGTAACAGTGATGATATAACAAAGCTTTTGAAAGATTTAGTAGATGATAATTTAATATCTGATGAATTATTTCAAGATAAAGAGACTACAGGGTTAATTACAGATGTTTATAAATATATTAAAAATTATATAAGAAATGGTAAATGATGATATTCTTATAAAATTCGCCAGAAAAAGAGGTTTTTCTAAGACTTGGCCAGATCAAGTTAATAAAATGAAGTCCAGAATGACAGAAATGAAACTTGGATTTCCAGGAATAGGAAATGATCATCTTAGTCTTATGGAATATCAAAATCTAAACCCTGGTGAGATATTTATATATGATCCTTATGTAGAATCAGGTGCAATTGGAGATGAAGCTCCCTTGATGTTAAAAATTTTAGATAATGGAATGTGTTATATAGAAGGTATTGGAGTTGGTTTAGATAGTCAAAGAGATCCAGAACGTATAAAGTTTAGATGGAGAGATACAATTCAGCTTCCACCACTTCCACCAGAATTTTTAGTATTTAGAGTAGATCCAAGACCAACTTTAAATGGAGGTCCGGGGTATTACTATTTTTATAAATCTTATCGAGATTTTAGGTACTAATGGAAAATAAAAAGATTACTAAAATTTTCGAAAATATATGTGAAGAGTTAGGAAAAGGGTCATTTCAATACTATTCTACAGTTGTTAAAACTCATTATTTACAAATTACTGGGATAAAAAATCCAGCAGTATTCTTAATTCATTCCGATGAAATAGGTCCTAATGCTTCTGAAGTACCTATGTATATAATTAAAACTAACCCAGAAGGAGATCTTCCAACTGAAGAGCTTGTTACTGTATCTTATAATGATATTGAAAATTATATATATCGTTACTTAGCAGCATTATGATAAACCTGAAAAATATAATTAAAGAAGTTTCAGATATTTTTGGAGATCCTTTGTATGTTGTTCACGATTACCCTGATCAAATAACTTTAGTGTTTTCATCTATGGTATTATTTGAATTAAGAAAAGAATCTTCAGATATTATCGAATATACTATAATTTATCTAGGTACTAAAGAATATAAAATGAAGAAAATAAAAACAACAACTGAAAAAGTGATCTTAGATTCGATTCTTAATTCAGTTGCTGAAGGACTGTAAAAATAATAAGAGAGGTCTTGACTAATTAAAAGTCAAGTTAAATCCTCTCTTATTTTCTTTTTATCCCATTACAATGGATGTATGGGCTACTTCTTTTTCTTTATACTTTACAGTATTTTCTACAAATGTTTCCAACTCTTTCCGATAAGCATTTTCTGCGTTTAGTATCATTCTTCCTCGTTGAATTCCTTCTGAGTAAACTAAACGCTTAGCTCTAGATTCAGCAATTCGTCTTCCTTTTGTTTCATCGAATTTATCATCTTTGTGACAACGAGCAACTGTTTTAACTTCAAAAGGTTCTAAGAATCTCTCTTCACCTTCCCAAGTAAATCGGAAATTGTTTTGACCAGACTTTTTATCATCTAGTTTCGCAGTCATAACACAAGTTACTGTTCTTCTTTTTTCACTCACATAAAACTTTGTAGATAAAAATCTTACTTTCATAATTGTTTATTTTTATTTATTAATACATTTATAAGGAACTCGGGGTTAGTACTTTAAAGTAAACTCTCCATGTCATCTTCCATTTCACGAATTTCCATACTCTAAGTTTTACTCCAAATTTCTTAGCTCTTCTAATGTAATGTTGTATTATTTTTCTTTCATCATAAACCTTACATCCATAGCGTTCTTTTGCTAGATTTTTATTACTCATTATTCCTCGTTTATCTCCGAAAGTCATAATTAATCCTCTATTACAAATCTTAACTGCATTATCAAAGCATTTCATTGGGGTATTAAATGGATCTAAATCTACAATATCAAATTCACATTCTTTTTCATATAATACCCTAACAAGATCTTCAGCAGGGAAATGTAATTTAGCTGGATAATCTTTGTTTATATCATTTGTTAATACTAATCTTCCTCTTGTATACTTTGTCCAAAACGGTTTACTTCCTGAATAAGCATCTAAAATAGTCATTATTCTATCTTCTTTTTCAAGATGTTTTAGAAATTTATCATTGAGATTATATTTCTCTTCTATATGATTTTTATTATAAGTTCCATTCTCTGTTCTAAACTTAACACACCTATTTCTAACAGATGTTTCAGTTCTAGATATAGATTTAGCGATTAATCCATAAGGTATTCCTAAGTCATTAAGTTTCATAATATATGATAACTCAGAGTGGGTGTATTTATCATTTCTTTTCCTCTTCTCAAATAATACTGGAAGTTCTTTGATAGATTTCCCACTAATTTTACCTTCTTTTAGATTTTTTAATACTTCATTTTCGAAAATTTGTTCTAATCTTTCCATTCTTTTAGGTTTTTATTTCAAGTATAAGATTCTCAGGCCAAAAAAAATAAGCCCGATCTTCGCAGACCAGACTTATTGACTAAAGCAATTTTCATTAACAATAATTTCCATATATAAGGTTTTTAAGGGAAATGTACATAAGAAAGATATAAAACTCTAATAGCCTTAACTATGATCAAAGAAAATTAAAATGAGAATAAAAAATTTAAGATTAAAAAATTTTTTCGCATGTAAAGAAGAAATATCAATAGGATTTTCTCCGACTGGACTTACAGAGTTAATAAGCAGTGATGTTGATTACAAAGTAGATATATCTTTAGATGAATTTCTCAAAGGAATTGGTAAATTTTTACTGAAAAAAGTTAGTAAAGTAGATTTTAGACCATATGATCCTATAGAACCTATTGAAATGTCTATAACTCTTTGTTCTGAAGATTATGATATAGGATATAGTGTTATCTTTACGTTAGATGAGTTTATATCTGAATCCCTTGTTGTAGATCAAAAATTAGCTGTATATGTAGATCAATATGAAATAAGTATAGGAGCAGGATTTAAAGGAACTGGGGAGGATGAAGAAATTTTATTAAATTTATATGAAGTTTATAAATCAACAAAATTTATTACTTCTTTTATTTCTAATTTATCCTATGACTATCCTAATATATCTTATGGAATAGGTAAGTTTTTTGAAAAAGATTTAATAATAGCTGATTCAGGTGAAGGACTTAAATGGGGTATTGATCCATTTATTGAAAAACTCATGAAATATCCTGAATCAGTTCAAGAGAAAGTAAGAAATATTATTCCTGATTTAGGTTTTGGAATAAATAAAATAACTGAAGACTGGAGGATAATAACAGATCATGATCCAACTGGATTATTAAGTATAATTGATCATGGATCAGGATTTAGAATTCTTATGTATATGCTTCCTATAATATTTAGTATTATAGAGGATCCTGAAGAAAGGTGTTTATTTATAACATCAATGTCGGGTCTTCATCCAACTCTTAAAAGGGGTTTGATAGAAAATATTAGATGTGAACTAGGAAATAAAAACTCACAAATATTATATAGATTATGAAATTATTAGAAAAAGGAAACAGAATTACATTGTTTGAAGGTGGTATTGTAGTAGATGAAAATTTATTAAAATATAAAAATCTAGTAAAAGATACAACCGAAAAAGTAACTTTAAGTTCAAAGGAAGACCTTAAGGAATCTGAAGTAAATATAAATTTTAATAGAATAGTAAATACAGATCCTGATTCAATAACTCCAGGACAATTTCTTTTCTTAGAAGGTGAGAAAGAAATAGAAGCTACAGATAAAATTCTAAAAGGTTTATCTAGAGTTAAGGAATTTCTTGGAGACTCAAATGCTAGGAAATTTAATATATCAATTTCAGAAAAGCTATTAAAAATTCTGAAGGAAAATAATTCTTTAATCTCAGGTAGAATTCGGAATCAAATTTTCGTAAATAATAATGATGATTCTGTTAAATATGTTAATACTAATATGAATTCTTCGGGGAATAAGAAAGAGAAGAAAGGTTTCTTAGAAAAATTATTTGGAAAGAGAAAAAAGACAATTACTGAGGATAAGATAGAGGAACCGAAAAAGCTGTATGAAATAAATGTAATAGAATTGTTTGATCAAGTTAAGATATTAGCTGGAAAAGAAAAAGAGTTTAAAGAACGTACTGAAGCTTATATGAGCTTAATTCATAAAGCTACTGTATTAAATCAACAAGCTCAACTCGAAAAATTAATTTCAGAATTAGTTATACATATTTATGAATCAGTTCTAGCAGTTTCTGGAATTAATCATTATATTACAATGTCGGATCTAGTAACTCTTCAGAAAAAATGTGAAAAACAACTTGATATTGATTATATTAAGAATTTCACAAGAGTAATTCCAGATTCAGTTGCTGAAAAGAAAGTACTGGCAGATAATTTACAAGTATTTGATAACTACGTAATTCTGTACTATGATCCTACCGGAAAATCATTCAGTTTAACAGAATATGAAAAAGCTGAAGAGGAGAGAATTAAAAAGGATCCAATTCTATTTGGTGTTATTAAAGATTCGGATAAATTATATTATATTGATTCCTGGATAGATGATCTTTGTGATTTAACATGGGATCAAGTAGTAGAGAAATTAAGTGAAGATAAAACACTATGATTGAAGATAAAGAATCTTTGCAGAAAAGTTATAATATGTTTTTTGATGAACTTCCAGAGGATGTTAAAGAAGTTCTTGGAGAAATGGGTTTATCTGAAAAGACAGCTATGCCAGAACTTTTGAAGTGGCATAAGAGATACTTACGTCTTAGTGCTCTTTACAGTTCTATGAAAGAATCTAAACTGCCCTTAATGAATGGAACTTATATGCTTGTGTCGAAACGATTAGCATTTGTAAGATCCATTTGGGGTATTTATTATGATATCTTGGATGGCATCTCTCATAATGATCCTACTTTGTCAAAAGAGTTATTAAGATTAAAACAAGAAAAGAGAAAAAATGAGTTGTAGATTACTTGAAAAATACTTTGCAGAAAAACATGGAAGTAGTATTGACAAGAGTTTTAGAGGAATACCTATTGGAATGAGTCTATATGATTCATTGAATTTCGTGTATGGATCCCTTAGAATATCTACTTATGACAGTTCTTGTTTAATTATAATTAATGATAGTCGAGTTGATGAAGAAGAGAGATCTTTTATTTGGAGTAGAGTTTCACATAAATCTGTTGGTGAACTTATAACTAGTGGAATTTATGAAGGTGATATTTTAATCCATGAAGATTATCCAAAGTATCTTTTCGAACTTCAATATATTAATGGAGGATGGAAACCTTGTGTAATTTATGGAAGTGAAGGAACTCCAGAGTTAGGTGGTTTTCCTGGAGATCTTAGAGAATATGAGGTTCATTCATGGAAATATGAACATCACCTTTGGTATGCAGATTCCTCAATGGGAGTTAAGAAGCCTAGAGAAGATCTTATTTTCTTAGGGTCTATTGAAAAAGATACTGATAATCTTTTTTTAACTCCAGGAGATGATGGAATATTTAGAGACTCTTTAAATATATTTTTTGAATCTGATATGGGTGATTATGGAAAGATAATTATTACAGAAACCATTTTTGCAGAAAACTTTCATACCTGTACTTATCCAGAAAAGACTATTAAAGATGCAATAGAATGGAATCCAGTAGTTGGAGATTTGCTTAGAAAAAGAAAATTAATAAGTTTTTAAAAAAGCCTATGGAATATTTATTTATGACTGTTGTAATACTGTTATTAATAACAGTATTTATACTTGTTAAAGTTAAAAATCGATTGAAAAAAGATAAGCCGAATATATTTTTCGTCTTACCTTCAGTTATGGCTATATTTATTGTATTTTTTGCATTTACTTTAAATAAGCCAGTAGATACAAAACTAGTTGAATACTCAGCTAGGTATATAAAACATTACAGTAATTGGATAGAAAAAGTAGATGGAAAAGATGTTACTCATGAAGATGTTTATTACCTAGTTTATAATGATTTTGATACTGGTGAAGAAGTAGAGATTGAAATTTCGAAAAATACTTTTATGTATTTTCAAGGATTATGGAAAAACAAGGAAGATATCATACATCCACAGAATAAGAGTCGGCATATGTGTAGATCTAAGTGGAATAGTAATCCTGAAACTGCATTAATATTCTCAAAACCAGTTAATTACTATAACTACATGAATAATATCTTACCGATCTATAAGTTATATGATGTAGATATATCAGAAGCTTTGAAGAAAAGATTATTTATGAGATATAGTATTGGTAGAGTTGTAAATTCAGATAATATTTTAGAACCTAGACAAAATTTCGTATATGGTATCAATATTCCTGATTCTCTAGAAAGAAAAATTGGTTATATATGTTCCCTTGATCCTATGTTCAGACCTATTCTTTTAGTTTGGCAAAATAGCTATAAGAATAAAACAGAACTTCAAAGATCATTCTGGTCTGGAGGAAAAGAAAATGAAGCAATATTTTGTATAGGTATTGATGAAAATGATACTATAACTTGGTCTGGATCTTTTAGTTGGGATAGAGATAAGAAGTTTGAAAAATATATTTTGGAAAAATCTCTTAAGCCTGGAACAAAGTTAAACATAGAAAATTATTCAGATTGTTTACTTAGTGGATATCAAAAAGATTATTGGAATCATATTGAATTGGATTCTTATAATTTCATTCAAATACCTTTTATAAATTTAATTACTATAATTATATCTGGATTTATAGTAATTCTTAATCTAGCAACTATAGTAAGAGTGTATAGAAAAGCCGAACAATAATAATTATTTACTACCTTGGAGAAAATAAATCTTCCAGGGTAGTTTATTTTCCTTATATGTGATTAAAACAATAAACGATTATGAAGAAAAATGATTATGAAAAAGCAGTTGAATTATTAAAAGAAATAGTTCAAGATTGTAAATTCAAGGAAAAAATCTATCTAGTTGGTGGATGTGTCAGAGATTTAGTTCTAGGAAAAACTCCAAAGGATATAGACCTGTGTATTGATTATCCAGAGGGAACAGATCTCTTTATAGATTTTCTAAAAACAAAGCCTGAATGTTCTGGTTTTGTTACTTATAATAGATTTAAAACGGGAAAATTTTCATTAGACATAGGAACCAATGAAAAGATAGATATAGAATGTGTTGTGCCTAGAATTGAAACTTATAATCAGGGACCAAGAAGACCAGATACAGTACAGCAAACTAATATCACTGAAGATGCTTTTAGACGTGATTTTTGTTGTAACGCATTGTATAAAAATTTATTAACTGGAGAAGTATTAGATCCAACAGGGAAAGGCTTAGATGATTGTAAGAATAGAGTCTTAAGAACACCTCTTGATCCTGAACAGACTTTTAAAGATGATCCTCTTAGAATGTTAAGAGCAATCAGATTTGCCTGTACTAAAATGTTTACTATTTCTGAGGAAACATACTCTAAGATTGATAATATTCCAGAATATTCAGCTCTTAGTATGGAAAGGATTAGAGATGAATTTACTAAGATTCTAATGTCAAAGAATGCAGTACGGGGAATTATAGAATTAATTGGAAAATGTCTTATGTGGAGAATTTCTAAGATTTTTCAATTAAATATCGGTTTCGTACAGAATAATAAGTATCATGATAAAACTTGGGGCGAACATTCTCTTGCTGTATTGGGTCATGTAATTCAAGGCGGAGCAAATCTTGAACTTAGGTTAGCAGCCCTCTTTCATGATGTTTCTAAACCAATATGTTATCAAGTAAAAGAAGATGGATCATTTTCATTTCATGGACATGATAAAGAGTCAGCAAAAGAAACAAGAAAAATCCTAACTAATCTTAAATATCCGGGGGAAGTAATTGATAAAGTCGTTTTCTTAGTTGAAAATCATATGTGTATTAAACAGCTATATGACTATTCTCGGGGATTATATACAGGAAAACCAAAGAAAACTCGTCAACTTATCAGACTTCTTGGAGATAACTTGACGGATGAAATGAAGTTAATTGAAGCTGATAATATGAACCATAAACCTTGTTGGAATATGCCAGGTCAAACTGAATCATTTCTCTCTGAAGTTGAAAGAATAAAAAATCTTCAACCTACTGCAAATTTCACAGTTCCAGTTACAGGAGAGTGTATAATGACAGAATTTAGATTAGCTCCTGGAAAAATAGTTGGAGAGATAAAACAAATTCTTCAAGATTATTTCGATGAAGATCCGGGACTATCAACACCGGCTGATTTATTAGAAAAATATAAAGAGGAGTTTAGCGGCGGAAGTTTATGGTTTGTTAAAGAAGGAGATAAGTATTTATGTTTTTCTAAGGAACCAAAGAAAAATGAATATGGATACTGGAACACCCCAGAGTATGAAAAACTTGAGATAGATCCTTCTGAGGTAGTTATAACAGATATATCCGCCGCTTCTGATCACTTTATATATGTTCCGGCCGTATTTTGTCCCAGAGTATGGAGAAAGAAAGCCAGACAATTAAAGGCTCGAGAAATTATGAAGGAGGTAATAAATAAAGTATTCGAACTACCTCAAGAATTCAGAGAGGATTTTAAAAATTTAGAATTGAGATTAGATAATGCCCCAGATGTATATGCTAGGGTGAAGTGGAACGATAATACTATAGAAGAATGGATGTAAAAGTTTATCAATGTGTTATACAAAATGTATTCACAATATATTATACAGTACTTACAGAATCAAATTCTACAGAAAAAATTACAATACCTTATGTAGATTATGGTAGATTCGAAGTGTTTGCAGAACCTGGATTTAGTTTTAAAATTGTACAGGACGAAGTAAAATTAAAACCATACTTAGAAAAATTCGAAAAAGAAAGACCAATACAATTAATGGATTTCTCTAAAGTAGGATTAGTTTTAGCATCCTCAATTGACCGTCCAAAAATTTCAAATCTTAATTCTATGTCAAAAAGACTTTATAAAGATCCAATGATACAACTTTCATTTATAATGGAAGTAGAATCGTTGAATAAACAACCAGGAACCCGATTAATCAGGGAGTACGAATTAAACTCATTTACTAGAATGGATATCCTGACTTCTGTGGTTCCTATCCCTGAAAAGAAATTTAAAACTGTAACAGGATTTCTAAAAACTATAATCTTTCGAAATTATCTTATAGATACTGGAAAAATTACTGGAGAACCAAAAATAAATTTAAAATGGGGAAAGTAAGTATGTTATTAAGTTATATAAATTTTAAAGGAGCAGAATACACTTACTTAGAAATTTCTTCTTCAAATAAAGAAGATTTATTATATACTTTTCCATTTTTACACTCAAGATATATTTTATCTAGGAATAATTATAAAAATCTTTTTGATAAAACTTATGTGTTAAAATTTTTTGAAGGAATTCAATTAGAAAAGGATGTACGTCTAGCTTCTTTATCTGAGGTATTTTTATATTTTGTTACAGAAGGGTATATCTGTAAAAAACTTTCTAATAGAAAAATAATAAATATACTAAATCGAGAGAAAAAATTAATTTATACAGATTCAAGATTAGATATTGTAAATAGAAATAATAGCATTTGTTGTAGGAAAGAATATTTACCTGAAGTTTCTTTATTTGAACTATTGAAAAATCTAAAGGTAGTAGATAGAGAATTTTGTTGTAAATCACCTGAATTTGTTATAAATCTTCTCTATCGAAACTATCTAATTGATAAAGGAATTATTAATGAACCGAGAATAATTTAATATGAAACCAGAAGAATTAGTAAAGAAAACAAAATTAGACCGAATTACTGGAACTAGATCTGTAACGCGTAAAGATGGGTATATGTTTGTAGAACTTTCAGAAGGAGATAAGAAAGACTTAGAAACTATTGATAATCTAACAGGGAAAACACTTTATATAGTAGAACATGGTGCATCTCAAGTTATGGATCTCTTTGAAGAAGGAAATTCTCAAGTAGTCATAGATGATTCTACTGGAAAAACAGGTTTAGCTGTAAATGTTATTGATATTTCTGGAGATTTTATGTTATATCAAGTAAAAGATACAAATAAACCAGATACTTTTAGATGGTGGAATACTAAGGTTTATATAGATGCCAAACGAGTCGATCTTCCATTTCTTAAAACACCGACCTTAGGAAAAGAATCAAGGATTTATATAGTTGTAACTGAAGATTATGAGATTTATAAGTTTCCGAAGTTAATGTATCCAAATCCTATAAAAGATTTCTTTAAGTGGTTGAAGAAGAAAAAGAAAATTTCGATAAAAGTAAAATCAGTATATGATCGAAATGAATCTTTCGAGAGTTGTTCGGGGTGGGTCCCAAAAAGAAATATTAAAGGAGAGGAAGAAATTCTTGAGTATATAAAAGAACTTGAAGGTAATACTAGTTGGAGCTGGTATTGTTCTTGGACTAACAAGTTAAAAAATATAAAAGATATTACTATTACTCAAGAAGATATTAATGATTATATTTCTGAAGCAAAAAATAGATATAAAATTTACCGATGATTTCCTTAATAATGTGATGATATTAAACAATATTAAAATTAAACAAATAGAAAAATGAAAGATTCATCAAAATTTGAATTATCTCAAGAGTTAAAAAAGTCTTTCGAGAGAGCTCATGAAGAAGTAGTTTCGTTTATGGGAAAAGAAATATCACTAGATCATATAGTTTCTCAGATAGTTATAACTTATCTGGATAATGAAGGTGATATTCCAGAACTAAGAGATTACCTAAAAGATCTGTTTATCGGAAAACCTAGTACAGAAGAAGATCTTAGAGAGTTTGTAATGGATGTAATGGCCGAAATTAGAGAAGACAATAAATTCACAGCGCCTTCTGAATTGTATACTGGCGCTGATTCGATTGTCTTGTCTCCGGCCGTTAATTATATCTTGGATAAACTGACAGATATAAATTTAAAATCTGAGATGACTGATGATATTGATACACTAGCTTTCCTTATGTGTTCACTCCCAGAAGCAGAGTTCAGTAAGATTGCTAAGTATCTTGTAAATGAATTAGACGCCGATGCAAGAGACCTCACGAGTTTATTTTGGAAGATAAATGACTTCGATACGAAACTTGGAATAAAAGACCAAGAAGATGATTGTGAGGAAAATAACGGCGGCGAACTTAAAGAAAAAACTCTCGACTATAACCAAGGCGACGAAGACTCTGAAAAACGTCGCGAAGAGGAAGATCGAGAATTTGAAATGGCTGGACAAGGAAGTAATGAGCCTGAAAACCTAGATCCAAATTCTAGAACTCCTTTCCTTGATAAATTCTCTACTGATATGACTTTAGCTGCAAAAAACGGAGAATATGATCCAATTGTAGGTAGAGATAAGGAAATTTCACAGATTATTGAGATTCTATCGTGTAGAAAGAAAAATAACGGGATATTATTAGCTGAAGCTGGTTGTGGAAAGACCGCGATTATTGAAGGATTGTGTCAGAAAATAGTAAATAAAGAAGTTCCTAGAGAATTGATAGATAAAAGGATCTTCTCGTTAGATTTAAACGCTTTAGTGGCTGGTTGCCAATTCAGAGGTTGTGATTACAAAATGGCCGTTTAGGAAAGTGATTTTCTAAATTATAAGCTAGTAAATTCGGCGAATAACCTTAACTACTTACGCTTTTAGTTAAGTAATTTAATGCCGAGCTAAAGATAATAATTCTTTAGTGTAACGTATAAAGACTTGCCAAGTTTAGATATTTATAAACTTGAAATCATATACTGATCTATATGAGAAATATTTTCATATAGTTAACATAATGCAATATGAAGAGCGTTTAGATGCTATAATTAAAGAAGTAGAAAATAATCCAGAAATAATTATCTATATTGATGAAATACATAATCTTGTAGGAAATGGTTCAAATGATGGTAAAGGAGATGGTGCAAATATCCTTAAGGGTCCATTAGCTAGAGGAAAATTTAGGTGTCTTGGGTCTACAACAACTAGGGAATTTAAGAAATATATTGAAAAGGATAGTGCTCTTAAAAGAAGATTTCAGACGATTACAGTAGATGAACCTAATAAAGAAGAAACTCTAGAAATATTGAAAACACTTAAAGGAAGATATGAGGAATATCATAAAGTGAAATATACAGATGATATTTTAAAACTTTGTGTAGAGCTTAGTGGAAGATATATTTACGATAGACATTTTCCTGATAAAGCAATAGATTGTATTGATATTGCAGCTAGTGCAGCAAAACTTAGGAAAAATATTGATACTAGTTCTATTGATAATCTTGAAAAGGCAATTGATAATATTGTTAAAGAGAAAATTGAATTAGTAGAGAGACAAGATTTTGAAGAAGCTCAGAAAAGAAGAGATACTGAAATATTATTAAAAGAGGAACTTAGAAAAGAAAAATCTAAAATTGATTGTGAAATTAATGATTCTACTAGATGGCCTGAAGTAACTGAAGATGATGTTCTAACGGTAGTTTCTAAGATCTCTAACGTTCCAGTAAATAAAATGAAGGATTCTGAAGCAACTAAGATCAGAAATATGAAAAAAGTTTTGGAAAAAGAGGTTATTGGACAGCAGGATGCAGTTGATACTATGGTTACTGCAATTCAAAAGTCTATCCTTGATATACAAGATCCAAATAAACCTATCTGTACGGCATTTCTTGTAGGGCCTACAGGCTCAGGTAAGACACTGATATCCAAGAAGATAGCAGAACTCTTCTTTGAAAGTGTTGAGAAAAATTTACTACTTATTAATATGGGAGAATATACTGAAAGTTATTCTATATCCCGATTACTCGGAAGTGCCCCGGGTTATATAGGGTCTGATTCAGATACAGCAGTTTTTGAAAAAGTAAGAACTAATCCTAATATGGTAGTAGTATTTGATGAGATTGAAAAAGCTCACAAAGATGTTTATGATCTATTATTAGGAATTTTAGATACAGGTAAAGCTAATTTAAGTAATGGTCTTGAGGTAAGCTTTAAGAACTGCATAATCCTGATGAGCAGTAATACGGGGTCTAAGCAATTATCTGAAAAAGGAAATGGACTTGGATTTAGTAAACAAAGTCAAGATGAAAAAAATAAAGATAATAGATCTATAGTAATGAAAGCTATGGAAAAATCCTTTAGACCTGAATTCATTGGACGACTTAGTAACATAGTAATATTCAATGAACTTGGAAGACCTGAAATGATGAAAATATTTGATCTTGAAATTAAAAAACTCAGCGATCGTTTATCTAAAAAAGGATATAAACTTAATATATCTGAGAAGTTAAAAGAATTTATCATTGATCAAGTGAATACTAAGTATGGAGCTCGAGACTTATCAAAAAATATTTCAAAATATGTAGAGGATAAGTTAGCTCTTGCAATGGTAAATGGAGAAATTTCAGGAAATATCATTAATCTTGATTTAGGTAATAATTCTGAGGTAATTGTATCTGATTCTGTAATAATGGAATTAGATATTGAGAAAGAAGAAAAAGTGATATCTTGAGATAAATAAAAATAATATAAGACTTAGGTGAAATATCCTAAGTCTTTATTTTGCTTCCCTGAAAATCCAAAAACCTAATATATGAAAGAACATTAGAAAAATTTATAAAAAATATAGATTGATCTAGTGTTCTTTTATTGTTAGTTATTCATTTTAGATTAGGGAAAAGTAGGAAATAATAGAGATCCGGAAACTTTATTATCTCCGAAATTCCCTTCTTATGATGTCTAAGATGAATAATAAAAAATATAAAGAAAATGAATAACTTACCTAAATCTCAAAGCGAAGAAAAGTCTGTCGTTGAATCGGGAATAAATAATAGTAATTCTTTAGATTTAAAAGACTTTAATACTGTTGAGGATTTTCAACAGTTTATAGATAAAAATAAAATTACTAGACCATTAGATTTTAAAAAAGGATATCCAAGTATTTATAATCGTTTAGTTAGAAAGAAGTTTGCCGATAAAGTAAATTATCCGAATAGAAGAACTAGTTTATTATATAGAGATGTAAATTCTCTAGAAAGGATTAATAAATTCATTGAAGATAATCAAATTATATCATCCTCTGATTTAAAAATTAACTATCCAATTATATATAACAAGGCAAGTAATTTAAGAATTATTTCTAAATTAATATTTCCAGAAAGAACAAATCCAGAAGAATTTGTTGATTATTATCAAAAATTTATAGATAATAATGAAATACAGAATCCTACTGATTTTAAGAAAAGATTTAGTGGAATTTATCGAAAATTATTAAAAAAATAAATTTGCTGGATCTGTAGTATATCCTAATAGATTACATACTAATATAAATAATTGGGATTCTATATATGATTTAGAATCAGCTCAGAAATTTATAGATGATAATGAAATTCAAAATCCTGAAGATTTTAGAAATCGATTTTTAAGTGGATATGCTAAACTATCCAAATTAGGATTAAGAAGTAAGGTAATATATCCGAATAGAATTAAATATAATTTAACGGGTAAATTCGATACAGTAGAAGATATTCAAGAGTTTATTGATACACATCCAGATATATATTCTGCCAAGTCTTTTGAAAGAACTTATCCAAAAATTTATGGAAGAGCAAAAACTTTAGGAATCAGAACGCAATTGAAATATAAAGCAAGTATTGTTAATTGGGGTGACAAATATAAAACTCCGGAAGAAATGCAAGAATTTATAGATAATAACAATATTCAAAGTCCTACTGAATTTTTAATTAATTTTCCACAGGAGTATCATAAAGCTAGTAATGAAGGGTATTTATCTAAATTAATTTATCCAGAACGAAAAGAATCTACTATAGAAACTATTATTAGGAAAATTTTAGAATCTTTAGGAATAGAATTTATTCCAAGATGTCATACATTAGATTGGTTAGTTTATAAAAGGAATTTAGAATTAGATTTTTATATTCCAGAATTAAACTTAGCAATAGAAGGTCATGGAGTACAACATTTTGTTCCTGTAAATTATATGGGAGGAGAGAAAGGATTTAAAAATCATAGACAACGAGATTTAATAAAGTATAATTTGTGTAAAGAACATGGAGTTGATATAATTTATTTTGCAATTCCTAAAATATTAAAAAGAGAAGGTAGAGACTCAACAAAACATTTTTCAACTATTGAAGAGATGTTAGATAGTTATTTTGCACCAATAATTTCAACCGAAGAAGACTTAATAACAGAAATAAAAAGATATATTGATAAAAATAACACAGAATCCGCTTAAAAATCTTATATATGAAAAATAAATAAGAAAACTATGAAAAAGATATTAGGATTTATCGCAATTATTCTCGGTTTAATAGGATGTTTAGTAGCCTGGATGAAGGAGAATAAAAGAAATTGCTACAAAGAAGCGGGTTTAATTGATAATGAAGAAGTTATTAATGATGACTTTCCTCCTGTAAATGAATAGAAAAATAATAAGAACTTAGAGTAAAATCTAGGTTCTTTTTTTATTTGTATCAGAGAAGAAAAAATAAAACTACAGGATTTCTCTTGTAGTTTAGAATTATTTATATTTTTTAAATTACGTGGCGGTGATCGTTACAGTAAATCGCATAGTTTACAAATCTATAATTTAGTAGTAACTAATAACATGAGCCGCCACGTATTTAAATTTAAAGTTCGGAGATCAATGCAGTATTAATCTTGCATTCCATATAATAATTAGTAGTAACTAACATTGTAAGCCGAACTCGTTCTTTATTTAAAAATATAAAATCATCTTTTTCTTTAAAATTCTTTTTCATACATTAATAAGAATTTCGGGGTTTCTGAGATTCCCTTTTTTTTACATAGAAAATAAAAGTAGTAAGCTTTGATGTCTTACTACTTTATCTTTTTTATTGTCTTTTAGATTCGTTCTCTATATGATTAAATGTATATTTATATCTTCTTTTGAACGTATCCCAAGGAGTATGATCACGATAGGCATAACCTCCCCAATTATTCTGAAAATCTAGGTCTGCGCTATGTATTGCTTCCCATACTTTTCTTGGATTAAATCTAAAATTATAAATAAACACTAAAAACACGATTGGTACTACAATTACCATCTCAAGAAGAATTCCTATAATAACTAGAATTCCCCAAATTAACTTGTGTAATCTTAGTAGTTTAATCATCGTCGTCCTTTCTTTTTGATTTTCTTTTAATAGACTTACCGCTAAGAATTTCTAACATATCTTCATAGTTAGGAATTCTATAATTAATAAGAGCTATCGTTTTTCTTCCTTCTTTCAATAATTTTTCGAGAAGGGCGAGTTCTTCTGATTTGTGTTTATTTTTCTTATCTTCTGATGTAGGATGTTCTTTTCCATAACACTTAACTAACTCTGCATCATAAGATTTTTTCCGTTCTTCCATGACTTTTTCCATTTCACTAGAAGATTTCAAGCAATTTTCATATTCTTCTTGAACTTCTTGCAGTAATTTGGCTCTCTTCATTGAAAGTTCCTCATATAATTTCTTTTGTGAGGGTAATTTTTCATTGAGCTCACATAATATCTCTTTCTGAGATTTTAATACTGTTCCCCTAGATTCTTCACTAGAAAATGTTGCTTGATGTGACTCAATTCTTGATATACTATTTTCCAAAGATTTAACTTCTTTTTCTTTGGAATTGATAGATTTTTTCAGGTAATCACAGATTAGAGTTAGATGTCTACAGTCGATATAACCTTTTTTATTCTTTACGATTACTTTGAGTGTAGTTCTATTTATAGCGATATATCCATTCTCTAATCCAAAATCAAATATGTTGGAGTGCTTTTTCTTACTTTCCATTAGCGTTATTTCATGTTCTCCGCTATTTACAAACCCCATATAAACACCATCTCCTAATGATGTATAATTCTTAGATTCCCACTTTCCAATTACATTCAGTGAGTCATCTATTACCAATTTTCCACCAGAGAATTTAAACTCCTCTGTCTCTTCGTCATCAATATCGATAATATCTACAATATTATCCTTGATTTTTTCTTTCTTAGTTATTAATTTGTTAACTTCTAATGTTTCTTTTTCTTCTGATTTTTCTTTCTTCATAATTTTTTATTTTTAATTTGTTATAGTTTCAAACGGTTGGTACAATCGGTCCATCTTTTAGTAGAGTCCATCCATATCCATCTATTACTGTTATTGTTTTTGGAATATTTTCTTGAACGATACCTTTTAAGAATGTGAAGTTATAGACCTTTCCTAAATACTCTATCATTCCAACATGTCCACCGAATTTTCCTTGATATACACCATCAGGAACTTCAGGAAATGAATTTGTTGATCTAGTTTGCCCAGTTACATCATATTCTTTTCTGATTTTATGAGCGGCCGGAAGTTCTAGATAATGAGTCGGCCGGAAACATTCTTGACATCCTTCACATAAACAAGTCATCCAACCTTTCTTTTTATAATTATAGTATCCAATAACATATCTGTCAAGTTCTCCATTAACGGCCGGAACAAAACAAACACATATCTTAGAATGGCCGCCTTTATATTCTTTCGGTAATCCATCTACAGCGATTTTCTTGAATAACTCGACCATCCATACTTCATAATCTTCCTTATTTCTTTCATCCGACACCCCAGCATCATAACCCTCAAAATAAGAAATATCAGATAGTATTTTTGCATCTTCATAAACTACCAGATCTCTAACTTTCGGATCATGACCTTCTTCTAATAAGTCATTTATACTATTCAGGTGTTTTCCTAAATATTTATCTCCTTCTTTACTTTTCATCCTTAAACTCTTTTATAGTTTCTTCAAGTATAATCTTTATAGTATCTTTTGTAGACCCATTTTGAAATTTCGCTAATATACTTTCCTTAAGCAGATCTATTACTTCATTTTCAGCCTCTTCTACTGCTCTAACTGCATTACTATAATCAATTATAGATTCATCTACTTCACAATAACACGGTTCATAGCTTAATGTAGATAAAATTTCAAACGCTCTATTACTTTTCATAACTTCTTATTTATTATATCATATATAAGGTTTTTAGTCTTTATTCCACAATTTAGCACTTAAAGATAGAGCAATACAATATAACCCAACACTTCCAAGAATTAATGTTTTATATGAACTCTCTGGAATACCTACTAAAAGATTAGCAAACTGATTTCCAGAAAGACCAGCAAAAGCCCAAGCACTAAGTATTAATCCATGAATCTCAGATACGTCTTTCATTCCATACCTATCAGCTAGAACAGAAGGCATTATTGAAAACATTGCCCCATACCCAGCATTACATAAAAGTACAGCTACTGGAATAAAACCTGGAGCCATAAAAGCTGTAATTCCCGAAAGAACAGAGAATGTTAAGATTATTCCAAAAAGTTTTCCACGATTTTTAAAATAATCAGACCACCAAGCAACTCCAAAACGACCTAGAGAATTAAAAATAGCTGAAAATACTAATCCTAGAACTATTCCAATTCCAGCTGTTTCATAGTAATATTTCTCATAACTTATAATTGCTAATCCAGAAGAGATATTTAAATAAAAAATCAACCATATAGTAGTAATTGCTGGTAGATTTAGGAGTTGTTTTTTCCTATCAAACCATTCCTTAAGTGATTTAAATTTGGGTCTTGATGTATTCTCTATTTTTCCTTCTTCTATTGGTTTTTTAAGAAGTATTGCAGCAAGTAACATAATCAAAGTATACCAAACCCCAAAAGAGAAGAAAGTACAGTATATTCCACATCTTTCTATACTCCAATTAAGAAGAGGTGTTGCTATTACTTTCGCTAATCCAAATCCCATAATAGCAAGTCCAGTAGCAAGACCTTTATTATTCTTGAACCACATCATCAGGGTTTTTACTGGGGTGATATATCCAATTCCAACTCCAGTACCCATAATTGCTCCGTAACTAAGGTAAAGAAGTGGAATAGAGTTTATATAACATGCTACTCCAGATAAGATCATTCCCGAACCAAAGAGGATAGAACTTATAGTTGCAGCTTTCTTTACATTCTTTTCTACTAAGGGACCGAAAAAAGCTGCAGAAATCCCTAAGAAAAATATGGCTAAGGAAAATGCCCAAGTACAATTACCAGTAATAGATTCTTTTATATAATCATACAACAAGGACCAACAATAAACAGTTCCTATACAGCCATGAATTAGTAGAGCAGGTATAGCTCCATGTAACCATTTTTTACTCATAATTCTTTGATAAAAAATACTAAGAGGTTTCCCTCCTAGTATTCATTGTTTTTTAATTACTTTTTTCTTCTATATTTATATAATTTACACTCAGATGTACATTCCATAATACACTGACTTCCACAAAAAGTATCAAGATCTGATACACTATTAGTTGAATAGTTGAGATTATTCTCCTCTATCTTTAATGGTATTAGGTAATTTCGTTTAACGTATCTAACTCTAAAATTAGAACGCCTTTCATTCTCTAAACCTCCAATTACTCGAGTTACTACTAACATTGTAGTATTTTCTTTACTTACTTTAGCGTTGTGTGATAATTTAACAAAACTATCCGTATTAATATCTCCATACATATTGATTGGTCCAATTACAAAACCAATTTCATTATCTCTAGTATCAAGAACTAAGCTTCCTGGTTTAAAATCAGAATATTCGTCTGATAAAATCCTATCTCTAGCTTGAATACATTGATTGATATAAGGAATAGCTTCATCAACATCATCTAAACCTAAACTAGTTTTTATATCTTTAAGTATTTCTTCCGTCATGACATTACTATTTTTTTTTACCACCAAACAATAATGTAACTAAAGAAACTACATCTTCAGTTTCTTTCATAATCTCCCATGATTCTTGAACTTTTCTAATCACATCTTTAAGTACTTCTTTTGTTGTTTTAACTCCAGAATAATAAGATGTAATTAGGAGAGGAATTTTTCGATCTAAGCTTGATACTTCTGAAATATCTGTTTGATTTTGGATAATTGCTGGGAGGATATATTCTTGAACAAAATCTACTGAATACTTGGGAAATTTTTTTGATAATCTCCAAGATATTAAGATAAATTCAATTATGTCGTCATAAGTTTTAATATATTCTTCAAGATACCCAAGAGTTTTTCCTGTATTTACGGCAACTGAATATATATTATCAGGCCATAAAGACTTTTCCTTATTAAGACTCTCCTTAACAGTTTTTATCGCTTCTTCTATATCAGTTACAGGATTTACTGACTTTTTGTAATTATCTTTTGTTTCCTGTACGATTTCATCATCCTCTGATTTATCTTCCTCAATAAAATCCCATTCCAAAACTTCAGGAGACCCACAAAGAACTTGATAATTTTTCTTTGTATCTTCAATATCAATACTAAGAGTTAATGTAGTATTCTCTTCGAAGTCTTTACTCATCTCTAAAGAACTTAATACTTTTCCTAAGTCTTTACTTTTTACTGTTAATGTTACTGTACGATGCATGGTAAAAAATTTTTAATGTTATTTTCCATATAAACTATTTCTTTTTCACATGATGGATCTAGATTAACTACTCCATCATATTTAAGGAAATCAACGCCATCTGGATACTTACAATGAGCATGAACCGACCATCTTCCTGTAGGTTTCCATATAGTTTTTGAGAAACATTTATCATAAATATCCATATCTCGATTTCCATAGATAACATTTCCTATAAATTTAGGACTAAGTTGTTCAAGATATTTAATTCCAGCGTGTGTACAATAAAAAACAGTATCATCTTTTTTAATAATTATATGGGTTTTCAAGATATCATTTAATCTCTTTAACCATGTCAATGCTTCTCCTGGAGTTAAAGATCTAAATTCGTCAGCTGTTGTTGTTAAAAAGTCTGTTGGAAGTGAATTATAAAGCATTTCAGCAATAATAGCCCTACTTCCTCCTGAGTTACTACTTGCAGCCCATCTCCAGAATAAAAATTTTCTAAGTCTACGTTCATGATTTCCCTCTAAGAATATATTATAGTATGATGCATTCTTAAAAATCATTTCTATAAGTTTTCTAGATCCACCTTCTTCTGGACCATCAATATAATCTCCCAAATGTACTCTTATTGTTCCAGAAGGGAGATTAATTTTTTGATAGAGAGAATAATTGGAATGAAGATCAGAGAAAAAATACATCGTCTCTTTTCTTGGAATATCTAGAATTACTTCTTTCTTCTTCCAGTAATCCATAACATCAAAGTATCCTCCAATTTTCTTTGTATATCCAAGCTGAAGATTTAAAAATGTAATAACTTCTGCCTCTAATTCTTCTTTCGTCTTCTTTTTAAACCCTACTGGACTATATTTTTCTGGATTTGATGTATAGTCGTGAGGGATATTAAAGATTTTATAGAAACAAGTATAACCATAAATCATACCCATATCTTCCAAAATCTTTGTTTTCTCCTGATCATAATCGATAACAACTAGACATCCAGATTCGAGCTTATTATTAATTGCTTCAAACCATGACTTAAAGATGAGATTAATATTCGTTCTTCCCAAGATATCAGTTGTTTTATCTCGATCTAACTCAGGCATACTATATAATCTCTTGAAAATAGAATAATCTAGAAAGAAATTCTCTAGACCTTGAGATTTAACCCATTCAAGCTTTTCACTTTTTGCTAATCCCTTTAAAATAATAAGTGTTTTCATTTTTTTTTATTCTGGTAATGTATTTTTTCCTACTTCTTGAAATTTAGGGATAAAACTAAACATAAGACTAAGAATTTGATTTACAGTTCCCATTTTACTACCAACTAGAGGTACATTATAAGTATCACATGCCATCTTTACAATTCCATAATTAGTATAAATTTCTGGACATCTTACTACTAATTTTCCACTTCTTACAATATAACCAAATGTGTAAAGTGGAAGAGGACTAGTAGATTTTCCAAGAAAGTTTAGAAATATACAGTCAGCCATCTCAAGACATTGATTTTCCCAAGTCCATTTTTGAGTAAATTCCTGATTAAATATATTCTGAGCTGGATTCTTAGGAACATAGTATGGATTAAATATTATATAATTATACTTACTGAATAAATTCATATACCCTTTTGTTGGATCTACAGCTACTTTCATTCCATCTATAAATTTCTGAAACCAATTGTATTCTCCAGTAGGTCCAAGATCCATACTACCACCTAAATAAATTTTCAATGCATCTTCGGTACCTGGAGGAATTTGATCTCCTACATTCAGTACCATCACATTATTACTAATCTGTTCCATATTTAATAAATCTATTATTATTTAACTTTTTTATTTTTAAACCTCCTAATTTAATACTTCGTCTAATAATACCTCCGGATATATTTAATTCTTTTGCAGCTTGGGAAATACTTAACCAATGTTTAACAAGATCTCCATTTTCATCTAATTGACTAATTGTTGGAGGCATTAATTCATTTTTTATATCTTTCCCTTCTTTTATTAAATTTTGAAAATCATCATTATATATCCATCTATATCCTCCAGCAGTTTTACTTTTTATGTTTGGATTTAGGGAACTTCGTATGTTAGAATAATTTATCTTTGTTATAGTAGATGCTTCAGAAATTGATTTGAATGTATTAACTACTTCACAATCGAGATCTAATTGAACTACTCCTCTAATATTAAATTTTTCTGTACTTTTTAATTCATAATCATTAGATTCGTACTCTGATTTATACATCCATCTAAATCCTCCAACAGTTATTGCTTTTCCTTTACATGCTTTGGTAATTCCTTTTAATTTTAAATCATTCTCTGCTTTTTTAGCGCCTACCCATTCTTTTATAAAATCACCCTCTATGGATAATTGAACTACTGGAATAGAATTTGCTATTGATAATTTATTCTTTACTTCATTACTTAGAGGCTTACGTTTCTTTCCGAAATTTAAATTTTTAGGACCAACATATTTTCCTTTTAGTGCAATTGACATTTTTATCTTTTCTTCTTCAGTGTGAGGTCTGTGAATTCCATACATAGGATTTAAAACCCCTCTTCTTTTTATAGATAAAGATTTTTTCTCTTCATCTGTATGTTTTCTTCCAGGTAATCCTTTATGAGACTTTGAAATTTTATCTCTAACTGATTTATTTAGTTTCCCTTTAGAACCACTAATTTTTAAATTATATCCAACATTACTATCAATAGAATTAAAAAATCTTATTGCAATAGACTCTTTTATATTTAATGTATTGGTTAAATCTTGTTCATTATTACAATGAATTTTAAATAAAACTTTATATTCAAAATTTTCCCAACCATATTTTTTAATTGCTCGATGAAATAGAGAATTTTCGGAGCTCTTTTTATGTTGATTTAATCTTCTTTTCTCATTAATGGTTTGACCTATATAAATCTTACCATTTATTTTATTTGTATATTTATATATTACTCCTTCATACATATATTATAATAAATCATTAAATAAAAAAGTGTTCCTCTGATATAAAACCTGGAGGAAACACTATAAAGTTAATAATCATTTAAATCCATTCACAATAACTCAACTGCGGATCTAACCATCCTCTAAGTTCATCCATTTTTCCAGAATTAATTAGAAGAGCTACGTCTGCATACTCTGATGTACCGTATTTGATTAGTTTTTGGGTAAATTGATACTTTCTCTCCTCCGACATTTTTTGATACTCTTCATAATCTCTGAGAATGCAAAAGTTTCGTTTATTTTCTATTGCAGATTTAATATCTTCCTGAAGTCCTGATAATTCATAGTTGTTAAGTGGAAGGAATTCTACTGTTTTTAGTGTTTTCCGAAGTCCACAATTAACGAACTTATTTATTACATCATTTAATTTATCTACAACCTCTGGAGGCATAGAAACTAATGCTTTATCCCCATGATTTATCATTTGAGAATCTGATGGAAGTGGAAAAGATACCATAGCTGAATCGGTGTTTACTCTTTCAACATTAACCCCCTCAGAAATACTACTACTATTATTCCGAATCATACCACTAAAATTGTTATAATATTCAGCTAATAATGGTGTAGTAACTGTAATTTGTATCATTCTACTTTCTGGGTTTACTCCTCTTTGAATTTTCATGATCTGTTAATTTAATAAAGTTTCCATTTTATTATATACTATCAATAATAAGATTCTCGAGGGTACTAGGAAGCGTTTAATCGATTTTCCATAACCCTGAACTATCTCCTCCCTGTTCTCTTTTTCTTAAGTCGCCGAGGAAATCAAAGGGACGTGGATTTTGAACAGGAACTTTAGATTTGAGAAGAGCTATAAATTCTTTAAACTTACCCTTCTGTGTTGTAATTTTCTCTAAGTTATATATTCTGAAGACTTCTATTCCAAGCTGTTCCAAGTATTCGTCCCTAAGGTTATCGGCGTCTAGATTATGATAGTCAGAATCCAACTCTAATGCTAAGGATAATTCATAAAAATAAAAATCCAATAAGAAAAAACCTCCAGAAATGCCAGGAAGTCTAAGAGAATTTTGAATAGGTACTAGAAATTCCCTATAAACAGTTAATGGATAAAAATAATCTATGTTTATTAAGAAATCTACTAATCTAGCTTGTTGAGATCTCCATTTTAATTGTTTTGCACGAGTAAATTTTTTAGCTGATTTTCCTGGATATACTATATTTTTCAGAGAGTATAAGTTTCCAGATTCTGATATTGAATACACCGGATAAGGTTGAGTTGGAATATCTGAGAAGTAAAATGTCTCTAAGTGATTTATATTATTTTCTTTCTTTTTTGCCATCTATTCTACAAAAATCAAAAACCAAACAAGAAGATTTATAAGTCCTCCTGCTTGGTTATAACGTTCTACTTTACTTTTTTCCCTTTCTTGCTTTAGGAGCATTAGGATCAACTACTGTAATTGTAAGAGTAGCTACTAGTGGATTATTAACATCTTCACTAGTTGTTGCAGTTACTTTAACTGTTCCAGGACAACAAGCAAGAATAACTCCATCTTCAATAAATCTAGCTACCCTAAGATTACTAGATTCATAAGTTACATAAGGGAGATTTGAAATAAATGGCTCCTGACGAAGTTCTAAAAACTTAACTTCCCCGATTTTCATTTCAAGAGACTCACCAACTACAAATTTAATACTTTCTGATTCCTTGATATTAATCTCTTCATCAGTCGGAAGAGGTTGAGGAATAGTAGCATCCTTCTTAATATCAAGACTTTTAACTACTTCCGTAACAGGAAGACCAGCTTGGGGTCCACCATCTGCGGCAGATCCACTTAATAATGCATCATTAATCATAATCAAAAACGTTTTTAAATTATTACAAATAAATTCTATAACCTATTATTTCCTGTATCTCATCTAGGTCATAATAATTGGCAGCATGTTTTCCTAAAGATTCTGCCATTTCTTTATATACTTCCATTCCAGCTCCTTCAATTTTTCCTAGAGCTGTTAATCTGGTGTAAAGTTTATTTAATTCGGAGTTCTTTTCATCTCCAGAAATATCTCTATTCATAAATGCCCATATTCCAGAACATCCACAATAAAGACTAAGATCGGCGAAGTATAAAAGTTCGGGCCGGGTCATTGTCGGGAGCATATTTAAATGATGTTCCAAATATTGATCAGTGGCTTCGTAGAGACATGAGAAATAAATCTGATCTTCTCTTGTCCAATCATGATATTCTCTCCCGATAAAGCCGGCCCAAGAGTAGTTCCATTCGCCGTAAGTTCCATCTCCATAACAAAATCCATAGAAGTCAGGATCCCAAGAAGAGTTCATAAAAGGTTGAGAAAATACTGGAAACTTAATATTCCCACTAAAATATCTCTCAAAAACTTTCATTCGCTTTTCCATACATTCCTTAGCATCCTCTAATTCTTTGCTCACTGTACAACCCCAACCTATAGAGTTCATAATTAACCTACGTCTTAAAACTTCATAGGCACAACTTAAATATTCTCCTGTGTAACTCTCTTCAGGCAGTAAATTTCCATGAGCAATATCTAGTTCAAATCCAAGAAGTGTTCCAGGCGTTGTGATTTTTCTAGGATTTGAGATGAGAGTATATCCGAATTGTTCAGCTATCCATGTGTAAGTTATGTTTTCGAAATTCTCAGATAACACTACAGAACATGCTTGATAGTCAGAATCTCCGGCCGATAATGAAAGCTTATAGGAAAGAATATTATCAAGGATCGAAGTTCTAACAATACCATTACTATCCTGGAAATTTTCAAAACATTCAGATAAAATTTTTCCTAGACAATCTCCTGGCTGTGGATTTGTTTTATACTCGAGGTAATCTGTTTTACTATATAATTTCATTATTCTTTTATTTTACTTATATAATCTAAAATTCCTTGGACATGAAGATTAACTATTGCTTCTTTTCCTTCAGGCGATAATAAGAAATCTACATCTTCGTGGTTATCTTGGAAGAGATTTTCTGTCAAAACTGTACTTGGTTTAGTGTTCTTACAAATATAAAATCCACTAGTCCAATAAGGAACTCCAGGATACTCATAACGCACTCTAATCCCTTCTTTTTCAGCCGCTTTCGTTAAACATCCAGCAAGTTCTTTTGTTTTCTGTCCAGCTCCTCTATAAATAAACGCACTCCATCCTTTAGCATTCATCCATTCAGAACCATTTCCTGCTGCATTTAAGTGAGGCGAAATACAGAAGCAATCCCCAGAACATTCATCGTAGATTTTATTAATTATTCTACATTGTTCACTAAGAGATAATTCTTTTTCTGTTTCAGGTATAGGATTAATAGCTTCATATCCTAAGCCTCCCAATCTTTCTATCATCTCACTAATAATTTCTCGAGAATAAGAATACTCTCGTAAAATCCCATCAGGACTTCTTTTTCCTGGAGTAGTTTTATGATGCGCTGGTATTAATAATATTTTTGTCATAATCTATTTTATTTATTCTTCTGGTTTAAAATCTCCTGCTGTTCCATGTCCTAGACTGAGTACGAGTCTTACAGCTTCTGGGACACGTAAAACATACTAATTTCTGTATAAAAATTTAGTCCATTGATTTAGATTTGGCTCTATATTTTCTAGTTTTAAAGCTTTTTGATATTCCTCATTATATATAATATCTGAAAGATTATCTATAAGATAATGATTAGTATAAAATTTATTATCTCTATTACAACATAGAAATAAATTATCTTTTTCATTAATTAATTCGATTAAATATTCTATACTTCTAATAAAATTATAACCACACTTATTCAGAGTTTCTTGATCGAAGTTAAAATCATTATTAATTATATGAGAATATATAATATCTCTATTCAGATTTTCATTTTTAATTTTTTCAACAACTTCATCCACTTCCCTACCGGTTTCCGGAATAGTATGAAAAGTTACATTATCTAAATTCTCTACTAATCTTTCAAGTCTTTTTACATAATCTTTTAAATAAAATAACTTATGATTAAATATCCCTAATTTTTTCTCTAAAGATATTGTATAATTTCTAGAATTACTCATTATTATTATCTTCTACATCTAATAAACTCATATAACGAATCTCTTGCTTCTTGATCAATGAAGTAAGGTCCTAGATATGGCATAAGATCCTCTGCACTATAATTACTTGAATAATAATAATAAGGTTTTTTTACAACACGAGATAAATTTTCTTCCCAATCTGACAATATTAGTTTATCTGAATCAGATTCTGCAATTCTGTTTAACGCCCTTAATACATCATAAGCATATCTCATAGATAAATCATATAGTAAGTTAAAATTTATATCCATTAATTTTAACTCATTATTTTTATATCTCCCAATATAGTCTAGAAAAATATCTCTTGCTTCATGATCTTTCAAAATTCGATTCTCTATTTCATCTAAATCTACAAGATTAGCGGATGAATAAGATCTAAGTGATATACTTAATTCATAGTTTTTATATTTTTCTTCAAGATAGAAAAATTTATGTCTAACTTCCTTTAATAAATCTTCAAACTCAGTAGCTTCTTTATAAGATGTTTCTACCTTATAGTCTCCATAGTTATAAATTCCAAGATCTTTTCCGATGAATCTAATTTCCTCTTCCAAAGATTGATACATTAGATCCTTTTCCTTCTTTCTTTTCCAACCAAACATGATTATTTCTCCTTATTTTTCCTAAATGATTGAAGTTTATTAATAAATGGAGACTTATAATACATTTTATGTTCTTCTTTGTAACTCTCCAGGGATTTATCTAAACTCTCTTTTGCAAGTTTCAGTTCATTCTCACTTGCTCCAGATTCCTTCAATAGCTTAATAGCATTTTCAGAGGCATTCTTTTCATTATTTACTACTTTCTTACCTTTGAAAAATCTTTCTACTGATTTCCACAGACCTTTAGAATTATCTCTTCCTCCTGGAGAATCTGCTGGTTTATGAAATTCTTCTATTATATTTTCAGCCTCTCTATCTATTTTTGCGGCCTTTCCTTTAGAATTTCTATTTATTACATGTCCAATCTCATGAGCTAAAGCTGGATTACCTGAAGATTCTTTAAATAAAATTAAATCATTACTATTATTAAAATGTTCCATATCTTTTCGACCATCGAATTTAAGCTTTTTTCTAACAGCTTTCTTTATTTCTGGATTTCTTATATCAATAGTTCCATTTTCAAAAGATTTTCCTGAAGTATTGCTTTTATCTTCAAGTATATATGCTTTATTTTTAGCAGCTTCATTTTTTAAATTATTTTTGATAGATTTTGCTGAATCTTCATTAGATAAAGATAGATCTTTAATGGATTTATCTAATTCCTTAATCTCTCTATCCAATTTAATTCTTTTATCTAACGAATCTTCAATAGAATCTTGCGTTTTATCGATAATTTTCTTTCCCATTTTCGACCTACTAATCGGCTTTACTATTAAATTATCTCCTAAATCACTAATAGCATTAATTGCTCCTTTTGATAACTTTTTTACTCCAGAAAGTAATCCATATTCTCGTTGTTCTACTTCCCAACCCTCAGAGTATAGTTTTTCAATTAAATCTCTGCCAGTAAAAACTCTTACTGCTACAATATTATTTCTTTTTACTCTCATCACGTTAATATTTCTTTAGATTCTTTTATAAGCTTTGCTCTAATTCTACTATTTCCATCGGCGATATTGTTAATTAGATCGAGAGTTGCTTGAAGTGATTTGAGTTGATGAGGTTCCCAAGATTCACTTTCAAGAATTCCAATCCATACAAAACCAGTACCGGTCGATAAACATTCCCATACCGAATTAACCATCTCTGCTATACTATATACACCACTCATCTCCGGGGTTATGATATAGAGATGTGTATTACAAAGTTCGGATTTTTCGATGTTTTCTTTTTCTATACATTCAGGAGTCCAATCAGGTACGACAGGATTAAAATACTCTAGTCCAAGATTATCAAGTTCTGGAATAAGCTCGTCTCTCCACCCTGAATCACCACATGTACCTCCTAAGAAAATGCGCTTTGGTTTATCTTCTTGATCAAAACGAATCTGATCAGTAGACTCTACAATCTGAACACAACAGTATTCTTTAGATGCTTTAGGAATAACACTTTTATAAAAATGTACTGAAGTAAATAAGGAATCATCAAACTTATCAACTCCTAGATCTTCTTTTATGTACTTAGTAATAATATCTATTATTTGTTTATCCATATTTTGTACATCCCTACGAGTTATATTTGTTTTTATAACGAAGGATATAGTGATTGTAAATTGTTTTGTATCTCTTAACCAATCTATATAATCAGACAGATCTAACGCTCTAAGTTGATCCATAATTTCATTCTCTAATTTTATTGCTTTAGGATTTTTATAAATATAGGGTCTAGGTTTTCCTGCTACATATTTTAAACCTGCCTGATAAAGTGAATTGACAGATACTACTTTTTCACTAACTGTCAATAAAAATTTTAATTCTTTTTTATTACTCATAATTCTTCTTTAGATTAGTAAATAAACAAAAAGAAAACACTAGTTCAATCTATTATATAAATTTTTCTAATGTTTTCTTGCATATATAAGGTTTTTATTCTATAGAAAGCGCAAAAACTCACTTTACTTTCTAATAAATGTGATAAAACTTTATAATTTAATTATTATGTTATATTTATTTGGATCTGGCGCATGGAAAGGGATAAGAAAAGTTGTAAAAATTGGATACACTGGAGACTTAGAGAAACGAAAGAATCAATATCGACTTCATAATCCTCTTGGAGAAATAATATCTACACGAGAGGGTTCTGAGGTGGATGAACTTAGACTTCATCTTAGGTTATTTGATTTTAAAGTTGAATTCTTAGATGAATGGTTTTACGATGAACAGCCAGTTTTTGAAGTTTTCGAGCAATCCTATGAAGAAATAGATGAGTGGCTTTGGGAACATAGAGCAGAGACATTATTATTTCCACAAATCCCTCTTCCTGGAACATTAAAGAGAAAATTACTTGACGAACTACAAAAGAAACACAGGACCATAACTGTAGAAGGCGAGAAACTCTTATAAGTGTAGAAAAATAAACAAATAGAAATATGGATGAAATAAATGAATTAATTAAAAACGATTTGAAAGACAGATCATGGAGAAATCATTATGATAAATTGGACCTATCGAGACAACCTCATCTTCCGAGAATATATTTCTTTGGAAGTGTTTTTGGGGTAATACTTTTCTTAGATGGTGATGGAAAAGATAGAAAAGATACTAGTTTTTCTATTATTATGAATCACTCAGCAGACGTTCCAAACTCATGGATATTAGTTGAGAAAGATTGTACGGCTAGTACTTGGATAGATGATCTCATAAAACAATTCGAGAGAGCAAAAAAGTGGATGAAAATTTAATTTATAAACCAAAAATTATGGCAGAAATGAAATTAAACAAGGAAATTATTGCATTCCATAGAGGATGCGTATTGGTAGAGAACAAAGAGTTAGTAGATCCTAGAAACACAGAAGAAAAGAGTAAGAGGATATTAATCTCACTTCTTCAAGAATTAAAGAGATATAGATATTTTCTTTCTCCTGAAGCAATATGTAGGATGACAGTTAGTGATATGGAAAATCTTCATACAAATCTACTTCCATACATCCACGAATTATATCATTCTGGGGAAAAATTTAAACCTTTATATCCAGGATTTCCAGAACAAGTAATTTCTAAGGATAACTCAGAATTGTGGTTAAATCAAGAAAGAGTTTATTCTGGTGATCTTGAAGGATTCTTAAGAGATAATCCTTGGACAACTAAAGAAGAAAAGGAAATAATTGATGAAGAGCCAGATCGACAGCTTAAGATTATGACTCCTTCTGAATTTATGGATATTCCTCGGCAAATGATGTCGGCCGGAAATTCACTAACAGGAGAAACTAGGGAAGAGTTGGCATGGTTCTTAGAGAATTATCCAGAACTTAGCATCCCAGAACGTATACCGTTTAAAGAAACAATGTGTATAGTAGCTAAACATCGGCCGGAATATAAAATTGCCGAGATTAATGATGTTCTGAGATATAGTTTGTACTTAATGGGAGCTGATCCAAGTCTTCCACATGTTCCAAAGAAAATACAAGTTAGCTCTTGGTCTAATAAAAAAACTGATAATCCTGAATGGAGAAAATTAGATACTCTTCCTAGATCAAAACGTAGAGAAATTTGTGGAAGAATAGAAAAAATAATTGAGGCTAAAGGAGTAGAAAACTGTATACGAGATGCAAAACTTTTCTATGGACATTGGATATTACTATCAGAACGTGTACATCCGAAGGAATATGTAGTAAATTATCCTGAGTGTGCTGATTTCTTTGTAAAACTTAAGAGTAAGGGTTTATCAAAAGAATATCGTACATTTAATTCTCAAGTACAGAATATGTATGATACTGGTAAAGATATTCTAGAAATAGCTAAATTTATTTCTACTCATCCAGGGGAATTTATTAGAAAATTTGATTCTCTCTTAAGAAGAGCTCTTGAAGAAGGTAAAGAATCTGATATAATGGATATCTTTATAAATACTTCAGGGATGAAAAATAAAACACTCTTAGAAATTCTTAGCTACTACGATATAAGAGATCAATCAGAAAGTACTCCTAGAGTGGTAAATATTCCTGGAAAAGGTTTATATATACTAGATGGATTAAAACCAATTAACCCTGGATTCTTAGAAACTATAAAAGATAATATAATTCGAAAAATATTTCTCAACATAGATTCTAGAATTACTGAGAAAGATTTAGTAAACGAGATTGTATATATCGATCCAGAAATTAAGAGAATACCTATTCCGAAGGGTATGAGAAATCAAAATGTATCTATCCCCAAAGGAACAAGATATAAAATCTCTGGAAATATTGTTAGGTTTTTTGTTCATTGGATTCAGAAAGATAGAGATGAAGACTTAGATCTTCATGCATTCTTATATAAGTCTAATGATGATATTAGCAATATAGGATGGAATACTTCACTTAATTCTAATGTTGCTGTTCATTCTGGTGATGTATTAAACCGTCCAGGAGATTGTGCAGAGTATGTAGACGTTGATCTAGATAAGTGCAAAAAGAATGGATATAAATATGTGGTGATGGATGTTTGCAATTATAAAGGTCGAGGAATGGATACTCTTCCTGTATGGTTGGGGTATTGTACTAGAGAAAAATTACAGGAAGGTGATAAAACTTGGCATCCGCAAAAGGTTGAATTAACAGTTCCCGTTACATCTAAGACTGATTCGATAGCAGCAATGATGATTGATATCGAAAATAGAGAAATGATTCTCTTAGATTGTGAGACTTCCGGACTTCCAGTTAATAATAAAGATAATTATTCCTTACAGAAAGCAATAGTTAACTTTTTCTCTAAACAAGAAAAATACTCATCTTATGATATCATTAAGCAACATTATGAATCTAGAGGTGCTGAAGTTGTAGAAATATTACCGGATGATCCAGATATAGAAGTAAAAGAAAAAATATTATTTGAAGATATATCAAAGAATTATGTGAAAATACTTGATATTATCGGCGAATAAAAAAAATAAAAAGATAGGTCTTGACTAATTAAAAGTCAAGTTAAATCCTATCTTTTTTTTATTCTTCCTTTATTCTTCGATTATCGCACCGAAATCTTTAACAGCATCTTCATATACTTTCAAAGATTCAGAATTTTTATCAATCGAAGCCATACATTTATTTAGGAACACTAATTTTCCTGATAATCTTTGTTCCTTCATCATATCTTTCACCGACTCTGCTACACAATAATCCTTTGCAAAACCAGCTATATAAACTTTGGTATAATCTTCTCTAGCAATTTTATCTAGGAATTCATATCCCTCAGATTTTTTAGCGCCGTTTGCATAAGAAAAGGCAGAAAACATCTCTAAGTGTGGATTTCTTCCCTTCTGAATTAGCTCATATTCGGCGCCATGATTACTGAGGGACCATAAATTTAATTCCTCAACTAGATTTTTGGGCAAACTCCATCCCCAAGAACCAGCGATACAATGTTCAGGCCAAATAGTATGAACTTTTCCTGTCTTCTCTAATTCTTCAAGGTAGGCGATAGTATTTTCTTTATTATAAAAAGCTGGAGTATATTTTCCCGATTTTACCATCCCTGAAGTAATAGTTGTAAATGCTTCAGGAGTTTGTTCCCAATACATAGAATGCCCAATATGATAAGACATATGAGTATCTTGTGTAACTATGATTTTTTCCAAGATTTTTCGTTTCCCAGATATCCATTTACACAATTCTTTCGTTGCTTTCTCTGCTCCAGGAACATAGAGAGTTCCTTTGGGGTTACAAAAATCATACTGTGGGTCTATTATCAGTAATAGACTTTTTTCTTTTTCTTCCATAATTTAATTCTGATTTTAAAATTGTTCTTATTATATCTTCATTATCTCTAAATATCTTTTCATCTCTCAAATAAATTTCCCAATGATATTCATTAACATAATCATTAGCAGAAAACATTAAATCTCCAATATACTCGGCAGAAATCTTAATAGTTATTTCCTTGAGATCATCTTTTTCAATATATTGATGTTCTTTAAAGTATAGCGAATGAATGTAAGAACTATTAATTGTGCATTTTGTTTCAGAAATTAGATCATCTTCTGTAATATTTTCAAGATCAGTTATTAATCCAAAGACTACATAATTTTTTCTAGTTATTTGAAATTTCTCAATCCTACTAATATCATATTTATCTTTTATATTAGTAAAAGTATCTTCCATCATAAAATAACTAAAAGCTGGATCTTCATCTTCTTTTTCTCTTCTAATGACTGCTCTGAAAAATCTTGGATCTCTTTTGAATTCTATCATAATCCTTCAAATAATTCTTCTCGGGACACTTTTATTACTCTGGAAGTTCTTCTTTTAAATTCTGATCCTTGAACTCTATTCCAAATCTTCATTACAGTATCCATCCCATGAATTTTAGATAATTCTGAAATAGCTCCCGAACCTTTACAAATCAAAGGAATCAAAATTTTATCTACTTCAGTATAATCCTTTCCTCCAATTTGTTCAAGATCAGAACTAGAAATTCCATTACCATCAGTGGGTGTAATATTAATAGCTTTCTCTAGAGCTACCATCTTATCGTACGAATTTTTATTTATGATTTCAGTATCTAAATAAGATTCTGAATAATACTTCGCATGTAACCACTTAAGAATAGAGTATACTTCTGTTTTCCAGAGACCACCCATAGGATTAAAATCTCCTTCATCTCCGTGAATAGTCCAAAATCCAAGATAATGTTCAGTTAAGTTATCAGTATCAATTACAATACCTTTCTTAATACCAGCTTGATTATATAGGTACATCATTCTAAGACGTGCCATAATATTTCCGTTGGCTATTTTTGTTTGTTCTGGCATCATCCCCTCTATCTCGGATATACTTTTTCCAGATAAATCACAAAGAATATCTCGATCATTATCACAATAATCGTAGTTATAGAGATTTTCTATATAACTTTTATAGAAATCATACTGTGCAACTTCTCTATAAAAAGTTTTAACACAAAAAGCATTTCCTGTTAGATCAGACGAAGTAAGTTCATCTGGTTTATTCTTTATTGGAAGTGAATATCCGTAAAAAGGAATTCCAGATCTATTTCTAACTTCATTACATACAGCAGCCATAAGAGTACTATCTGCTCCTCCTGAGATACCAAGAATTAATGCTCTTATATTATTATCTATCACATATTTTTCGGTCTTTTCAACCATCTTATTAAATATGGCTTCTTGTTCTCCATAATTTAATTTTCTTTCATAAATGTTTGTTTTCATAATTATCAATGTTTTATTGTTACATTAATAAGGATTTGTCGGTTATCTTAAGGAGAAAAATAAAAGGGAAAATTTATTCCCTTTTACTTAAAAATTTTATACTAGATCCAGAGTTTCTTCTAAGCATCTAAATATATTAAGAATATTAAAATAACATAATTTAGTGCATAAACTTGGAGAATAATCCTTATCATAAAATAAACCAGCCTCTCCCGCAAGCTCAAACATTAAATCTATTGTAAAATCTTTGAGTTTATTCTTAGAAATTCTAATATTTTCTGATATTATCCTAGTATTGTCAAGATCTCTCAAATTTATTTCAGAATCAAATTTAACTTCATAGAATAAGCACAAGCCTTTATCAGATGTGCGCTTTTTCAGAAATTTTGTTCCAGGATCAATTAGAAAATATACAGATTCTGTTTTTAGACAATCCTTATACTTTTCCTTCAGATAATCGTCAATATTTCTTAGTTCCAGCTCATCCTTGAAATTTTTCTCAGAAATTAATTCTTTATCGACAAGAGCTAAATTATAAACTGGAAGATTCTTGATTTCTAAAAATTTAGATACCCAATATTCTTCATTATTGTCAGTATAAGAAACTCTAACTAAGATATCACCTTTCAATCCTTTGGATCCATAATTTCTAATCCATTCTTCTCTATCCATTTATATCTCATATATTTTAATAATTTAAATTGATTCTTCTTAGCAAATATTTGTATGTGTTCTGGATATAAATTCTTTGCTTTAAATTTCTCTAAAAGAATTTCAGAAGGAATATCTATAACCTTAACATAAGAACTATTATAGTCTTCAAAGTGCTGTCCTGTTCGTTCCGACCTCACATTATATGATCCTGAGAATCTAATAGATTTCCCAAGTCTTTTATAAGGAGAGGAAATAAGTGATATTGCAATCTGAATAGTATCATTAAGTTCTCCATAATAAGATTTGAAATAATTATCAATATCTTCATTATTTTTTATAAGATCTAGATTAACATGTTTTAGATCTCCACATTTTGCATAGAAGTAAATAATGAACTTAGGTTGTCCGAAAGAATAAAATTTACGTACTAAATATACTTTCATCTTTGTAAAATTAAATCCCCAAGAATATTTTAATATCCTTGAGGACTTTTTTATTATTATCTTCTGCGCATTCTATGTATCCTATGAGCTCTAGATTTCTTCCTAGTATACTTCTTTTTTGATGTCTCTTTAATTTGTGGTTCTTTTGTTAAAACTACTTTCTTTTTAGGAGACACTCTAGCTTTTACTCCTTCTGAAATACCTGAACTTATAGATCTAGGTGGAATCACTGTTTTTCCTGATCCATCTGTATAAGAATTTGTTTCAGGGTAATATCTATATCCTCCAGAACCCAATACCCATGCTCCAAGTGCTGCATTATAAGCCCAAGAATTATTATCTCGATCACGAAAAATTTGTCCTTGTGTTGGTTTCTTTGGAAGTGAATCTGAAGTAGTTGTCCAAGTTTTTCTTCTCTCAGGAGATTTACTACATCCTCCAAAAATCAATAATAATCCTAAGATGAAAATTATTAATATAAAATCAATTGATCTCTTCTTGTTCATCTTTTCTCCTTTCTAATGGTTTAACTCTTTTATAATTATCATAAAACCAGGATAAAAGTTGTTTTGTTGCATACTCTACTTCATCCGGTTCAAGTTGAGATGATTTATATCTTATCGACCATTCAAGCATATAAAACTCAAGAGGCATAATGAAACTGTCTGAAGTCATTACTACTTTCAAACATAATCCTGGGGAAAGAAATCCTCTACCTGAAACAAACCTCTCTTTCCAGATATTATAGAGGTTGTATGGTACTTTATAGGTTTCATCATATTCGGTTGGAACTTCTCCTGTATCATTTACCTCCCATTTAACATCTTCAATCTCATAATCATTAAAGATCATTTCGAATTCCGTCTTGAAGTTTTCCTCATATATTCGATCAAGAGCTCCATAACCAGTTTCAGAAACCACGAGAATTAATCTATCGGCCGAATCAACTGCTATCACTTGACCTTTATATAAGAAACAATTTCCAGGTTTTAATTCAGGATCTTCACCTAAGAAATCTCTAAGCTCAGTTCTTACTTCAATTTCTTCTGAGTTTTCGTCGGCCGGATCTTTTTTCTCGTGTTTAATCTCTTCTGGAAATCTGCAAAAATCCCATTCTATTACTGCATTAAGTTTTACCAAGATTCCAGGGATAACTAAATCAGCCATTCCTTTCTCACAACCACAGCGATATTTCTGTGCTAATACTTCAATAATCATAATATAATAAATTTATTTAACTATATAATTACCATTTTCAGAAATAAAATCAATTTTTATAGCAGGATAAGAACCACCCCATATATTAATCTCTCGCTCTTTCAAAATTTTTCCAAGTGAATTAATCTTAAAACATGAGAATTCCATTTCCATTCGGATATTACTAAGATCGAGAGTAGAAAAATTAGGTTTATTAAGAATTGTTCTAAATATTTGTTTAACATTCTCTAGAAAATCAATCTTAAGTAATTCTTTGGCATAATATTCAGCTGAAGATTGATTATCAAATACTTCATCCGGAATTTCAAAAGATCTAATTTTTCGAAGCATTGAAATTACTTGACTTTTAGAAATTATATCATTGGTTGATAATTTCTCAGTACATTCATGGATTATGCTATCAATATCCTCAATAGATTTATCCACTACTATTCCTGTTACTTGTTTTGTTACCATAATTTATTTTGTTAATATTATACATCATATATAAGAATCTCAAGGGAGAAAGAGAGGGAAATTAAATCCCCTCTTTATCATATAGTACTTTAAATCCAATATAATGAGACCTTGGAACAAATACATCTCCTACTAAAGGTATAAATCCAATCTCTCCAGTAATTTCATCTATATCTTTTGACTGTCTTCCTTTCTCTATATATAAGGTAGAACAATTAAAATCAAACTCCTTAAGAACTTTTCCACTTTTTGAATAAGCTGTAATCTTAATTAGCTTTTTATTTTTCTTCGTAATAAATCTACCAATCATTTTCGAAATTTTCTCAGTTCCTCGAATAGATATTAGTCTAAGGTTATTTTCTCCTGGTTTAATTGTCTTTGAATTTATCTGAGTTAGTGTTGTATATAAACTAAGACCACTCATTTCTGGTTTAAAATTACTAGTTTCGAATAATTCATTTAATTCTGCTGCTTCTTCTTTTGTTAATTTTTTCATAATCTTTATTTTTATTTATTCTTTTCATTAATAAGGCTTTCACGGGAAAAATAAAAAGAGGGATTTATTCTCCCTCTTTTCTTGCTTTTAATAATTCCTTATTAATTTCATTTTTTATAAATTCTTCCGCTTTTTTGTCAATTTCATTATCACCAAATAAATGCACTTCACATCTATTTATTACTAATTCAGCTTTAAATTCAAAATCTACATCGCGATATAAACCTGATAGACTCAGGCATACTTGAAATACAATCTCGCTTGATATACTTTCCATTGTTTCCTCCACATCACGGAATAATCCTTCGTATTCTCCACAATGATTAAGATACATTCTTTCTATAAAACTTCCACGACTATTTACTACCCCATCACAAGAAAGGTGCATATATATTCCACCTCCTTTATGATAAGTTTTAAGATTAAGTAAAATAGTATTCTTTTCTTCATAGAACTCTTTTGGGAATTTTATATTTACCCCTAATTGTATCGCATCACTACATAAGTCATACATACCGCGTGAAAAATGATGAGTAACTGTCAATGGATGTTCTCTATAAATATCACAATTCAAGTTTCCTATCAGCTTCATTAATTTTTCAAATGATATTTCATCTGGGATATATTCAAGTATTTTATTTATCTCTCTATCTACCTCTCCAGATCTATCTATATACAAAGTTTTTGAATTTAATAAGGTTCCATATTCATATTCTGTACATACTATATAGCCACCTAATGATCTAACATCTACCGCTTGTACTTTCTTATTGTTGCCATAATCGTATGTTACATCTACTAAAACTGTTTTTGGTTTTTCAAAACTTATTACGTTTTGTAAAATTTGTCTTTTCATAATTTTCCTTTCTTTTTTAGTTTATTAATATTTTATCATATATAAGGCTTTTAAGGAAAATAAAAGAAGTGACTATTAATTTAATCACTCCTTTCATATTTATGTTTATCTCTCTATTTCTACTATTTTTATAATAGTTCTACATTTAAATCCATTCATTCGAATTCTATCTATATAGTTATATTTTTCCTCTGGTTTAAGAGTTTGATTGTTTTCCAATTTTTGTGATAGGTTTATGAATCTTTGAACGATTTGTCGACTTTTAAATTTATCAGCAAGTGGTATTATTAATTTAATATTATCACTAGTACTTAGTTTTATTTTTGCGATTACATCTATTGCATCAACGACTTCTTTAGTAGTAATTCTTTCTCTATTGTAATTCTTTAAAGCTTGATCGCATTTATTAAACAATTTTCGATAATATGTTAAAACCTTTTTCTTTTCTACCCTTGATTTTACTGTAGGATGATAAGTTTTAAAATTATTATTGATAATTTCAAATTTAAGGATGACACTATTAATTATTCTTAATAAATCTTGCTTTTCTGAATTTTGAAAAGTAAAACTTTTTTCAACTTTCATTTTTATATTTTTAAGGTCGAAAATAATACCTTCAATATGAAATAATCTAGATATCTCATAAAGAAATTTCTTTTTCATATCTCTTATTCTAAAAGTATCATCCAGAGATCTTAACTTAATCATTAGTTCATTCAAAGCTTCTCCTCGTGAATATGCTTTGCTAAACTGCTTAATCTCTCTTTTAACTTGATTAAAAACACTTAATTGATTAATTTTGTTTCTTTTTCTCATAGTTCTTTTTTTTTATTATACATCATATATAAGAATTTCAAAGGAGAAAAATAAAGAGCCTCAATCCAATGTTTCCAAAGGATTAAGACTATCTTTTTTATTTACTATTTCTACTCTATGTGGCATCCAAAATTTCAAAGAATCAATCTCTTCTTTATGTAGTAAGAAATCAATTCTATTTGTATGCTTAGAACCCATAAGATCTTTTACTATCCATTCACCATTTAAACCTGGACATTTCTTAGACTGTATTAGAACTGTATCTCCAAAGCTAAATTTCCCACTCCTTCTGAGATCTCTAGAGACTGCAATCCATCTATGTTCACCTGTTTTAACTTTTTCAGGATGAACTTTACTTCCATCTGCTGTAATGCTTCCCGATCTAGCATAATAAAATGTAGCTAATGGAGTAGAATCTAAGTCCTTGGAGGGGCTATAAACACTCCAACCAAGGACTAGAACTATTATGATAATTAATCTACGCAAATTTCTTTTCTATTAAAACTTTCCCATTCAAGCTTCTTCAATGCTCGATTCAATTCAGAAAGTTTACCCTTTGTAATAGACCATCTATCGGTAGGATAGTCTAAAGATTCGAGATTTACTGGAAGAGGATTTTTCATATTCGGATCTGTATTACTATATAATCCGACTGGTTCAATCCAAACTTCCTCTTTTCCTTTTTCACCACAAAGTTTAAATACTGCATAAGTCTTAGCAGTCCAGAGAATATCAACATAATTTCCAGGATACAATTTATAATACTTCCATCTCATTGTATCTCTAAGACCAATAATTACTGATTTCTGGATATTATTACCATTCTCCATTTCAATCAACGGAAATCCAGGAAAACCATTATCAATTACTGGTTTATCTCTCCACAGAATTCCTTGCAAGAACTCAACTGCCTTTTCTTCAAGACCTTCACGACTACCAAGACACATAGAAATAACATCTAAATGTTCACGAATAGCTTTTTTCTTTTGACTATCACAGAATTCTTTTGGATTTCCAATTTTTGTTCTTTCACTAATCTTTTCCAATGATATATATGGAATAAGATCTGGACTTAAACTAGGACTCACAATTCTGTACAGATAGTATGATGGATCTTCGACTAGTTTGTTATTACTCAAAAAAATCGGATAAATATTACCGATCATACTGTTTGTTACGTTGTACTTAATCATTTCTTTTTTGATTTCTTTTTGTTATTACTACTATTTTTGTTATCACTATTTTCTATAAGAGATAATCTAGTAACAATCCGTCCTTTTGTTAAATCATAAGGACTTACTTCAATTTTCACTTTATCTCCTGCTAGAATTCTTATATAATTTTTTCTAATTTTACCTGATATAGTACATAATACTTGATGCTCCATAGAATCTAATTCTACTGAAAACATAGAATTCCCGAGCTCTTCAACAACTTCTCCTGTAAATGATAAATTCTCTTGCTTAGCCATATCACTCTAATACTCCTTCTTTATCAATTAACACTTGAAGATTCCAAAATTTACTTGATATAATTTCATTTACAATAACTTCTGGAATATTTTTAATACCTCCATAGTACTTAATCAAGTCTAAAATATCTACTTCAATTGTTGTATATATTTTCGGAGATTTTTTAGTACCGGTATTAGTATCATAAAAAGTTCTTACACCTAATCCAAAATTATTTCTAGCGTTTTCTATCAAATCTTTAATATCCAATAATAAATTAGGTGTAGCAGAGAATAAATCAGATAATTTAACTACCTCTAGAGTATAATTTGTTGATTTAATTCTTTGTCTACTAATCTTTCTGGAAGCATCTGTAAAGTGATTTTTAAAATAAATACTTCCTAAAGATACATAATTCTCAATTCCAGATAGTATTAAACTTTCTGGATTACCTTGACTTACTACCTCTACTGCTATTTCATTTATATTTATTCCAAGATCTATAAAGAGTTTTCTGTAATACAAATTTCTCATTGCATTTCCATCTTTAAAATCTTGATAAAATCTCCTTACTAAGTTTTCTGCATTCTTATCATTATTATTTCCTTCACCAATATAAATGTCTTCTCTATTCTTATTCAAATCCCAAGAACATAATACAACTTCATGTAACATATTCTTAATCATTTCAGAAACAGATTCAGGAATAAGATCTGCATAAGAATCTGATTCACTTGATTTCAATGAAAGAATATCAAGAATATATTTAGGATTTGAATAACTAGAAAATCCATAATCTGAAGTAATTGTATATTCCTTCATTGAATTATCAAAGATATATTTTTGATAATCTTTCAGACAAGTTATATCATTCTCCAAAACATTTCCAGAATCTACAGCGCTTGGAAGAGAGTACATAATCTGAATATCTTCCGGTCCAGAACCAATTTTTCTGGTTTTTAGAATGTCAGAGATTTTCTTCTCATCTCCAAGTTCAGAAACATATAGATACGCTGGAACCATTGAAGAATCTCCAAGAAAATCAGAATTTAACTCGTTCTTTTTTCTACTCTTAAATTCTCCAAGATAATAATACGTATTTGTTAATGTATCATATCTTCCACCAGGAATCCACTTCTTTACTTTTTTATTTAAAGTACAATTCATTCTACGCTTCATCTCTTCGAAAGCACTTTTATATTCCGCCATTTCAGGAGTCATAAAATAAACACTTTCTTGAGAATCTTCTGAAAATACTGCTTCAAATATTGTGTCTCCGAAATTAGCTTTATCACTCTTAACCTGAGTAATTATATTGCCAATCATAGGAACTCCAAAAGCTGTCCGATACATATTACAAACTAAGTAATATTGTTCTGGATCAGGAAATTCATCACACTTTACATAAACACTAAGATCATTAGATACTTTTAATTTAAATGAATTAGATTCAATAATCACTTCATCAAAAGCAGATTCGATATTCTTTTGTACTGCCGCTTTATAAGACTTTTTTTCAGGGGAGGCTAAAAAAACACGCTTCCCTGCTGAAACTGATAAGTCACACGGAAAATAAGCTATCAAATCACTTGTTAATCTCCAAGAATTTTTCTTCATAATTTTTCTCTTTTACTCAATTGTAAACTTAATTTTTTTCTTAACATTATTGAATTTTATACAAGATCCTCCAAGATAATCATGAATCCTGTATATCTCATTAATAAGATTTTCGTTTGCTCCTATCAGCGTTTTTGGATCTACAAGAACAACTGATGCAGTAGTAAACCTTCTTTTTGCTGTATCAGGATCAATTAATTCTGTACAAGAAAATAAATGTCCATCTGTTGCTATTACTGCATCATATAATTCTGGAATCTTAGAACACTCATAATTAAACCTAGCTTCTATGTATTGTTCAAAGCTAACACATCTCTCTCGCTCAGCATATGGAGTTCTCTTAACACTGACATAATCTTTCTCATAATAACTAAGAGTACTATTAACTCTTGCTATCAGTTCTTTGATAATTTCTTCCGTTTTCATTTAATATAATTGCAATTAAATCTTCAATTAGTTGTAATTTAGGTTTATCTGATAACATTATCTCTGATTTCTCTGGAAATGCTAAATATGTACTTTTCCAATAAGCATCTGGATCTCCAAGATTATTAGTTAACGAAAAATCCATTGAATCTTCAGGAAAATCAGAATTAATCAACCTATATTTCCCAGAAGTATACACAATTTCAGAAGTACTTCTATCAAGAAGACATTGAAAGTTCCCTATTTTAAAAGTATTCAAAATATAATCTTGCTTATGTTCAGAGGGTTTCAGTTCTTTTATTAAACTTACCTTCCAATTACTTAATGTTGTTTCTGAAGCTAAAATTTTATTATATAAGTCATCTGAATTTTTATACATTCCTGAAATTAATAATACTTCGAGGGAAGGAATATATACAAAAACTTTATTTTCCTCTTCCAAAAGAAAATATATACATGAAGACTCTGAGATACTAAGAAACTTACTCCATCTCTCTTCAGGAAATACTACTTTAGAATATTTTACATAGTCTTTATAAATTTCCTTTCCAAGAATTTTATAATATCTACTCTTTGTTATTAACTTTATCATTTTTATAAGTATTAAAAAATTCTAAAATTTTCATATCATTCCAAGAAACTCTAAATGAATCTCTAGAAGTAGGTGCAAATATTTCTGAAACTGCGTCAACGTACATAGTATGAGTAAATTCATCTCCCATATACATTCTCTTCCAATCAGCCTCTGTTATACAATCACGTACTCCAAGCTGTTCTATCGCTAAATTATCAAATCCTATAGTAGCTGATAGATTATTTTGTCGAGTATACAAAATTCTCTTTAAAGTCTTTTCCCACTCCTTAAGATCATACTTGGGTGGATTGCCGAGAGCTCTTCCCCAATTTTTATAACCAAGAATTAATACTTGTCTTCCAGACGTTATCAGTTCTTGGAGATCTTCTGGGGGAAATATTCCGGCAATGATATGATATACTTTTGTTTTAAAATATGTAGTATATTCATCTTCTAAAGTATTTATTAACTTTTCATCAAACCTATCAATACTTACTCCAAATACTTTTACCATATCAAGTTTATCATGAAATTTCTTACGCTTCTCTTCAGTATTTAAAGACCTAGAATTTATGGTAAGTCTTGGAACAAATCCATTATCATCTGCCCACTTACATAAAACAGCACAATCATCTATAACAGAATCTTCAGTTACATCTCCACCTCCAATAGCTAATTCTATTCCAACTTTAGGAAGCTGAGATAAAACATCAATAGTTTTCTGTAGGTCAAAAGACTTTCCTTCAGAGATACTAGATTCATGACAAAATGGACATCCTATAGAACACTTATTTGTTATTTTCAAATCTATAGAATCAGGAAACTTTGAAATAAGCTCCTCTCCTCTTCTTAATGCTCGATAAGTTTTTGTACCTGATAAATTATTAAGAGTAACATAATAATTTCCGTTTATATAAGAATATTCATCTGTTATCATAGTACTTTGCCAAACTCTTTTGTCATTACTGTATATGGTAAACTAATCCAATGAGATCCCCAAGTCTGAGTATCTTTTATTAACTCCTTAAAGATTTCATTTTCATTTGTAGAAAGTGAGTATAGTAAAGTTGATTTTTGTTTTTTACCATCACCTTTCGTTATTGTTTTATTTATAATCTCTTTTTCCAGACTTTCACTAATCCAATATAATTTTCTATCACTAAGAGAAATAGGTCTAAAAGTAAGCTGATTATCACTATGAAATCCTCTCCACTTTTCCATTCCAAGATTTTTTTCAAATTTTTTGGTTTTGATATTATAAACTATATCTGAAATTAAAGATTCGTTTTTCAGATAATTCTCTATATCACAACCTACTGATTTATTATATTCAAAATCAACTCTACCTATATCTCCTCCATAATCAACACTAACGATAATTTCTGGGTCATCAGTTTCTTCTTCATAGAAACCCTCTGGAGCATCTGAATTATCATTTCCTAAATATAGCCAAGATCTTGAATTAAATATAAAATTCTTAATTGATCTAGCTGATTCCATAATTTCAGGAAATATATCAGAACTATTATGATCTATCTCAGGAGCACCAGAATCCCAGTAATAATCCTCATCCTCTTCAACAATATCATCACTTGACCTGTTTTCTTCCCAGTCAAATACTATATCCTTTGCTCCAGTATATCCTAGGACAATTTCTTTTAAGAGTTTTACTTTCTTCCGATTACTCTTATATTTCCAAATTATACCACATACATATTGAAGTTTAGTCATTGGATCATTATATTTTTCATACTCCCAACCAAATGATTCAGATCTTCTAGGAACATGTATAACTCCCTCTGAATCCATAGGAAGTGTATCAACCAATGAATTAGGATCAACACAGATTACTACAGAGTGAGACGAACTACTATTAGTCTCAGGTAGATTTTTTCTAATTACTTGTTTTATTCTTTTCATAATAAAAATATTTCATAATCATTTATAAGGAAAATAGGCTCTTCTTCAAAGCCTTATTAGTGTATAAATTAAAATTTAAAAGAAGATGAAAAAAGAAAAATGGATTACAAGAACTGATGCTGCAAAGTTAGCAAAAGTAAGTACACAAACTATTACAAACTGGGGTAAATCTGGTTTAATTACTATCAGAGTTATTAAAAATATGACATATGTAGATAAGAAAACTCTGATTGATTTATTGGAAAGCAGTTTATCTAAAAAGACAACTGATTTAGGAGAATTAGAACGCCAGCTAGATGAAAAGATCGAAAAAATGAAAAAAGAGATCAAAGAAGTAGAAGATGTTACAAGATTTATAAGAATTGGATATAGAAGATACTCACACTGCAAAGAATTAATTATTGCATCTTTAATAGACAATATTCATTACTATAATGATAACTCAGATTTTCACCGCATCAATGAAATTTTATGGAAATACTTAACTTTTCTTAACTCTATTAATAAAGGAAAAGGAGAAAAGAATGTTGATGAAATTAAGAAATTAGCAGATTCTTATGGTTTGACAAAAAGTGATTTTACTAAATATATTAATGATAATATAAAATTTTTATATGATAACAATAAACTAGTTCTCGAAAAACTTGAAAAGTTAACAAAAGAGAACATGGCCAAAGACATAGAATTAGCTGAACTTAAGAGAATCAAAAATGTAGAAAATATTGATGTTACTTTAAGTGAAGAGCAAGAAAAGAGAATGAGATTATTAAAAACTAGTATAAGAGACTTAAATCTTTCTCGTAGAGCACTTAATACTTTAGTAGATTATGATATTCAACATAAGAATATGAAAACATTAGGTGATATTGCAACTCGTACAGTAAAAGAAATAAGGTCTATATATAATCTTGGTTATCATACTTATATTGAATTAAGTGATGTAATAGAACATTATGGTCTTTGTTGGAATATAGATATAGATTATTTCATTTTAACTGGAAACATAAATGTAAAAATAAAGGAGGGTTAATTCCCTTCTTTTTTCTTTCTCCAAATGATGTTTTTGCGCTCCTAGGAAACCTAAACCCTAATATATGACATAGAACAATTATAAAAGAAATTTTGTAGTTGTTCTTTTGTTTTCTTAAGAAATGTGTAGTGTTTATTTAATATATAATAATTATTAAAATATTATGAATGATTTTTGCAACTGTGGTTGTGGATTCAACCCTGGAAGTGATTACAATGCGTTCGGGGATATAGGTTACAATCTTCCGCTGATTTATGAAGTCTATTGCAAAACTATTCAGGAAGTAAATGGTACAGATCCAGATACTCAAGACAAAAATAATAAAATTTATGTCAAGAATGGAGTATTATACCTTCCTAATAGTTATCATGCAAGTTTCAAATCCCCAGATACATTGATGATCTACGATGAAACAGTAACTTACAAAGATTCTACCCTAGGTCTTGTAAATGATTAAGAAAATTTTATTAAACGTTTAATTAAAAGAAAGAATAAATTATGAGCGAAAAAATCTCTAAGATTAGTGTTGACGGAGTTGTATACGATATCGCGTCTACAGGTGGTGGAGAAGTTCCAGGTGATATCCAAGAACAACTCTCTGCTCTAGAAAATAAGGTAACTGAAGAAGCTAGTGCCCGTGAAGAAGGTGACGCTAAGTTATCTGAAAAAATTGAATCAGAAGCTTCTCGTGTTGATGGAATGGTAAATCAAATCAACGAAAATGTAGCTTCTTCTATCGAAACTCTGAATAATAATCTTGTTCAGGCTATCGAAACTATTAATAATGGTATTGCAGCTGAAGTAACTAATCGTGAAGAAGGCGATGCTAAACTTCAAGCAGCTATTGATGAATTAGCTGAAAAAGTAAACGGTGAAGGTGCTGATCTCACTGAACTTGAAGGAAAAATTGAAAAAAATGCGGCTGATATTGCAACTGTAAACAATAATCTTGTTGAAGCTGTTAATAATATCAATAAGAATGTTGCAGACGGTTTCAGCACCATAAACGGAGGACTCAATAATGAGATACGTCCAGAACTTGAAAAAGCTGTTAAATATGAAGATACAGCAACTGAACAAAATCCTGGACGTAAGACTATTTTCCTAAACAATCATGATAATATTTGCGGAAAAACTACTGATGGTAGTGCTGTGAATATTGCTATGGTTTCTAAGTGGAATAAAGTAGATCTAGGTTCTAGTTCAGTAGAAATCAACTTAAACGGTTCTGCTGAAAGACCTACTTATAACGATTCCAAACAAATTGCCCTTCTTGAAGATGTTCATGGCAATATGGAAACTATTGCATTAGTTAAGAAAGATGACTTAACTTATGAACTTCAAGTAGGTGATAAAATTGCTGGTACTATTAATATTCCTGCAGACCAATTCTTGAAATCTGTTGAGTACTCTGCAGAAGATAAATCATTGACCTTTGTATTTAACACTTCTGAAGGAGAACAAACTTCAGTAGTTGATCTTAGCTCTTTGGTTGATACTTACGTAGCTGGTAATGGTATTGAATTAATTGAAAATGGATTCTCTATTAAATTAGATCCTTCCAGTGAATCTTACTTGAGTGTATCTGAAGCAGGTATTAAAGTAGAAGGTATCAATGAAATTAAGAAGAATGTTCAAGAAGTTGCTGCTAACCTAGTAACAGTTAATGAAAATCTTGCTTCTTCTATCGATGCTATTAATAAGAAAGCTGTTAAATATGAAGATGTAGCTGACTCTAATCTCCCAGAACGTAAAGCTATTGTTCTTAAGAATGGTGATGTTATTTTAGGTGGTAACTTAGAAGGTGGTACATCTAGTCTCGTTCAGCTTAATCGTTGGGGTGTAGCTGATTTTGGTTCTTCTAGCGTCCCATTTAATATCAATACTCCGAAAGATGTACGTCCAACTGTACAAGAAGCAGGTCAATCAGGTGAAGAAGCTCATAAGATTGCATATTTGAGTGATATTGTTGATAGCTCTGCTGACTTAGAAGAAATCAAGGAAGCTCTATCTGAAAAAGCTGACAAGTCTGATGTTGATGCTATCTCTGAAAAACTTGATAGCAAAGCAGATAAAGATAGCGTTGTAGAATATAAAGAATCTGGTGAAGGTCGTAAGACTATTCAACTAGCTAATTATGATTCTATTTCAGGCATCGATACTAAGGGTACTGGACATAATCTTGCTATGGTATCTAAATGGGATAAGGCTGATTTTGGTGCTCCCGGTCTTGAATTGAATTTGAACGGTTCTGCAGAAAGACCTACTTATAACGATACTGAAGAAATTGCTCTGGTTAAAGATATTCAAGTTTCTTCTTCTGATATCGAAGAACTTAAAGCTGCTGTAGAAGGAAAAGCTGATAAATCTGAACTTGAAGCTGTTCAAGGTGAAGTAGCTCTTAAAGCAAATCAGGCAGATGTAGATTTCCAAGTTAATGCTATTAATGATAAATTAGCTGAAAAAGCAGATAAAACTGAACTTGAAGAGGCTGTTAAATATCAGAAATTCGGAGAAGATCGTAAGACTATTCAATTAGCTAACTACGACAATATCTCTGGAGTCGCTACTGATGGAACTAGTCATAATCTCGTAATGCTGTCTAAGTGGGATGTAGCTGATTTTGGTGCTCCTGGTGTGAAAATCAACTTGAACGGTTCTGAAGCTCGTCCTACATATAATGATGATAAGGAAATTGCTTTACTTGAAGATATTGAAGCAGCTAACGATAAATACATTTCATATAAAGAATTAGAATCAGGTGCTAAAACTATTGAACTTGCTAATGGTGATTCTTTAAGTGGTGTAAACTCTGATGGTGTAGCTGGATTTAATTTAGCTAAAGTAACACCCGAGAATAAAGTAGAGATTGGCTCTGCTGGTATGGATCTTAACTTAGTTGGATCTGAACCTCGTCCTCTATTTAATGGTTCTAAAGGAATTGCTCTTTCAGAAGATTTAGAAACTAAAGCAGCCGAACTTCAAGATAATATTAATCTTAAGGCATCTCAATCTGATCTTGAAACTTATATGAGTGCTACTGATACTAAAGTTTCTGAACTTGAAGAAAAGATCGGTAATGTTCCTACTAAAGTATCTGAACTTGAAAACGATCTAGGTTTCCAAAATGAAGCTCAAGTAGATGGTAAGATTAAAGAAGCTATTGATGCTATTCCAGAAGTAGATTTGGAACCTTATGCTACTAAAGAAGAATTAGCCGAAACAACTAAAAATGCAGTTAATTATCAGGAATTTGGTGAAGGTCGTAAGACTATTCAGCTTGCTAACTACGATAATATTTCTGGTATTGATACTAAGGGCGTAGGTCATAACATTGCCATGGTTTCTAAGTGGGATAAAGTGGATCTTGGCGCTCCTGGATTGGAAGTTAATCTTAATGGATCTGCCGAACGTCCTACTTATAACGATACTGAAGAAATTGCATTGCTTAAAGATGTTCAAGGTATTGTTATTCCTACTAAAGTATCTGAATTTGAAAATGATGCTAACTATCAGAGTGCTTCTCAAGTTGATGCTAGAATTCAAGAAGTAGTTGCTGCTGCTCCTGAAGCTCTTGATACTCTTAAAGAACTTGCAGATGCTCTTGGTAATGATCCTGATTTCGCTGGAACTGTAACTACCGAACTTGCTAAAAAAGCTAATTCTATAGATGTTTATACTAAGGAAGAAGCTGATGCTAAGTTTATTACAGAACATCAAAGTCTAGAAGGTTTGGCTACTGAAACATGGGTAGAGTCAAAGGGATATCTGACTGAACATCAAGATATTTCAGGATTAGCTACTAAAGAAGAAGTAACTGAAAGTTCTAATGAAGTATTAACTAATATTCTTGGTAGAATCTGGACTAACACAGATAAAGAAGAGAGTGGTAATTTTGATACCTCTTATAAACATGCTGATGGTTCATATGCTAGAATATGGAACGAAACAGATGGAGGAGGTTCTCAATATTATAATAGTAATAAAGACACTCTCTCTTTCGTTGGAGTAAATGATGGTAATGATGGAATTCATGTACAAATTTATTCTAAGAAGAAATCAACTAATGTGGGTGCAAGACTTAATGCTACTCCTGATGGTATATTCTATGGTGTAGGTAATTCTGCTAGTATAGCTCCTGAAAATGAACTCGTAGTAAAGAAAGATATTACTGAAGTTAACACGAATCTAGAAGCTGAAATAGAAGCTAGAAGTACTGCAGATACTCAACTTCAGAATGACCTCCAAGTTGAAGCTACTACTGCAAGAGAAGCAGAAAAAGCAAATGCAGATGCAATTGTAGCAGAAGTATCAAGAGCAACTGAAAAAGAAGCAGAAATTGAAGCAAATTTAGCTAGTGCAGTGAAATTTACAACATCTACTTATGAAGGTAGAGATAAAAAAGTCATTACACTTGATAATGATGAATTGATCAATGCACGTTCTAATTCAGAGGATCTTGAAAATAAAGTAAATGTAGGTGGTAAATCAATTAGTTTGATTCAGTTAAATAGATGGAATGTTGTTGATGTTGGTTCTCCTTATACTTTAACCAATATCAATACTCCTAAGGGACAAAGACCTACAGTTCAAGAAGCTGGACAGTCTGGACCTGAAGCAAATCAAATTGCATATGTATCTGATGTAGCTGGTCTTAGCAATACTCTTGAAGCTTTGAATGCAACAGTTCAAATTCTTCAAAGTAAAGTTGATGTTCTTACTAAAACAAATACTGAAGTTGTAAGTGTTGACGGTTCTGCTGGTGAATTGAAAGATTCTTCTAAGGATTATATCGTATCAGGATCTATTAATGAAAATGCTGAAATCGTTGGTAAGTCTATCTCATTAAAATCAATTAAAGTAAGTGATAATGCTAGACTTAAATTGAATGCTGGTGATGTAGAAGCCAAAGATCTAAATATTTCAGGTTCATTCCCGAAAGCTAATGGAAATACTGTAATAAGCGTAAATAATGCTGAATTTATCGTATTCAAAGATATGGTATTTGATGCATCTGAAGTTTATAACGGTATTGAGATTGGTCTAGCAAGCAATTCTGTACTTCCGAAAAATATCTTGTTCGATAATTGTAAATTCCAAGGTGAATTCAGTAATAATGCTATCTTAGTATTCGGTACTCAAGACAATGCTATTATTACATTGAATAACTGTTATTTCGAAAAGATCAGTAATGCTCTTAGATTAAGTAATAAGTCTAATGCTTCTGGTGTAGTTGTTAATATTAATAACTGTACTGTAGATCAATGGGAAACTAGAGCTCCATGGCAAGGTTTCTTGATTTGCGAAGATTATACTAATAAGACTGAAGAAGAGGTTAATGCTAATAACTTGTTTGGTGACGGTAAGATTACTGTTAACTTTAATAATTTAGTTCATGCTGGAGTAAAGATTAATCCAGCTGATCCTGCTTCAGTTTGTGGCACTAAAAATGAAAGTCAAGTAGTTATGGTATGTCAAGATGCTGTAGCTGGTCCAGAAGGTGATTACTGTTTATCTTATGACGCGGCTAAGTTCCCAGTTGTAAGCTTTAAATAAAAAAAAAATAAATGGAGAGGGATTAAATTTCCCTCTCTTTTTTCTTCTCACTCAATAACCAAAAATCTTTAGTTATTTTCTTCATTATAACAGATACCATTCCAGCTAAGATAAATAATTTAGGTAATGATTGGTGAGTTATTATAAACCAACTACTTACTATTATATCTGCATCCCTAGCATAATTTTCTTGCTCTAGTGACATCTTTTCTCCAAGATTCTTAAATTCATTATATTTAGTGAGATACTTTTCTGCAAACTTTGCTCTTTTCTTTCTCTGCTTTCTTATTTTCTTTAAAAACTCTTTCTTTGTCAGCCACTTCTTTTCATAATATTCTTTTAATCGATTCTCTCTACACTGACATTCATGAAGTTGTTTTTTTTTTAAAGATAGTTAAGCTTTGTTTTGCTTGTCTTGTAATTTCTCCTGTTTCCATTTTTATTCTCTTTTAAGTTTATTAATAAAAAATCTCCCTAAGCTATTTCATTGTTAGCTTAAGGAGTTTCTTTCTCTACATTAATAAGGCTTTAAAGGACTCAAAAAGGAAGAAAAATAAAATCCATCTATCTTCACAGACCGATGGACTAAATAGGGTACAACAATATTACAAACTTAAAAGAACCCGTTAATTCTTTTCTTTATCGTTTAGTAACTTGTCTTCTTTTTCCTTTATTTTTGTTTCTAAGTTCTTATTAATATCTTTCATCCAGTTAATTGCTTGATCTTGTATAAAAGTGTTCATCTTATTTTTTACTTCTGAAACACCATCTATTACACTATTCGTCTTCTTAACTGCTTTATATATTAAATATATACCTCCAATAATTACAGAGGTACCTACAATTACTTTTACTGTTTTCATATTATTTCTCACATTTATTTTTATTACATATATAAGGCTTTTAATCCTCTTCTTTTACCTCCCTTACAAGAAGATTCATATTCCTTGCAAGAGATACCATATTCTTAGTTCCTTTATTCTCTGCAACCGAACTAAAGAAAGCTATACATGCATTAGCCACTTCTGCCATTTGTTTATTTCTCCTATACCCAGCACTTTTTCCATATCTATCCCAATCAGCTGGATAACGCAAAACTTCATAACCTTTTTCTTCAGCATATTTTTCTCCAAGTCTATCAGCACCTCTAGCACATCCACTAACAATCACAATCTTTTCCGTTGGGTCTGCTGCTTTTCTTGATAAAATAAGATCACACTTCTCCTTAAGAAGATCGTAATCATCAAATTCTCTAGAACCACAAATAATTACTCTAAACATCTAAATAACCCTCCAATGTTTTAATTATAGAATCAAGTCCTTTATCTTCTCGCTGGGTAGATGACAGCCCAGATAAATAACCATGTAAATAATAACAAAAATTCTTAGGTAACGAAATCATGTCATCTTTTGAAGAGATTTCCGGGCTGAGATAATCCTCCAGCGGTCCATTACAATTATACCCATTATAAACATACCACTTTCCTGATTCGAAGATATATAAATACTCTTCAACTCTCTTAGGTGGTTTATCTGAAAAAGCTGGTTTGTTATTCTCCCAACTCTCACCTCTTCGAACATAATAGTCACAACCCTCAGGAGACTCTGCGATGGAACTGATATCACCACCTAGAATTAACTCAAAAGCTTTCTCAAATGAATTATAATAACACTGCAAAATCTCTCCAACACCATCTAAGTAACCATCAAAATGACAGTAAATAACCATATACTCTCCTTCCAGACAAACTTGATGTCCGTGAATGTTCTCGTATACCTTTCCAATCATTTCGGTAGGTATCTTAACTGAAATAGTACTTCTTGTTGACATAATAATTTAATTTTTATATTTATTTTTCTTTCTTTCCTCTAACAATATCTGCAACTCTATCTCCTGCAGCATCTTCTATTTTATCTCTTTGTTTCTTGAGATTATTATCACGACCATAAACTGCACCAATAATAGCTCCAGCAATTGGGATAGCAGCTGTCGCAATTTTTAGCTTTCGTTTCTTCTTTCCAACTGTTTCTATCATATTTTTACGACTATCATTGATTATCTTATGTTTACCTCTTTTAACTTCGTCTAAAACAGATTTTTCAAAAGGATCAACAGAAGCATTAATTCTCCTTTGCATCTCTGTTTCTACTTTCTCAGTTCGATAGTCATGAACTTTATTTATTCTAGCATTAGTAGCATTTTTTAATTTCTTAATTGAATTAATCTTCTCAAGCTTCATTTTACCAGCAACTCCAGCTGTAGCACCAATACCAGCTCCTAAAGCAGCATCCCATCCTTTATCAGATTTCTTTCTCTCTACTTCTTTAGAGAATAATTTACGTTTTATTACCATTTAACAACTTATTTAAATATTTAAAAAATTTACTACTAAATTCTAGATCTTCTGACTGAAAACACCACCTAAGGATCTTTCTATCATAATTTTCCATACTTGAAACTTCCCCATTTAAGTACGTTTCATTTAATTTTATCACTCGTTTCCTAAAATATTCCAAATCTTCTTTTAGAACTTTATTTATATTTCCCAAACAATCTGAAGTTCCTTGATATAATATAAGAACCTTCCACGTTTTTCCAGCTCTTATATTATAATAATCCTCTGATAAAATATCCATTTCGAGTTCCTCAATTTCATCTAATATATTCATTGCCATAAATCCAGGAAATTGGGATATATAGACATAAAACTCAGTCTTATGCTTATCTTTTAATTCTTTTTCTGTTGGTGGATTAATATAAGAATCTATACAAGATATTGCTTTAGAAATTAATTTACCTAACTTCATAATTAACACACCTCCTTTCTAGATAATAATTCATAACCTCTTACTCTTTTTTTCTCTCCATCTACAACTTCAGTAGATTTATACTCCTTTACCTCAAAGTAATTTTCTAGGTCTTTTGCTTTTGGTGTAGCATCATAATTAATACTAGAATATAAATAACCTAACCTATCTTTTATACTAGATAATGTTAATTTATCTCCTACTTTAAATTCTGAATAAATATTAGACTCTAATAGTTCATAGGAAAATGTTACTACTCCCAACTCTTTTTCTATGTCATACCTGTTATATCCACAAGCTTTAAGTTTTCGAGGACCTAATGATATATAATAAGATTTAATATTATCATGCTCCCCTATCTGATCTAACACTACTCCTATTACTTCATCTGAAAATCCATATTCACATAAATATTTCAATTTACTCCTAAAGGTTCCTAATTTTTGATATTCTCTCAGAAATTCAGATACCTCCTGATTTATTATATCATCATTACAGTATTTACCTGTTTTTCTACATTCCAAAAGATCCTTACACTTATCTATTATGCTCTTATCAAATTTCAACTCTAAGAACTCAAATACTGAATCTATATCTCTAAGTTTCTTATCTAAAATTTCTTTAAACACAGATTTTACATTGTCTCTACCCTTCCCTGGTAGATTAGAGGATATTCCAAGCAAAATTCCTAAAATTTCTTTAACACTATTCTTAAATTCAGTTAATTCTTTATTTATAATACATGGATTTATTGGAAGATTTTTAATATTCTTCACTACTTCTGGATTTTTAAAAAAGTTTACTATTTCATCATTATATTCAAACCATTCTCTACCATAATCTATATACAAATATTTTCTAAACTTATATTGAATATTCTTTTCATCTTCTTCAGTCAATTCAGGAAGTTCATATAAAATTTTACAGGTTGGATTATGAAGTTTATATGCATTAAATCTCCCTTCTTTCTTTGTGTCTTCTGTATATCCAATTTTTAACAAATCTATATAATTGTTATCCTTTCCATAACCTGCACTCTTAATTAAATATATCATAATTAATTATCCTTTCTTTTTAATAATTCATAACTACGAATTCGCTTCTTTACTCCATCTACTAACATAGTATTTTGAACCTCTTTTACTTCGAAATACTCTAAAATATCATTGGCCTTAGGAACTGCAGTATAAGAAATAGAAGAGTATAGATCTCCAAGTTTAGCCTTTAAATTAGCTAATGTATACTTCTCACCTGGATTAAAATTTTGATGAATAGTATTATTTAATAATTCAGGACTAAAGGTTACAATACCTAATTCTCTTCTAATATTTGTAATATTATAATGTAATTTTTTCAACCTATCAGGACCTAAAAGCAAATAATAAGACTTAATCTCATCACTATCTGCTATTTGATCTAATACTATCTGAATAACTTCCTTAGAGACTGGATATTCACATAACATTTTGAATTTCTCTAACATAGTGGTTAAAGTATCATAAATGCATAAAAATCTTGTTACATCTCTATTTATTATATCATCCTTTGTTAGATTAGATCTAATACTAGAAAATACACTAAACCTATCTCTATAATCTACTTGTTGAATCTGAAAAGCTCTAATCTCATTTACTAATACAAGTTTATTAGTAACAGGTTTTAGAATGACATTTCCTGTTTGAGAGTTAATAACTTTATTTACTGCTACATAATTATCCTTATAGTTTTGACTTTTTGCTAATATTTGATAATTCTTTGCCAAAGTATATTTATCCTCATCAAGACTTACTTCCCCATAAGCTCTAAGTAAACTTTCTGTATCTTTTGTTTTTCTATCTAGAATTGCTTGAAAGTCAGACTCTTTCATTTCCCTATAATCTGCTGTTATTCTATAATAGAAATTTGCTGTATTTTTCCATGGATTATCCTGTAATCTTTGTCTACCTAGTATCTGTGGAAGATCTTCTGCAATATCAACTGCTAAACAGTCTGAATTAGAATCTGAGAATATAAAACTACGTGCACATAAACTATAAAAATCGGCTCCTAAGTATACAGTTCTAGTACAGAAAGTGAACATCTTGGGTTTTTCTGTTTTCTTTGGTACTTTTCCTATAACAAACTTTTTACCTAGTTTCCTTTTAATTCTTTTAGCATTATCATCAGTTCTAGAACATAATATATTACACTGTTCTGGAGTAAGATTATTCTTTTTAATCATACTAATAATATGATTAACACTATTTACATAGAATACAGCCTCGTCTGATATTACTTTTACAGGTTGACCGTTTCTCATGACAGTAATCTCCTCAAAATCTCCTGATAGATAGGATTGAATTACTTCTTCTGCTTTTGTACCTACAGATTTCATTGTAAGTACCTTTAATGAAGGTCTAATAATTCTGGAAGAATCAGCAGCTTCCCAATCTAAATCAAAATAAGGAAGATCTTTAAACTCATCTAACATTTCTAGATACTTTTCCATCATAGGAGTAGCTGATACAAAGTATGCTGTTGGGGATTGCTGTAAGTGTAGAAGAAATCCTAGCTCTGTATTTGACTTAAATCTAGAATCATGTAAAATACTTTGAAACTCATCTACTACTGTTATAAATCTATCAAAAATCCTTAATTTTTCAAGAATATCTTTAACGATTCTATATGAATCATATGTTACTAGAATCTTAGCTGGTTGATTATTTAGATATCTTTGATAGGTATAAGTATCAATTTCTCTATATAATCTTTCATAGATCTCAGAATTATCTTTCTTTTCATCTCCCTCTTCATCTATATTAACACTTTTAGGCTCTTTAGAAAGATCTTTATCAACTTCTGATTCTTTTTCCATTTCATTTACAACCAAATAAACATCATCAGGATGTTGATCTTTCTTGTTTTCTAATAACATTTTTCTAGGAGAACAAAGTATTACATTCTCAGGACCATTAATACAGTATTCAGTAAAACCACATCCAGGTAATTGTTTATTTATTATACATTTATTTGGAAATTTGTTAAATCTAAATTCATTCCATTCAGAGATATACCTAATACCTCTGGGAATTATAATCTTTTCTCTGTTCATATTTTATAAAGTTTTTTATTAATTTAATTTATTATAGATTCTTTTTAATACAGAATCCAGTTACATAAAATCGAAGACTAAGGATACCCTTTATAATCTTCATTCAATTGTAAGGATTTAAAGTCAGTAGAAGAGCAAAACTACACTTTAAAATTTAATAAAATGGTAATATACTATATATTCTTCTAAATAAAAAAAAAGTGCATCAATTGATATATTCGATCTCCCTTCGGGAGGAGATCGAATTCTTATAATCTATTTATTCCCTATATAGTTTATTCAATCTAGAGCCCGTAGGGCCCTGGAGTGAACCCTTTAGTGGTGAACGGAAGGTATGATAAAGGGTTCCTTAGTCCTCATAAAAATGTATCAAGAAAAAAGAAACCAAGGAAATAAAATCCTTGGTTCTTATAAGTTTTAAATTTCACAATCCTCTATTAAAGTCTTGAATTGTTCAAAGTTTAAAGTACCACCTCCAGCACTTTTATGTCCAAAAATAATGCCTCTATATCCAGCACAACTAAATTCTGGAATTCGATCAGGTTCTTTATACATTGATATACTATATACTCCTTTATCTCTTCGATTACATACTATATAAATATCATAATCATTTAAGACAGAATTAAAGACTGTACTTGAAAATGCAGTTCCTATTACACAAACTCCTCTATATTTTCCAGCAACAGTAACGGGAAATGAGAATGATTTAACTACTCCTTTATTAATTTTATCCTGATTTTGTTTAAGAATAGTTCCAAGTTCTATTACTTCTGTCAATCTATCTTCCCAGAAACATAGATTAGGAAATTCATAGAGCCACGTATCAGGATTTAAGCCATATTTAAATTTCAAACCACTCTGTAAAGGAAGTATTACATCTTGCCAATCATCTTCCCCAACTTCATCTTTTCTCCAAGTATCATATACTCCAAGAAGTCGAATAAATTCTGGAATATCTTGACCTGGACAGAAAAATCTCCAAGTTAATTCACAAGCAGCTGGTCCAATCTCACGAATACCTTTAATTCCGGTGTAGTTATTTTGTATAGAACTTTCGATGGATGATACATGATGATCTATGAATATAAAGTTATCTCCATAGTGTTCCCAAACCTGTAACATAATTTCAGGAGGGAAACTTATATCAACCATACAGATCAGGTCATAGGGTCTTCCATTCTTATCTACATACATTTCTGGAATTTCATCTCCATAATTATATCCGGTTTTATCTACTTGGTACCCTTCATCGTATAGTGATTTTACTGCTATACACATACTGGATGTTCCATCAAAATCTACCCTATGAAAGATAACTAACGCTTTTTTATTTCTGTTCATATCCTAATAATTTAATTAATAAATCAATTTCACATTCTAGTTTTGTTAATAATTCTATAGCTTCAATCATAATTTATAATACGTTCTATAAATTCAGACTTCATAATTGCTCTCGCTTTAAGATCTACTATATGATTTAAGAGATCAAGTTCCGCACAGTTATACCAAAACCATTTTCCTCCAGAAGAATATTTAGTATCTTCTCTTTCTCTTCGTTCTTCTATAATTTTTATAAACTTTCGATATACTTCCTCTTTTTCTTCTGGGAGGTATGCTATTTTATAATCAAACGTACTAGGATATAGTTTTAATTCCTCCATAAGTTCTCCGGCCGTATATCCAAAATCCTTAGCTACTTGTGAGAATGTAGAAATTTGATATCCGCGTTTCTTTAAGTAGTTCTCCATTATTTCTTGGGAGAGAGTTATACTAAATACTCGATTTCTACTATTATATTTCGTTATCATCTTCTTTCTATAAATTTAACTTCAGATTCGATTATACCACGGCCGGATTTTTCATGGAGGGTTTTTGTTTTAGGTATATATCCAGAGTCCATAGGTTCAGTCATATAAAATAAACTAGTTCCTCTAAATGTAGCTGTTATTACTTTTTGGCCAGGTTCTACTTTTACTTCCATAGTTCCTCCAAACAATACAGTTCTTTTATTCTCTGGGAAAATAAATACAAATACTATATATGCTACAGCTATGATTATAATTCCCCAAAATATTAATGTTCTCTTTTTCATTGTTGTTTTATTTTATAAATTAATATTAAATTTTTATTGGTAGGGGAATATAAGTATACATTAATATTTCCTAAAGTATCAGAAGTTATTAAAGAGTTGTTATTTGGTTTAAGATCTATAAACTTTTCGCCTTTAGGAAGATTAATTGTTACTGTTGTTGAAGAACTAACATCTTCGACCTTTTCAACGGATTCACAACTTACTAACAATAATGTTGTTAACGCTAATAATGTTAATAATTTCTTTTTCATATTTTTTAATTTAAATTTCATATATAAGAATTTCAAGGAGAAAAATGAAGAGGAAAACCTTAGTCTTCCTCCATTACTAATAATACTATGTTATACAATTCAAGCTTTCTTTTTATTTCGTTCTCACCATTTCCTATATTCCATAAAAACAATGGTCTTAGTTTCTGTTGATATCTATATTCACCCCAATCCATCTCTTCAATTTTTATACCCAAAGTGTCTTCAATCATCTTCTTTAATTCTAGATGATTATAGGTTATTTGCATTTTCTTATTTTCATGCATTTCCAATAATCTAAGAATTCCAGAAGACGCCCTAACAGATACTATTTTCTTAAGATATTCACAATCAAGTTCGGTAAGGCTATATATCTCCAGTAATATATTTAATTCTTTTTTTAAGTTGTCGAATGTATAACTTCTATAAATCTCTAGGGTATTTGATACACTTCTAACACTTCTATAACACCCCATTCCATAACTTAACCAACAAATAAACCTAGTTATTGTTGCCTTTAATTGTAATTTAATTTTTCTAATAATTTTTTCCATATTCTTATTTTTTTTTAAATAAAAAGTCTACCCGAGTTTTTCTTCGAGTAGACATTTCACTTATGATCTATTATCTTTTCACATATAAGGCTTTGAGGGATTCTGATCTGATAACATTAATAATTTTTTAGGAATATCATCTTCTGGATAAAGATAGGATAATACATCTTCTTTTTGATATTTTTCAATCATTTCTTTCCATGATGTATAATCAATTAACCTAAATCTTATAAACCTATCTTCTACTGGATACTCTCCTCCAATTATATATTTATCATTCTCTTTTACATACCAAGATGTTAATGGTCTTTGTAAGAAACTCTCAAGTTGATGATGTGGATCTTCTCCATAACATGTATCTAGTACAATCTTATAGTGCTTATCCACATGTTGAAGAGGTATAATATCAGGTCCTAAACTAGTTATCATACATATAGACATGTAAGTATTAGGAACTGTACAACCTGATTCCTTAAGAGCTTCTATAGTATGTATCTTAAGAAAATTAGTGAAAACATTTTTGTAATCTTCTATATTTATTTTATATCCTAAGTATAATCTTTCAGATGGTTGATCACTTAGGATAGATCTTGGATTTTGAATTTCTATAATATTATCATATGTCCAAGATTTTTTATTTTTCCAGTAAGTATCAAAAATTATATTAAATAAATCAACACTAACTTCAAACCATTTACTAATCATATATTGGTATTTTAAATAATTCTTTTTCTGTAACCCCATCCAGAAATAATAATTCTCCAAAAGATATTACAAATATTAGATCTGGATTATTAAAACCTTCCCGATAAAATGATAAGTCCCCTGGATAATTTTTGGTCATTATATGATCTGGAATAAAGAATTCTACTCCATCATCAAATAAGAATCCCATTTTTATTCCATACTGAAATAAGAACTTATCAACTTCAGATAACTCAATATCAGGATAAATGTTTCTTCCTAGTTTTATTTGCTTCATAATGGTAGAATGGACAATCTTCGCTACATTCATCAGATAAAATGCAACTATTATTACAAAATGTTTTTATATCATTATACATATCTTTTATTGTATATATTCCTTTTTTCTTCTTTTCTTCATTGATTCCACAAATTGTACAATCTTGAGAACTAATCTGAAAAACTTTATTCAAGTATTTACGACGTCCAGCAACTTCATAATACTCTGCATAAATTAAGTACGTTATATCGTTATCAGACATTGCTTCTTTCTTACTAGAAATATAAGATCCAAGTACTGTCCCAATAAATTCAGCACAATCAAACATCCAAGCATCATTTATAGGAATATATACTTTAACTTTAGTACCAATCCTATAGGTTATTTGTGGATAAAAATCAATCTCTCCAGTTGATATATTTTTCTTGATGATATTAATCTTTTCATTGATTTTAATATAATCCTTATCTTTCTGGCGATTTATTATCCATAATACATTTTTCAACCATTCATAGATCTTTTTCGCTCTTCCCATTTTTCTTTTGCTAATTTTTGTAAATCTTCAACAGTATCAGTTTCATCTACTATTTCTATTCCAAGTAAGTTTTCTATAACATCTTCAAAACTAGCTACTCCGACAAATGTTCCATACTCATCTACTACTATTGCTAGATGTTGTTTAGTTTTAAGAAATTTTTCAAACAATACATTAACACTAGATGAGTCCGGAATAAATATAATATCAGAATCGTAATCTGTATGTTTTATTGTTAACCCTGGCAGATAAACATCATAATCTTGATATATGTCTGACTTATATGCTATTCCAATTATATTATCTTCAGTATCTTCCCATATTGGTATTCTAGAAAATTCAAATTCATCTGGAAAGTCCTTAAGAAAAGTATTAGCATCGAAAGATTTTACAACAGTTCTAGGAGTCATTATATTTCCAACAGTTAATTTATCAAGAGCAAGTAGATTTTTAATTATTTTACTTTCTCTCCCTGTAAATATTTTCTCTCGTTCTCCAATTGTTGCCATACTAGATATTTCTTCTCGAGAAACAGTTGCTTCTTCTGTTTTTGGTGAGAATATAGCCATTACATATCTTGATATCCAGACTATAGGATATGTTATATAAATCATCCAAGTTAATATATTAGCTGTAATTGAGGTCATTCTTTTCCAATAATGTGCTCCAATTGATTTAGGTATTAATTCACTGAGTACTAGTATTAATAGAGTCATTATTCCAGAGATAATTGCAAAATATTTCATTCCAAAAATCTCAACAGCCTCTATACTAGCTAAACTTGTACCTACTGCATGAGCAGCTGTATTTAGTGTTAAAATAGCAGAGATAGCATCATCTACCCTTTCATTCTTCAGCTTCATAAATTTTATTGCTGCCTTAGAACCAGAATCGATTTTAGACTGAATAAATGAAGTCGGTGTGCTTAATAATGTTGCTTCAAGAACACTACAAATAAAGCTAATTGTTATAGCTATACTAAAATAAAAAATCATTCCAAATAAAGGATCCATAATTTTTTCTTGTTTTAAATTTATTTTATTTTATTATTATTTTTATATCATATATAAGAATCTCAAGGAAAATCTAAAAGCCTTATTAATGATGAAAACATATAAATTAAAATATTATGAAACCAAAAAAGAATAGAATTTATTGTCCATTAGCTAATAGAGCTAAGATGTTATTTGAAAGTAAAGATGAAGCTGATAGATTTATAGAATTCAACTCAGAGGATTTTACAGGAAATAAGAAACCTACTAGAGCTTATTATTGTACATGCTGTGGAGGTTGGCATATTACTTCTAAAGATAACATTCATATTAGTGAAGAAAAAGATATTGAAGAGCAAGAAAAAGTGATAAATAAAATGATTCAAAGCTATTCAAAAGATATTGAAAATCAAAAAGAAATAGAAGATATTAATAGAAGAAAATTAAATAAACAGATTACTTCTATAGAGCAAAAAATTGGGAAAAAAGATAAATATAAAACAAAATCTAAAGAACAATTATTATCTTATTTGGATGAAATAAAACAGGTTGAGGATTTTATGAATGCCAATAAAAAAGAAACATTGTCAAGAGCAAGAGCTTATCATAGATTAAATTTATTGAGAGATAAAATTTTTCAAGGACTTGTTTTTAATGTGTATCGTAAAATTGTAGATGAAATACGAGAGGTGAGAAAACTTATATTACTTTTTGAAAATAAAGAAAGGACAGATGAAATGTTAAATGAAATAGAAAAAGAAGTAACTGAATTAGAAGAAAAACTTGGGTATTCTAAATTAACAGAAGATCTTAGAAAGCGAATTATGGACACTAGGGAGGGAAAATAAAATCCCCTCTCTTTTTCTTTCCTTCAAAAACCTTTAAAAATCTTATAAATGTAATAATAACTTAAAAAATTTGTAAAAATGAAATTGAGTAGAAAAGAAAAACAGGCAAAGAAGAAATTAATTGGTGTTTACAAACAATGTATCGATGTAATGACAAGATATATGGAACCAGTTGCTGTTATATCCACTACAAAAAAGGGAGGTACTCAGATTACAAGTATGAGATTCCCTGACTATCATTACAAGAAAATTATTAAGGAGAAAATTCAAAAAGTAACAACAGAATTGAGTAATAACCAAGGTTAAAAACTCAGAAGACTTAGCACTTAGAAATAGGTGTTAGGTCTTCTTTTTGCTCTTCTAGAACCTTAAAGAACTTATAGATGTAATTATTAAACAATAAAACAATATGAAAATCGTAAAATCAAGTGTATCCATTCTCCCTCAAGAACCTGGGGTGGATGGATTAATGAAACATGTAGAAAAGCTTGGAAGAATAGCATATCTAAGTGAAGATAGAATGACTGAAGATTCTTGGGAAAAATTTGATAAGATGCTTTATAATCGCGGTCATTGGGCTGTTTTTAATTCTGGAACTGTATATCTAGATGTTCCTGTAAATTATGGAACAGAAGATCTTCTGCTAGAATTAGAAAGAACAACGAGTCCTTATACAAAAATTTGTTATTCAGATGATAATAATCATTGTTATCTAACTACTAATCTTAGAGTTATTTATCAGAAGAAACTGGAAGATTTTATGAATGAATACTGGTGTGAACCTACCGAATATCATTATCATAGAGTTACTTCTGTATGGGTTTGTTCTAGAGGTATACAGACAGAATTAGTTAGGCATAGAATAATGAGTTTTATTGCTGAATCAACTAGATATGTAGGATATAATAAAGGTCGCTATGGAGGGGAGCTTACTTATATTTTGCCTCAATGGATCTATCGAGTAAGGAATAACATAGGTAATACAGTAGATTCTTTAACAGGTCTCCCCAGAAATTATATTTTAGACCTAGATGGACAAGATTTGTGGGATCATCTTACTGTTTATGACAGAACTGTAGCATCTCGAGATAGATTATGGAGGGAAATAGAGAATGAATATCTTTATGAAACTACGACAGATGAAGGAGAAAAACTTAAACCAGAAGAAGCTCGTGGAGGTCTTTGTAATGATTTAAAATCGGTTGTTGGGGTTACTGGTTATATTGAAGATTTTATAAAAGAGCCAGAAGAAGATACTCTAGAGAATGAAGGATTTTTTCATTTAAGATGTGCAAAAGATGCTCACCTCGATATGCAAATCTTAGCTAATGATTTAAAACAACAATTTATTGATACAGGATTATATAATTTAAAATAAATGGAATGTATTTGGTGTGGATTCAAAAGTAATGATCCAATAGAATTTGAAAAACATCTATCCGAAGAGCATTTTTTAAGTTATCAAGAGTATTGTGAAATTGAATTAACACATCAAAAAGATCTTGATAATTTTTGCTTTAGATGTAATAAATATAGAGGTCCATTATCTACATTAATTAAAGATTTTTATTATCTTCCTTGTAGAATATGTAGTAACTCTATTACAAAGAAAACAGAAAAACAAGAATTAATTAAGACTATTATAAAGAATATAAAATCTTTTTATGATTATATTCTTAGTGATAGATATTTACAACTATTCTTAATTGATAGCATTTACCATTTAGCTACTTATTCTCATGATTACTTGGAATTTAAAAAAGTCTTAAGTAAACTAGATCTTCCAAGTCGAAATGATATATGGTTTTTAGATTGGGTACCTGGATATCCAAAAATTATATCTATTCCGAATTTGACTGGTATAAAAATAGTAAATCTATCAGAGAAGTATAGAGTAGTATCAGGAAAGAATAATATAGAAATTAATAATTATAAGATTCTTTTTCCTGAAATTGTTCCTTATGATAAACAACATTTTAGTAGATATAATATTCTTAATCTAAATTCTAATAGAAAAACAAAAAGATTAAAATTAGATAATTCTCCTAATTGTGTTAAGTTTTTCAATACTCAAGGTTATGATACAAAATCAATATTTAAAGTTATTGATACTAAAACAGAAGAGCCAGTAAATCTAAAAGAAATAAGTTATCAAGATTATACTATAATAAAGTTAATTCTTTTAAGAAATAAGAACTATATGAGATTTGTATTTTCTATTTTCTTAGAATTACTTGGAGCTTGTAAAGTATTTAAGGATTCAGTATTTCTTAAGAACAGTATTAATTTAAATTCTGAAAAAGAACCAATAATTAATATCTCTTGGCTCCCTGAGAAAAATGAAACATTATCTAATAACATAATTAATATATCTATTTTATGACAACAACATCAACAAAATTTAAAGTACAAGGGGTAGGGTTAGATACTTCGAATATGACCATTAAACCGTGGGTAGATCCTGAAGATGAATACTCTTTTGATTATTTTCATACATCTATCTCAGCTAATAATGATTTTTTGATTTCTGAATTTATAAAGAGTTTTTCAGAAAGTAGCTTAATCACTTCTATTGATTTTTTAGATAATCCTGAAAGAGCACTCCTTGGGCATCTTCTTGAACTTGGAAGAAAGAAAGTCGACTTGTTATTGATAGATTCTGAAGTAGTTCTTAAAAATCTGGAAACTATTAAAGAAACTATTAAACAACTTAGGGAATATAAAATAATTGGAGAGTTTGGGGTAAAGAATCCAAAGACCGCCGAAGATCTCAAAGCCATAGAAAAAGCTATTGAAGAGAAAATTAAATTCGTCTCTCTTGATTTATGTCCTTTGAATTTTAATTATGATATTGTTAATTACTGTAAGGAAAATGCAATAGATTTACTTGGCTTTAATCCTCTCGGCGGATATATTAACTCAGCATCTGTAATCTCTAGCTTTACTATTCCTTATCTTCTTGGTTTTGCTGGAAATTATTGTTCTGTTATATTCTTATCTGGACGTGATTTGATTTTATCCAAAGAATCAATGTTGTATATAAAGGATAATATAATTGGATCTGAATGTTCTAGTAAATTTTCCCTTAAAAAGAATGTGTCTAGACTTCATAAACCACTTAAGAAAGTTGTGGATACTTCATTAATATTTAATAAGAATCTAGTTTTAAGTGTAGATTCTCCTGAGTATTTATTTCCTTTAGAAGATATTAATATAAATCTAGGTTCTCCAGTAAATATTGTTGATGGAGTTGATCCGAAATTAAGAACGGAATTAGAAATGTTTGTGGATGATCTTTTGGAGGTTACAGAATTTCCGAAAGATGCTACTCTTCAATCTAAATATGCTATAGTAAGGTATCAAGTTTTATCAGCTCTTCGAATGAAATTTCCGGAAACTGATGGATGGAATATTCATATAGTAAATACGGGAAAACTAATCTCTGGAATTTTAGTGCATAGAGTAATCGAAGAAAAAAAGAAAAGATTCTTTAAAAAGAAAAATTCTCAAAAAACTGAATCTAAACATTTTCTTTGTGCACTTCCTAAAATTGATCTTCTAGTATTTATAGAAGAGCCCGATGATAAAAACACAGTCCTTGAGAACTCAAACCCTAATAATTGAGAAAATCCGGAGTTAGTTGTGTACCCCGGAAAATAAAATAGAAAACATTAATAAATAAAAATTATGAGAGTTTATAACGGAACAAAATCACAAATTAATTTACCTTTATCAGGTACTCAACGAATTACTATCCCAGCACATTCTGTTTCTGGTGATATTATGCCTAGTAATGAATTTCTAAGTTTACTAGTAAGTTCTTATGATTACAATGAACTAGCATTAATTGTATCAGGACCATTTGAAATAAATATGTGTGCAGGAGTATCAGGATCAGTAGGTTTTGTAGTTCAATCCCTTGATGAAGCTATTGAACGTTTTGCACCAAAAGAATGTCCGAAGTGTAATCAAGATCCTTGTGTTTGTAATAAGGAAAAAGAACCGCAGCCAGTAGATAAAAAACCGGCAGCAACTCCAACAAAACCGGCTGAAAAAGAGAAAGAAAAATCAGTACCTGAAACTAAAGAGGAAAAAAATAAATAAAGTATTATAAACTATTGGAATCTCATAGAATTTTATCTAAGGGATTCCATTTTTATTTCAAGAGTATAATTTTTTATGGAAGATAAAAATTTTATATTTAAATTTGATAATAATGAAATCAATTTTTCATTAAGAGGAGATGGTAATGGAACTATGATTAATGCAACCGAAATGGCTAAACCCTTTGGAAAATTATTTGCAGATTGGTATAGACAAAAATCAACGAAAGAATTTCTAAAAGCATTAGAAAGTGATATGGGAATTCCCATATCACAATTAGTAGTAGTAATTAAAGGTAATTATGGAAATGGAATAAAACAAGGTACCTGGTTACATGAAGATGTTGCCCTAGAATTTGCTAGATGGTTAAATCCTATATTCGCTATTTGGTGTAATAAGAGAATAAAAGAAATAATAATTAATGGTTATTCTGTAATTAATTCAAATAGAGAATCTTTTGAGAAAGCCTATACAGATATTCAGCAAAAATTAATTGAATCTAATAATGAGATAATCTACTTAAAGAATACATTAGATACTCAAAAGGATTTAGTAAATTTTGCAAACCTAGTTATCTCCACATCTGAGAATTTATATACGATGACAGAAATTACAAAAGGGCTAAACTTATGTAAATCTAGTAAAGACATATATAATATTCTAGAATCAAAAAATATAATATTTCATCAAGGTAATAAATGGTTTCTTAAAGCCCCTTATGATACTCTTGGATTAACAAAAGATATAATGATTGCAGGAAAAGATGGAAAACCTCACAATCAAAGAAGATGGACTGAGAAAGGAAAGTATTTTATCATGTCAGTTTCATTATAAAAATTATGGTAGACTATAAAGAAGTAAAATTAAAAGATGGACGTGTATTAGTGTTTTGTAACTTCGAAGAACTTCTTAAAGATTTTTATGGAGTATCTAGTATGGAAGAAGTAGAACCTCATGCAAATTCAACAGGACACTATATTATTCATTGTCCATTTTGTAGAGATTCTGGACATACAAAACATAAATTATATATAAAAACTGACTTAACTGTTGGTACTTGTTTTGTATGTAATCGAGCCTATATACATGTGTCTGATGAAGTTGATACATCATTTAAAGTACCTGATTTTATGTCATTGTATTATGGATATTCAGGTCATCCAAATGTAGTTAAACTTACAGAAGATCCTATATGGACATTAGATAAATACTGGAATGAATTTGATAATTTTGATCAAAGAGGCTATGATTATCTAATGAGTAGACATCCTTTTATGAACGACATCTATAAACTCCTAGACTTTAAATTTGTTGATGGAAATGTAGTAATGCCATTTAAATATCATGGGGAAGTATTTTATTACCAGATTAGATTTTCTGGAAAGACAAAAATTAGATATCTTTTCCCACAAATATCAGCAAAGCCTCCTTATGTAATAGATCATGGTCAAGGTCTAAGAAAAATAATAGTAGTGGAAGGGGTATATGATGCTATAGCTGCTTTAATTATGGCACCTGATTATATACCTTTTGCAGTTTTGGGAAGTTCTATATCAGATTATCAATTAGATTTTCTTAGTGAGTACGTTCCTGAAAAAATTTTATGTTACTTAGATGATACTGAAAAATCTATGAGTGTGGCTAAAAAAATAAGAAAAAGAATAGATTATTGCCCTATTAATATCATAAAATCTAATGGAGAAGATCCAGAAGAATGTATGAAACGAAAACTTAGGGCTGGAAATAATTTACAATGGATTAAATAAAATGATAACAGCATCGATAGATAATACTATAAATAAAATAGTAATAAAAACTGATGACCCTAGTGTAAAATGTCTTTTAGAATTTAAAAGAAAAGTAACTAAGTATTCCCCTTGGTTGAAATCTTGGAATACAACTGAAGAAATAGCAAAACTTTATGATAACCCTAGATCATGCGGACCTAAGAAAGGAATATATACTTTTATCTTAGGAATGGGATGGGCAGCTTATATTGCTAATGTATTTAAACCTATCTTAAGTGATACAGATTATAATACAATTCTTAGAACAATATTTGCAGATTATTATCGAACCTATCCATTTCCAAATCTCAGAGATTATCAAAATGAAGATATGTTGCATGTGTTAAAATATAAGAGAGCGATTATTCAAACTAATACAGGATATGGTAAAACTGAAACTATAGCAACTCTTATAAACTATGCACATAATGAACTCGGAAAGAAAGTATTAGTTATAACTCCAGGAAAAAAAGCAAAAGATGAAATTGTTAAAAGATACGAATCTAGATTTGATGGGGGTAAATTGCCAACTTCAATAGATGGAGATCTTGGATGTATAATTACTTCAGGATTTCTAAATCAAAAGAAAATAAAAGATCCAGACCTATGTATTTTAGAGGAAGAGAAACTTAAGAAATTCGATTGGATTCTAGTAGATGAAGTAGAGTATACTATTAATCCTTCTGGTGAATGGATATATGATAGACTAGTGAATGCTGAAGTTATGTATGGATTTTCTGGAACTGCAGATCGAGATTCAGGAGTTATGATCACATTTGCACAGGGAATTACGGAAACAGTAGTAAGAAACAAGGACTTAATTAAATATTTCGGACCAGCATTAGTTTATAGAATGCCTACTAGTCTGAAAATAAATAGTATCCATATAAATACTATCGCTCTAAATAATATTAAATTTACAGAAGAGGATTTTAATGAGGATAATAATGTCTATAATACAATAATGTCAAAAATTTGGGTTGATCCTGGAGTATGTGAATTGATTGTAAAGATAGCAAAAAAATATCCTAAATTATATATCCCAATAAATAATTTAAATAATATTATTTCAACTTGGATAGATAACTTTTTTATTGGAGTATTTAGAGTGCTCTTAATTTGCGGCGAAGGATATATTTATTATGATTTGTCTGGAAATAAAACAAACCTAGATCTTCAACAATCATGCGAATATATTAAAAATGGAATGGTAGATATAATTCCTAGTACCGCCGCAGGATTTAGAGCACTAGACCTTCCTGGATTAGAAAATATATTACTAGTTTCTAATATCAACGCTGGATCGGTTCTTCAACAACTAGGACGAACAGCAAGAGGAACTAATATGAACGTTCTTGCACTAAAACCTAAAATACCGAAAAGAATCCCGGTATATACAAAAGGATTCGAACAAAGAGATGAATTATTACATAACTACTATAAGTATTGTGATATTCAAGATATAGTTATTAATGAAGAAAATCTTTAAAAATATAGTATGGATAATGGTAGTGTATTTGATTTGATTTTTAGCTGTTTTAATCAATATTTATTTCAGGATGCTAAAAATAATATATTAGATCTTCAATATTATTTTCAGACTAATCCACAAACAGCTGGAAATGGTATGGTCTCTCAACTCGTGGATGCTATAAAGACTTATCCTCTAGAAAATATAGATGAGCCTTTATTTAGGAGTATCTTATTTAGATCTCAGAAAACTCCACAAGAGACCCAAGAGGTGATGAATGAAATTATAAAATGGAAAAAATATACAAAAAGTCAAATTGAACCAGCCAGAAAGATTTTAACTGATGTAATATATTCAGTTAATCTTCAAAAAGCAAACAGACTCTATTCTCAAAATCCAGAAGAATATGTTAAGTTTGTGAAAAATATAAATGTTAAAACTACTGCTGATCTAGATAATTTTAGTGAGATTGGATTTACACAAATAGATATTAATTCAATCATCGCTGAACAGGCAGAAGGCGGTGCACCTAGTAAATTTGAATGGATAAATAATTGCTTTTCATGCGGAGCTTATGAATTTGGACAACTCGGGCTAATTGCGATTTGGAGAAGTCGCCTAGAATAATATCTAGGAAAATTCTATTAAAATGCTGGAAAGATAACAAATCAAATCAGCATCAAGGAACGTTAGTTACTTGTTCAACGACTAAATATAGAACTATGAAGGTAACATTCATAGATGATATAGTCTATAACATATTGAATATCAATAAGTTAGCTTAGGCCTCCAGGAGTTGGAAAGAGTTTAATGGCTATGCAGGAAGCATTGAATATGGCAATACAAGGTTATAAAGTACATTACTTAGCCCTTGGGGATCTCAAAATGAAAGATTTTATTATCAGATTAGGAGCTCAATTTAGTGGTTGCTCTTTTAGTGAAGTATCTCAAAATATAGGGCCAATCTATAATAGTATGTGTCAGATAATTGGAAATAATCTTAGCATAACTATATTACCTGCCGGAAAAATTTCAGTGGATGAATATATAGAATTCATGAAAACAAAAGATTATAAAATCCTGTTTATCGATTAATTGCTTAGTCGCTTAAATAATAAAATTTAAGAAAATTATACTAAAATGCTGGAAAATGTAAGACATAAATCAGCATCAAGGAATATTAGTTACTTGTTCAACGACTAAATGTATAACTATGAAAAATAGATGATATAGTCTAATAATTTAATACCATATTAAATTTAGTAATGTATGATGCGGGATTTAAAAACGCTCACGGTGGAGAGGATGGATCTATGTATAAATCTTTCGGAGATATTTATGATAAGCTTACAGAGTTAACTGCAATGGGAAAGTTAGTATTTATATTGTCTCAGTTAAAAATTGGAGCATATAGTCAAGAAGTATTAGATATGTCTTATATAGCTGGGTCTAGCCATAAGGTTGATGTGGTAGATTTTATTATAACACGCTCTAAGGGCGGTGAGAAACCCAACCCTAACAACCTAGGAATATCAACAATTACGAAAAATCGACGTGGAGAAACAAATATAATTGATTATAATATAAGACTTCAGAATGGTAGATTTAGAAGTTTACCAAAGAAAGTATATGACGATATAAGAATGATTCAAGAGAAAAGATGTTTTTCTGAGGCAGATATAGATTTAATGATTAATAACTATAATATTCAATATAATCAAGCTCAACAGAGTATATACAAACATGGAAGTGGGCTACAACAAGGAAACAATATTAATATACGACAGACTGTTTCTGGACCAACTCCATTTAATAGACCTTAAAGTGAATTTTTGCGTTTTAAGGAAGATTAAAACCTAATATATGAAGAACATTAGAAAAATTTATAAATAAAATTATAAATTAATCTAGTGTTCTTTTTATTTAGATTTCATAAGAATAGGGAAAAAGTAAGATTAGTAAAGGTTGCAAACTTTATTGACCTGAAATTTCCCTTTAGTAAAATTCTTATGAGGTTTATAATTATTTTAAATATTTTTTAATTATGAAATCTAAACCAATAGAAGGTATAAAATCTACCGAAAATCCAGGGATGAAGTATAGTAGTTACCTAGATGAAAAAGATTTTAATGAGATGATTCTAGATGGGAGAACTGAAGAGGAATATCTAGAAGATTACTGTAAATTAATAGATTAAGCCCTTCAGAGAGGATTAAAACGAGGAAAAATCGAATTTTATACAGAGAAACATCATATTTTACCTAGGTGTATGTCAGGTGAAGATGAGAACTATAATTACGTACTTCTTTCTGCTTTAGAACATATAATAGCACACGTTTTATTATATAGAATTCAATCAGATAATAATAAAATATTATCTGCTCTATTTTGTATGATTAATGTAAATTCAGTATATACATCCGAGCGAAAATTAGTAATAGAGAAATATAATATTACCCTTTCTGCTGAGTTAAGAGAAAAATATATACGTTCTATCTCATATCCTGTTGTTTGTCATGATTTAAATAATAAAGTTTATAGAGTATATAGTAGTATTTCAGAAACTGAAATGGATGGTTTTAATCACACTTCTGTTAGTAGTACTGTAAAAGGAGATTACAATACTTCTAGAGGATATAAATTTTCTTTATTAGAAGATTTTAAAATTAATTATCCAGAAAAATTAAATGAATTTTATTCATTAAAAGATCTACCAAAATTAAATTTAACACCTTTAGAAAGAAATACTGTATTAGAATATAATGATTCCGGAACAAAGATAGTATGTTTTGATAAAAACTTCAATGTTTGTAAAATATATAATACAATATCCTCTATTAAAATAGATGGATTTAATCCAGAGTATCTTAGAAGGAGTATAGAGAATAAAACATTATATGGAGAATATTACTGGATGTATTACAACGATGCTATTAATTTATATTCGAATAATATTCAAAAATTTTATGAAAAAGGAGCAATTTCTAATATAATAAAATATATTCCTAGAGAAACTAAGAGAAGTAAAAAGATTATTTGTCATGATAAAGACTATTTAATATATAAAATCTATGATTCAGTAAAAGATGTTATAAAAGATGGATTTTCTGAATCTTCAGTATCTGCTGCAGTAAATCGTAATAAAACAAGGACATCTTATTCTGCTATAGGTAAATACTTTGATTATTATTGGACTAGCCTAGATGAATGGGAATATCCAGATAAATTAGATGAATACTATCTTAATAAAGAAACAAATAATTTACCAAAGTTAGTTGTTAAGTTATTTAGAAATGAAATAATAAGAACTAATCGGAATCATGAGATTATAAAAATATATAAAAGTATTGGAAATGTTAGAGAAGATGGGTTATTTCACCAGAATGTATAGAGAATCTTAAATAAAGATAAAAAATTAAATACTGAATCCTTATATAATAATTCATATTGGTTTAAATTTTCAGACTTTAAAGAAAAATATTCTGATAAACTTGAAGAATATTACAAACAACAAGAGCAAAAATAAATTTCATTTCTTCTATTAACTCCAATTGGTTAATAGGCAATAAATTTAATAAATTCATAATAAAATTAATCCCAACCTCCTGTAGTGATTATAGTGGGTTGGGCTCTTTTTTCTCCTCCAAATCAATAAAAAGGGTGATTTCTAAGGGTGATTTTCTTATATATGAGTAAAAATTTAAAAAAAAAATTAATAAAATGAAAGTAATTCAATCTAAAGTATTGGTCATAGTAGATAAAAAAGATACTATGACTCAAAAGATAGGAAATTTTGTTGTTCCTGCGAGTGAATGTGAAAAAGCTGAGGTTATTGGAGTAGGTGAAGAAGTTAGCGAGGGAGTATTAAAACCTGGTGATACTATCTTGATTTATCCAAACACAGGAAAATCATTTACTCAAGATGGAACAGAATATCGTGTTATAACTTTAAATGAAATTATTGTAGTACTTTAATTAAAACGAAACATGTCAGAAGGAAAAATTATTAATCACGGCTTTGAAACTCAGGCCGAAATTATTGAAGGTGTAAAAAAATCAGTAGAGGCAATTAAGAAAACACTCGGCCCGTCAGGTAAAGCCGTGTGTATTTCAGGATTTACAGGTCCAGAGGTGTCAAGAGATGGAGCTACTGTTGCTAAGTCGATTTCATTTAAGAATCAACTTCAGAATACAGGAGCTATCTTTGTAAAAAATGCTGCCGCTCAAACAGAAAGATTAGCAGGTGACGGTACAAGTTCAACTTCACTATTAATCAAAGAAATGTGTGAAAAAGGACAAAAAGCATTACGAACTGGAGCTAATGTAAATGAGGTGAAATCTGGTATGCTTAAGGCCGGAAAATGGATGGCTGAGTATATCAAAAATAATTCAATTCCAGTAAATGATGATATGGAAAAGATCAGAAAGGTGGCAACTATTTCAGCCAATAATGATCCGGCCATTGGAAATCTGGTAGTTGAATGTATGGAGAAAGTTGGAATGCTTGGTATTATTACAGCTGATTTCTCTAGTGGTCTTGAAACTACTATTGATGTAACTACTGGAATGAAACTCGATCGTGGTTGGGCTTCTCCACAGTATGTTACAAATCCTACTGATGGAACTTGTGTAATGGAAGATCCTTATGTAATTGTAGTAGGAGAAAGATTATCTAGTGTACAGCAAATTCTTCCGTTAATGGAACAGCTTGTACCTACTGGACGCCCATTCTTATTTATAGTAGATGATATTGATGAAGTAGTAAATACAACTCTTGTTATGAATACTCTTCAAGGTGCAATTAGATGTTGTGTTGTAAAAGGTATTGATTTCGGAGATTCAAGGAAAAATATTATGGCAGATATTTCAATTTTAACTGGCGGTAAATATATTTCTCCTGAGAACGGATTATCAGTCACACAAGCAACAAAAGAGGATCTTGGAGTAGCTAAGAAAGTTGTAATTTCTAGAGATTCATGTATTATCTATGAAGGTGGTGGTGATTCTAAAGAGATTGCTGAAAGGGTAGAAATTCTTAGCACCAAACTTACAGATCCTGGAATATCAGATTATGATAAAACTAAATTTGCGAAACGAGTAGCAAATCTTAGTGGAGGTATTGCAGTAGTGAGAGCTGGAGGAGCTTCTGAAACTGAAAAACAGAACCTTAAACAAACTATTGAAGATTCTATTCTAGCATCTAAAAGTGCTATTGCTGAAGGATGTTCTTTAGGAAGTGGTTATATCTATTACAAAGGATCATTAGAAGTGAAGAAAGATAAGACATTCTGGAAATCTTTAGTTGGAGATGAAGTAGAGGGTGCAGAAATTGTATTCTCAAGTCTTCCAGTAATTCTTAAAACAATTGCAGACAATTCAGGAGTTTCTGGAGAAGTAGTTCTAGAAAAGGTTAAATCATCTAAACCAGGAATTGGATATAATGCTAAGACTCGAAAGTATGGTAATTTACTTGAGGAGGGGATCTTAGATAGTTCTAAATCTCTTCGAGTAGCTCTTGAAAATTCTATTTCAGCAGCGTCAATGATTCTCTTAATTGATTGTACAATCATTGATGATAATATTTCCGAAACTAAAGTAGAAGGTTAATAAACATAATATACTACACCTCATCCTGGTTTTGATTTTCATTTCCAGGGTGGGGTTTCATTATTTTATGACAAAGATAATAATTAGTGATACCCATTCAGTTTCAATTGGATTTAGTGACGAATGGTTATATATGTCTTTAGCAGATGGTAGATATCAAGGTTATATATCTAGATTAGCATATCTTTATCGAGAAAAATATAGATCAAATACTTCAAAACTTCCAAATTTTGAGAAAATTCTAAAATTAATTAATTCTCAAGATTCCCTAAGAGGTTATAGGTTTGAAGCTAAAAGAGAGAAATTATTTTATACAATTACTCATGGAGATAATTATAAAAGAATTGGAGTGGAATTTGTTAATAAATTTTTAAAAAGTGATTTATACAACTTTAATGGAATTTCTTCTGAATCTGAGATATATTACTATAGAACAATTCAAGGAGCTTATGAATTAACCGATAAAATTTCTATAAGTTTTCCTGATTTTATAGAAAATATATTATCAAAAACAAAAGATGATATGATCGATCGTTTTGGAGTGAGTTATATTATAAATTATATGCTTAATACGCAGCCGAGAAAGCTTGATTTTCTAATTAATGAGGTTAAATAAAATAAAAAAATTATGAAAAAAGAAGATGATAATGACTTTCCTCTCTATGATGGGGAGGAAGGAAATATTAATTTTGACGAACAAGAAGATGATTTCGATTTTGAACCGGAAGATTTACCAGATTGTCCTCTTACTGATTTAGTTATTAGTAATATGATGATGTCTAAACCTTTCGGAATACACTGGGATTATGATAAAATGAAAGAATTTTTAGTAAAACTTGGATATAAGATAATTACTAGATATTCTGATCGTCGAGAAGTTGAATATGAAGTTGCAATAAAACCTAATTCATCTTTTATACCAGAAGATGACTTTAGTAATATTAAAGAAATGTTTGACTCAGAAGTCCAAGATATAATGATTGGATGGCTATTAAAAAATAAATAAACTTATGTGCGTTACAAATAATATTACAGAAAAATCATTAGAAAAATGGAAAGACCTTATTCTTGCATGTAAAAACTATTATATTGATTCAGTACCTACCGGAATGGATGATGCTGTATATGATATGTTAGAAGCTAGAGCAGCGCAAGAAGATGGATTTTTTGTCAGAGATTATGTTTATCAAACATACTTAAAAGGAACTAAGACAAAAAATTCTTATATAGAAAAAATTAAAAAGAAAAAAGTTGAAGAAAAAACTATGTTAAGTGCTCTTTCAGAGTTTATGAATGAAAACTCTGGAAAATACTGTGATCTAAAGTATGATGGATCTAGTATAGCAATTTATTTAGATTCTTCAACTGGTATTCCAAAAAGAATAGTTACAGTCGGAAATTTAAATTTGGATAACTATGGGGTAGATCAAACTTGGAAATTAATAAACTTCCTTCCAAAAAGATTTCCGAAAGGTATAGTAGCAATTCAGGCAGAGGCATTAGTTGACATTAATCGACTTTCTGATACTGATCCTGAAACTGCTAGACAAAGAGCCAATGGACTAATAAATTCTAAGTATTGTGAATCTGAGGTAAATAATTTATTAACTCTTAGAGCTTATAGATATTATACTGATGATTCAATAGAAGGACAAATACTAAGAAAAACAGACTATCGTGAAGTTTTAAAAATGTTTGAAACTGTATGTTCAAAAACTGATGGACATATCTTATTTTCCCCTGCCGATGTATGGACTATAGAAGAACTTATGAGCGCCGGAAATAAAGAATATACAGAAACAGATAAAACAGTTACTTCAACTGGTTACTTCTTAAATGATGGTTGGGTAGTATATGATGAATTTGGAATATGTCTCGGCGCCTTAAAATTTGCTGGTGCTGGATCAGGAACTGAAGCTTTAAAAACTACAGTAAGAGGTATACAATGGAATTCTCAAGTAGCTAAAGGAAAAGATTCTTGGTCAGCTAATATTCTAATCGATCCAATTCAAGTAAAAGGATGTACAGTAAGAAAACCAAGTGCTGGAAGTGTGGGAAAAATGGTAAAAAAGAAAATTACCCCTGGAGCAATAGTAAGTATTATTATGGCTAATTCAACTATTCCAATGGTAGGGGATTCTTTTACTGAAGGTAATGGAGATTTTATGTGGCCAACTTGTAGCTGTGGTTATAATATGTCAGAAAAAGATGTTTATGGAAGTCTTTTGAAATGTGGAAATCCTATGTGTACTGAAAGACTAGATCGAATGAATAATTATATAGGATCTCTTAGTAATATTAAACAACAACTAGATCTTAATAAATTACTTGTTATAGATCGATTTAAGTGGGAAAGTACTAGGATTAATATAGATCAATTGTTGGGAAGTGTTGAAAGAAATGATCCTAATAGTTACTATAATCAATTAAGATCTTACCTTAAAACAGATTTACAAGTGAGAAATTTAGATTTAGTTTGGAAAGCAAGTTATACAATCTTAAGAAGTTATTATGAAAAGTCTATTGGAATTTAAACAAGAAGCAATAATTGTAGAAAAACCAAAAGAAGAATGGAATAGACTTTATCTTGAACTCTTAGACTTAATAAAATCTTGGGGCTTGGAAGATAAAGTTAACTCTTTTAAGTATGAATGGAAAGGATCAGGAAACTCATTTAATAAATTATTCGAATTATCTTTTCTTCGAGAATTAATATTTTACGTACTCGATATAGATTGGAGAGATCCAATTTGGGGAGATATATTTGATATTGAAAGGATAAGTAGTACTCCTAAATCCTATCACGGTTCAGGAAATGATATTACTATTGAAACTTACCTATTTCAACTTGAAGATAAATCAAAGGTATTAAATAGTCTTAATGGAAATTGGGTATTTGATCATTATAAAGAAGTGAAAGATTTTATGGATCAATATAATGATAAATATTTAAAACTGTTTGAAATTAAGAGATTATTTCCATTAGAAGTAGAGATAGAAAATGTTTGATTTAGAGCAAAGAAAAAATTATATAAAAACAAGAAATGATACAGATTATACTGATACAGTGAAAGCAGTATATAAAATCTTAGTATCTAAATATTCCTACCGAGCAAGAATTTCAGATATTTTTCAACTCCTTAAGGATGCATTTGGAATTAATGAATTTATTATTCTTGATTATCAGCAAATGAATAATGCACCCTTCGAATCTTGGTTAGTTGATCAGTATATATCTTGGAAAAATGGTAAGGAGATAGATTTTATAGAAATATATAAAGCTATCTTAACTATTGGAGATTTTACTACATCTGAAAAAGAATTGTTTGAGTCAGGTCTGATTGAAGAGCGTTTATGGGCTATTTTCTTATTAGTTGATAGCCCCGAATTAAATATTATATAAAATAACATTAAAATGATTGAAGTAAATTTGTATTCTATTCCGGCCCAAGAAATGAATTCTATGGTAGGCCGTTGTGTTGCTCGTAGCCGTTTTGATAAAGAAGGTATGGGCGTAAGTGTTATGGAATTTGTTAAGGGTTTTTTAAAGAATAATTTAGCAAATTTCGAAAATAGTATTGGTAACGCTGAATTAGTAAGCTTTATTAATTCAGAAACTACAATGAGTACTAAGGATTTTTCTTGCATTAATTATTGGTTAGCTCAAGTTGGTTATCTTGTTCAGATTCAAAATGTAGCTGATGATGAAGAAAATGCAACCGGTATCCCGACAGGTGATGTAGTAGAGTGGAATGTAATCGATTACAACTTTATGCAATATGATTACCCAACTGCAACTAAAATTATTCCTGGTGAAGGTCTTGAAATTCCAGCTATCCTTAGGCAGATTGTAGAACAGTCTGGTTTGTTTGATCCTAATAAATTAAGTGGTGTTAAAAATCCATTTACATTATTGTTAAATAATATGGATAAAATTAAGAATACTACTGGATCTGTATCACCAGCTATTACTACTCAGATCTATAATCTTTTAGATCAGATGGGTATTAAAGTATTTTGTGCAACTTCTGAAGATTAATTACAATGACTACTCTACAAAATGATATTCTAGAAATATATAATTCCTTAGTAGAGTTTTCTGATAATACAGTAAAAACAAACTTTCCGATTCCAATTAAAGTAAGATATGAAAAAGAAACTAGATTACTTATATTTGAACAGAAAGGAAAAACGGTATATCTAGGTCTCCCAGTTTATTATTGTTTAGCACTGGAGGACTTAGAAAAACCGACTTATCTATTACCAGAAGATTATGATTATCTAATGTCAACTCTTCAATCTTTAATAGCATCTGGAGAATTGATAAAACCTAGAACTTGTCTTGGCCCTGAAAACTATGGATTTAATGTTTATTCAACTAATATTAATGAAATGTATAAAGGACCTGATGTAATTGGACAAGTAAAGTTTATTTCTGGAACATCTTGGTTATTTAAGTTTAGAACAAGAAAAAAGTATAAATTATGAATTTTAACGGAACGATTATTATCACAGATCCCTGCTATATTGCAGAAAATAAGGATTGGGGAAACGGATTTAATTATAATAATATGACTATCTCGGAAGAAGTAGGATTCTCTGATAATTATATTTGGGAAGATACTGGAGTTGGAGATGGAAGATGGAAAGTATCAAAACTAAAAAATATTCTTGGCTTACTTGAGCTTGAAAAATTCATAGATGATATTGAAGAAGCTTACTATAATCTTTACGATAATCCTTCAATTGAAAATCAGATTAATCTTGAAAAATTAGTTAATCAGAGGGAAACTATTGGAAGATATTGTGTAGATTCTGGGACTTTTGGAGTATTTTATCTTGACGAAGTTTTAAAATATAAGCCAGATTTTTTAGTAGAACATGGAGATTGGTGTTATACAATTATTAAAGACTTTATTGGGGATGTAAATGTATATACTGATTCTCGTGAACAAAAACATTTTTTAGGTATAGGTAATAAAACATTTTATAGTAATACAGTATCATGGTTGTAAAAATTATTAATAAATCAAAATTTCCACTTCCAAGTTATGCAAAGCCTGGAGATTCTGGAATGGACCTTAGAAATATCGGTGAAGAATTTACATTAAAACCGTTAGAAAGAAAATTAGTTCCTACAGGCATATATGTTCAACTTCCCCCTAGAACTGAAATCCAAGTTAGAGCTAGATCTGGAGAAGCCTTTAAAAAAGGATTAGGAGTTTTAAATGGACCAGCCACTATAGATTCAAACTATAGAGGAGAAATTGGAGTAATTTTAGTTAATCTTAGTCCTGTAGAGGTAACTGTAGAACATGGAGAAAGAATTGCTCAGATGGTTTGTGCAGAAGTAACTCATATGGAATTAGAGGAAGTTAGTAAACTTGATGAAACAGAACGAGGAGGATCAGGTTATGGCAGTTCCGGAATACAATAACGATATAAAACGACTTCTTGGATTAAAAGGAAATACTAGATTAGAAATTCAAAATCAATTAACCCAACGAATCTTAGAATATGATTATATAGATAAAACTCCAGGAATAGGATTGAGATTTTTAGAAACAAAGAAAAGAAATCGAGAGGCTGGTGAATGGATTTATTATAATATTCTATTCGAAGCTAGAAAATATCAAGATACTCCTGAATATTTAGCACATATTCTAGGATCACTATCAAAAGTAGTAAAGACCTGGGGAGATTATTCTAATATTGATGTAGTTGGAATTCAAGAAGTTGATTGTGAAGAAGCAGATTATTATTATATACTAATTTATATTTTAAGTGATGGAAAAGACAAAGAAAAACTCGAATCCGATGGAGAGTGAAAAAATGTCGGAAAAAGATTATGAACTTCTAGAAAAAAGAAGAGTATGGGGATGGGAAAATGCAATGTCTGTAGCAAATGATTTATGGGCTAGTATTCATAGTTCATTACTTGCTGGAGATCTAGTATTTGCTTATAAAGATACTACAGGAGAGTCAGGATTAACTCAAATTGTTATAGTAGCACTTAATCAACCAACAGAACACTTTTCAGTTGGTATGGTTACATCTGGATATACTGCACTTCTCCCACATGTACCATTTGATTACCTAACTAATACTGTTCTAGGAGATCTTAAAAAGTATAAAGTTGATAAGAATATAATAAAGGCTTACGAACAAATTTTAGAAAATTATAAAAGATGAGCAATTTGAGAATTTTAAGTGTTGATGTTGGTTTCTCTGCTATTAAGTGTTCTTTTAAGGATTCCAACGGTTTAATAAAATTTGAAAAGTTTATTAGTGCAACAGCAAAACTCCCTGAAAAACCACTTGAAAGTGATGATGATATGGTATTTCCATTAGGAGGGGATTATTATGTATTAGGACCTGCAGCATTAAAAGTACCTAGATCTTATTTACTTAAACTCGAAACTTTTGAAGATTTAAAAGCAGTTTATGCCCCATGGTTGTCATATTTAATAAAAAAATATGGCGGAGATGAAGGAATAAATGCATTTGATAAATTAGCTATTGGTTTATCAATGGCTTTTAATACCAATGATAACGTAGATGAATTATTAGATTATTTATATGAAACATTAAATATAAATAAAGAAGATTATATATATTGTTTTTGCCAAGGCTTATCATGTAAATATACCTATAATGAATATGGGTTAAATGTTCGTGAAGCTTCTAGACGTAATGATGTTAAGTTAAGAAATGCATTAATACTTGATGGAGGATTTGAAACTTTAGATTTCTGTAGTATTATCAACGGTACTTCTTCAGCAGGTGCTGCTGTAGGAGTAAAAGATTCTGGCGTAATTAGAATAGTTTACGATCTCGTTGATTATCTATATAAAAATTATTCGATATCAATTTCAATTAAAGAAGGCCAAGTAATTTTAGATACTGGAGTTTTAAAACGCAGAGGAAAAACAATAGATTTATCTAGACAAGTTGAAGAGTTTTCAAAAAAATATATTATCGAAGTTTTTCAATATTTAGATAAAAATTATGGAGAGGTACTTGATGCTTTAGATGATGGTATTATTGTTTTAGGAGGATTAAGTTATTTTATGAAAAAATATCTCCATGATCCTGAAGTAGAAAAAGAAGTAGATAAAATATTTAGTGTATCTGAAATAGTATATCCAGAGGAAGACTCGGAATACTATAATTGCATATCATACTTAAGATTAGCTGAAAAAGTAGCTAGTGATAATATGAAATGATAAAAATGCACTTAGAGAAAGGTTAAAACCTAATATATGAAAGAACATTAGAAAAATTTATAAAAGAAATATTTATAAATCGATCTAGTGTTCTTTTATTGTTTCATAAAAGTTATAGGGGAGATAAAGCAGTTGAATTAATATTATCTCAAGGTCATGGAAGAGCTTGGGAATTTGAACCTGAAAATAAATAAATAAAAAATTGATAAACAATGAGTAAATCAAAAATAATTAAAGGACAAGCATTTATTATTGAAAATGCTTTAGTTCAAGAACAGATTTTATTAACTCCAGGACAAGCAAGTACTACTAATATTGTGGAGCTTATTAAAAATATATGGGATGACCTTAAGACAGAAGGTACATATAAAAGTAATAAAAAGAAAAACTACTTTTATTGGGAATATGAAATGACTGATACTGAAAATGAAGATTCAGTTATTAAAGTAAAAATGGAATGCCCCCAGCCAAAAGAAGGATTATTTGAAGAACCATATGATCCTGAAACAGTAGAAGGCGACTATGCTAAATATTGGGTAAAAAAACTTAAAGAATCTACTGAAAATTATGAATACAAGGCAGCAATTCAGAAAAAAGAAATAGTTTTCCCTGGCACTAGATACGTAAATCAAGAAGGTGAAGTAGTAGAAGTAGAGGAGTCTAGAATTAGTAATACTGATATCGGCGACATTACTAATTTACTTGGATTGTTTTAATAGAAAATAAATTATGGAAGAGGAAATAATAGAATCAATCGACGAAGAAAAATTACCAACTATCATTAGTAATGATGAAGATGTCATAGAAGAGGTGATCCCTGAAGAAATCCCTGGAACTAGTGGCATAATCGGAGGCAATCCCTTCGGAAACATAAGAATACAGATCAATGGTCAAGATATTTTTATGTAAAATAACATAGAGAGGTTAGATACATTTTCTACCTCTCTTATTTTTATATACTTGAATTTTATATTATTAAAACTTGAAACTTACAAAACACGTAAAATTTAAGTTTTTTCTCTTATATGTGTGATGAAAAAGATGTTTAATTTAGAAACTATTTTTGTTATGTGTAAAGAAAAACCATTTAATCGCCAAGATCAAAAATATCCAGATCTCCCTGACTATGAATTTATTCCATTAGTATATCCAGGTATTAAGGATATATATGAGATTAATAAAAAATCTGAAGTTAGAAATAAATACACTAAACAACTATTAAAACAACAACAAGATGAATTTGGATATACTACAATCTCTCCACAATATATAGAAAAGCATAAAAGAAAAGCAAAATCTATTCATATAATAATGGCTACCGTTTTCTATAATAATTCAGAACCAAAAATATATAATATAGTTAATCATATAGATCATAATCCAAGAAATAATAACCTATCTAACTTAGAATGGGTTACTAAAAGTGAAAATAATAGTCCAGATAGACGCTTACCAGTTCATAAAGATAAACGAATTAAATATACTGCAATGGATAAAAAGGGAAATGAATTATTTACAATAGATTCTTTAGATAGTAAAGGATATGATATACGTTACATTTCTTCGATTGCTAAAAAAAGTCAATATAGCTATAAAGGATATTATTGGAAACGACAAGAATCATTAAATAATCAAAAGTTTTTTGATCTTATAGGATTTTCTGGAAACTTAGATGACTATACTTGGTATGAACACTGGAAATATCCTCAATGGTCTGTGTGTAGTGAAGGATTTATTAAATCAAATAGATTTAATAAATTAATAGGAACACTTAATAATAAAGGATATATTATAGTTGATAGTAATAGTACTAAAGCGCATACAGTTATTATGGAATATCTCTTAAGAAGAAATTTAAAAAAGGGAGAAATAATTGATCACATTAATACAATAAAAACAGATAATAGTTTTTCTAATCTTAGAGTTACTGATCAAAAAGGAAATATGAATAATGTAAATACTCTGGAAAAATTATCAGAAAAAATAGTATTAGCAGATCTATATGGAGACTTTTTAAATTTTGGTTTTTCGAGAGATATCCAGAAACTAGTTGGAAAAGACAATATTAAAAGATCCAGAGTAGATAGGTTATTAAGTAGTAATGTAATTTCTACAAAATATATTTGTATTAAACTTGGAGACAAAGAGAAATTACATAAAAAGATGGAGAATATAATATATAAATTTTCTAAAGATAAATTAAGAGTTCTTGGAGCATATAATTCAATTACATCTGCAAAGAAGGAATCAGTTATTTCTACTAAAAGTATTAGTAAAAATTTAAATTCTGAAAAACCTGCGCCAGACGGATATTACTACATGAGAGGTCCTGAGGCAGTAAAGTTAGTACTATCGTTAGGACATGGTACTGCAGGAAATTTTAAACTTGAGGAAAAAGAGGAATCTCAGAAACCCTGAAATTCTTATATATGATAGAAAAGATTGAAAGATATTATTTATAGAATCTGGAAATCAATTTTATGGAGGAAGAAATTCTGAAATAAAATAAAAAATCTATCAAGACACAATAACAACTAAAAAGGATGTCGGGATGTTGGAATAGGTAGACAAGAAACACTTAAAATGTTTTGGGCAGAAAAATAAGACCCGTGGGGATTCGAGCTCCCCTCCCGATACTAGACATAATTATAACAGGGCCCATATCTCAGTTGGTTAGAGAAGCTGACTCATAATCAGAAGGTCGTCAGTTCAAGCCTGGCTGGGCCCACTATTTAAAGAATATTCATTAATTTGGATATTCTTTTTTTATTTCCCCAAAATCCTTATTAATGTAATAAAAACTAAAAGAAAGAAAAATTATGGAAAAAGATTACGAGAAATTATTTGCAGTAAAATATGTTTTACAAAAAGAAGGCTTAGAAAATTTTAGAAGGAACCGTAAACATATTACTGAATTTGAAAATGTATTTTTTGAAGTTGTAAGTAAAGAACCCAGACCTATAAGAAAATATAAAATTTCAAGTAATATACAAAACTATATTCGATTTTATTCACTTAATAAAGAACGGCTATTTTCTAGCAAATTAAGAGATATAGTCAGTAAAAAGAACTTAGAAAACTTATTTAGAAATTCAGAAAAGAAAGCTAAATTTGGATTGATATATAATTCTAGTACGAAAGATAAACAGGAAACAGACTATAATGCCCACTCTATTTTTTGTATAACAAATGAATATATTATACTATATGCATTTATTGGAAAGTGTATTATGGGCAATGATAAAAAAACATTTAATTCATTAGGAAGTGTAGTAATAAAAAAGAGTGATTTATTAAATTTTTCTGAATTAAACTTAGAAGGTTGTTTATATAGCATGGATGAATTTGTTAACTCATACAAACTTTGTAAACAGTTTAATTGTTTGGATAAATTTTTTAAAAGTATTCCTTCAAAAATGATGAATGAGTTTACTTCATTAGGATGGTCAGATACATTAGAAGATTACTATAAAGAGGTAATAGATAGTCAAGAAGATTTATTATCAAATAATAAAACTATAGATGATCTTATTAAATATTTTAAAAATAATTATAATCAAACTTTATATTCGGTTGAAGCTAAGGAATCATTTAGCATAAAATACAGATTTATCTATGAATCATTTAAAAGTTTTATATTTTTGATGACTTCTGAAATAAAAACTGAAACATTTGAATCTGTGTTATCTGGAAAAGTAAAAAATCCACCTACACAATTTGAAGATCCTAATACTGGCCGAAGAAATCAAGGAGTAATTATAGTAGATAAACTATACGATACTGAAATAAATATAGATTGTCCCTTTGGTGTAAGAGGTCATTGGAGAAATCAATACTACGGAAAAGATGCGGCCGGAAATCCAATACATAAAAGAATTTTTATTGAAGCATTTGAGAAGAAAGGTTATCATAGAAAGGCAACAAAAGAATTAGTGGAAAGCAAATAAAAAATTAAGAGAGGAAATTAATCCTCTCTTTTTTAATTTTTCTGCTCTTTTTTATAAATATTCCAAAACTTTTCCACTTCAATCTCTACTTCTAAATAATCCTCTTCAGTAATAACATTAGAGAGTCTTTTATTAAGATTCTCAAGATCTGATACTTTAGAAGTATTATTTTTTGATTCATAGAATTTAAACATTACATTTAGTTTTGGTTGAAGAGCATCAATTTTCTTTTCTACTTCTTTACTAGGATAACCACCTAAAGCTCTACTTATAGCTTTTCCTGTTCCATAAAGAACTTTTCCAGCTAAATAACTAGCAATCATAGTTGCTATTACTCCTCCTGCTTTCATAAATTTTCTATATTTAAGTTTTTTATTCACATATAAGGCTTTGACATGAAAAAAGAAGGGATAATTGTTAAATCCCTTCTTCTAATTTTAATCTCAAGAAATAAATCCCTCGAATTTGTAATAAACTATGTATTCCTCTTGATTTTCTCCTTTTATATAGCGAGAAATTCTAAATACAATACTTTCTAATGGTTTATATTTCATAAGAACATATTCAGTTAAGTGTCGTATTTTTTCTCCCTTTACTTTCTTTTCAAGTTCACTCAAAATCTCAAACTTTCCTGTAGTTCCTATCGAATGCTGAGTTCGGTTAAAAAACTCATTAAGATTTTCTAACTCAACTCCAACAACAATTCCTTTCTTTGGTAATTTAATTTCTGATTCCATAATATTAATATTTTGTTTATTACTACACTTATAAGGATTTGATTCGTTCTATTTCTGCCAACAATTCTTTCTCTGATGTGTAAATATACCAGGGATATCCATATTTTTCTACTAATAGTTTATCATAGCTAAAGTATAACAAAGTAATTCCTTGCTCTCTACACCATCTATTTTTCTTTATATCAGATTTTCTTGTTTTTAAAAATGAATTAAAACTACCTCTACAATGTTTACTGTAATGATTTGGACCTTGTACTTCAATAGCTATATTAAGATTTGGCAAAAATATATCTATTTTAGAATAAGATGAATATGAATCTAATTGAGTATTTACTATTAATTTATCCTGTAAAAAACTTACTAAAGATTTTTCCCAAGATGATATTTTCATATTTACTGATTTCTTTATAAACTTTAAATATTTTATCCATCCATTATTATAACATTTAGTACATAATCCTGGAAATTTATCATGCAATTCGCTTTTTGTAATTAAATTATCATAAATAAATTTCTGCATAAGTTCAATAGAGTTAATTGATTTCCATGAAATTTTTTCACGTTTAGTATAGTTTATATAATTAAGATCTTTTATCCATCCATTCGTAGTACACAAATTAGTTAATCCAGGATATTTATTTCTAAAATCTTTGGGAGACTCTATATTATTTTTGAAAATAAATTCTTGTGCATCTTGAATTGTTTTAATATGCTCCCAATTATTTTGTTTTTTAGGAAATTTTAGATACTTAATCCACCCTTTCTCACAACATCTATTATGTAATCCCCTAAAATTATTATATAGATACATTGGATTAGGTATATTCTCTTTATCAATAAAATTTTGAACATCTTCTATGGTTTTATAGTTTTCTGACCAATTAGTTTGTTCTTTTTGAAATTTTAAATCTTTTAGAAATCCTTTTAATCTAGCTCTTTTATATAAACCTCTATGAGGAGAACTTTGAAATTCTCTTCTGGTTTTTATATCATTGTCTATTATGTATTTTTGTGTTTTATTAAAATCAAATTCTTTCCAATTCATAAAATAATAAATTAAAATAAGGAGGGAATCAATTCCCTCCCTAAATGATTTATTTAGAATTAGATTATTAGTATAGTATATTAATGAGAATCATATATTTTTTAATCTAATTCTGAATTTTCTTTTCTCATATTTTCTGTATGAAAGAAGTAATCAATAGCATTAAATGTAGTTAGGTTATATCTCAATCTATCTACGGGCGTATTACTAGGTCCATAGGAAATAACAAGATCTTCAAATGATACAAAACTTTCATTTAGTATTAAACTAATTTTAGGATCCTCAAGATATTTCTTTGCTGTTCCTGGTTGAAGTTCAGCAAGAGATATATGAGGTGTATAAGAATACTCAGAAACAACTTCATACTTCGTTCTTAATCCTTTATTGATTAATCCAAGTGTTTTATACAATTCACTAGTTTGTTTCATTTTCAACACTATATAATCACTATCATTCTCAAAAGATCCGATCTCAAAATTATTTAAAATTCTTTCAGTATTTTCAGATCTTATATATTCAATAAAATTATCAAATTCGGGTTCTCCTAAGATAGTTTCGATATCTCCTAGAATATTCATCCTAGGGATTTCTTTTCCTTGAGCGTATAATAATGTTATATGTGATTCATTTTCAATTCCAGTATCTTTAAGATCTTCTCTACTAAATATAGCAGATAAAGATACTGGAAGATAGAGCGAGCAATTTAGCATTAAACAGCTATTATTTTCCATATCAATTACCTCCCATATTTAATAGGTTATTTTTACGACGGAATTTAATCTTTAAATCATTTAATTCTTTTTTTAGACTTGCTTACTAATTATTATCTCTAATAAATTTTAGTACTAGACTATATCTTTTACAAATTAGATTTCAATTTATAATTGTTCACATAGTCGTTGAATCTAGTTTTATAAATCTAGACTGCTAATTAAACTTTCTCATTAAGTCTTTCTAGCAATTCTAACAATTCTTAAGTTATATCTCAAACTTTGGACCATTTTATTTTTAATCCACCTTGATTAAATCCCTTATCATCTACTACGGTTAATCCTAGACCAAGTAAATTATTTAAAAATATTTGATTATCTTCCTTCGCAGTGTCTTTTCTAGCACCGCTGATAAATTGATCCGCATTTCTAGAAAGTAATACGGCCAATTCCATCTCACCAATTTTCTGTCCTGTCTGTCTATAGCGTCCCTTTCCAAGTATAGGTTCATCTCGTTTAGCATTAATATCTACGCCATATAGACTTGATGTAACCTTATTACTATATGATGGTATATGGTATAACTCTTCAAGGGTCATGAATCCCGCCTGCAAAGGTTTATCTACTTCTCTAAACTTACCAGACATTCCAGAAACTAATTTATCATATTCTTCTGGTTCTAGATTTTCTTTTAATTCATCGAGATCTGTTAATTCAGTCTCAGGCATAAGAATTTTACTCTGACTTTCTACACCTAAATCTTCAGCCCATTGATTTACAAGTTCTGGAGTAAATTTAGTAGAGAAGCAGCCAACATTGAAATAATACATATCCTCGATTTTACTAGTATTATGACGTTCTATAATTTCTTCTACATCCATACTAGTAAAACGTCCGGGGTAATATGTTTCAAGAAGGGGCTTAATCTTCTTTTGCCCTGTTTTTGTTTTCTTATAATTATCTACAAGATCGTGCAGTTTGTGTGCTATATTTCCGAGTTGTAATTCCATAAGGACACTCGGAATTTTACGATTTATTGTGCTGTAGGGGTTCCAAAGTTAACATATACTAACACTATATGATTTAGACTATATCATCTTCGGTTTTCACATCCAAAGTTATACATTTAGTCGTTGAACATCTCGCTTTCGCTCAATGATGCTGATTGATTTACTTCTCTTTCCAGCATTTTAGTATAATTTTCCTAAATAATATTTTATTAATTTAGGTGACTTTTTATTAAATCACAACCTCTACTCGTCTTTGTTTCCCATCCTTATCTACCATTATTGGCATCATATCGTCGGGTTTCACAGCACTTACAACCATTACTATTACTAGATTATCCTAGTAAATTAGAATATAAATTTAGGTATTATTTCAACCTAGTAAGTCTTTATTCGTTATACTAATAAATTATTATATTTTATTAGCTTGGTATTAGAATTTTACTTCCTTCACCAAATTTACTTACTGATTATTTAAGATATTACTACCTTAAACGGCCTTGTAATTTGACCTTTGCCTCCATCGATAATACTTTACTTAATTAAGTAAAGTCTAGACTATATCTTAAGGAAATACTCCTTCTTTGTACATAGTCGTTGAATATATTTTATTTAATTATTTTTATATCAATGAGCGATTGATTTTTTAAATGTATTTAAATCCTTTTTCTGGATGATGTCTTCCCAGATTAACCTTTCTTAATTTTTCTCTGGTTTCTTTTGAAACGATTTTTCCAGTATGTACTTCTGAAGCTCTTCTTCTATGTTCCTCAGATGGACTCCAACCTTTATGCGATTCTGACATCTTTTTTCTAGATTCCTCAGAAAGAGGCTTTTTATGAGTTTTCAAGAAAAGCTTATATTCTTCTGCCTCTTTAGAATTAGAAAATGTTTTTACCTTCTTCCCATTTTCTATTTTAATATGTAGCATTAAATATATAGAAGAATGTAAGTAGTAATTATCTGGGTATAATTTACACAATAATTTATGACAAACTATATGTTCTCTATAAGTTAATGCAACTAAGTTATCATTTTCATCAGTTCCTCCTAGGCATTTAGGTAGTATATGATGAATTTCTACATAAAAATCAATTTTATTTTTATCCAAACCTCTTAATCTAGCGCGATCAATTATTTGGAAATATACTTTGCGATACCAATTTTGATTATGTATTAATATTTCTTCTTCGCTCATTGTTCAATTTATTATTAAAAATTAATATCGCTCATATTTTACTCATAATTAAACATAAATATACTGCTGATTTATCTATCCATCTATTTTATTTAGATTTTTCCAGCAATTCACAAAATTTAGTTAACTTTTATTGAAAATTAACTAGACTTATATTAAATCTAGAGGTAATTTTACTTCCGATCATTCCCACAGTTCTTTTGATGAGTCTCACGCGAACAGTATACACAATCTTATACGCTTCTGGATCCATATTAATAGGATCTAATGTATCAGCTGCAATATACTCTGGGTATTTCTCGTAGATAATTTTTCGAGATTTTGTTTTTTCATATTCATCTATAACATCCTGAGAGGTATGTGTAAATGAATAGTCAGGTGATTTTACTGATTTAGGAATTTTAGGTTTCTTCATTTCCTGTATCATTACATCAGAAACTATTGCCTCGTCTATATTATTAGGCACAACTAAATGATCCTCGATAGTATATTCGGAGAGATCATGTCCTTCTCCGAAAAGTCCTCCGAGTTTTTCTTGTAGTGCCTGATTTATAGCATCAAGACGAACAGCTTTATATAATGTCACTACTGCATCTTTTGATTTAACCTTTGTTCCAATAGGGGCGATCCACTTAATAGCACTAGTACTCTTAACATTAATCATTAAGTCAATTATACTATAAGATGCTATACGATTTGCAAATGATTCTGATATCACCAAAGCATCCTCATTTACTAAACCATAATAGGCGTGGAAAAGTACCAGAGCATTAACGCCGGCCTTATATGTTTCAGGAGTATGTCCAACTGCACCAGTTATAATATCTCCCTGTTTTACTTTTTGGCCGATTTTTACTTTAGGCTCTGTAAATACCGCCACGTCATTTATACTCTGAATCGCTGTTCTTCGTAAAATATTTGTCTCAGTTCCATCAGGCAATTCAATTATAACTTCATCATTAGTTATTTCTTTTACTTTACCCTCTGGATAACTGAACTTTTCATTTAATATATTATCTTTCAACTCTTCATTCCTTCCAGTGTCAACAAGTGCACGCTCCGCATTAATTAGAGGTATACTCTGTTTAAGCATTGATGTCAAATCTTCTATAATATACTTTTAATTATAGTTTAGAATATAAATTTAACCTTTATTTTGGTTAGTAAGTCTTTATTCGTTACACTAAAGAAATCTATTATCTTTAGCTCGGTATTAGAATTTTAATTATTCCTTCACCGAATTTACTTACTAATTACTTAAAATATTACTACTTTAAGCGGCACATAAATTAGTACCCATGCTTATTCTGACACTATCTGTATACACTTAAATTATTTTTAACTTAAGTAGACTATATCATCCCAGGTTTTAGTTCCTAGGTTATACATTTAGTCGTTGAGAAAGGATTTATATTAGTAATCCTTTTTGCTGATTTGAATCTATCTTTCCAGCATTTTAGTATAATTTTCCTAATCTACTATAAAATTAGGCAACTATTTTATAATTGACAAAAGGAATTCTTCGAGTTGTACTAGATAATCTATAATCAGGCGCCAAATCGATCAACTCTATTTCTTCGACTGGAACCATTTTTCTTTTCATCCTATATTTAACTTCTACCTGACCATCTTTATCAGGTTTTAAAGTATTAGTTTCATAATCTACATACTCACTGGCAGCTACTTTTTTATTAAGATAGTCTATATAAGGTATAGTGACCTTAATAAAATTTGGATCATATACATCAAATAATACATCATCATCTGTAATATGACATGAAACTGTAAGTGAGTTCTGAAGATTAGTATTATTATTGATAGGTGTCGTTACTAAATAATATTTCTATTATTACTAGACTATATCTTAAAACATTAATTGTTTTCTTGTACATAGTCGTTGAATATAAAAATTGATTATTGAGAATTGGCATTTATATTATTAATTAGAATATTATAATCTTATTTGTTATTATCATTATATATTTTTTGCCAATTCATAAAATTTAATGTATTAATTTCTATATAATAGATGCCTTTCCTTAATTTAATCAATTTTTATACTGCTGATAAATCCTCTTTCACAAGAAGATATTTCCAGCAATTCACAAAATTCTATCAGAATATTATTTTCTGAACGGACTAACCATTAATCCGCGATATCAACCAGATCCGTAAAGGTCTGATTAAATGCTACGCTCGCAGGGATAACAATTTTTTGGGAAATAGCCTCTAAGTTAATGGAATTTACTCCGGGGGGAACTTGTAGGCTAGAGTCTCCTTTGTTATCACTACTTCCTTTAAAATAACGGAATGCTAATGTACTAATTGCAGTTACTTGATCTTGAATTTTACCATACTTTGTAAAATATGATGTAATTCTTCGTCTAGCTGCAAAATAGTTACGTCCATTATTATTCCTAAAAATATATTGCATAAAACTGTTAGGAACTGATTCTAATGTTTTATCAATGATTAAGTCTTTTAGTCTATCATCTCCAAAGGCCAAACATTCCTGTATTAGTTTTTGTGTAATATATTCAGGTTTATAATCCAAGTCAAGTTTGATCATTAATTTCTTGGTTTGTCTTTCAGTTAACTTCAAGATCTCCTTTTTATCAGTTTCCAAGTATTTATCAATGTCTTCAAACTTTATATCAATTGGTTTATCTGCAATTCCAAGTTCCGGATTAATTCTTTTTATCTTCAGAATCTGTTTTTGAATATCGTAAACTCTATCATAGTCGAAATTAACTTTATAATCTCCTGTACCAGACATTTTAATACGACAGTCATAATCAGATCCCATTCGATTAGTTGAAATACGATAAGCGCCTTCTATAATAAATGCACCATCAATTTCTTTAGGAACTTCGAACTCTGCATACTTCATTTCAGGATCTTCTTTCCCATCCGTTATAGTTGTATATTCAATTCTTACTTTATGTGTAGCAGTTAATCCATTTTCAATATAGTAAGAAGCTGGTTGAGGAGGTTCTTCTATAAATGAATATCCAATTTTTCCAACTTTTACTTTAGGATTATATGCATCAACTTTATTAAAAAATCGATCTACTATAATTTTTGCTCCAGTGTTTCTGAAATATTGATTAAAATTACTCCTCATTATACTAATGGTTTTATATTTAATTGCTTATATTCGCAATCTACTGAATTAAAAAATGTTTCTAATTCTGATTTAATACTATCTTTTAAGCTACGAGCCTCTACATATTCTCCCATAGGTTTACCATCAAGAGATCTAAAAAAAGCTTCATAAGTAACAAGATAATTGAAGTTATCTTTAAGTTGATGTAATGTAAGCTTTACCGAAAATCTTTCATACTTCGGAAAAATATCATCTCTAAGTTTTTCATATAATATTTCTCTCGCCTGTATAATATTCGGATCTTGACTGTCTAAAATGTTATATGGAATTTCATATGATAGTATAATTTTATAATAATTATCGTTCATAACAAAAAATTCTCTTCTCTGGTTTTAATCATCATATATCCAAGTTCATCAAATTTCCTCCCCTTCGAGATGTAGTTGATGCTTTCTTGGGTTTTTCTTCTTTTTGTTTATCTCCATCCACAGAGATACATTTTTCTTGCTCGGGTTTACTTCCAAGGCTCGATAAAAGATTAGTATTATTAGATTTATCCACAGAGGAAGATGAGGTAGTAGTAGTATAAACCACCTCACCGTCTCTATGAATAGTTACATTAATACTCAACTCTTTTTCAAATTCTGGAAGATCTATTTCAAATTTAATAGTTCCCATAATTTGTTTTTACTTTTGTTTTTCGTCAAGTTTATTATTTAAAAGTAATCCTAATATAGTTTCTGTCATTACGTCACCAGAAAGATTTAATTCCCCTTTGAGAGCTTTAGACACGACTCTAGAGCTATAACCGTAAGACAAAACAGTATAGAATGACTTCTTATTTAAAACACCACTTTGAGTCCCTAGATACTGAATGTCTTCTATCTTCTGTGTTTCTGGATCTACACTTACATCAGTTAAACCTGTAAATAAAAGTTCAATAAGTTCTTCCTGTGTAGCATGAAGATCTGATAAACCAGTTGATACAAATCCTCCATCCGTTAAAGTATAAAATTGTTTTCTAAAGATTAAGTAAATATCATTAATATTAGAACCCAACTCTGCAATAACATGATTCATATTGCAAACTCCGCTGGAAATTCTTTGAAACTTCTTAACCTCTGTACCATCAGGAAAATAATACATACAATCTGGATTATAATTATACTGAGTATCACTAATCCAAACTTCAATATCACCTTCCTTAGTCTCTTTGTAATGAATAACCCCATCATTCAAAGCATAACAATCAGATACAATAACATTATCCTTCTCAAAATATCTTGTGCCATCACTCAATTTATCTATAATTTTCTTATTATAGTTTAGAATATAAATTCAACTTATAAAAAAGTTGGTAAGTCTTTATTCGTTATACCTTAAGATTCTAATTATTAATCCAAGGCTTGGTATTACTAGTTACTAGCTTCACCAAATTTACTTACTTATAATCTAGAGAATTACTTCCTTAGACGGCAATTTTATATTCACCTTTGGCACGCATTAGCTTAATTTTCTGATAATCAATCACTTAGATTGATAAGATAGACTATATCATCCCTATAAAATAAGAGTCCCATATATAGTCGTTGAATGTGTAAAATTTTATAATTAATTCAAATACCTAAATCCTTTTTCTGGTTTCCGTCTACACCAATCTCTTAAAGTATCTGTACAGATATTATGAAAATGTGCAGCTTCTTTTACAGTATCAAATACTCTTCCATCAGGATCTATAATTTTTCTTGCTTTATTATTTTTCCCACCTAGTTTTGATTTTGACATATTTTCTCTACATTCCTTAGAAAACGGAGCTCTCTTTTTACCTAATTTTGATTTAGATATCTTATCTCTCGTTTCCTTAGGAAGTGATTTTCCAAAATTAGGGTTATTAGGACCACTATTTTTCTCTGAAATTATCTTTTTAGTTTCTTCAGAATGATGTTTTCCATAAAATGTATTCTTAGTTCCTAATTTTGCCTTAGATTGCTTTTCTCTAGTTTCCTTACTTGGAAATACATTTTTATGAGAATTTGACATCTTCATCTTAGCCTCTTCTGAATGATGTTTTCCTTTAAATGGATTTTTTCCTTTTGTATTTATCATAACTTCTTCTCTAATTAAAGATATTAATCTAATAGAAATTTTACTTAATTCAAACTTTCTAGATTGATCTTTATTAGTGGATAACATTCTTTTAGCTGCATATGATAATTTACTATTATCAGAAAAAGCTTTCATTAAAAAGATATGAGCAAATATGTGATATCGGATAGGCATTCTTACTAAATTATTCTTTTTATTTGTTCCACCCATACACTTAGGTAATATATGATGAACCTCCGTATACACATCTTCAGGATAACCTTCAGACTCCATTTGTATACATTTATCAATTAATTTATTATATTGTTTATAATACCACAATTCTGTCATAATTAATTTTATTTTTACACACTGCTGATTACTTCACAGTTTTCCAGCATTATAATGGGTATTTTCTTAGGTTTTTATTTCCTAAGCCTCAATTAATTTTTTAAGGCATTGAGTTTATATCGATAATTCATATTAATTTTTTCTTAATATGTCAGACTATATCATTGGAATAATTATCTTCCATTTCATTTATAGTCGTTGAAGAGATATAATAAATATCTCCTGCTAATTAGATTTATTATCTTTCTAGCATATTCCTGAAATTGTCATATAAGAATTTCTCCTATATTTCCGACATATAATTTATCGGTGAGGTAGTATTATAAGCTCCTCCGATCAAGTCACCTTTCTCGAATTTTGTCTTACCTACTCCTACCCAATTATTAGGTCTCGGATATTTTAATTCCCCTCCTCTAACTTTTAGGTAAATCCATCTACCTTCTTCTCTAAACTCACATTGTTTTGGTGCTTTCAATAAGCCTTCTAAGTTAAGCACACGTTCCAATTACTCTTATAATATAATTTATAAGTTAGACTATATCATCCAGAAATTCATCTAGTTTCATTTATAGTCGTTGAAGGGATTTTATTTTCCCCTGCTGATTTATTTTATTACAAATATTTCCAGCAATTATTGAAATTATACGCCACAAATATAATCTATGGCCACCATGTTTCAGACCTAATGCTGCAAGATTATTCATCCTTTTAGAATGAATTTAGACTATACCATTCTTAAATTAATAAGATCTTTTTTTATAGTCGTTGAACAAGTTATTAATATATTCCTTGATGCTGATTATTTTTTTTAATTTCCAGCATTTTACAAAGATTTTCTATATAATACTATTTTATATAGCAACCAATTTTAATTGAGTAGTACCTTCAGTTAATGATGTAGCAAATGATACGATTAAACCTATACAAACTTTATATAGATTACTAGACTATATCTTAAGAGTGTTTTAATCTCTCCTTCACACATAGTCGTTAAGAAGATATATTTTCTATATCTTTTGCTGATTATCTCTCGCTATATAATTTTCGCCTTAAGTTTTTTATTTTACAAGGCGAAGAATAAATAGCGATAATACTCCCAGCAATTCTTGAAGTTTAATAAAAGTCTATAACAAACTTTTATGGACAATTCTAAACTTATCCTATTGCTGCTCCATCAGTAAAACTAAATTTCTTTCCAATCAGGTCTGGTGTAATTGTGCTTAAATCTCCAGTTCTTTTTGTAACAATCGAACGTACTGGAACAAGATCATCCTCAGAACCATTTACTATTGGTTTGTCTGGGTATACCTTTCCGTTCGGTGCTGTTCTTCCTAATGCTTTATATCGTGGAATGAGTAATCCTGTGTTTTCTGGATCTTCTCCTTCATGATATATAAAACTATTTAAAAGGAATGAAATTTGTCGTGTTAAATATCCTGAACTAGGCCATTCAAAGAGATTAGATATTATAATTTTTAAAAGACGTCTTCTAATCTCTTATCCTGCTTACGCTTATTCACGTAAGATTAGACTATATCATGATTAAAGAGTTTCCTTAATCTAACAATACATAGTCGTTGATCTTATCTTTGTTTTCTTCTACTATTATACCTTTTTGGTCTTGGTAGATATTTTACATTATTTTTCTTATTCTCTCGATAAGCTTTTGTTTCTTGAATTTTTCTATATTCTTCAATTCCAGAGAGTATAGTTCTTGCTATACTTCCAACAAGCCTTAGAGTTTCTAAGAATTTTTCAAATCTACACATTAAGTTTTAAAAAGTACTAATAATTCATCTTTTTCTCGTTGATAAGTTGCTGATTTTAAAAAACTTTGACTTCGTCTGTCTATTATTATTTCCAGCATTTCTTTGTTATTTATAGTGGGCTACCATAAAGTTCAGGTTTTATTTCTAACTCCACTAACTTTTCAGTAATATCTTTATTTATTCATAAAGACTTAGACTATACCTTTCTTATTCACATAAGTTTCTACATATAGTCGTTGAATTAATACAAAACTAAATCTTAATTAAACTATATAATCATAAATATTAAATGAATTAACTATTCCTAAACTTTCAGATAATTTAGTATACTTTATATGTCTAGTTGTGAATAGTTCATTTTCAGATAATATAATATATTTTATATTTCTTTTTGCAAAGTATTTCTTCGCTGCTATTTTTTTGGCTAAAATCACCGGATCTTTTTCTATTAGATTTGCTGGTTTTAACTCAATAACAACTTGAAGACCTGATTTAAATTTGATGTAAAAATCAGGTAGATATCTATGTTCAGTTCCATCATCCCATTTATAGATAATAGAATCTAAACACCTATCAAATATTTTTATCTCACTTTGCCATTTCTGCTTTTCAAAAAATTTTATAAAATTAATTTCCCAAGATGAATCATAATTAAAATCTTTACTCCAAACTTTAGAATGATATATACCTGTTTTATATTTACCCCCTGTTCGTTTGTTATAATAAGATTTATCTTTCATCATTTCAATATTCCTTTCAGATAATAACCTACTAGAATTTTTTCTCATTTCTAATCCTTTTGGCGTCTTATAGAAATCTTTCATTCGTTGAGAAATTTGTTTTCTTTGTTTTTCTGAAGGACTCCATCCTTTATGTGATTCCCTCTGTTTTTCTCTAGATTCTTTTGTCTGTAATTTGTGAAAATTTTTTAATCCTTGTTCAGACATTCTACTATCTCTTAATAATTCAGAACACTTTTCTGAACATGTTTTTAAATAACCTCTTTTAAATCCATCCCATCTAGATATTTTTCCACATATTTCACATTTAGGACGATCATTAATATTAGTCAAACCTAATACTATAACATCATAATAAATTTGAGGTGTTATTTTAACAAATTTACTATTATCGTTCAAATGTTTATATAAATGAGATTGAGTTACATAAATATCTTCATCTAATCCAGTAAACCATTTATATAAACATATTTTATAATGACCGCGATTGACAACTTTTAAATAATTATCGAATGATTTTCCAGGTTGCGGATTTAAACTAATTAATTTATTAAAAGAATCTATTTCTTCTTTATCTGTTAATATAAATTTTTCCAATTTCCCTGCCATAATAATTTCACAATTTTATGACTTAGTTTCGTATTAACTGCTGATTCTCTTCACAGAATTCCAGCATTTAGTAGAATTTATAGTCAACTAAAGGTAAACTAAAATTGACTGTAGTGATCTATTCTCAATTGCATGAAGTTGGTAATCTTTCTCTGTATAACCTGATAATAAAGTTCCCCGAGTTATAACAGGGCGTTCATCTACTCCTGACGTAATAAATTGCAATAATACTTATATTATTCTATATAAGTTTAGACTATATCTTTGATTATTATGTATATAGTCGTTGAACAAGTTACTTAATGTTCCTTGATGCTAATTCTATAATTTTTATAGTTCTAGCAATTAACATAATTTTAATATAATGAGTTAATTTCCATTATATTGCCCAATTCTTTAGGCATACTCATAGCTACAATTGAGGCTAGTTTTACACGATTTGCGCGTGCTAGTTCATTCTTTAAGTCTGAACTAAAACTTTCAGAAACTTCTTTCTCATATTTTTTAAATTCCTCTGTCATTATAAGAAGTTTCTGTTTATCAGTAAGATCTTTTGAATCCGCAACATTACAAATTCTCTTATAAGTTTCAGTGTCACAATCTGCATATAACGTTTTATAATCAAAAGTTACGACACCTGCTAACGTAACGACTCTAAGCGCAAATTTTGTAAGAGCCTTTCTTTTCTCAACTCCGTCAGGGAATTGATTTAGGTACAGGCTTAATTTTGTTGCGCTCTTTGCTCCGATACGTTCAAACTCGTTAGAGAATATTCCAATCTTATCTATATCTGCATCAATAATCTTCGAAATTCTAAGGCGACCATAAGAAGTAACTTTTGATTGATACTCCACATTGCCTATTTTTCCAGTAAATACAATTGGTGTACCTACTTTTATTTTCTTATCTATCTCTGCATCTTTAAGTAATTGGACATAATCTGTATAAAAATATCTTGGACTCTTTAACTCTTCCTGATCATCAAATACATATTCCGTCGCTACCGCAAGGCCGTTAAGCGTCTCGTGATTAAATTTATAAATAGGTTCATTATTTTTTTTATAAACCGTAACATATCGAGGACTCATTCTCTCGTATGTTTCTTGGCTAGCTTCGGGTGGTACCAACTGACATCTTATAAAATATTTTATAAGATAGACTATATTATCCATACAATACTATGGTTCTATATTTAGTCGTTGAACATCTCACTCTTGTTCGATGATGCTGATTTATTTCATCTATATTCCAGCATTTTAATAGAATTTTCTTAGAATTAAAATAATCTAAGCTACTCTTCTACAAATAGAAACGGTATCACCATCAAACAATATTAATAATTATTCCTAATTGATTTAATATTAGACTATATCTTCTAATGGTATTGCTCTACCATTAGTTGTTCACATAGTCGTTGAATCTAGATTATAGTAATGATCTAGACTGCTAGTTATATAAAATATAATTTCCAGCAATTCTAACAATTCTTAAGTTATATCTCAAACTTCAGACTTTTACTAAAAAATCTGCATTTACCTTAATATCTAATTTATTTAATTAGAAGTAGACTATATTATCTTTTAATAATTTCACAATATTAAAAGTACTTACTATAGTCGTTGAGTATTATGAATTTTATAAAATTTTAGAAACTATGACTAAATTTAATTTACATATTTAAATCCTTTCTCAGGATGTTCATTTATCCATTTTATAATTGTATGTGCGCATTTTCCATAATCTTCCGCACACTTAGTTATAGAAATGTAGGTCTTTCCGTTAGGAGCTAAGACTTTTTTAGAATTATAAGTCCCTTTAGTATTTAAGGTATTAGATATTTTCTTTTTGGTATCTTCACTTACAATTCTTTTTTGTCTAGCTTCTGATAACTTTCTTTTATGCTCTTCAGAAAATTTCTTACCGTAATTTGGATTTTTCTCTCCTTTTCTAGACTCAGACATTTTCTTTCTGGTCTCTATAGAAGCCTTTTTACCAAACATTGGATTTTTATTTCCTAAATGAGATATTGAGATTTTATCCTTTGATTCTTGAGTATATTTATATCCTACTCTAGCTTTAATAGCATTCTCTCTAATTCTAGTAATTAAAGATGTAGAAAATCCTCTAATAATCTCTGGATTTTTTGTTTTATGCATTAACATTGCATTTGCTGCAAATATTAATTTAGTATTGCTTAAATAAGCATACGCTAATAATACATGTGCCATTATATGATATCTAATTGGCATTCTTACCAGATTAGACCTATCATTCGTTCCTCCCATACATTTAGGTAATATATGATGAACTTCTGTATACACGTCCTCTGAGTAACCTTCAGACTCCATTTGTATACATTTATCTATTAATTGATTGTAAGTTTTATAGTACCACAACTGATTATGATACTTAATTTCTTCTTGTGTCATAGTTCTTATATTAAAATTAGTTTCTTTTTGTCATATCTCTAAATTTTAATATAAAATCATAATACTGCTGATTTATCCATCACTAGATATTTCCAGCAATTTAAAGTATTTTCACTCAATATTAAACTCAAGTGCCTCTATTTTTATTTAAAGGTTCACAAACTTGTCGTTAATCTATATAGTATTAATATATAGACAGACTATATCATCTAAGACATTCTCTTAGTCTCATATTTAGTCGTTGAACTTGGTTTAATTCCAAGATGCTGATTTCTATTTTTAGATTTCCAGCATTTTGTGAGATTTTATTCCCACAAAGTTTGTTTATGGGAAAGTGTCACTTTTATATAAAATATTTCATTTACTAAGTAGACTATATCATTGGTTTTAATCCATATCATTTATAGTCGTTGAAGGGATTTTATATTTCCCCTGCTAATTAGATTTATTATCTCTTTCTAGCAATTATTGATATTTTCCTAATATCTCTTTTATTAGGCCACACTATTACATATGGTATAGTCATCATGGATTTTCAATTTCATGGCAAAAATCGAATATTCATGGAGACTCGGTTGGCGATTAACTCTGTGATAATCAATACTTTAGCCAACTTATATTGATTACCCAAGATATAATTCTATCTTGCAAAGACTATATTTTCCATGGTTAAAACTAGGTTATCACAACACTAGCCTGGTTTTGTCCATAGTCGTTGGGTTGAATAGTTTATATTTACAATGAGTTTTGTATTAAAAATTCTAGGTCTTTATTTTCAGAAACTCTATGTTTTAGGAAGTCGTATACTTGTTTTTTGACTTTTAGATCTAGAAATTCAGTATATTTTGTTCCGGTTTCATTAAGTTTCGTATAATCTTGAAATTTAATAAGTGTATCAAATTCTAGGTCAGCTAATTCGGTTGTAGGTCCAGAGATGATTGCTATAACCTGTCCACCCAAGATATGATTCATGTGTGGAAATTGATAGTTTATGCGCCTATCCCAGTCCTTAGAGAATCCGATTTTAACTGACTTAGGAAATTTAACGAAGTACATATATCCTTGTTCTCCTTGAAATTTATTAAAAAGGAGGTTTCGGTTATTTACTCTCATTGCATATTCAGATCCATACCCTTTAGCATTTTTATCTAGGGCATTTTTAGTCATAATCTGAGCCATTCTTAATCTTTTCTCTTCGCTAGAATTCCACAGCCCAATTTTAGAAGTTCCGGTATATCGTCCTTGTGCGTGAAGCGCTTTCATATGTTCGGAACGATTCCAGGGGCTGTTAGAAGATAGCGAAGATGAATATAATTTTCTTTTTATCTTCATAAGCTCTTCTTTTTTAGGGTTTTGTTTTCTTGTAAATATAACTTTCAACTGCTGATTAGAAATAAGATTCTTCCCAGCAATACACAAAATTTAATACTACAGTTTTCAGGTACTGTAATATTCTAGGATTCACACCTAACGTACCAATTAGGAAACCATTAGTACGATTTGTTTTTCCGCATACTCTTTAAACATTTTCAGAGTTTCCGGATTATTATATTCTTCTTTTGTTGCTTTGAGTGCTTCGTTTTTGGTAAAATTCAGCTCTTTCATTAAGTAATCTAAGAAACCTTCCCGACACATTTCATAAGCGATATGTATTGGAACAGAGATTTCATCGATAGCTAATGTAGTACTAGGTATAATTGGGCATCTAGCAGAATTTTTAGTACGGACAGAATACAAGTCACGTGCTAGATTTTCTTTAGATGTATTAAGTAGTGCTGTAGCTTCTTTTTTCCCAGCATTTAGGAGAGCACGTAAAAGGGCTGTATATCTAACTCTTTCTCCAGGGGTATTAAATTTAGATGTAACTTCCTCATAGTTCAAGTCATTAGATTTTTTATCTTCTACGCAACAAAGTCTGATAATAATAGAGTACCAAATACTAAGTTTATGAGATCCCATTACTTTTTTCCCGTTTTTAATTCCGAGAGTAAAAGGTCTCATCATAGCAGGTTGTACTAGGTAATACCGATTAATTAATTTTTTAAATTCTGTAAGACGAGCGGGAAAATGTTCTTCAATAATTTTAATTAATCCTTCGTAAGAACATAGAGCTTCATCAGTAATAAATTCTGATATTTTTAGTTCTTTTGTTGTTGGATTATATTCGAACTGGCAGGTATCAAAAACTTTAATACCTAATTTCTTTGCTCCTCTTGCACTATAACCATTTCTTCGAAGATCGTCTCCAAAGAAATCTAACACAATTTTACTATCTTTAAAAATATCTTCGAAAAGTTCTTTAAAGATATCAAAACGTAAATCATTCAAGTAATAGAAAGGAAGTTCAATTCTAGCAAATCTTCTCAATCCCTCTTCTCTTGTAAATACTCTTGCCCCGCAATGAGGACAAGGTTCAGCAGAGGGTTGTCGAATTTTTCCACAAATACATCTATCTTCCATGGGTGAGCCAAAAATATCGACATCATAGACTCCACCGGCGATAGGTTGTATTCCATTGTACTTCAGGTCCAAGTCTCTATGATTAAATAGGACTTGATCTTTTCCATCACTTTTAGTATAATCGATGATAGCTTCATCGGTTAGTAACTCAAGAGATACTGACATAAAATTTTAATATTTTTACTGTTTAACCATTCCTTCGACATCTTTCCAAATTATCTTAGTAGCTAGTTCAGAATCGTCAGGATTATTTTTTGACCAATCTTTATATACTTGTTTTACATCTGATATTGCATCTGATCTGGTCTTGTCTTTTAATCTTTCATAAACTCCTGCTTCTTTATCTATAACTACCTCAATCATATCTGAAATAATATCTTGAGTAATAGCTCTTGATGTATTAGTAAATCTGGATCTATATTCACGATAAACCAATACGTCGTCATAAGTAAGTTCGAGATCAGAGTATTCGGCTGATGATCTAATTTCGGCTGGTTCTTTATTAAACCATGATAACTGTAACTTTCTAACTCGATCTGCCACAGCCTGTCTACCCATTTCTTCGTACTTCTTTGCTAATTCTTCGACGATATCATACTTAGCTTTTAGAATTTTTCTCATTGCTTCTTTTATCTGAGTTGCATATTCTTCGGGCATAGTAGGACATTCAACAATTAAGTCATACATACCAGAAGAGAATAAGAAAATAATAAAAGCTGGAATTTGTCTTTGTTTTCTTCGCTTGGATATAATAGAATCTTTGCTAATATCACGAGTAGCCAAAAATTCTATGAATCTTGCTATTTGGTTTCTCGCTTCTTCAGCATATTTCTTATTAAATCCAGAGTCATCCTCATCTTTAAAGTCTATATCAACATCTTCTCCGCGTAAAGGAGTATCAGGTGTATAGAGGCTATTAACCATACGAGAGTGACCTTGCTTATGAAACAAATCTTTAATAATATTTCCGACTGTATTAACTGAAGTATGTTTAGGATTAGCCCAAACTATAGTAGTAACAGCATCTTCAATTGCATTATCTTTATCCAATTTTCCTGCTGCTATTATGTCATCGTATGCTGTAGATAACCAAAGTTCGTCCTTAGTCATCTTACCTTCATACTGAGACTCATCTACTTTAATTTTCTTCTCATCCTCGTCATCTCCAATAATACTCTCATCAGAACCTTCAGAGTCATCGTCGTCAGAATCATCTCCTGTTTCGTCTGGACCTAGATATCCTTGATTTTCTAGGTCTTCTTCTTCTTCATCTAACAAATAATCGTCTTCCATTCTTTATTAGCATTATTAATTTAATTAATTAGTATAAACCTTGAGAGGACCTGAAATTTCCTCTCAATTATTAGGGTAACACCTTCTGGGATACGTGTTTTAGAGGTTTAGAGAAAGAAAAATAAAGAGGGATTTTGTTATTTCCCTCTTTTTTTATATTTATTTTCTTTTTAATAATTCATAACCTCTTACTCTTTTCTTTATTCCATTAGCAGATATCTCAGAAACTAAACACTCTTTAATCTCGAAATAATTTACTAAATCAGTTGCTTTTGGAACTGATTTATAAGATATAGATGAATAAAGATATTCTAACCTAGATTTTATATCAGCTAGAGTTATTTTATCTCCTACTTTAAATTCAGAATAAATACTAGATTCTAAGAGTTCTTGACTAAATGTTACAATACCTAACTCTTTTTCTATATACGTTTTATTATAATTTAACGCTTTAAGTTTTTGTGGACCAAGTGCTAAGTAGTAAGATTTAATATTATCATGTTCTCCAATTTGATCCAATACTATTCCTATTACTTCATCTGAAAATCCATATTCACATAACATTTTTAGTTTGGCTTTAAAAGTACCTAATTCTTGATATTCCTTTAAAAAATCTGATATTTCCTGATTTATTATATCATCTGGAGATAATGTATTATGAATAGTAGAGAATACTGTAAATCTATCCTTATAATCTATTTGTTGAATCTTAAAAGCTCTAATCTCATTTACTAATACTAAATTGTTAAGTACGGGTATTAAAGTTCCACCCTGATGTTCATTAACTGCTATATAATCATTTTTATAATTATTACTTTTTACATCACTTTGATACTTTTTTGCTAAATTATACTTAACATCATCTAAGGCTGTACTAAATGCAGATAATAAATCACTAGTAGCCTTCTTTTTTCTCTCAAGCTCCTTATCAAATTCCTCTTGACTAATTTTTCTGTAGTCACAAGTAGATCTATAATAAAATATAGCTTCATTCTTCCAAGGATTATCAAATAATCTTTGACGACCTAGTATTTGTGGGAGATCCTCACTAATATCTACCGCCAAACTGTCTATATTACTATCACTAAATATAAAACTTCTAGCACATGTAGAATAGAAATCAGCGCCTAAGTAAACTGTTCTAGTACAGAATGTAAACATTTTTGGTTTAACTCCTTTTAATGGAACTTCTCCTATAGTAAATCTCTTTCCTAAACGTTTTTGAATTCTCTTAAGATTCTCTGGCGTATTAGAGCAGAGAATATTGATTTCCTCTGGTTGAAGATCACATTTCTTTATAATACTAACAATATGATTAACACTATTTACATAGAATACTGCTTCATCACTAACTATTTTAGTAGGATACCCATTTACCATTCGAACTGCGGATTCAAAGTTACCATCCTTATAGGATTGAATAATTTCAGGGAGTTTAGTTCCTACACTCATCATACTAAGTACTTTTAAAGCAGGTTTTAAAACCCTAGATGGATCTTGTGAAGCCCAATCCATATTGATATATGGAAGACCATCAAATTCATCTAACATATTTAAATATTCCTCTAACATGGGTGTAGCTGATACAAATAATGCTGAGTGAGATTGTTTAAGAATATCCAAAAATTCGAGTTCTGTATCTGATTTAAACTTAGAATCGTGTAGAATTGTCTGAAATTCATCTATTACAGTATAGAATGATTGGAATATACCAAGACTTTCTAGAATATCTTTTACAATTCTATATGAATCATATGTTACAAGAATTTTACAAGGTTTATCTCCCAGGTATTTTCTTTCATTTAGATAATCTTTAATTTCATTCATTAATCGGTTATAGACAGTTTTCTTTCCATTAACTATCTCATCCATTTTTTCCATAAATTGATCTCCCCTACTAACAGATTTATCAATTTTAGAAAGATCCTTGTCAACAGCTACTTCTTTTTCTAATTCATTTATTACAAGATAAACATCTCTACCGTGTTGATCCTTTTTATTTTTAAGTAACATTCTTCTGGGACTACACAGAATAACATTCTCTGGTCCTCTTAAACAGTATTCAGTAAATCCACACCCAGGTAATTGTTTATTTATAATACACTTTACTGGTAATTTGTAAAATCTAAAGTCTGTTCCTAATTCTGATATAAATCTTATTCCCCTAGGAACTACATAATCATTTAATCTTTTTATCATACTATTTAATATTTTAAATTTTATTATCTAATTATTATAGATTCTTTTAATACAGAATCCAGTTACATAAAAGTGAAGACATAGGAGTCTCCCTTTTTCATTAATTAGAGTTTGAAGTTATTAGAAGAGCAAAATGATACATTAATTAAGATAAAAATACAAATATACAAAGAATATCTTATCGAAAAAAAATGTATCAATATTTAGATTAGATTCGCCTCTTGAGGAGGCGAAAATCAATAATATAAATCTTTATAATATCTTCATTTCTGGGTTTATTTTCTATATATCTATTCAAAGTTTCTTCCTTAGACACCCCTAGCGGTAGCGATAAGGGGTGTAATATAAGGGAAGCTCCTTTGTCTTCATAAATAAGTTACATTTTGCTCTTTAGGATCCTTTAGATTCTAATATATGAAGATTAAGAAAAATAAACCCCAAGATATTTTCTATCTCAGGGTTTTAGTGGGTTTAGAGTCAGTCATCAAACATTCGTCTAAACCTCCGTCTTTCTCTGTCTACATTCATTTGTGCCAGAGAATCATTGAATATATCTATGAGGGTATCTTTTAATTCAGAATCCTCTAGAAATACTATCACTGCGATTATAATTATAGCAATGATAGCATATTGAATAATTTCATTTTTATTCATAATACTGGTCTAGTTTATTTTGGGTTATTTTTCTAATGCCAGTATTTTTCTATGAATTTTTCTTAATCTTAAAAATTAATGCTAGTTCCTTTTGTATATTTCGCACATATACTTTAGGAGCTAGCTCATTTATTTTTTTTTACATATATAAGGCTTTTAAGGAATAAAAAAAGAAAGGGAAAATTAATCCCTTTCTTATATTGAACTTACTTCGACGTCATGCCATTTCCCCTTACTTTCTCCGACGGGTTTTAAGATATCTATACAAAATTTATATCTTTCATTCATGGTATCTCTAACTTCATATATTCCATCGATACTTGGATCTGATTTACATCTAATTCTTACTTTTGATCCATATTTAAATTGTTTTCTAAGATCTCTAGATACAGCAATCCATTTAAGTTTTCCTTGATTTAGTTTTTCAAGGTCAATTTTTGAATTATCTGCTGTTACTAGAGGATCAGAATCACATTGACTTTCGACTGGATTATAGACAGTTGCAGTTACCTTTATTGTCTTTTCGTCTTTCAGTTCTTCTTCCTCTTTCATTATTGAGTCGAGGAGTTGTTCATATTCATACTCCTCTTCTGATTGCCAAATTATTTCCTTCGGCTTTGGTGCAGGTGATATTACTATTGAAATTACTAATATAATTCCTAAGATAACTATAACAGTACCTAAACACCGATCAAATTTTTCTATTAATTTTTCTAGTTTCATATTATAAAAATTTAAAACTCCCTAAGCTTTTTATTATTGCTTAAGGAGTATATTATTACTTATTTATTTTTCTCATATATAAGGCCTTCAAGTTATATCATCCGGCCAAAATTAAAAAGCCCTCTATTCATCACGAACCAGGGGCTTATAAGTCAAAATACAATTTAAATATAACATCTTATTTATTATGCCACATATAAGGTTTTCAGGGCTTCTTTATCTACTGGCCGGAAATAAAAAAGAAGGGAGTTTTATATTCACTCCCTTTTAAAAATATTTAATTATATCTTCTCTTCTAAGTTCCGGATCTTGAAATAATTTTACCATTTTGTCATAATATCCATTCTCTACATATTTTCCTTGATCTGATTTTCTAACTTGACTATTATTTATAAATGTAATAAATCTAACAATTCCAGTAGGTTCAACTCTTCCAAACACTACTCCATCTTTCATTCTACTTATTGTTCTGATATCTATTAACTTCTTTGGATCTTTCTTATCAAAAATGGGAAAATACTCTAAGTTGAAATATATTCGATTTCTTTTCAGAAAGGTTGAAACTAAGTCTTCAAATGTCACTTTCTCTGGTTGCACTGATTCTAAGTATCTCTCACGATATCTTTTTATAAGGTGCGGCTCCAGTAACATTACCAGTGTTTTTGATTCGTATCTCGCACATGACTCTATAAAGAACATTGCTACTTTATTTCCAGACCAAATATCATTAGTTATTATAAATGGATGATATTGTATTAATGATTTCTTTATTTCTTCTTTTGGAGAACTTATATCATTTACTGCGATATTATAATTTGTACCTCTAATTTTCAACTTTCGATCTATTATAGGTACAGGCTTTTTTTGTTCTATCATAAATTTTCTTGATCTTATATTTGTTATTATTTAAGATCTCCATTAATTTTTCATCAATTATTTCTTCGTCTTTTTTGTGCTCTTTTATCATATCTGCACAGCTCATTCCAAGTACTATCATAATTTATTTTTTATTATTTAACATTAATAAGGTTCTCAAGAATAAAAAAAGAAGTAGGGATTTTATACCCTACTTTTAAGTTTACGAGATTTATAATAGAAAGTATCGATTTCTTGTTCTAGTTTTTTATTTAAGAAGAGACTACTATATGAACTCTTCACTAGTTTAGCACATAAAGAATCGTACTCTTTATTAACCTCATCTTTTTCTTTTTCTGTAAGCTTTCTCGAATCACCTTCATAATTTCTCATAGCGTTTTCGAGTCTTCTTTCTAGTTCATCTTTTTTAGTTCTTAATATCACATCATCTAACATTATTTTTGTTAGAAATAGTGTTCCTGCTGTAACTAAAGCAGTAATTAATGTTTCACTCTTCATTATTGTTTATATTTTTATTGTTTACATTAATAAGGCTTTTAGGTGAGTATTTTATTAATGCACATCCTTTTATACAATTCTTTCTTAGGGTACATCTTTCTGCACAGTATTTTATAAATAATTCTTCATCAATAGGGATGGGCCGAAGACTAGAAGTATTAATAGTCTTCTCCGAAAATCCTGAATCTTGAGCAGAATGAACAATTGAATAAATCGGCCCTAGAATATCGATGACGTAATATTCTTCAGGGTCTCTTTTTCCAAAATCTCTAATGATCTCTAGAAATTCAGCCCAACCTATAAATCCATTATTCTGTGGATTAATTTTTACAATATCACCTTCTTTCATTTTCTAACCAATTTAATATATCTTTCCATTCAGTCCATTCGAATCCAGCTTTATCATCTAAAAGAATATCATAGTAAGGTTTAGTTTCAAAACAAGAAATTCTTCCTGATCTTACTTCTGGATTTTGATTGAGGTATTTAAAATTTATTCCATCTTCCCTGAATTTCTCTTGGTACATTTCTAATTTTTCAGGATAACTGGATGACCATATTAATAATATAGTATCTTCTCTAGCTGATAATTCCTGAAGTGCTTCTTTTGAGGATCCTAAGTATGTAAAGTTCTCAGTTTTATTCCATGAAGGTTCAAGAATGGTACCATGAATATCTACTGCAATATAGATTTTTTCATATCCAAGTTCATGATTTTCTTTATATGTTTTCTTTAAGTATTCTAGCATAATTATTTATTTTTATTTATACACTTATAAGGAAATAAAGAAAGAAGGAATGAACTTTCTCACTCCTTCCTAATGGGTTTTATTCATCAAAAAATAACCATCCTAAAATTGCTCCTCCAATTAAAACAGATAGACCTGCCTGAAATCCACCCTTGCGGTATTCATTAATAGCTAGTAACCCTATTCCTGCTTTAAATATATTCTTAGGAGATACTTTAATTAAAACTTTTTCATTCTTTTTCATGATTATAATTCTTTTTTAATATGAATAAATCCGATAAATTGCTTTTCACTATTAAATACTCTTACGAATAGGTTATTTGTCATTTCGTAAGTATCTTTTATAGTTATTACTCTACTCATCAATTTATCTTTAATGAGTTTTTGTAATTTTATTTTTATTCTCTTTCCTAGACATACTTTATTTACTATGTCTTGAATTTTAACACTACTCCTGCCATTAAAAGCAAGACTGTATTCTCCTTCTCCCGGGAATTTAAATTTTACTGTCCCTAAGATATTTCCTTCTTCTGGAAATATTTGTTTTTCATAATTCTTTTCCATTTTTCTTTTCTTTTAAGTTTTAATTACATTAATAAGGCTTTTAAAGGATGAGAAGAAAAAAAGAAAGGAGATCAAACTCCTTCCTTCATCATTTCCTCGTCTTTTATGGCATCATGTTCTCTTTTCGGTGTAAGGATAAATTCTTGATATTGTTTCATTAAGTCTCCTGTAGGTTCTAAGTTTTTAACTAACCTGTGAAGACTACTAAGTTTATTCAATAATTTCCCTCTTACTGAAATTGATACCTTTAATTTCTTTTCGAGTTTTTTGTTTTCTTCTACAAGATCCTTAATAGTTTTAGTTTGGATCTCGTAAGTTTGTTTTAATTCTTCATTTTTTGCTGTGAGATCTCTGATAATCTCAGTTTGATCTTTATTAGCTTGTTTTAATCTATTAAGCTCCTCTTCTTTGATTTCTAAAGAGTGAAAAAGCTTAATAGATGTTTCTTTGTAATAATTCATTTTTTCCTTACAGGTTTTATTACCTATAAGTTTTCCTACTATACCAGATACTATTGCCGTTCCGGTTGTAATTGCTATAAATTGTTTTGAATTCATAATACTTTTGTTTATTGTTTTTCATTAATATTTTATTATCTCATCATTAATAAGGCTTTCAAGGAATAAAAAGAGGAAGTTGTCTCCTCCCTCTTTGATTATTTTATTTGAATAGATATATTAAAAATATATTTCCTATAAATAGACATATTAATTCTATCCAATCAAATTTTTCATATACTTCTTCATCTTTTCTTCCTGTTAAGAGAGCAAAGATAGAGTATAATACAGCTGCTCCAATTATAAATACAGAACTATCTTCTACTACTTTTCCTATTCCAAACTTCTCTACTATATAAAAATTCCAGTAAAGTTGCCCAGTTATTGCAATCATAACAGTTGCAAATATACCCTTAAAGAAGCAATTAATTAGTTTTTTCATAACGTCTTAATATATTTTGTGCGGTTCCAGAAGTCCATCTACCTTTCCGAATAAATGCGATATCTTCTGTTGATATAGTTGTCATTGCTGAATCTCTTTGAACATCGTCTTGATAACCTCCGGCCGTTTTAAATAACATAGAAGCTAAATATCTAGGTTTTTCAAGCATATGATAAACTGTAACTCTTGAATGATTCTTAAGATTATCTCTTAACCAATCTTGAGCTAATCTATCAACTCCGATACATTCAGCTACTACGAATTCTGAATCTTCGGCCGCTGCTTCTACAAGACGAGGAACATACCATTCTTTAAATTCTTTTTCAGTAATATCTCTATGTCCTGAAATAAAATAAATTTTCTTTTTCATTATTATTCTTTATTAAAATTTTATTACATAAATAAAGCTTTAAGTCCCTTATAAATGTAAAATAAAATAAAAAAATATGAAAAATTTGAATATTCCGTATGAAATAACATTAGTTTATTTTGACCATGGAACAGATTTGTTTCCAGAAGTTGTAAATAAAAAGGACTTAACAAAACCATTGCGTAATAAAGTATATAATAGTGTTAAGTCAGATAATTTCAATTTGAATGGTAACAAAACAGTGGAAGAGAAAGATATCTCTGAGGTTGTTGTACTTAACTCTGGATTTCATATATCTTTAGCAGAGAATTCACTCTTTTCTTCATATGGAAGATATAATGTTAAGTATGGAGAGGGTGGACCTAGAGTAGCTGTAAGGATTCAAAATGATGAATTAGATTCAAAACTCCCAGGGCGAAACGTTTATATTTATGTAGCTATTGAAGGATTTTTTAAGATTCTTCAAGATACTAGATATGTTTCTGATGGAAATCTACACGGAACTTTCTCTTTAGGTATTGGATGTTTTCCTAGTTTAAAATTAGTAAAGGAAGATTCAACAAATAAATCATTTATATATTCTACGGAGATTGGGAAATTGATTGCAACAAAACCTAAAACGACAAAATGGAAACCTGGATATGTATATGCATTATCTCCGATGGAATTAGTTCTTTATCTAGGAAGTTATATTGAACCTTTTTCGCTCAAACAGTTCAGTTGTAGTGGAGGACGTGAAAAGGTATCAAGTATATTTTTAAATTTCTTTGATTCATATTGGTTAGATATTGAATCAGATCGAGAAATACATTTATGTATTCCGATAAATAAGAGAAATAATATTTTAGAAAAATTATCAGGAAATAATAATAATATAAAGGATTTTATTCAAGGATATTTCTCTGAAAATCTTGAAAATGTAGATAATATAAGAGATGGTATAACTAGAGGAGTTTTAGATATTAAGAAAACTGCTATGAAAGGAACAGAAATCGAGCAACTTTTGGTAGGTGTAGATGATACTTATAACCCAAGAGATGTAATTGTGGATGTTATTGAATCTCTTTCTCATGTAGATTCTATAGATTTCTCTGCATTATCTAGTAAACCATTAGTGGATTTAAATGTAACAGATGGGTATTATCTTAGTATTCTTGAGATTGATCTTAAATTTTTCTTAGGAAATTATCCGAAATTAAAAAAATTTTATATAGAGAAATTACTTGAAAAGGATAATGTTGAATATAAATATAAACGAATCTTACAATATAAAAGTCTTTATAGTGATACCTCTCTAGATAGTATTCTTAATCTTACTCAGCATTATAAAGGAGTATTTATTCTTAAAAATCTTAGTAATTATTTTGGTTTAACTGAAGATGATATAAAACAATTAGTAATAGATAAAGTAATGAAAAATTAACTCTATGGAAACTATTAAAGAAGCTGTTACAGAATTAGGTGATATTAGAAAATCAATAAATAACTATAAGAGTATCAAAAACAGTATTAAGAAGACAATTACTGAAGGTTTGGATGAGATGATTAGATTTCTCATGGTTGGTCCAGGAGTAGTTAGTCCAGAGGCAACAAGAACTAGATGTAATAAAGTTATGGATTTGATTAAAATTTGGTATAAAAAGCCTGAAGATAGGGATTGCATTGAAAAAATTTTAGATATTAAGCGGAAGTTTATAACTCCCTCACTTACGGCTGGAGACTCTGAAGAAAAATCTATATCACAAAGGGAAGAAGAGATAGTAACTAGATCAAAGGAGTTAGAAGAGAAAATTCCAGCCGATCTTAGGGAGAAATATCTTCCGATGTATATAGAAAGACTTAGACCTGAAACTATTGAAAGAGGTGATGTAGCATTTCTTCCTATTGGACCTATACTTCACTATTGTATTGTTTTTAAAGTAGTTGGAGAGATATCATTTGTCTTATCAATTACTACATCAGGAGAGGCTAAAGGGTTCGTAGGATATCAACTTAAAAGATCTAGATTCTTTAAAGGAACTGCTCTGTATACTCTTCACCAGGTTCCGACTGCTTTAGTGAATAGGAAATTTGTTATGCCTTATGATAATAAAGCAGAATTAGGAAGAATTTTTACAGGTTGTGAAGAATATCTTAAAACAAATGTATTAAAAAGAACATATAATAAAAGAAAAAAGAAATGAGCACTAAGATTGGAGTAATTGTTGGTAGATTTCAAGTAGATAATCTAACAAGAGGACATAACTATTTATTAGATAAAGTTAGAGGAGATTTTGGAAATAATAATGTAGTTATTTTTATAGGAGAAACAAAAAACTCAGAAAGAACTGCACATGATCCTCTCCCTTTTGAAGCAAGGAAAGAAATGGTACTTGAGTCCTATCCAAAGATGAAAATATTTAAAATTAGTGATCTAGGTAATTATCCTAAATGGGTTGAAACGCTAGATCATAGAATTAATTATTTAAAAAGTCTTGAGGAAATACCACAGGATTCTGAAATTTATATCTGTGGTTCTAGAGATTCTGTAGCTGAGAGATATAAAGAAAATGGAGGATTCTATAATATAAAAATTTATCCTGATCAAAAAGATGATGTGCATGTAACTTATTCTGGAACAGAAATAAGAAGGAGAATTGTTAATTGTTTTACACCTAATTGGAAAGATGAAAAGTTAAGAAAATTTTTAATCTGGTGGTATGGAAGATCATGTGAATAGACTAAGAAGAATATGTAAAGAAACATATAAAGAATATCTGAGTTTATGTAGAGATATAGATACGTATTTTCACAGAAAACTTCTTCAGGAGGATGAATCTTTTGTAAATCTCATGGAACCTTTCAAAGTTTGCTTAGATCTCAGTGATAGCTCTAACTATTTAGTAGAATATTATACTGGTAATGGAAATTTTCTGAAGATAGATGAGCTTTCATTCTACTTCTTAGAAAAACTTTTTCGAGATTACTTAGAACCTTTGGATAAAATAATGAAATTTACTAGTAGAACGCAATGTAGATTTATGAGGTTTTTAGAAGATCTTATTAAAATTAATCCAGAAAGTAACTACATAAATTCAATTCTAGATAAATGTGAAATAAATTTTCAGTATATTCGAGATAGAGTGATAAATAATATTGGATATTTTGGGTATTCTGAACAGATTTTAGTATCAACATCAACATATAATGATGAAAACTTTATAACTGAAACTGTAAATTTAATAGGAGAATTTATAAAAATAGGAAGATTATATGAAGAAGAATAGAGGAAAAGAGTTAGCATATATTCTAAGACATAATCCGGCCGAAGTAGAAGGAGCGCTTGATTCAGAAGGTTGGTTAGAAACAAAGAAGTTAATTGATCATGGCTGGACTATATCTGAACTAAAAGAAATAGTAGATACTGATAATAAAAAGCGCTATGAATTATCGGCCGATTTAAGAAAGATTCGTGCTCTTCAAGGTCATAGTGTTAAAGGTATTAATGCTAATTTTAAGAAGTATACAGGATGTAATATTGTCTATCATGGAACGCAAAGGAAGTTTTTAGAAAGTATATTTAGAGATGGGTTAGTCCCGGGGAGTAGAGAATACGTACACTTAAGTTCAGATCCTTTGACAGCAAGAAATGTAGCTCTTCGAAGAGGTCCTGAGATAGCAATACTTAAAGTAGATTTAGAAGGATTAGAAGATGAAGTATTTATATCTGGAAATGGGGTTATTCTAGTGAAAAAAGTTAGTCCAGAGCATATTATTGAAGTAGATTATGGTTCCTGAGAGAAATAATAACTATACGTTTATCATAGAAGTAGATTGTGATGAAGGTGAGGAGAATATATCAATTACTGAGATATCTTTAGATGAATTAAATCAAGTAAATCCTCTTCTTTTAGACATAAGAGAAAATCAAGGATATTATCCAACCGGAGATTTCTTGGTGTATCCTGATCCAAGTCCTGAAGAATTTTATGGAACTAGATTTAGGGAAAGTTTTGATATTCTAGAATCAAGACTTCCATGTCCGAAGAGTGGATTTAAAAGAATACTAGAAATTAAGGTATTTTCAGAATCCCCAATTTCCTTATATATGTAAAATAAAATTAAACAAAAATGAAAAACTTAAAAGACATGGAAAAGAATGAAAACTACTTTGTTAGAGAAGACATTGTAAGTGAACAACACGTACACCATAAAGATGAATATCGTGAAAAGAAGAGAGATAAAGTCATCTTTACGAGTACGATTTTTGAAGAAACTACACCACAGCCTAAAAGAAAAGAGGATTATGAAAAATCTGAATACTTTCTTGGGTAGTTTAATATGAAGAAAATGGTTTTGTTGGGAGAACTTAGGAGAAGATCTTAAGTTCTCTTTTTTGTTCCCCACAAACTCTTATTAATGTATTATCATTAACATTAAACAATAAAACCATGAATTCTTTAAAATTTTACATTGACAAACTAAAAGATTGTGATGCACACGAAGTTATTAATTCTTTGAGAGTAAATCCAGTATTAAGTGTGGAAGAGAAAAATTTAATTTATTTATATCTTTTCCCTAGACCACTCTTAGACCGACAACTTCCAGAAAGAATTATAGCTTACAGAAAAAATAAGAACCCACAAGGATCTCTTCAACCAGATCTCGGAGAAATTGGATTACTTGTGGAGGCTTATCGTACGGAACAGTATAAAAGATTTATGAAACATTTATTCCACTCTTTTACAGATCCTGAACAACTCTTCCCTATTGCTGGTTTAGGACAATGTGAGTGTGCAATTTGTGGAAAGAATATGTATGAAGAAGGAGCATGGTTTGATCTATGTTCTAGATTTGAATATAATCAGCTAGAAAAAGAGAAAAAAGAATATCTTGCTTTTGGAAGTAAGAATTCTGGTATAAATTTATGTCTAGATTGTATTATTCAATTAAAAGAAACTTCAATACTTTTAGAAGAGATTGAGCCTGGTTATCTTCTAGATTGGAGAAGTAGATGTAAACCAGCGTTATTTGTGTAAAGAAATAAAAATCCCAAGCCTTATTTTACATAGGGCCTGGGTTTATTTTTTATAATTTTTGGAGATCTAAAATTTTAAGATCTCCTATTTTTTCTTTTCCATAAGAGAATTCATAATATTCTGCTTTAGAATCAATCAAGAATGTATACGTTTTATCTTTATCTTCATTAGTTAAAGTAATCGCATAATTATCTTGTTTATTGTGTTTTAATTTTAGTTTATCAATTCTAAAGTATAGAATTTCTGGAGTCTCTTCGTCAGTTTTAATCACTGCTGCAATATTATAATTACGTCCAAGAAGTTCAGATTGTTCTTTAGAGTTTGATAGATTTTCAAGAGCTTCGATAGATAGTGTTTTAGCATTATCAAATTTCGCTAAGAGTCTATCATAAAAAGCTTTCTCTTCTTGAACCTTAAAGTGCATTGATAACGGAAGAAATCTCAATGATTTTCCCGTTTCCTCTGGACTTTCAAAACTAAAGCCTTCCGGAATAATTCTAGCTTCTTTGACTTCCTCTTCCCCAATTATTTTATACTTAATAATTGAAGTTGTAGTCATAGGATCATAATCAGTTATATCCTCAACTTTTACTTCTTTAAGAGAATAGTCCCATCTTCCAGTTTCATCTCTAGAATAATCAATTAGTGCTAAAGAAGATCCAATATGTTTTGTTAGATCTCCTCCTCTAGGAACGTAATTTAGATTTCCTTCATAGAAACCATATAACTTTTTGTACTTGTCTAATGTTGTTAATTCTTTTTCTGGTTTAAATTCTAACATGATTTTATTGTTTTAGTTAATAAAAAAATATTTTCTTTCACATATAAGATTCTCATCCTATTAAAGGAGCAAAATAAATAACTACACCAATCCATAATAGACTAGTGTAGTTAATATTATTAACTGTTACAAATTTTTATTTCTATGTCATTTAAACGTTCAAAGTAGCCAATCCATGGAGTACTATAAGTAAAGAAAGTTCCATCATTTTTCTTTAACTTCAGAGAATATCTACTGTATTGTCCTTCTACATACCACCAATTCTTAGCAGCTTCTTTTTTAAGTTTTTCTCTTGATTCAGAAGTACATATATATTCTAAATCCATTGCAAATTTATAATGCTGTCGAATTGCTTCTTCATTTTCTTTTGCGATAGATATATTATTCCAAGGATAATCAATAATATCTACATCATTATGCGTTTCAAAAGAACTTCCTGTTTGGTAATAAATGATCAAATGTATGATGTCTTTTTCTTGAATATCATTGATTATTTCTTTAAGTAGATTCTTGGCAGCTTCTTCATCTTTTACTCCAAGCGCTTTTAATTTTTCCAAGTATTTTTCCATATAATCTTTGTATAAATTCTATAGTCCAAATTCCAATTACAAATAGGATTGCTAACCCACAGAGTAATATTCTAATCATAAAATGGTACTATTTTCCAACTTGCTTGTCCTATCTTCCAATTCACTTCTATATAAAAAACATTACCTTCATTTGTAATATATTTCACATAAGATCTCCAATCGCGAGTTATAGTTAACCATGGTTTTTTATTATAATTTACAGCATCGATTGAATCTAATTGTCTGTATATATCATGTTCATTTAAATATGTACAAATTTTTTTGGCAGTATCATAATCAAAAAATTTAGCATCAAATCCTACATCAAACTTTATGAAACCAAGATCTTCATTAGTATTTGAATCTATTGTTTTAATTTTATAGTATGTAGGAAATATTGCTTTAATTGGTTCTGGTTCTCTTTTTTCTAGAATAACTTTTGTTAATCCGTCTATAAACATTTCAGCCTCTATTCTGGACATTCCTTTAGAAATTAGCGTTCTTATGTACTTCTCCATAACGTTTTTGTTTTACTTCAATTAATTCTATTTTTACTACACTAGGAATAGTATCACAAACTATAATAGTTGAATCCTCAGCAAATCGTATAGATAACTCAGAGGCTTTAACGTACTCTATGACTTTTTCGGTATTATCTTTGAGAGTAATCTTAAGTGTATAATACTGAAATACTCTATTATTTACCCATTCAGTATAAATAGTAGATACAATACACGCTGTGATAAGAATTAGTCCAATTCCTAGCCATTTTCTTATTCTTCTAGTCTCAATTAAGAGAAAATAAACTCCTATTAGACATATTATTATTGAGAATATAATTACTATAATCGTCATTTATCTTTAGAATTAAATTTTTCTAATAACTCCGCTGAATGTTTCTTTAAAGCTTCTTCTGGGGTTAATGAATAATATTTATCAATTTCAAAATCCCAAGTTGTATCTCTGTTTCCTGATGAATTATTAACTCTGAGTTGATATGTTATAAGCGGTTCATCTCGATTTAATGATAAGTTTATATTTACGCATTCAACATCATAATACTTAAGCTCTCCATAAGTAACTCGATATAATCTTGTTCCTGGTTTATATTTATAATTTATTTCTATAGTTTCCATAATCAATCCTCATCACTATTTACTATAAAATCCCAAACTAATTTAACAACTCCTCCTGTTATGAAGAATGTAGTTAGCATCTCTGTAAATTCTGATTTTTCTGGAATTATTGAAAGAATAACTCCAATAATTATCAGAACTAAATCTTGTATAAAATTTCTCCATTTCATGATGTAAGTAAAAATTTAATTGCATTATAAATCACGAAAGCCATAAAAATTATTCCAATGATATATGCTGTAAGAATAAATACTCCTACTGATAGCGCGAATACAATCTTAGTTATAAATCCTAGGAATAAACATCCTAAGAACATTATTACCAAGAACATAAAACATCCTAGACAACTTTTTCCCAACATTCTATTATCCTTTCTTTTAAGTAATTAAAGTATTCATTAATAGATTTTCTTTTCATTTCCGACCATTTTTCATCTACTGTTACAGAATATTGATTTCTTATCATGTAAATTAAGAGATCTTGTACTGTTGTTCCAGAAGGCATTGGAAGTTTGTAATCGCCTAGAATTTCTTCAGAATCTATCATCTCAAGGATATATAATTCTAGTGCTCTAACAATACTACAACACATAGCTTTTCCTCTAGTAGGATATTCTCCATTATCTCCATATAATCCAGTTCCATCCATAAGATCTGGATCATCAAAAGTTTCTGGATTATAAAATGAAATTTGCCAATTCCAATTTATACCTTGACTATAAAATTCTGGTTGGATATGTATTATTACGTTATGTTCGTCTAACCATCCTAAAAGACCAATTAAATTTTTTGGCTCATAATCTTCTCCAAGTTTCTTAGCAATATATCTATATAGATCATTTGCATAAACTAATAATAAATCTAATCTTTCTTTTTCCATCTTTTTCTTGTTCTAAATAATATGTATGGAGTTAGAATAAATATTATGAATGGAGTTTGTGATGCTACTACCCAATCCATATCTTTGGTAGTTAGGTATATAATAGGATCAAATATAAATTTCCAAAAAAGACATATTAAAATGAGTTCACAACCTCCACCTTTCTCATCTAACCATTCCTCAAATTTAAACTTTTTCATATTACTACTCCTTTCCACATTCTTTTTTCTAAAGTATTTGTTACTTCTTCCGGAAAATCAGCGACGTTCCAGTGTGCATCAAATAATTTATGTTTACAGATTTTACATAACCACCATGGAAATTTTTCATATAACCATGCAAAGCTATTAAAAGCCCAATCACGACTTGATGCCCATTCCGTCGCTAAAAATCCGGAAGTATAGATTGGAATACACCCTTCTTCTTTAAATAACTTCCTTCGTGAGACTCTAGGGTCAATCCATGATAATACTTTAAGAAAATTATATAATATTTTTACACTCCATTTATATCTCAATTTTTCTTGAATCGGATAAGTAACTTCATGAAACCACCAATCTCTAAAATATTCAAGACAAGGCATATCATGATCACTTTTATGTTCCCAAAAAGTTTTATAATATTCTTGAATAGGATTTTTATGAATTTCTTCTAACCCTTGAATTACATGATATATTTCTACAGGTTTATCGTTTAATGTAATTCTGTATTCTATATCTGAACTACTAGGTCTAAATTTATCATACGTCCATTTGTGAATTAGAAAGACTGATATATAGTCCTCAGAATTATCACAATTGTAAGTTTCAGACCATCTCCCACATCCCCAAATTCCGAGATACCAATATTTAAGTCCTCCATTAGAAAAACTGAAAGACATTGTCATACTATTTCCCCACTCTTCATTAGGGGAAGTGTCGTCCTCAGATAAGATGGGATTTATTCCTCTTTCTTTTAGTCCATTCAAAATTAATTCTGTAATCTTTTTAAATTTTTTAATTTTTTCTTCATTAATATTTTCCATGATTCTTATTGTTTATCAATTTTAAGGCTTTAAATCCTTATAAATGGAAAAGAGAAAATCCTTTGAATTGCATATTATAGTGTGAGCCCCTGCCTGTGATAGGTCGGGGTTTATTTTCCTTATATGTGTTATGAAGAAAATAAAAATAGAAAGTATTGAATTTTATAGATTACGATATAACAAAAATATTATAGTTGGTTATATCAGATTTAATCAGTTATTTAATAGAGAAGAATTTATAAAATTTATTTATGATAAAAATATATCTATTCTTCGAAATAAACTTTTGAATTATCATATTCTAAAGAACTATGAAGAATTAAATGCAGCTAGATCTCCAATAGGGAACTGGATTAGTCCTTCTGAAGTTAGAGATTTAGTAATGGTATTACCTGTTTATTTACATTCTGAGGATAATTATAAAAAATTAACAAAACGAAGTTTATTTAGAAAGCTTAGGAATAATCTTATAATCTCAGAAACAGTTCATAATAATCTTTACAAAGATATTATAATGAATATTTGTCCTTCTGATATAGAATTACGAGGTTTTATTGAGTATTCTCTTAGACTTCCAGATAAACCCGATGAAAGTTATCGTAATTTTATAATGAATATCTTGGATTTTTTAGAAGCTCTTGAAACTCTTACTAATGAATAATAAATAACAATAAACATAAGAATTATGGAAAAAGAAATTAAAATTAATGGTTCAAGATTAAAATTAGTAAAGTACTGTGATTATGAGTATGGGAAAAGTACTGAGATTATCCTGAGAAATAAGAAAAATCTAAAGTATCAATATGTACTTTTAGCAGATAAACTTAGTTCTTCTGGTAATCCTTGGTTAATAATGGATTCTTATGGAAAAAATAAAATAAGAGTTAGTCCTAGTGTTCATAATTACGCATCTGCATGGGGAATAGTAAGAGAAAAAAGAGTTGAAAGATACTCTGGGGAAACTTATTCAACCCAGGATCTTAGAATTATATTATCTTTTTTAGGAAGTACAATTAAACTTGAATACCTAGATACTGCTGAACTTTTAGCGCAAGCAACAAAAGATGAAATAGTTATCAAAGGTTTTTACGAGATGTACGGTCGTGTAGGGATGACTAATTATATTGAAGATCTTAATGATATTATTAAACGTTCCGAATATACACCCAAACCTATTGAAAGAAAAACTAAGTATCCAAAAATTTATTCAGATTATAATAAATATTCAATTAGTAGGTTAATAACTGATTTAATTGAGGATAATGCAAGTATTCTTATTAATCCAGAGTTGATCGGAGAATATAAAAGACTTTCTCCTAAAAAAGTGGATAGTAATACTGCTGTTACTTACCAAAAAGATAAATGGGCGAAAGTGACAGGAACGATTGGAAATAAAAGACGAGCTAACTTAGGAATCTGCTTTGATACTAATGTGGTAGTTAATATCCCAGAAAATACAGTCGGAATAGAACCCGGCGAAAAAACATATAAAACAAGACAATCTATATGTTTAGTAAAGGATGGTCTTCTTAATCAGTCTTTAATAGGAGTTATGATTTCCAATAAACTCGCCGGGAAATTTAAACGACTGGGGATAATAAAATCAGAATTAGTGTTTTCTGGAGAGTATCTAATAGATATCTCATCTCTTCCAGTAGTAACTAAGTGTGCAATTAGAGATATTAGTAGTTATTACCTTTCTCGATTAGAAGTTAAGTATAAACTTGCAGCAATAGCTAATGAATATATTCAAGAGTACTATCCTGAGAAGGTAACTTTAGATCCAAAAATAGAGTTTCTTAAATCTCTTGGAATAGTTGGAGATTATTACTTCCCTAAGAAGGAAACTGATAAAGAAGCTACAAGAAAATCAGAAATGATAATGGAATTGGTTAGTTTTATTTCTGGTATCCCTGGAGAAAAACAAAAAAGACAACTTATGTATAAAGAATATCAAAGAGGAGCATTACCAAAAAGTAGTGTAATCAAAGTATTCTTAGACTCTATTGGTTTTGGAAAAAGGCCAATCGAAGAGATTCGAAAAGAATGGAAAACTAATCTCACTAAATATAATGAAGAGCTTAGAAGAAGAAAGTTTCAGATCATTATGTCAAAAACAACGAGATTTAATGATAAACATTTTCCATTGATTGAGAGTACTAGTAAGACGGTTGATATCTTTTCTTCAGATCATACAGCAACAGTTTCTTGGAAATTTTTACTAAATACTATAAAATCATGAGAGTAATAAATAATTTAGAGACAGTAAAAAGTCTTCTAAAATTTAAGATATCTTCTAAAGGTAAACCGGAGATATATTATTTTGTGCAAGTTATACAAAGAAGAAAAGAGAATCCTGATTTACCTCTTCAAGAAATACAGAGATATGCTTGGTGGGTGACAGATTTAGGAGTTCTTGAAAAATCCTGGAATCGATTAACGGAGATGTGTGAACATTATAAAGCAAGAGCTTACATATCTATTACACCAAGATCTTTGGAAAAATTTGGAAAGCAATGTATGTTTGAATATTCTAAGAGAGTAGCAAACAATGATTATACAAATATACATAATCTTCCAAAGAAAGTAGCCTTAAGTAATGAAACGGTTCAATCAAAAGGAGTTGTAGATAAACCTAGGTGGATTTTAGATATTGATTCTGAAGATAAATCCTATCAACATGATATAGAAAAATTTATCTCAGGATATACTAATATTCTAGGAAAAATTAATACTCCAAATGGTTGTCATCTTGTGATAGAGTCATTTAATTATGGACTTATTAAAGATTATCTAGTTTCTAAAAAACGAGAGGACTATAAAATAATAAGTGATAATGAGGTTGAAAGACTATTTACTCTTAGAAGAGAAGGGAACACAATTCTTTATGCAGTAACTAACTAAACTAGAACATTTAAGAAGAAGGAATGAAATACTTCCTTCTTTTTTATTTTCTTCTCCCCTGAAATTCTTATATATGAAGCGGAAATTAATACAGAATCCGCTTCGAAAATAAATGCGTAAAGAATTAAATAACATTTTAATGAATTAAATTATGAAAAAGTTAAAAACAGTAAAAGTTCCCACATCTAACGGAGAAAAAGTGGTAGTCTTTAGACCCATTGAGGAAATTCCAACATCACATTTAATTTGTGATAAAGAATGTCCTTATGGAAAATGTTGTTCTTTTATCCCTGATCCTAGAGATCCCGGAAATGAAGAACTATCATTTATCGATTTTTGTAATGATCTTGGAGCTAATGAAGGAGAAGATTCAGATTTAACCTCAATGGTTCCAAAAGAAGGCACTCTTGAGGAAATTTTCAAAGATCAGCCTGATATATTACAAAAAATCGCCGGAAATAAAAAATTGGTTTATCTCGACGAAGTAATCGATAAATGTTGCCCTGATATCTGTGAATATTATAATAAGGAACATTCAGAGTGTACCTTAGAAAATAAGATGTGTATTCTTCGCGGATTGTTTGTAGGTCCAGTTAAAGAAGACAAACCTTCTAAAGAAGAAACGCAGGGACAGGAAGCTGTTGAAGAAAAGAAATAAATTTTAGGGGAGTATGAGAAAATACTCCCTTTATTTTATAAGATAATTTTATGGAAATAACAGGAAAATATGGTAAAGCAATTGTCTTTACTGATAATATTGAACCAGAAGCAGTTTCTCAAGTCTACGAACTTTTAAATACTAAAATGACTGAGAATGAAACAGTTAGGATTATGGAGGATGTTCATTGTGGGAAAGGTTGCGTAGTAGGATATACTCAAACTTATTCTGGCGGTCCTCTTGATCCTGATGTAGTTGGCTGTGATATATCGTGTCTAGATTGTGATACAGAAGTGTTAACACCAACTGGGTGGATTAAAATATCTAACTATGCTGATGAAGAGATTATGCAATTTGATCCGGAAACGGATGAGGGAAAATTTTTAAAACCTATAAAGTATATAAAATCTCCTTGTACTGAATTTCATCAATATTATAATAAGAAAAGTGGATTAGATCAATTGATTAGTTCAGAACATAATTTATTAGTATACTCTGGATATTGGAAGGGACATAAATTGAATCATAGAAAAATTACTCCAATAGAATTAGATAAACTCAATTTATCTAAAGGTTTTTATGGATTTAAAACTTGTTTTAATATATCTAATAACCCAGGTGTTAGTTTGTCCAATGAAATGATTAGAATAGATATTATGGTACAAGCGGATGGAAAGATAATACCTGCTAAAGATCATAATAGAATAGAATTACATTTTAGAAAAGAAAGAAAAATAGAAAGAGCAAAAAAATTATTAGAGGATGCTAATATTGAGTATAAAATTTCAATATTAAAAGATAAATCTACTTCTATACGATTTAATGTAGATTTTTCAATAAACAAAGATCTTAAAAAGTATTATCTAGCTACTAAAGAGCAACTTGAAATAGTAAAAGAAGAGTGTTTACTTTGGGATGGACATAATGGATATAGAAGTTCTTATTCAAATACTAATAAAGATAATATAGATGTAATTCAATTTGCATTTTCGGCTACAAATACTAGAGCAGGAATTTCAGAAATTTTAGGAAAAGAGAGATGGAATATAGTTTATTATGTGAGTCCTGCTAGGAATAAAATAGTTACTTATAATAAAAAATCTAGTATTGTTCCTTCTATTGATGGATTTAAATATTGTTTTACCACGGATACTGGATATTTTGTATGTAGAAGAAATGGAAGAATTTTTATTACTGGTAATTGTGGAATGTTAAGTGTAAAATATAAAATGCCTTCGGGAGATCCAGAATTAGCTCTTTGGGATGCTAGAATTCGTAGAGATATTCCAATGGGTATGGAGATTAATGAGAAAACTGTTATCCAAGAAAAAGAATTCAAGAAATTTTTTAAAACAAAACTTGAAAGAGCAAGAAGTTTATGGCCTGAATTTGTATGTTATGAGGGTCTTGGAGAGATAGAGAAATTTATATCAAAAACCCTTAAAAGAATTGGTATGTCTGAGGGAATTTTCTATAAATCTCTTGGAACTCTTGGTGGAGGTGAGAAAAATTGATTGCCTCCAGAATGATTAATAGTCATTCGTTGTAAAAGTCGTCCATATCGGGAGAAGCTGAGATGCTAATCACCGAGGGAAGGTTATAGTGTTAAAACTTATACCCCCGTAGAGAGCAGAGGGACTTGGCCTGGCATAAAAGTCAGAAGGTGTGCTCCGAACTAGTAGGAAAAAGAACTACTAGAGATAGGCAGAAATGATCTATCCGATACTTGAAAGTAGTATTAGTAACAAAATTGAATCATTTTATAGAACTTGGACAGGTAGAAGAAGATAAAGAGTCTGTTTGGGTTACTATTCATACAGGATCAAGAAATTTAGGAATAAAAATACTTGCTTATTGGAAAAAACAAATTGGGAAAACTAGGATAATTGAGGCGGATATGAAAGTGGCCGAGAGAGGAATTAAGGAAAAGTATAAAGGTCAAGGGAAGAAAATCAAAGAAGAAATAGAAAAACTTCATGCTTCCGGCCGATATACAATTCCGCCTAGTAGATTCTTAGTAACACATGAAGATATATCTGGTTATCTTGGGGATATGTTTTTTGCTCAAGCTTATGCAGAATATAATCGAATGGTAATATCAGAGAGAATTAAAAAAGCTCTTGGACTTGGAAAAGAGCTTGAGAGGATTGAGTCTATTCATAATTATATAGATCCAAGAGATAGAATAATTAGAAAAGGATCTATTCAAGCTTACGCCGGACAGAAAGTAATTATCCCTATGAACATGGCTTTTGGAACTTTAATTTGTGAAGGTCTTGGTAATCCTGATAGAAACTATAGTGCTCCTCATGGTGCTGGGCGCTTAATGTCTAGGCGAGAAGCAAGAGAACGATTAAGTCTCCAAGAATTTAAAGAAAGTATGGGCAATGTATACTCTAGTTCTGTATGTCTCGCCTGTATTGATGAAGCACCTGAGGTATATAAAGATCCTTCTGAAATAATAACTGGAATACAAGATACGGTGAAAATTTTGGAAATTATTAAACCTATCTTATCTATTAAAGCAGGAACTGGAGATGGTGAAGATTAAGTTTTACAGAAGACTTCAAAAAAGAATTATCAACTGATATTGGAATTATTAGTGGAAATATTCTTGGAGAGAACTTTATTTTAGAATATGGTTTAGATGGGTTAGCATTTAAAAGAGTATCTCCTAAACAAATTTATGTAAAAACTTGTCTTGGAAGATTTTGTATATTTCAGTTTTGGGATGACACTTCTTTATCAGAACATCTTCGATATAGGAATATAATTGATTACTTGATCATTCAAGAAGTTAATATTGACCCAGAAAAACTTAAAAAATCGTTTATCCAAGGATCTAAAAATTATCCTTATGCGAATGATTTGAAACATTTAGTAAAAAACTTAGATAATATAAAATTTACATGATAGGGATAATAGTTGATACAAACGATATGATTGAATTAAGAGAAGTAATAATTCGAACTATGAAAAATTTAGATATTTACATATGTATTGATGATCAACACTATAATTATCTTAAAAGACCTAGACGAAAAGATATATATGAATCTATTGGTTTTGGTAGGTTTTATTTTGAGTTACCGGAAAAAATGTCAAATAGATCAATTGTTAAAGTTTTAGGGACAGTAGAAGGAATAGATTATAAAAAGATAATTCAGGGTATGAAGAAAGCTTTTAATGATAAATTTTGGGGTGGTGATGACACTCAATTGACTATATTAAAAGATATGATAAATAATTCAAAAGAATATTTCCTATGATAGCAGATATTGTTATATCGAATTATTATCTTAAATTACATTCTACTAGAGAAACATTTTTAATTCTTCAAACAAGTATAGATCTTTCTATTAATATAACTGTTCCTGTTATATTAAAACGACCATCTTATAAAATTATCTACGCTTTTATTAGAGAAGGGTGTTTTAATATAGAACCGAAATGTACAAATGATAGTAGATACGTTATTATCGGAAGTGTAGAATTAGATGCTCAAAAAGTTATAGAATGTTTTAGGGAAGCTCGTAAAACAGAATTATGGAGACTTTATATAGAGAAGTCTCAATTAGCCAAACTTGACAAACTTTTATTAAATCCGGAAATCCTTATATGTGATAAACATAAACTATAAAAAACTTATGGAAGAAGATAATAAATTTAAAGAATATCTAAAGCCTGACTACTCTTCAGAAGAACCTCCATATGATTCAGGAGATGATGACGATGATGATATCAATGAAATCGATGAAGCAGAGGAGGATGAGAGAATAGAAAAAGTAGTTAAAGGTCAAAAAGAATTGAATGAAAAAATTATGCAACAGACACCATTTGGACAAAGTGTAGGTGGAAGTAATTGGGGTCAACCATCAACTCCATCTTGGAATAATAACGGAGGATCTTCGTGGGGAGGAAGTAATAATCAACAGTATCCATGGCAAACAAAACCAGCTGGAGGAAATTCTTGGGGAAACTCAGGAGGATCTTGGAGTGGATCTCCTGGCTGGGGTAGTGGTGGTAATACTGGAGGATCCTGGGGAAGTAGTAATACAAATAATGGAAGAAAAGAGATTGATCGACAAAAACAAGTAATATTTTGTGATGTCTTAGATTGTTTAGTAGAAACTTTCCAAAGTAACGGAAAACCAGGTCTTCTTCCACGTGGAATTTATGATATTAGACTCCGTTTTGAAGTTTGGGATAAGATTTTATGTTTTAACCCAAATAAAGTTTATGCTATGGTTCCAAGAAATCTAATCTTAAGTAGTAATGGTTCAGATTCTTGGAAAATAATGTTAGAATATATTGTTTGTGCTTTATCAGAATATCTAAGAGTTCCGTATGATCATTGTCAAATCTTAGTACAGAATGATTTTGGACAATCTAAAGATAGAATGATGGATGCTGTAATTTCTAAGACTCGTGGATTTGATAAGAATTCAGCCATACAAATTGGACTTGAATCTGGTTTATATGGTCAAAGTAATAGAGATATATTAGCAGCAGAAAAAGTAGGAATTGATTATATAGATCTTGGACAACTTCTTAACATATATTTCTAATGATTAACCTAGAACAGAAAGGAGAATGGGGCGTATATTTCTTTGATATCGACCATGTTCTTATATATTCTGCTACAATAGAATTAACTCCGAAGAAATATACTAGGAATCCAAGTATAATTCCTGGAAAGAAAAATAAATTGGTTATAGAATTAGGAGTTGAGCCTGAATATTATTTTAAGAAAACAGGGTTAAAATGTCTTATGAAGCGTATGGAAAGTTTAGGAATTATTAACCTCGAAGATAAACATCGAGGGAATACTTCTTATGATCCTATTATTTGTGATAAAAATTGGAAAAAGATTAATTCATTAGAAATATCTTTAAAAACGATAGTCGATATAATTAAAAAGAAAGATACATATTTAATTGTAGGAGATTCAAAAACTGTAATAAATATTCTAAATTCTTCTGAAAGCTTGAAATTCTTATAAATGTATAAAATATAACAAATAGAAAAATGAAAAATTTAGTAGCACAAAAATGGATTGATGAATGTGGAACTTTATTTCCGATTGATGGAAATACAGTACTTTATCCAACTCCAGGTTCAGGAATTTTTGAATTATATCAAGGAAAAGGTCAAGATAAGAGAATCGGTTTAAAAAAACTCTCAGAAAAGTTTGAATTTAATCACAAAATATATGATGTAGGTTGTGATAATTTATTTGATATAATTCAAAAAACTTGGGAATCAGATAAATTTGTTGAAGGGAATAAGAATCTTGGTGTTATTTTCACAGGATATAAAGGAACAGGAAAAAGTGTTGGTGCTAAACTATTATGTAATAGATTAGACATTCCTGTCATAATCATTCCTGATAATGAAATAGAGGGAATGGTAAGTTTTATTCAACAACTCGACTTTGAATGTATTGTTTTGATTGATGAAGCAGAGAAAACATTTAAGCGAGGAGAGAGTGATGAAGTATTACTAAAATTAATTGATGGGGTATATAATAGATCAAGAAAATTATATATTCTAACAACAAATACACTTAACGTAAATGAGAATTTACTTGGACGTCCTGGAAGAATTAGATATATCAAACAATTCGGAAATTTGTCAGAAAAAGCAATAAACGAATATTTGGACGATAATTTAAAAATTCCAGAAGAGAGAGAGAATATTCTTCAAAAAATCGATCTTCTTGAGATATCTACTATTGATATTCTTGGTTCGATTGTTGATGAAGTAAATATTCATAGAAAACTTTCTGAAGATACTTGCCTTAATATTCCTTTGGCTAAATATGTTTTCGATATCATGAAATTCCCTGTTGAAACAGAGGAAGATGTAACAAGGATTAAGGAAATTCTTCGTCCAGGAAGAGCTAATTTCCCAGAATGGCTTGGAAAAGATTGTGAGATGGAAGATAAAGATTCAGATACTAAGACAAATGAGGATTATTGTAGTAATATCCTAGATGGTTGGAAAACTAGAATGACATCTCAATTCTCAAGTCTCTGGAAAAATCAAGAACTTAGTATTGGAACCATTCTTGAAGATCCTGATGAAGACGGATTTATTCTAGTTAAGGATATATATGGGGATGGCGAAACATTAGTTAAGATAATTAGACAGAAAGGTAATCCAAGTTTATATCGAGGTGGATTAATGTTCTGATAATAAAGATATAGAGTATTTGAAGACAGAGGGTGGCAAGTCGTGAGATTATGGCTGCCCTCATTTTCTTATTTATGTAAATTATGGGAAAAAAGAAAAGAATAATAACTAGTTTTTCAGATGTTATTACAAATTCAAGCACTGAAGTATTTTTAATTCAAGGACCAGATGCATTAAGACAGATGATTGGTACTGGAATATATAAAAAATATCAAAAAGATTTCCTTGTTCTAAAAACTGAGGAAGATGTTGAATATTTCTTTAGATTTCAAGGAAAGAAAGGATTTAATCATAATTATTCAATATGGGATTTAAAACCTCTACTAGGAAATCTATTTAACTTATACCTTGATATGAACAATGAATTCCCTGATAAAGAAGATGATATTTGGGAAATGTTTAAACCAAAGATTATGGAGAGATTAAAGGGAACTATTGTATATATTGATATTAAACATAATCAAAAAATTATGAATAGACTTTATGAACTGTATCCTGATGATAAAGACTATTCTTATGAGTTAGATAACTTAGAAACAAAAGGATTTAGATATGGATGGAGTCTTGACTGATACTTCGGGAATAACAACAAATAAATTCTATGTATATACAGATGAAAGAAACCCTCGATATTCTATTTGTTGTTTTAGAGTTGGGAGTCAGGTAAAACTATCTCTCCCTAATGAACTTTTGAACCTATTTGGAGGTAACCCTGAAGAAAATATTTATGCTGTAGATCATATTATTTGTTTAAGATTCGAAATAAAACAACCTATCCTAAAACAACTAACATTATCTAAGGTATGCAAAAGTATAATTGATATAGTTGCACTTACTCCAGAAGAATTTAAGAGTAATGCTGGAACTATATCACGGCGCCTGAGATTACTAACGTTCAATCAGATAATTACAACGAAGGAATATATTAATAAAGCAACTTTCATTCGTAACTTAGGGACAAAAGTAACATTATCAGAAGAATTACTATATATTATAAAAAATTATGAGCAAAAGACGTTTAATCACTAGTTATTCAGATGTAATAACTAATTCAAGTACTCAAGTTTTCTTCTTAGATATTGAAGAAAAATTAATAAATCTTCTAAATGAAAATAATATAACTGATAAAGTGATTATTATAAATTCTAAAGAAGATGTAATTCGTGCTGTTGAATTTTATCAGAAAGAAGAGGATAGTAGGGGATACGGAAATAGTGAGATATTCAATCTTATTAATTTCGTTTATGAGTGGTATGATATGTATACTGAATATGGTAAAGGATATAAATGGAAAGAACTTAACGATGCAGGTAAAACCGATAGAGAGATTATTGATTTTATTTGGCCATTAATAGACGGGGTTATCGGAAAAGTATATTATTCATTTGCAGATGATTGTGGTATACCTAAAGAAGCTGATATTCTTTGGGAAAATGGATATAATAGTTACAGAGAATAATAAATAGAGTTATTATATAAAACTATACTTAAAATAATAGGTATAGTTTTTATTTTTCTTCCCTTAAAACTCTTAATGATGTAGTAGATAGTTGTGTTCTGCTACCGTAAAATAAAATATATGAATTATGGATAGAAAAGAAGAATTAATTAATCTCTTAGGTATTTTTCTAGGAGATTCAAAGAAACAATCAGAAGAAGTTAAACCTAAGATTGTTGAGATATGTAAGGAGAGATTTGATAAGATCTATGAAGTTTATAGAAAATATGGATTAACTAATTCATGGTATGATGAATATGATCCTACTCGAGGAAGTCTTTGGTTAGATGATAATTACAATGAGGATGCTATCAATGATGAAAGTATTTGTTTAGAATATACAGATAGTTGGGGTTATGGTGGTAGTTGTCATTGTTATATGGATTTAAAATTTTCTCAACTTGAAGATTCTTTTATAGAGACGCTAGATAAATCCCTTAAGAGTACAAGAATTGCTTCATTAAAGAGAGAAATAGAGTTACTTGAAACTCAATTAGAATCTAAGAAAACTTATTTAAGAGAACTGAAAAATGGCAATGAAAACGAGTAATACAAATATTGAATTAAGTAATGATATCAAAATTTCTGATTCTGTAGTAAAAGCTGTAGTTGAAAAAATTCTATCCTCTGCACAATCGGATGAGATTTTAGATATAGTTATTAATTATCTTCGAGGTTATCTAGAGAAAATAATGGATAATCCTGAGATAATAGTAAATAATGAAGAGAGATTAGTATCTACTATAGATAAAAGAATCTTTGGAGATTTTAATTTAATGCAAAGATTACATAATATAGAAACAGCTATAACTAATATTAATAGTGTTATTACAGGAAATAATATTTATTGGAATAGTAATCAAGAATTTTTCTGTAATTCTCCACTACGTGATATAGCAAGTGAAATAGCTGATATCAAATGTAGAATTGATATGTTAAAAAATGAATTTTATATGCTACAAAATCAAATTCCTTAGCATTCTGAAGAAAAAAAAATAAAAAGAGGATCAACTTGACTAATTAAAGTCAAGACCTCTTTTTTTTCTTTGTAAATTTCCTTTTGTTTAGTTATAGTCTCTTGATATATAAAATCAAAAGGAAATCTTTAGTTTCCATTTCTGTTTCGATCTTGAGTTTAACCTCGTGATCTCATCAGGTTAGGAATTCACCTAACTACAAAAATGAAAATGGAGGGAAATTTTGTTATCCCTCCGGTTAGTCATCAATGAATTCTTCTTCATTGCTGTTAAATAGTTCCGGAATCATATATCTAAACCAATAATAAATTCCGGTAGTTCCCATAATTATTGCTGATATTGAATAAATTATATCAAATCCTAATATCCAAGCAATTCCTGCTAATATCATTGTCATAAAAATAATGACTTCTGTTATCTTTTTCATAATATATTAATTTTGTTAATTATTGTCTCTAAACCCAAGTTAATCCATAACTCGGGCTGGTTGTTTTAGCTTATTCAGCTTTTACTTCTTCAGCAGGTTTTTCTTTTTCTGCATCCGGTTTTAGGTTGACGGTTTCTTCTACCAATTTTTCCAAATCCTCATCTCTAAGACCTTTCGGTTTGAGTTTTTTATAGGCTTTTTGACATCCTAAGGTAGTTGCTACTCCTAATGCCATTCCTGCTCCAGCTGCTACTGCTACAACTTTTGTTGCACCAAATTTCGTTACTGCTGAGTTAATTAGTTTCATAATTTTTCCTCCTATTATTTAAGTTATTAATTTTGTTAATTATTATCTCTAAACCCAAGTTAATCCATAACTCAGGTTAGTTGTTTTAGCTTATTCAGCTTTTTTTTCGGTTATTTAAACATTTTTTAGTTTTCTTATAACCATAATCAAATACTACTTTTGCTGCTATTCCTGCTACAAAAATTCCAACGTTTTTTACAACTGCTTTCATAATTTTATAATTTTTTGTTGTTAATATTCTTTTGTCTCTATTTTCTAAGTAAATTACTTAGAAATGGTTGTTTTTACTTTAAGCTTCTCTCTTAAAGATTTCTAACTTAGAATTATATATAATCTTTATAATTTCCTCATCGGTATTTATCATAGGTTATATATAATAATTTAACTGTATATTAAATCTCTCTAAGTTCACATCCTATTACTAATAACTCTAGACTATACAGGTCCTTTATTATATTCATAGTTCACCACATATATTTGGCTACATGTCTTTGATATATTCCTCTTGATAATCCTTTATCAGGTTTATCTCAATATATCGTGGCCTTATAATATTATCTACTATAAGGAATTTATTTAATTTTTATTTATTTTGTTAAACTCGGCTAAATGCACGTTATAAAATTTGTTAGTGCTTGCCAAGTTATGTGTCCAACCTTTTTTACGCGCTGGCCTATGAATCATACTGAGGCTATAACAACTTTCCTCTTTTCCTGTTTCTAAATTCTAAATACAGTAAGTATGTTCCCAGAACTATTTTTACATCGCCAAGCCGATGTCAAGTTAGCAAATCTTGAATTTCAATATATTCCTTCCCTTCTGGCACCTTTAGTATAGGTAATATATCTAAGTTATATCTATGTATAACGCTAAAGTATAAAAGACATAATATATCCTTTAAATTAGATATACTATGTCTTTAGGTAATATCAGATATTTCTATCTTTTATTACATATATAAGGCTAATAGGGTTTCTTAGACGGTATTATTTTAACCTCTTAGGAACTCTATTTTCCTTTCATATATAAGGTTTTTAGTCTTTTCTAGACGGTAGAAAAATAAAGGGTGGAATTACCCACCCTTTTCTTACTTAACTGCAAGCAAAAACGTTTTATAATCAACAACAGACTTTCGATATATACTATCTATGTCAGCGCCAATCAAATAGAGGGATTGTTTATAATCTCTCAATGTTTCTGGCTCATTGATATAATATTCGACTAATCTGTTTACTATTGTTTTTATTAATCGCAGTTTTCTTATTACGTAATCTCTATTAATCGAAGGAACATCAAAATCCTTTCCTTCAATCGCATACTTGTTTAAGATAGCTGTATAGTTGTCATAACTATCTTTTAGTTTATCTACTATTCCATTGGATAAACTATTTTCAACTGAGACATCTATGTAATTTTTTACTCCGTCTCTTAATAATCCTAATGCACTTAATATTGTCATTAGTGTGTTAAGTTTTTCTATCATATTCCTTTTCTTTTAAGTTTGTTTTTTATTCTCACTTATAAGGCTTTCAAGAAATATCAGACTAGCAAAATACTTCAGCGTCGTAATAGCCTTTTTCTAGTGCATTTAAGAAAAATTCAACCTCTTCTGCAGACATAGGAGCAAAACCATGAGCATCAACACCTACATCTAATCCAAATCTCTTAATCATTTGTCTTCCATGAATATGTCCAAAAAGATTATACTTTTTTGTAGAATTCATAGGTTCATGTACAAGTGCTATCTCTTTTCCTAGGAGTTTTGTTTCTGCTTCAGTTAGGAATACTTTTGAAAAACCAGAATCTATAAGCTCTCCTATAAAATCAGGTATATCTAGATTTCTTTCAGATTTTTCTTTAATCTCATAATTTCCACAAACTAATCGAATATCTCCATTTAAATATTTCAAGTAACTTCTATCACCAAAATCTCCAAGATGCCATACGATAGCTTTAGGAGGAACTTTAGTATTCCATCTCTCTACCATAGTCCAATCCATATCTTCAACATTCATGAAAGGACGTTTAGATAATTCCAAAGTTCTTTCTGCGCCGAAATGTGTATCGGAAGTAAAAAACTCTCTTGAACTGGACTCTCTATTAGATATTTCTTTCTTTAACTCAGATATACATTCGTCTAAAGAGCTATATACATTTTTTATTCCATATGCTTTAGCTTTTTCGATCAAGTACCTTCTTCCGTGTATTTTCGGCGCAATTCCTAAGATTATATTTTTCTTTCTAACTAAATTTTCGGTAAGTTCGATTTTAGTAGTTTGTGCATAATCTCTTCCTGGTATATCTTCAACAGCTTCAGGGATCCAAAATAATATAAAATCTGATACTCTAAGTCCAATTGTTTCCCAATCTACCTGTTTTTTATATTCAGCATCAGATAAACCTCCAGAAATTTTCTCTTTTCTTCTAGGGTTTATCCAAGTTACTCCCTGAATATCTGGAACTGTTTCTTGCCACTCTGGAGCTCCTTGAATAGGTCCTCCCAAAAATACCCAAGTATCTTCTTTCTTGGGTAATTGTTCTATTGCATAAATCATTTTCATTTGAAATTTATTTTTGATTCTGTATCTGCTAATTTTATAAGGTATGGTATTCTAAAATTTCCATACATACTTTTAATAACTTCAGAATAATCTTTATCTTGATTAATTGAATCTACATATAAAGGATTTTTACTATTTCCTCGAAAACATTGAAAAGTATGTAGATTATTATCACGGTAATAACTTTTCGCAATTCCAATAATATTAAGATTCTTTCTTCCAAGTTTCTTATATAGATGTGCTCCTAGTCCTGGTTTAGGTTTTTCAAAAGATTCTTCATCATTCCACAACCAAACATGAGAATCTAATATGATTGTATCGAATTTATCAAGATCTATATTTTCTAATAATTTTACAATCCCAGGAAGTTCTCTTTTATAAAATTCTCCAGGAATATAAGAATCGAAATTGTTAATAATAATTGAAATTCTGTCTATAGGTTCATTATCTTCCCAGTTTTTAAAAATAATTCCTGAGATTTTTCCTAAACACTCTTTTTCTTTATAATATCCATCAATTATTATCTTATTCATTTTTTAATAATTTTCTTATTTAGATACTTCTTTTTCTTCTCATAATCAAATTCTAATCGATCTAATTGATTTTGAATAGTAGAGTTCCAACCTTCAATGGCTTCTTCTTCTGATTCATATAGTTTATAATTATCTAAGTTATATCTATTAGGAGTTAATTGAAAGTAGCCAACTATCATATTAGTGGTTTTGTTTCTTAAAGGATACCAGGTGGTGTTTCTTCTATATCCAGATCCTTCTTCTTTTCCTAAAACTACTTCTTGCGGAGAGTTTATATTTTCAAGTTTATAACTATACGGACCGATATAGAATCCAAAAGTCCAGAACGTTTGTCCTATAAGTTTATCAAGTTCTTCATATGTTTCTGGCTGTTTCATAATTTTTCTATTTTAGAATTTAAATATCTCAATCTTTCTTCATAATCATGTTGAAGTTTATCTTTTTGATCCTGAACAACTGCATTATAAGCTTCTACACACTCTTCTCTCGTTTCAAAAAGATATGGTAGAAAAAATCTTATGTGATAATTTTTGAAAACTAGATTTTTATTTTTACTTTTTAAAATAAGAGAATAATCACTTTTTTCATCCCAATTAGTTACTAAGACTTCGATGGGTTTTACTAACCTTGTACATTTATAAGATTTACTAGAAAATTCTAACATAAAATACCAAAGTGACTTGGAATTTTCTTTATATTCTAACAATAATTCTTTTGTTATCATATTAATTTGGATTTTATATATTTAAGCTTTTCTTCATAAAAATGTTGAAGTCGATCTACGGTATTATGAATTTGAGCGTTATAATATTCTTTACATTCTTTTTCAGTATCGAATAATTTCACAAAAAATTTACATTCTGAATCTTTTCTTTCTTTATAACCCTGAAAAGATCCAATTACAGAATTATCAGAAACTTTTCGAAGATATAATAAATTATCTATATCAATTTTTAAAATAATTTCTGCTGGTTTTATGATACTAGAGCATCTAAAAGTTTTCTCCCTAAAACTAATACAACTATACCAAAATGTTTTATCCTTAGGGAGATTCATTATTTCTTTCGCTGTTAATTGTGTTATCATTTTATTATCCGTTTTTTAAGATTTCTTTCGGTGGATTTCCATTGAGTTTCGAAGAGTTTCAATTTATCTTCGATATATTTATTCCTGTGTTCAATACATTCACTTGGAGTATTAAAGAATTGATAATGAAGTTGATAGTTTTTTATTATTTTCCCGCTATTCAGTATCTTTACTATCCTAGGAATACCACCAAATTCATCAACAACTTCAGCTTCAGATGGTGGAATATCTCTATAAACTCTTCCAGTATCTGATATTTGTAATGAATAAATCCAAACTGTTCTCATAATTCTTTACATTTAATTAGAGTCCACTCTTTATAATTCATTCCTCCTGTTTTAGTATCGAAATGCTTGATAATTTCCTCGAATGGTATTAAGAAGGTTCCAAGAGATTTTGCTAACTCAGAATTAAAACCTACATCAACTTTAAGATCATAAATACTATTAATATATTCAGTAAGGTGACCATGAACGTGACCAAATAAGTGAATAGATCCATGAGGTTTATGATTCCAAGATACAAAGGGATAATGACACATAGTTACCATATAATCTTTTCCTGAATGCTCTATATGAACATCAAGAATATCAGAGATTATTTTGAAATACCCTTTAAGCGGTGCCTGATCAAAATAAAGTCCATAGTTATCATGATTCCCAACAATTTTATAAATATTTTTACAAGGAATCTGATTTAAGACATCTTTTATATCGTCAACAGGCATTTTCCAAAACATATCACCTAAATCGAATATAATATCTTCTTCTTTAGTTTTTTTAAGTTCCTCTAAGATATAATTATTCATTTCAGTTACATCTTTAAAAGGTCGAGAATCATATTTTATTACATTTTCATGACCATAATGAAGATCTGATATAAAATAGATTTTTCCAGATCCAGCAGTTGTAAAGGGTTTTTTAATCTTCATAATCTTTTGCTATTTTTATTAATTTATTCTCTTTATAATATCCGATAATATTATTAAATACAATAATCTCTAAATCTGTAGTATCTAAATCCTCTATATCCAAATTATGTTTAGAGTACTCTCCATAATCCATATCAACTTTAATATAATTAAATGTTTTGTTTACATAATATAATTTTTGAATATTTCCTGATATAGATTTAGATTCTAAACTCTTATAATCAAACACAAGATCTTCAAGTGTATCTAATCCAGTAAATTCAAGGACTTTAAGTAATTTAGTTATTACTGAATCTACTAAACGTTTCCTATAAAGTTTATTTAACTCTATTAATTCTTTCCTATTATTCATAATCTTCGAGTTTCCACTTACGTGAATAATCTTTTTTACTTTTATGAGTGATACTAGGTCTTAAGGATACTAACTTTCCTGTTTCTTTAATTTCATTATCTCTCTTAACTTTTTCGGCTAGGGAGATTAATTTCTTTTTCTTCTTTTTCATATGATTATTTTATTACATTTATAAGGAAATCCAAGTTCCTTATATGTGAAAATAAATAAAAGAATTATGATTAGATGTTATGAAGCTAAGTTATCAAAAAATTTAAACCCTAGAGTTAGAAGTTTTATCATGAAAGAATGGATGGAGAAGAGAAATACTTATGGAATTGAATTGAAGAAATATATTATAGATTCTTCATCAGTAGATCAACATCCAGTATTAGGACTTTATATAAAAGATCAAAAAGTGTTTGGAGATAATATACTAGTAGATAATAATTTTTCAGAAAGATTATTAGGAAGACATGTTATTTACTTTCTTAACTCAATAAAAGAAAAACAATTAGGGTTTTATAAGAGAAGGATTCTTAATTTTTATCCTGTGAATTATGAAGAATCCATTTTCTCTGAAAATAAAATGCGTTCTAAACTTGTTAAAGTGATTGGAATGTTTGGTGAAAATAACTATAATGTACTAGGAATTATTTATGGAGATGTATATCAAGTTAGAGAAAATTATAGAGAATTATTTTATAATATATGGAATTCTAAAGTAAATGGAAATTATGAAAAACCTATTAATCTAGGGAAAATAGAAATATAAAAAAAAAGAGGACTGTAAAAAGTCCTCTAATTATTTTTCTTTATTTTGTAATCTCTAATAATGTCTTGGAGATTAAATTTATAGCACCTTCCACATCTCGATAATCACATACTTCAACTTGAGTATGCATATTTCGTTGAGGAATAGATACTAACATAGTTTCACAATCAAAAGCACCTTCTTGAATTGCTGAAGTATTTGTTCCTCCTGCATATGAAGCTGCAAGTTGATATGGAATTTCATTAATCTCAGCAACTCCGATCATTTTACAGCGAAGATTCCAAGATTTATCAGGTCCATTCATGATAACAGGTCCTTTCCCAAGTTCTATATCTCCATAGGACTCAGGTTTTATTCCTCTACCTTCATCCGTGGCGAAAGTAACATCTATATCAATCGAAATATCAGGATTTACTCTTTTACTTGTTACCATTGCACCTCTTAGACCTACTTCCTCCTGAGTATTCGCCACGCCATAAAAAGTATATTCATCAAAAAGTTCCCTAAAGTCTTCATAATTCACCACGTTCCTTAAGACTTCAGCAACAATAAATACTCCAATCTTATCATCTAGTCCTTTAGATGCAAATCGATTCTTCCCAAGATGTTCTATAAAATTTGCTTCAAAAACAACTCTACTACCTATCTCTACTAACTTCATAGCTTCTTCTTTAGATTCAGCGCCGATATCAACAAGAAGATCTTCAATAGGAATTAATTCATTTTTGCTATTATCATCATACTCTACATGAATTGGCTTTTTCCCAATAATACCTGTTACATATTCTCCTGGGTGACCAATTTTAGAAATTTTAACTATACTTCCTGGGAGAACTTTTTTATCTATTCCCCCAAGATTAATAATATTTAGCATTCCTTGGTCTGTAACATTTTGTATCATCATTCCAAGTTCATCAATATGTGCAGAAATCATTACTTTCTTACTCCCTGAACCTACCTTAAATGCTACATTTCCCATTTTATCAGTAAACTCTTCTATCGCAAACTTAGAACAATAATCTTTAAATACCCTAGTTGCTTCCTGTTCAAAACCGCTAGGACTATACGATCCCAACAGTTCTTTTAAAAATTCTACAGCTTTTAATTCTAACATCTTTCTTTAATTAAAAATAAATATCGTTTCATGTAAATTTCTTTCAGTTCTCACATTCCAATTATACTTAAGAGAGTTTGGAATTTCATCATCTAAGATCATTAATCTAGTATGAATAAATAAATCATAATAAATATCTAAGTAAAAACCAGAGCTAATTCTTGATAATTCTACTCTATCTATATGTTCTACATCTTCATAAGTAACTATAATTTTATTATCTATCTGAAATGCTGAGAAATATTTTAAGATTTCTATAGTTAAATTATAATAGTATACTTGATCTGCCGCTGATTTACATCCAATTATTCCACCAGAACCACTTCGAATTATACCTAACTCCTTAACCATTATAATCTAGGTGTAATAACTTGATAAAATCTAACTTCATCAATCCCACAATCAATTCTTCCTGCACAGTTCCAAGTTACATGAGGATTTGCTGTTTCCCAACATGATTTATGAATAATTGTGTAGCTTCCATGATTAGAGGTACATATTCCACAATCTGAAAAATCCTTCCAATCTTTAATATCACGTGCTCCATCAATTATTTTACTATCATAATAACCAACATCTTCTAGAAGTTCAATTATATCCTTACTAACTTTTCCGATATAAGCTGAATTAAGAAATTGAATACCTTCTCTAGGAAATTTATCTTGAAGTTCATTTATGGTTGCTTTATGATAACCTTTCTTTTGATTATCTTTTATCCAATCTTCTCCATTAGTAAACCATTGTCCGAAATCTGTATCTCCTCTAAGAGCAGCTATCCCAAGAGCTAGTTCTTTAGTTACTCCACATTGAATTCTTTTTACAAGAGATACTTTTCCAGATGAAGAAAATTTAATAGCTTCTCGAGTTATAGCTGTATATTCTCCAGTCTCTGCACAAGTAATAATACAATTTCCTTTATCTGGATTAAAGGCTAAACCAGTTCCAACCATTTCAGAATATCCTAGATCTTCAAACTCTTTCCTAAGTTCTGGTGTATTTTGATCTAAGATAATACTATATAAATAATCTTTCCTCTTCATTTAATATCTAGGTTGTTTAATTATATATTCTAAGTTATTGTCTTTATAGTAACCGTTTAATTCCTTTGAGCTACATAAAGGAGTAAATCCATTCTCCCCAAATGTATACTCACCTCGGAAAGAATCAAATACAATAAAATCATCATCTCCTCCATTAGCTGGATTAGGAATAAATTTAGCCCATGTTTTAATTAGACGCTCCCTTTCCTTTGGCCATATGAAAAATCTCTGCTCTGAAACTTCTTCCTCTATGGCTAGTTCGATATCAACCAAAGCATCTTCAACTACATCAGCAAGATAAACCTCATCTTTTGTTCCATCTGCTTTTCCGAGATCTATTTCTAGTTTTTGCATAAACAACTCTTCAAGAAGTTGATCTTTTTTATCTTTTTCCATTTTCTTATACGGTTTATAATTTGGTGTATATAATCTAGAAACCCATCCAGAAACAGATTCTTTATTTCTGGTGAGAGCTCCTATAATAACTATTATTTTAAAAATTACTGCAATTACTAATAATAATGCTATTAAAACTAGTAAAAAATTCATTTATTTTTCTCTATCTTTTTAATTGAAAATAATACTTTATCTCCTATTTTATATGTTGGATTATTACTACTAGGAATTCTTTCACTTAATCTAATATCTCCATTAGAACCAATTTCGTCCCCAGCGATGTAATAAACAGTACTAACGCCGTAAGAATTTAATCCTCTATCAATAGATTTTATAACTAATTCCTTACTATATTCTACTTTATATTGTGGTAAATCTTTTCCTTTACTATCACAACTCACTAATCCTATAACAAGACTGACGATTATTAATAACTTTTTCATAATTACTTTCTTAATAATTCATTACATACGCTCTTTATTCCTTCTAACCTAGCTTGTTCATAAGAAGGATAGTTTAGATTATTACTACTCAATGAACCATTCTCCATTGAGATAGCAAATATAAATCTTTTCTCTCCTTCCTTATTAGTAAATGGATATACGAGAATGATAATATCCTTATGTAATCTTATCCATTCTACTATTTCTACCTCAATTCTCTTTTCTTTTATTGGCTGTTTATATCCAAGTTTTACTAATTTTTCCAGGACTTCATCATCTACCATTATACTTCAGTTTTTATATAGATTTTCCCCTCTTCAAGTCGTTTTTCTATATCAACAATCCTCCATCCATATTCATCAATTAACACCCTCTTTAAAGTATCAATATAACTATCTGGAATTAGATTAGGATTTATATAGACCCAAAATTGAAGAAAAGGATCTTTATAAGTTTCTGAACTAGATTTATAAGATTCATAAGCTTTACTCATCCCTTCAGCTGCTAAATCAAAAAACTCTTCTGGTGTAATTCGAAGGTAACTAGCATAAATAAATTCTCTCATTTTTCTTTTAATTTAAAAAAATCATAATCGTAATCAGTTTCAGTTCCGTCTTCTAGAACATAATGTTTCCTGTATGTTATTATCTGAACAACATTATTTCCAGGAATATCATTTACTATAGTATCTTCTATAATTTCAGTATCTGATCCTAACCAGTTCTTTTTTAGATGATTTTCTGTAGTATAATAAACATTTTCTTGTATTCCTTGAGTTATTGTTTTTATTTTAGTTGGGTAAATTTCATTAGAGCTAAATTTATGTTTAACATAAATTTCATCACCCTCTTTCAATCTAACCCTTCCTGTCGAGTCTGAATAAATTTTAATAACTCTTTTACATGGAACTACTTTTTTATCTATCAAATCCCATAAAGCTTTTACAATATCAGTTTCTGCTATAAAATCACCAATATTCCTATCTTCCGGAACAATAAAACTATTTTCTAGATCATCCTTATCAAGATACTCACTATCTAATTTCCAATCTATTTTCCATAAAGGTATTAATTCACCTTTCTTATTTTTAATACAATCACAATTAATAAATCTGTTCATAATTCTATATTTATTTATATTTATTACAACATATAAGGAAATCAAGGAAAAATAAAACCCAAGGAAATCACTTCCCTGGGTTCTTTAACTAGGATTTTTTGCTGATTATTAACCTTGTTTGACATAAGAAGAGTTTATTCCTAGTTTTTTACTCTTCACAATATTTAGGCTTTCGACCTGTTTCTAAGTATCCTAAAATTTCTTTGAGTACTTGATCATGATTAAATGCCCAATCATAACTATCTATATCTTCAGCTGGGACAAACTTAATATCATCTACTTCATTAGGTTCTCCACCTCTTGATACAGTATCACAATTAATTTCATTATCAGCTAATTTTTTCCGAGTAGCTGCATAATCTACGTGAATAAGATACCTAGAGACTATATTTTCTCTAGCATCTCGAGACGGATCATCTATAGTACAAAAATGATCAATTGCTTCATTGGGATAGATTTCAAGATTAAGTCCAAGTTCTTCATAAAGTTCTCGTTTTACTGCTTCTTTTCTTGTTTCACCCCAATCAAGATAACCACAAGTAACTGACCATTTTCCAACATGATCTGGACACCCTGAACCTCGTTTAGATACTAAAAACATTACTCGACCATTGTTATCTCTAGTATATACAATTCCTACTACTGCATTTGCTCTAGAGATCCAATACTCTTTTCCATTTTCCTTTGATGTTACTTTAAAATTTTTCATAAATAAAAATTATTAACAGTTGTCAATGTTTGTTTATCAATTATAAGGTTATTACCGATTGTCTTTTTCACCTTCTTTAGAATTTGTATAATATTCTTTTTACATAAAACACTATCATCTTTAATTGATGACCAATCTTTTATAGTAGAAAAGTTAAATTCATATCTTTTTACAGTAGGTATAAGAGTATATGCTTTCTCATCTAATTCCTTCTTAGCTCCAAAAACTAGTTCTATGAAGGGTAGTAAAAAACATTTTTTATCATAAAATACTACTTTATAACTACTATTATATCCATTTCCAGGGGGTGTATCATTAATTTCTAAGATACTTCCATCTTTTATAGGGTTAAGAATATCATTTATTACTATTTTACCAGCTACTATCACTTATTTTTCCTGGAATACTGTAACTCTTCTTATAAAATGGCCATAAATTTATATTCCTGGTTTTTGGAGAAGTATATGAGAAATCTAGCATATTGTAATGAAAAGAATATGATACAACTACTAATCCACCAATCATTTCTTGATTAACTATATCAAAATTAAAAATATCCACTTCTTAATTAAACAAGATATAATTTGATATAAGTATTTAAATCTTCTACAGCTGGTAATCCATACTTTGCTGTAAATTTTCTAGTAGGTTTCTTTATATATCTCACATAGAAATCATCTACTAGTGGTTTTATAGTTTCCATAGAATTCTCTCCACTAAGTTTTTCTGTCCCATGAATATCTTTGATTATAAAGAATATAAGAGAAGCTACAAATGGAGTAAAAGACATTTCTTCTTCAATTATCTTTTTCACTATATGTTCATTTTCTTTAAGAACTCTAGTAACTTCCTTGTAACTCTTATTACCTTCCGTTTGTCCGGCGGTTTCTACTATTAATGTGAATAGTTTAATATATTCTCTAAATAATTCTTCAGTTGTTAACATAGCCTTTAAGTGTTTCTATTATTTTTATTTTTTCAGTTTCTTTGAGAAGACTCCACTCACCTCTTTCTAATTTTTCTATAATTTTTGAAATATTATTAACAGGTATTTCTGAAATCTCTAAAGTTCCTGGTATCAAAGTATACCCTAGATGTTCAAGAATAGACTCAATCTTCTCAAGTTCTTTAACAGTTGCTACTCTTCGACCATAATAATTATCAACTCTTGGATAATTAATAACAATCCTTGAATCTATTACATACCATCTCCAAAGATTATTTGGAAAATTAAATACTCCTCTTTCACATCCACTAAATAAACCGAACCAACCATCAGGTCCATCTTTATAATCTACATAAATCTTTCCTACTTCCATAATTCATCCAAAATATAAAAATGGATTATCTTCTGAATCTTCTTCAATTATCTCAAAATCAGATCCAGAACAATCTTTTAAATTTATCATATACTTTAAAAGTAAGTCTACACCATAATTATAAAAATAAGGTTTATCTTTATCATATGATGCAATAGATTCTCCTTTACCATTTACTACTTTTACATAATTCTCATTTTTAGAATCCAATGATGCTTTTATTCCCTCATCTGTAAAATTCTTTTTCGCATGTTCTTCTGCAAATCTTACAAGTGGATTTATTGTTTCTCCGGATATACGAATTTCTTTGTTAATGAGATTTTTAGAATAAAGAACAATCTTATCTATTACTGAGAAAGTATACCAATTATCAGAACCTATCAACTTAAACCAAGGACTACCAGAATCATCAAAATAAACTCCTGTAACTCTAGTATAATTTCCATCACTTGTTTTTATAATAGGTTTATATCTTAATCTTCTACAAATTTCTTTTAATAAATTAGATCTTTTCTCCAAACACATCTGCGAAAGGTTTTAAATTTCCATTTGGATTATGATCTCTTCCTGAATTTCCATCATCGAGAATAGCAAAACATATTTCTTCAAATGCTCCAATAAATTCTGGTTCTTCCAAAACTTCCTTAAATAATCTTGCTACATGAGAAGGTGGATTTTTAAATGCTCCACATCCAAGTGCCCCTAGAACAAGTTTAGTATGATTATTATCTAAAGCTATTCTAAGGATTGTTCTTATTTTTCCTTTTACAACAGGAACATATTTTTTCATCATTTCTCCAGTATTCTTATCAATATCAGGTCTTACTACTCCTGCCACTGAAATTACATTACATTTAAAATAATTACCTACAGTTTCATAAGTTCCTGGTTTTCTATAAACGCATACCCCTGGACTATATATTCCTCCATAAACTGGAATAGGGTAGGAGAAGTCATTAAGAACTTTTCCTGAATAATAATCTCCAAAGTATTCATCCCATTTTTCAGGAGAGTATAAATATAGGGATAATAGCAAATTACTTCTTCTACATAATTCTTCTTCCTGAGCTCTAGAACCTGTTTCAACTCCTCCACCTGGTCTTTTAGATGAAGCCATATTAAGAACTGCACACTCTGAACCCAATTCCTTTGCTTTTTCAAAGGTATCTATATTCTGTACATATATTTTAAGAGGAGTTTGAAATTTAGGTTTATTATTTCCTTTTTGAATAGACTTATACATTTTTGATTCATATATTAATCTATCTGTTTCTGGAAATTCTATATAATTATCCTTATATTCATACTCTCTAGAAATAATATCTTCTATTACTTCTTCAAAAACTTTAATTAATTGTTCTTTTGTTTTCATATCATTAATGATTTTGAATTATCTAATAAATTATATTTCACAATCCCACACTCATTACAATTATCCTTTGAGAGAATACATTGACTACAGTAATTTAATTTACCTGAATCTATTGTATATCCTCTTCTTTGAAATAATCTAAGGTTTTTCGAAAAATGACTTATTTCCTTTGATGAATATTCCATAAAAACTCCATATTCAAGATTTTCAAGAGTTACAAGTTCTTTTATTCTATTTTTTATGAAATCCAAAGTAACAATACTTTTTTCATTTAATTCCTCTACAAAGTCTATAAGAACACTTTCATTTATTCTCACACGTTTAACTATTCCTTTACGATTATTTACTGGATAAGAAGTAAGTAGAGTGCTATTTATTTTATCTCCAGAGAAAAAGAATTCATTAGGTCTGGTAGAAGGTTTAAAATTACATAAATCACATTCTCCAGAAAATTTACATACCTTCTTACATATTATATCAGAAATTCCCGGGAAAGATCGAAAAATCAATCTGCTATTTATTATATCAGTATTAGATACTAATATATTTGTTCTGTCTCCATAATATCTATGATCTAGGGAACATCCTAATTCTAAATCTACAGTTTCATATCTAAAACTTCCAAATAATCCTACTACACCAGTTACTAATTTAATAAGAATAATTTCATCAATACTATCATAAGACCAAGTAATTATATCTCCTGGAAGATATTTTTGATAGTATAACTTTCTTTTAGTATTCTTTGTCATAACGTGCTAAATTATTATATGCATCCGTACTATAAAAACTAGTTAGATCGAAAAAAGTCGAGAACTCTCCTTTAGGATTTAAAGGTGACTCTGGATGATATCTATCTAGGATAATATTAAATCTAAATTCATTACTCCAATCTTGCCTTATTTCTACAATTATTAAAGAGTGTTCTGGTCCAAATGCTGCATATTCACCACTACCCCATAAATATCCAGGAGACTGAAAATAAACAATATCACCTACTTTATAATAATCTGGATCTAACCTTCTTGCTACTACTTGAGGAATTCTGGCTAAGCTTTCCTCCTTAAGATGTTCCATTATTTGAGGGATAATTGATGTATAATCATGCTCTATGATTTCACATTTTTTATCAAAATCATCTGTACTCATTCTTTCTGGAAATATAGATGATCCCCAACATACTTTATAATAAGATCCCTTCGAATCAAAACCATTACTATAAACAACTCCTATATCTCCAGTATCTTTATTTTTGACTCTTGATTGCGTCCAACTATCTACTCTCATCTGTTATCTTATTAATTATTTCATTTTTTGCCTTAGTCCAACCATCTTTAAATGATTCTCTTTCATTTCCGACTGTATAAATAAAAAATCCAACAGTCATAATAATTATTCCTAAAGGCTTATACCACTCAATTATTTTAATTCTGAATGGTGAAAATGATATCTCTGTATGTCCTAAATACAGGAAAAATACAATTAATAATACTAAATAAACTATAACCTTCATCATATTTCTATTTTATAAGTTTTATCTTTCATTACTACTAATTTTCCAGGAACTGACATTAAACGATCTTTAACACTGTCTAAAAATGTATCTAATATTATAACATCGCCAAAACTTGAAATACTAATATAACATGCATTGAGATCATCAGTCCATCCAAAAAATACTTCTTCAGGATCAGCACTATCCCATGGAGAAAGCACTAAACGAGGCAATCCATCTTTTAATCTTATTGCGGTAACAACTTGTAAATCTTCTTCTAGATCATACAAAAATACGTATCCAGCTACTTTTACATATTCTTCCGTTTCCATATAAGTTCTTTTAAAATTGGCAAAGATTTCTCCATATATTCAACTAAAATATCTTCAAAGAGAAAATATTCTCGATTCATTACTCCAAAAGAATCTCTAGCCATATGATGTAATTCATGAGACCAAGTACTTAAAAGTTCAGATTTGGTCACTTTTCTGCTTTTTGGAATCATCATTATAAATTTTTTCTTACCAGCTCTTGAATAAACCATACCATTTACTGGAGGAGGTCCTATTCTAATGATATCCTTATCTGTCTTATCATAATAGATTCCAGAAGTGGACATTACATAACTTACATCACCCTTAGATAGTTTTCCAGAGATTTCTTTTTTCTTCTCTACCTCTAAAAGAAGATCATCTATGTATATAAAATCTAAAAGCTGTTGAGAAACTAAATATCCAAAAATATAAGCTTCTGTTTCACTATCAACTATCCCTCGTGAGGATGAAATTATATTAACAAATTTACTAGTTTTTCTAAATATCCACTTTACTTTTTCTTTTGTAGTTAGATTTGACAAGATAGTGATCAAATAGCTTCTACGATTATTAACAGCTAATTCGTATCCTTCTGACCTTGGTATAATTCCATATAAACCTTTAAAAGCTTCAAGAGAACATTGAATAGTAGTTAGTCTTGTATTAAATATAGAAATATCATAATATGCATATTTAGAACCAACCTCCCTTCTTAAGTTTTCTTGGTAACACTTTTTATTAAAAAATTCTGCTCTTTCTAATAAATCTAATACATCTTTTAACATTTTCTTTTTTATTTTATTACATTATTAAGGATTTAAACTCTTATAATTGTTATGAAGAAAAAGAAAATGATAAAGATTGAATACTATTATCGTAGTGTTGAGACTAATAAGTACACTTATGTAATAATAGATAATAGAATTATTCTCTTATTAAAAAATCAATTAAAGAGAGTTTCATCTAATTATTTATTACACCACATAGAGTATAAAGATATTTGTTTTAATTTTTATAGAGACGCTACAAAAATAAAGGAAGAAATTATATCTGGAATTAATTCAGAAGATATTAGAAAAGCTTTAATTAAAGTAATAAACACTACTACTGGACTTTTTAATCTTAAAAAATCCATAACTCAATTTAATGAAATATATTATAATTATAAAAAATATTATGATAACTTTTCCACCAAACTTTAGAATATACGTAATAGAAACTCCTCTTAAACTAGTAGATATACACAATGCTCAAAATTATCTAACTTCTAAGGAATATAAAATAATATCAAATAGTTTTAGTGTATTTTCATTTCTAGGAAATAGAAATAATCTTCAAGAAGTTTCAAAGATTGTAAGTTTTTTGAAAGGTAATGATCACCTAGGAAAAAGTAAATACTATATTTCAATTACCTTAAATAATTTTGAAAAACCGTTCCGAAAAATCTGGACAGCAAAAAATATGACAAAATATGTATACAGACTGGATTTAATAACAAAAGAAAGTTTTAGGTATTTTAAAAAACATAATTCGGATATTATTACTATTGAAAAACCGAGTATTCCTGAAGAAGAATTTATTAAAATTATCTTGTATAATTCTTTAGCAATAATAGAGAACTGCGAAAAGGGATTAATAAACATAGATAATGCTGCTTATTATATGAGCAATTACAATTATTCTATTCTTAAACTATCTAAAGAAGAAGGTTTAATTTAGAAGAGAAAAAACTAACCAAGGATTTTATTTCCAAGGTTAGTTCTTTTTTTATTCGCTTTTTGCAGCGTCATGTTTACATATTTTGATCAAGTAAATATATTTATTAACAGTTTCGAAAAAATCATCTGTTCTGTTAATAATACCTGACCACATTAAATCATCTCCAGCTTCTCTTTTTATTCCAGTTAGTAATCCTCTAATATCTACTAAGAGATTTTCAAATTCTAATGCTTCTGGAAGAATAGGGCTTAATGTTCCTGGTTGAATAAATCCCCAGAGAGCTTGAGCATTTTCCATAAGAGCATCATCAAAATCTTGAAATTCACCATCAAAATCATCAATTAATTTATGGATGCTCATAGTGGGTGCTGAGAAATGCAGTTCTTTCAATCTCGTGTGTATTCCATGAAATTGATTCTCCAAATTTAAAATAAACTTATTATTCATAACTTTTTTAATTTATAAATGTTTTATTTTCATAAACTCTGATAATGTTGTTTGACTAACTCCTAATCTTCTAGCTACTTCTGCTTTACTCAATCCTTTCTCAAGTAATCTTGTAATTTCACTATCTTTTCCATCTAATTTACGCTTCCTAGGAATTCCAACAGGTCTACCTAATCTCACTCCATTAGATTTCATCATAGCTAATGCACATTTTGTTCTTCGACTTATTAGCTCTCTTTCTTTCTGAGCACTAATTATATCAAAGAAGGTTTCATATACGGACATAGAATCTTCTTTTATTATCTCCCCTTTCCAGATAGGTAAGATAGCAGCTCCAGTTAACATACAATGATTTATAATTGACATCACCATATATACATTTCTTCCAAGTCTAGAAATTTCAGTAACTAATATTAAATCCCCTTTCTTTATTCGATCTAATATTAATTTTCCAAGAAGTCTAGCACTAGGTTTTATAGCCCCTGAGATGCTCTCTTCTATCCATGCATCTACTTCAATTCCATTTTCCCTACAATACCTGTTTATTTCGTACCTCTGTACTTCTACTGTTTGTTTTTCTGTAGATACTCGTATATAACCATAAATCATTAGATAGTTTATTTTTTAGTTATTAATCAACTCTTCAAACAGAGTTTCTTATCAATAATTAGGCTTTCACTTAAAAAATAAAGCAAAAAGAGCATAAACCTTGAAATTCTTATATATGGACGAAAAATAAGCGCTAAAGTTTCTGTCTATAAAACAAATAGAAAAATTAACAATTTAGTGATTAAAAAAACAAGTAAAATTGATGCTAAAAATTTAGTATGAATTCGGGTGAGTGTAAACGAGAAGCCACGAGTAAAGCTACTGAGAGGTAGTATAACATTTTAATAAAAAAAATTAGTAGCTTTATGAATTACGGTAAAATCTTAAGCGTTGGCTTCAAAGTATTAGTTGCAGCAGTTGCAGGCGTAGCTGTATTTATTGGTGTAGATAAAATCAATACTAATAATGGCAATCAAAATGGTGGTTTTAGACAAAAAAGTATTCCTGACGATCCAAGTTTCTCTTCAGGATCAGAGTTTCAATCAAATAACAATACTCAGATCCAACAAGTAAAGAGAGATAGGAATGATAGTAATATTGTCGAGAAAATGAAAAATGTTCAGGATACTTGTGGAAGATTATTTACTTTCGTTCAATCATTGACAATGGTAGTAGATAATTTTAGCAGAATATTTAGAAATGATGGAAATAGTTATCTAAGTCAACCTTACTATGGTGACCCTTGGGGATATCGACAGCCTATTGATATGGGAAATGGCGTTTATTGGAATAGAATATCTCCATACATCATTGAAGCTTCGTCAACACCAGATCCAAGATATTATGGTCGATTATAAAATCTTAAGGAAAGGAAGGACTAAAGATTAATTAATTGCTACACCACCCAATAAAGAAGAAATATATATGTACGTTGTATAAAAATGCCTTCCGAAAATAATAAATTTATTATACAACGTACTTATGAAAGAACTTGTTATGCCATAGGAAATTATCCTATGGTTTTTATTTTTCGCTTCAAAACCTTATTAGTGTACAAAATAAAAGAGAAGTATGGAAAAAGAATTTGTTGTATATGGGAAAAAGAAATTTAACCCAGAGAAATTCAGAAAAATTAAAAACAGAAAAGGATGGTGTAAACCTAAAGCTGGATTATGGGCTTCTCCGATAGACTCTAAATGGGGATGGAGAGATTTTATAATATCTGTAATGGAATCCTGGAAGAAAGATCTACAAACATATTTTAAATTCAAACTTTCTTCTACAGCTAAAATTTATATCATTGATACATTAGAAGATTTATATCAAGTACCGTTTAAAAGAATATTAAAACTTCAACCTGCTCTTTCAGATTATTTAATTGATTTTGAAAAGATGGTATCCGAAGGTTATGATGGAATATTACTTACAGAGAATGGTCAAAATGAAACTAGAATGCCTGAGTTTAGTGGATTATACTATAACGGAAAAAGTTTTAATCTTTATGGTTGGGATGTAGAATGCTTATTAGTACTTAATCCTAGGTGTATAGTTCCAGTAAATTCACTAAAAAGAATCAACTTAAAGAATGGAAGGAATGCATGGAAGAAGAATGTAGTGATAGCAAGAACACAAAAATCTATATCTCAAGATGATCCTGAAATTTTAGAATGGAAAGGAGAAACAGAAGATACAATGATACTAGAAAGAGGATCAACATACGGTTCTAAAAAAGCATTTATCAGATCTCTCAGAAAGTTACAATATAAGATCGGAGATGATCCAACTTCAAAATTTATCTTGAAGTAAAAAAAGAATAGAGAAGAAACTTTAATTGTTCTTCTCTTTTTCTTTCTTCTATCTATTATATAGTCTGATTATCATATTCTTCTTTAGTTAATAAACTTCCTGAAAGATAATCATAAGCACTGATTAATTTAACAGATTGTTTAAAAGAATGAATCTCTTGTATTCGAAGTTCTCGTCTTTCTATGTCAAATACCTCTAGGAATTTAACTTCAAACCATGCAAGTTCTATCACATCAAGATCTTTCCAATATATAATATCTCCTGGTTGTAGAGAATCTATAAACTCTTGTACTTTCTTTTCTTCGGCTAGAATTTTTAATAAACTTTCTACTTCTACTATATTTTTTTGACTTGATCCTATTCCTATAATTGGATTAAATCTTCTTTTAATTCCAATAGATAATAATCCTATATCACCTCTTTTCATTATAATCTTTAATTAAATCGTTATACTTTTCTGGTATTTTCCCAAAATCTATATCTTTATATACTTGACCTATTCCATCTTCCATATATCTCAAAGAAAACATTAATTTCATAATCTCAATGTAACTATCTTTTGTATATCTAGGATCAGAACTGAGAATATATTCAAATTTTAAATTATCCTTAAAATAATTCTCGATTAAATATTTTTCAAATTCTTCAGGAGATAAACTACATAAATCCTTGGACTTATCACCGAATAATTTACTCGGCGCATTACATTCAAGAGTTCCAGTTATAGGATTAGTTGTAAATATAAAATCTATATCAAAATCAGATCTAGTATTTACATGCCTATAATCAAATCTAGGCGCCGAGGAATGTCTTTCGGTGATATCCCAAAATGAATCATAACACTCATAAAAATCATACTTCATAAGAATTGGTTTAAAATTTTTCATAAAGTATTCTAAGTTTCTATAATGTGCTCTAATAGTTCCTAATTCATGTTCGGTTGGGTTCTCTGATATCCATAATACTTTCTCAAAATTATCTTCGAACTCTTTACCTTCTACTATTATTCCAGTTCCTTCATCACAAAAAGAATTAGTCTTTTCTGGATAAGTAATCAAAGTCTTAAACCATGCTCCTGTGACTTCTACTCTCGAAAAATCAATCTCAAATTCAGTCCCTTCAGGAAGAGATTCTAGTTCTTTGGTATATTCTTCTGTATATCTTGTAAATAATGTAACATGCCCTAAAGTATCTTTCTTTTCTAAATCGGTATACTCTAAGTAACCACATATAAATTGATTTCCTGCAGAACTATATCCTCGCTGTACTAAGAAATCTATATAATCTTTAGCAGTCTTCATCTTTAAAAAAGTCAGTTAAATAAATAAATGTAAATGTAAGTGTAGTCCAATTATCTATACCACTAATAGTACTATATCCAGATATAATAACAGGATACTTGATTGGTAAGAAATAAGGATTTGTATATCCCTTAATACAATCATTTTCTGGACCATAGTATTCAAGATGAAAATTGTATAGTTCATTTAGTTTTTTATAAAACTCAAGCCATTCTTTAGGAGACTCTATTAGTTTTTTCATGCTCAAATCCATTATTTAATATTCCCAACCATTCTTCTGTTTTTTGTACATCTCTCTTCATCTCGGAAACATTCATCCAAGAAAAATAGAGAACAATACAATCTGGATAATCCTCCCTAGTTCTAAATACTGAAAATTCTATCTTATCACCTATCGACATCTCTCCATAAAATAAAATTTTTCCAGAATCAGAAAACTTAGAATATGTAAATGAACAATCTGAATTATTAATCATGAAATTTCCATGTTCTGTCGGAAATAGCTCACATAGACCATATTTTATTTCATTATATACTTCACGCTTTTTTGTCATACATTAATAAGTTTTATAATTCTTTCACGTATAGATATAGGAATTCTATCAATCTCAACAATACAAGGATCAGATAATAATTTTTCTGCCTCTACATAACCTTGACAAACAGATATTATTCCGGCCGCGTCTTCTATAATTGTTAAAAAAGCATAATACCTCGAATATGTATAAGTTATATTTTGAACTTTTATATATGTGTTTCTTTCAATAATATCTCCGGCCGTATTTTGATCCTCCATAGTTCGATAATAAACAGATCCTATTGTAACGCCTCCTAAACTCGACTTCATTAATTCAGAATAAGTTTTAGTATAACCTAGTGAAGGGAGAATAGAATCTAGGGGCGTTTTCCATGTTTCTTCTAATTCTTCTTGTGTTGTATAGACTTTTGCATCCTTAAGATTAATTTTTATTGGATCTAATATTATTAACATAAGTCATTGATATAAAAAGAGCCCAAGGAAATTATCCCTAGGCTCATTATTTTTACTCTATTCCTAACGTATCTTTGCATAACTGAATTTCGGCCGGATCACCAGTATGTTTTCCTAAGTCGTCTGAAAGTTTTATGCAAGGAATCCAAGGTTTATTTTCATTCATCCTACATCTTACTAATTTCATTACTATATTAGCAGGTTTAATTCCTGGAATATCACAAGTAAGATTAGTTCCTATTCCTGCGACAGCTTTTTTGATTCTTCCTGCACAATATTCAGAAATGTCTTTGAATTTTTCCATATCAAGTGCATTAGAGAATACCACTGTTTTATCTTTAGGATCAACTCCTAGCTCTTTCAAACGATTAATCATAAGATTCACAAACATATATTCATCTCCAGAATCTTGTCTAAAACTTGGAAATAAGAATGCATGTTTTCTAGAAAGCTGATCGAAAAATGCTTTAGAAGTTATCGTATCTGTAAGTACGCAACCAAGCTGAGAATCATATACATCTTCCCAATTTTCCATCATTACGTACGATCCTTGACGATATCCATACATACTATTCATAAAACTACAAAGCTGATGATTCATAGTTCCTTGAGGAATCATATTATACTTCATAGCAAAATAAACATTACTAGTTCCAGTACAATAAGTTGATTTCTCTTTCAACATTCTAATTACCTCTTCATGAACATTGAATGAATATCTTCGACGTAAGCCAAATTCACAGAACCAAAGCTTTTCTCTATTTGAAAGTTCTATTTTCTTTTCAAGTTTTCCTAAGACTTCAGACATATCAACCTTGTCTTCTTTATGCATCATCTCTGACAATGTTGCAAGAATTGGTATTTCATAAAGTGCCATTCTATACATTTTGTCAATAACACTGATTTTAAGATGATGTTTTTCGTCTAAAGAAATGTTAACTTTCTCTGGATCGAATCTCCACTGTCTTAACCATTCCCAATAAAATTCTGGAATGTATTTAATTCTATTCTTTACCCATTCAAACTCCTCTGGAAGAAGTTTAAGATTTTTAATTGTGTAAAGATTTCTTTTAAATTCTTCTACAAATTCCTCAGTGTACTCTGTGTTGTTTCGGTCAAAAAATACTAACTCTCCAATACTATCTGGAAATTTTCTAGAGAAGAAATGTGATACACTAAAACAATAAAGATCTTGTTCTAAAATACTTTTAATCATAACTGTTATTAATTTTGTTTATATAAGTTTTCATATCATATATAAGAATTTGAGGACCTGAGAAAAATAAAAAGAGGGAAATTAATCCCTCTTCTAAACAACTACTTTCTTAATTCCATTAATAAATGATTTACTAAACTTTACTAGTTCTCGATCTCTAGCTACTAAGGCTAATCCTAAAATAAATGGAACTTGTAAATTTTTTATTATCTCTTTATACCAAGGATCGATAATATCACTCTTAATGCAATATTTTCTCATTGACCCATAAAGTTCCTTAATCGCCTTGCTTTGATATTTTAGACACTTAGTTTTTTCTAATAATTTTTTAAACCTCGCTTTTAATGCAAAGACCACTCTTGATTTCTCAATAAATTCGTCTTCAGTAATTGTTCCTTTTTCAAATTCAAGTTTTACCTGTTTGAAATTAATCTTTTCAAACTTAACTTTTAACTCTTGAAATTCTCTTCTGATTTTTTCTCTATTTGTCTTTTTCATACTATAAAAATTTAAAACTCCCTAAGCTTTTTATTATTGCTTAAGGAGTATGTTTTTTCTCATATATAAGGCTAGTAGGATTTCTTAGAAGGTATTATTTTTTCTTTCTGCACAGTGATATAGAATTCGATTAAAAACTAGTTCCGCCTAAAAATGTTTCAAAGCCTTATATATGAAGAGAAAATAAATGAGCTAGCTCCTAAAGTATATATTGCAGATATACAAAAGAAGCTAGCATTAATTTTTTAAAGTTAAAGAAAAATTCATAGAATAAATTTAATCCGTAGAAAAAGGCGTAATTAAAATGATTATTTCTATGAATAATAAAGAAATTATTCAACATATCATCATTGCAATTATCATGACACTAATGATGATATTTCTAGAGGATGATAACATTCTCATAGATATATTCAATCACGCTATTGCTTTGGCAAGAACAAAAATAGAGTGTGATAAATTAAAAAATAAAAGAGTAGATTAATTCTTTTACCCTAGGACTTAAACGGTTCTAGGGATTTTATTTTTTCTTTAACTTCATTATTAAGGAACTCAACCATCTGTAAGAGCAAAATCAACCTCTCTCTTAAAATAGTGGGTTATTTTGGCTCATTTTATAGGTTAAGATGGCTAAAAACATCAAAAATAACCCACATTTCGCTACCTTTTTCTAATGTATGCCTTATATATGTATAGAGTTGTTTAATCTTTAATTTTATTGTGTTATGAAATATAGAATTAGTGAATATTGTAAAGTTCAAAAAATTTCTAGAGGTACAGTATATAGTTGGAAAGATAAAGGAATAATCTCAATGGAAACAGACAAACAAGGTAGAGTCTGGGTTATTGAAGAGGATCCTAAAAAACTTAACCCAACCGTAGCTATATATGTACGCTCTGAAGAAAAAGAAGAATTAGAAAAACAAAGAGAAAGATTGTTATTATATTGTTCTGCTAAAGGATATATAGTAAGTCAAGTGGTCGAGGAAAATATAGGGATAGATACTGAAGAAACTCCTAAATTAGAAGAGTTATTATTATCTTCGGCCATTGATATTATAGTAACTGAAGGAAAAGACCGAATAAGTTTAAATTCTTTCGGTCTAATATCTAAGTTACTTGATTCTGCCGGCCGAAAAATAGAAGTAACTAATCTCTCTTCAGGACTTACAGCAAAAGAAAAAACTGAATTAATTAAAAAACTTAAACTATGACAGAAATACTAAATGGAAAATTTATACACCATTCTAAAAAGAAATATCGTGGAATCATTTATCTTAGAACTAGTCCTTCTGGAAAACACTATGTAGGACAAACTTTTGATGAAGCAGGAAGAAATTATGATTGGAATAGAATGGCCGATAAATATGCAGGTGGTAAAATAAATAGAGCCAGAAAAAAGTATGGACCTGATAAATTTACATATAAAGTTTTAGTTACAATAGTATCTGATAATTATTTCAAAATATTAACTATATTAGATACTCTTGAAATTTATTACATAAAGAGATATGATAGTTTTAATAATGGATATAATAGTACTATAGGAGGAAGAGATACTTTAATAAATCCTCCGCTAGAAGAATCTGAAATAGTTCAACTTACTTATGAAGGAGAATTTGTAAAACATTGGTTTACTATAAAAGAAGCTGCAGAACATTTTAATATTAAAACATGTCAGATACATAAATGTTGTAAAAAATTAGTAATTACTGTAGGAAAGTTTCGGTGGATGTACTTGAAAGATTATGAAAATAATAAAAATGATTTACTATCTTATCTACCAAAAAGTAAGAAAAATTTATCTAAAGTAATACAACTCAGTTTAGATGGTGAATTCATAAAAGAATGGGAGACAGCAACAGAAGCCAGTAATACATTAAAAATATCTATATATCATATTAGTGCATGTTGTAATGGGAAAAGAAGAAGAGCTGGAAATTTTAGATGGATGAATTCTATTGATTATAATAGCTGTAATGGTATTGTAGATAAAATAGATTTTAGTAAAACAAGAAGATATATTAATAAAATAGTACAATTTGATCTAGATGGAAATTTTATCAGAGAGTGGGAATCTATTAAACCTATTCTCGAAAAATATGAGATAACTAGAAAAGCTATTGAAGGTTGTTGTTTAGGTAAGATAAAAACAGCAGTCGGCTATAGATGGATGTATAAAAAGGATTACGATAAATTAGAAAATAAAAAATTAGATTCTATAAAAATTTTATCTCAAAAAAGAAAAATAATTCAGTATACATTAAACAATGAATTTATAAAGATATGGGATAGTTTATCTCAAATAAATAAAGAATTAGGTTTTAATTGTGACAGTATTTCAAAAGCATGTAAAGGAAATAAGGGAAACATATATAAAAGCTTTATTTGGAAGTATAAAGAAAGATAATATATTAAAAACAACCAACCATTAGACATATAAACCTTATAGATGGGAAGATATTATTGTGTTATTTTCCCACTATTTATAAATGAAAACATATTTAATATTGAAATTTTTAATAAAAACTAAATTTATTTATGGAAGAAAATAAAAAGAAAGGACCTGGAGATATTAGACTATTACAATGGCCGGAAAATGTGTTAACTAATCCGGATTATATGTTAGGATCTCTTGCTCCAGATCCATCAGGAAAACCATGTGAAGGTGCATGTAATGCTTTTCGAGAAATTATAGATAATGCAATAGATGTACTTTACGATAATCCTGATGCAACAACAATCATAGTAGATACAGAAAATTATAATGGATTTAATCTAGTAGCAGATAATAGCTGGGGTATTCCATTAAGAATGAGTGAGATACCTGGAAAAACTATGGCACATTTATCTATAAGTACATTAAATTCTGGAAGTAAATTTAACGGGAAGGGAGACGATACAGGCGCTCACATTGGCCGTCAGAATGGCGGCTTAGGAAACATTTCCTAAGAAAATTCTGCAAAAATTGGTGAAAGATATAATAATCTAATACCAAGCAATAAAATAATTTTATTGTTTAACGACTAAGTACAGAACTAAATTTTAGGTGAGATAGTCTAAACTTATGATGAAAATCATAGAAAACTTGCATGGGGTTGGAAGTGCTTGTACCTGTGCCCTTTCTGAACAATATATTTTATTATCAAAGATTACACAAGATAATTATGATAAATCTATTCCAGAGGTAAAACAACTTTGGGAATCACAAGGACCTAGAAGTAAAAAAGATCTATTTTATATAGTTGTATATGAAAATTATGGCAATCTTGCTTTTGAAGGTGCTATGAAACTTTCTGATATAAATAAAAAACTTGGCGTGAATTTACCAACAGGAATGAGTACTATGGTTTTATTTAAGCTAGGTACTACATATGTTCCTGATCCTAGAGTTGTTATTCCTTATGATAATTTAAACTACTTTCTTCTTATAATGAAGGAATTCTACAAAAGAAAAGTAACTGTTATTGCAAATGGAAAAAATATGACAGCCGCAGATCTTGATATGTATAAGTACAAAATTATTAAAACTATTATTCCTGAAGATACAAGTAAAAATTCAGAAGTAAAAGTTTTAATATATTTTGATGTAGATCCTGAGATGTCTAATAAAAGTAGTTATGGTAGTGTGAATGGTCTCGTAGTAAATACGGGACAACATTTAAATTACGTAGAGGCATGTTTTGACCAAGCAATCAGAGCTGAGTATAAAATTACTCATAAATATACTATGAATGGTTTTAAATCATGTGTCGTGCTTTTAGCAGAGGTAATTTCGTTCGATAGTCAGACCAAAGTGCGATTAAAATCTATTGGAAAAGTAAAACAGTCAGATTTTACAGAAGCACTTGTTAAAGAGTTTGTAAAAATATTTAGATCTGATTCTGACTATTGGCAATCTCATGTTGATCGATTGAATACTATTTATAATTCAATGAGATCATTTTCAGCTGAAGAAAAAGCTCAAAAAATAATAGAATCTGCCTCTGGTAATTCTATGTATAGAAGTAAATCTGAAATGGTTCCTGGATATGCTCCAGCTACCGCAGGGGCTAATGATAGGTTTAACTGTGAGTTGTGGGTCTGTGAAGGTCAGAGTGCTGCAGGAAGCCTTATTTCAGGAAGAAGATCTCCTTTGTATCAAGGAATTGTTGGGTTGAGAGGTAAAGTTCTCAATTCAAGCGAACTTGATATTGATAGAGTTCTTGAAAATAAAGAATTTTATACAATTTTCTCTTTAATGGGATTAGGTGTAGATATACATAATGTTACTATTGGATGTAAGACAGCAGAAGAAGCTTATGAGAGAATAAAAAAATACGCCAAATATGGGAAATTGGTAATATGTACGGATGAAGATAGTGATGGTAGCCAGATTAGAGCAGGAATTTTATACTGTATTTCAAAATTTGCTAGATTTATGCTGGATTTTGGTTTAGTATATTATGCAGAAGGCCCACTATTTAAACAAGATGGAAAAATATTTTACCAATCCGATATGAAAACCGGAGAGTTATTTCCTTCAGGTCTAAATCCAAACAGGCCTTACTCAAGATTTAAAGGAATCGGATCTGTGGATGTTGAAGATGTCGATACTTGTTATTTTAATCCATCAACAAGAAGATTAATCCAAGTAACTACTGAAAATATAGGATATGCTATGTCATTGACCGAAGATATCAATGTTAGAAAAAAATTATTATTTGATGCAGGAATTATAACTAACCCATATGGATTCACAGACTTATAAATATCCGAATATTCCAGAAGTTAAAATAGTAATATTACTTGGTGAACCACAAAATATATGTTGTGATAGAGCTAAGAAAATATTAACTAATAAAAACTCTGGAATTTATAGATTAATGAATAAGAAGAAAAAAGAATTCATAAATCTGTATCTGAATGAAGGAGATTTAGTAATGATTTTATATTCATTATTATTTCAAGGATATATTACAGTTACCAATTTAGAAAATAAAAAGAGTATGAAATTTAGTGTTCTTGAACTAAATATTTTATATTATTGTTTTGGGAAATTTAAAATAATTGACAATGGATTCACAAGTTTATGATTTAAGTATAGAAGGTATTAAGGAAGAATCATTACCTTCAATGAAATATACAATCCAAGTTATAACAAAAAGAAAAAATCTAGAATGTTTTTCTAATAAATTAACTAAATTTATTGAAAGCATAAATGAAGGAGATATAATTTTATTAGAATATCCTCCTATTATACAAGGAAAATGTACTGGTGGGATATATACATTTTCTGTTAGGGTAACAAATCTTACAACCGAAAAATCAATGAATATTCGTGCTGGAAATATAGAAATAGAGTTTTGGAATAATTTAGAAAAAATTAGAGTTATAGAATAATATGGCTAGAAAAAAGAAAGAAATAGATTTACCACAGATTACACACAAAGAGCTAGTTCAACAAAGAGCTATTGGAGAAATTGCAAGAGATGCTTATTTAGATTTTGGAGGTTATATAAATCTCCATAGACATATGGCAGATTTATTTGGCTGTAAAGTTAGTTATAAAAGATTAATATATGCAGCAACTAAGTTTCCAAGAGGAAAGGATATTCCTACAACTGAATTGATAGCATCTGTAGCAGCATATCATCCTCACTCTCTCACTGGCTTATCAGGTCTAAATGGAACACTTGTAAAATCTGGAGTATTTACAGGACATGGAAATAGTTATGCAAAAATATCTATTGATGGAGTAGAATCTCCTCAAAGTGCAGATCGTTATACAAAGACTAGACTTAGTGATGTATATTGTAATGTATTATTAGATTTAATAAAAGAGGTAGAGTACGAACCTTCTCCAGTAGGTGCACTAGAACCTAAAATGCTCCCTTTACCTTTACCTCTTTGTCTGTATCTAAAAGACGTTGTATCTGGATTAGGGGTTTCGATCAAATCTTTATATCCATCATTTTCTCCTAAATCATTATATGAAGCATATAAAGCTAATGATCCTATGCTTCTTGAACCTAATGTAGATCTTTTAATTGATAAAGAAAATTCAGAACTTGAAAAATTATGGAGGACTGGTAAAGGTAGAGTAATCTATTCTTATAAAATTTCCAGACAAATAAGTCCAGATGGAAAAACTGAAGGAATATTGTTCGAGGGATCAACTGGAATATTTACTCCTAATCTCAAAAAATTCAGAAAGCTTGAAAATGAAAATAAAATATTCATGGATAATTTAAGTGATAGAAATGGACCTAAATTATTTATTGGAAGAGTTCCTGGAGCAAGAGGTATTACTATAGAAGAGATTGAAGATTTAGCAAGAAAATGTTGTTATGATTCTTCAACTTATATGTTGAATGTGACAGATGGGAATACTGCATTTAGAATACCTATGTATGATTGGTTAGATTATACATATAAAAGCTATATAGATTTAGTAGTAAAGGTTAATCAGAAGAAGATAGATAAGACGCAGTTTGATATAGCTGTTCTTGAGGCTCTTCCAGTTATTTCGGATTACATTCTAAATAAAAATCCGAAGGCGAGTGATGAAGAGATAATGAGAGTTTTTGGAATGCCTCAAGAGATAGTTAGTTCTGTTATGTCGAAGCCTATCAGTTACTTAAGAAAAAATAAAGATACTTCGGATCGTATAAAAGAGCTCAAGACAAGATTAAAAGAGCTCAAGAAATTCGATCCGGTAGCATATACTGAACAAATTATTAATCAACTTTAAAAAATATAAGATATGAAACAAGAAAAATACCTAGTATCAGAGATGTTTGATGATGAAGCTATGGCAATTGATTGGAAATATGTACCTGAATCATTTCTCCCTAAAATATCAAAAAACCTATATAATGTATCAGCAGTAAGAGAAGATGGGACAATAGTAGAAAGGACTGTTATATTCATTAAGCCAGTTGATGTATTTGTTAGGGATGTAGATCTTACTGAATTTGCTGGGATATTACTAGGGAAGGAGATAAAAAAATGAATTCCGTATATTATGGGAATGGATTAGATGCTTTTATCGAGGCTATTTACTTACAAGAAGAGATAGATCCTTCGGTAGGTAGTCTAATTCACGTTAACCCAAAGAATCCAACATATATAACCGGAAAGATAGTGATAATTAATACGGCCGACTACTCAATGGACAAAATAATGACTCTGGTAAGAAATAAATGTAAAGTTATTTCTAGAACATCAAAACCAGGAGAGTGTCAGGGAGTCGAAGTTTGTCCATATATTCTTCGGCCGTGTTTTGATGTGATATGGAATGGGAGAACAAAAAAAATAAATACTCACCCTGAACTAGATAAATTTTTAGAAGGAAATGAAGATGAATGGAGTATGATTTTCCCGGACTACAAATTATATTTCCCTAAACTAACAATATGGGATAAAAAGATTGTAGTAGATGAATATGGAAACTTGACCGGACTTGGATGGATTTTACAACAAACAGGAGTAAATCTTATCGAAGGTACTCCATTTAATGACTTAGATCTAGTAAAAACGAAAAAGCTAGATTTTATGTCCTAAGAAGAAAAATAAAAGAAGGAGAACTGTAAAAAGTCTCCTTCAATTTTTTTTATTTTCTGGTTCTTAGGTTTTCTATTCTATCTACAGAAATGAATTTATTATCTCCTATAATTTTTCCAGATAATACAGTTCTGAGTTTTTCTCTCAATACATCTATATTATCATTCTCAAGAGATCGAAATGTTTTAGAGAATTCAATTAATACATTCTCATCAAAGTACATTAAATGCAAAATTCCATATTCAATAGTATAGACAGATTCAATAAAACCACCAAACCTTTCTTCATAACATCTTTTAATTATATGAATAGTTTTCGGAAATCTTAGTAATTTAATCCCCCCTCCTTTTCTGTCTATTTAAAAATCTTTCACTAACATTTACATCATTACCAGGAGTTATCTCATTAGATAATGATGAATTATGTACTTTTCCTCCACTTCTTTCACCTATAAATCTTTGGTATAGATCTACTAGGTCTCTTCTTACGAATCCTCTATAAGATTCATCGATTAATTCTTGTTCAATTTTCATTTCTTTTAAGTTTGTTTTTCATGTAATAAACTACACATATAAGGCTCTTAAGGTCTAAACCTTATAAATAGAAATAAAATTAATATAACTTATGAATACAGACCTAATTAAGATATTTGCTATGGGATGCAAATATTATGCAGAAGAGATTGAACAAGGATATATCATTCCAACGTATCTTTTAAAAGAAGATAACACTCACATCTCTATTATTAAAAATAGAAGAGATGCTCTTATCGCTAATGAAAGTAGTTTTTCAAAAAAGTTTGAAGAAGATATAGAAAAAATAAAAAATGAATTAACGCAAGAAAAAGATTTTACAAAGTATATAAAAGAATTTCCCGTTCCAATAATGGATAGAGAGCTCTGGAAAGAAATATTAACTAAAGAGAAAGTTCCAAAAACTCGAACAGAACTTTGGGAGAAACATTATATACTTTCTGATTATTTCTTTTATAAAGCGAAATTCATTGTAGAAATTGATTCTAGTTTTCATGATGAAAAAGCTATTGATGATAGAGTTAGAGATACTTATATGTACTTCAAATATGGTCTTCCTACATATCGTTTTTATGAATATGGAAAAAGTACTATAGTAAGAGGTAAATTCTATAAATCTATCAAGAAAAATATTAAAAATAGTTATAGTAGTTTATCTGGATTAAATGTATATAATAACTATATGTTTGATTTTTCTGATATAATTGTTAATAACTTTATCATTAGTAATAAAGGAGCCTTAGAATTCATAGATAAACTTTATAGATATATCGGAGGTTATAATAATTTTAAGTTTAGAAAAGGAATAATACTAACTTTGAGAGATATTTATAATATAGATTCGAGAAATTTTGGAGTATTTACTAATAAAGATCAATTAAATATGTTCCTAGATAATATAATAGGAATAATGAGATCTGTTTTTAAAGTATCATTACATATTCACCAATCTATGTTATATACAATAGAAGAAGTATTATGGGCACTTTCTGAAAAAACAAACACATCTAGATGGGATAATATAAGAGGAACTAAAATCCCCTATTGGATAACTCAAATATTTGGTAATCCAGAACAGAACGATAGAGTTAATTGGAATAATATAGAGAAAGAAAAAATAGATGATAATGTACAAGACCTAATAAATAATCTACAAAAATTTGGGTATTTTTAAACCCCTGAAATTCTTATATATGGTAGAAGATAGAAATTTTATATACCTATAAGGTCACTGTAAAATTCTATAAAGGTATTTGTAATTATTATCTTTGGGAAATACTCATGATAGTTAAGAAATTAACTATTAGAACTTCAAAAAGATATACCCTTGTAGCGATAAAGGTTAGCTAAGATAAATTGAACTTAAAGTAAGTACAACTTTTTGGAATATTTATCAGGTCAGGTAGTGGATTGCGAAATAAGTTTGGTCCATTACCATTTTTTTTATTTCTTCAAAAAAATAAAGGCAAGAGAATTAAACTCTTGTCTTTTTTAATTTAAAAAGTTTTCCTGTAAATAACCAAACTATCTCAGATACTAATTCATTTTTCGAAGAATATTTAGAGAGATCTTCAGAAATTTTTAATATTTCTGGGCTCATCTTCTTCCACCCCGAATACTTCTCTGGAAATGTTGATATAAGATGACCTATAATATTATTAACATTCTGAAGTGCATTCTTAGAAAGTTTACGAGATTCATCAAAAAATATATAGGAGTTTATTAACTGTATTCCAATTCCAATTAACATTCCTCGTTCAGATAGTTTTGTATAATATCTATCCCAAGGAAAATATTGATCTAACAAATGTCTTCTAGTCTCTGTTCCTGGATCATCTGCTATTTTCAGAAACTCCAAAAATGGTATAAGATCTCTTTTCATTTATTCTTTTAATTGAAAAAATCTTCTCAATAAAAAATTTAACCACTTCCTTACGAAATATTAAATTTTGAATCAACATAATTTCTGTTTTATTTCTATATTGAAGTGAACCCCTAGAATCAGAGTATTTATTTTTATACTCTTCTAGATTTTCTAAGAATTCAGGATACGAAATCATTATTCTTTCCATTTTTCTTAAGTGTTAATATTCTTCCTAAAAATCTATCTAAAATCCAATCTTGAGCTTCCTGTTGAGAATTAAATGTTTTTGATATAAGAAATGTTTTTGGAGATTTTAGATTCTTATATTTTTCTGGATTTATTTCTTCAAGTGCTTTAATTATAAAAATCATAACTACACCCAATATATAAAGAAATCCTTGATTATTATAAGATTTAATAAAGCAAGATATACTTGACAGTAAATAATATACTAGTTCATCTTCTGTCATTCTTTCCTTAAAAGACTTTATATAATTATTATAATTTTTATAATCTAATCTTTTCTCATATAAAAGATCCAGATGTTTATAAAATTCAGGATACGAAATCATTATTCTTTCCATATTTCTTAAGTGTTATTATTTTTCCCACTAAATTATCTTTAAGCCATATTGCTAAATCTTCCTTAGTTTTTATACTTCCTATACTATTAAGATCGATTTCACTAGACCACCCAATCAACTCTGTATGATATACTATAAGAGTGTGATAAACTGGATCTAAACTATTCGCATATTTACACAAAGAATGAATTAAGATAAACTTATGGTAATAGTCATCAGCATATTTAATTGTATGAAATCTTACTTCTAAATACTTTGCAATTTCTTCTCCATTATTTAAAACATCTATTATTGATATCATCTCTCAATCCTCCAAACTCTTATATATGCATAAAAAATAAAAAATAATTATATAAATCATTCTGATAAGATCTGGCTTGTGAAAGTCGGATCTTAATTTTCTTCTCTTGATAACAATAAATCAATAACTCTAACCTCGTTTTTTCCATGTCTTTTTATTGTTATCAATTTTCCAACTAAATTACATCTTAACCATTCTTTCAAATCCCCTATTGTTTTAATCTTCGCATAACTTCTAGTATTAACTTTCCCTCTCCATAAATCTATACCCTCTAAAGCAGTGGCAAACGTTAATTTCTTTAAAGCTATTATTGCTCCATTAGATACTGTCTCGGCAAGAAGAATTAGAGAAATTATAGCTTTTAATTCTGGATCTTTCGTACGATTAAATTTACTTACTAAATTAAACTCAGCTCGATTTTCTAATATTTCCTCGAAGTCTGCAAAACTTATCATTATTTTCATATCATAAGTAAGGATTTTGCTCTTCTCTGCACTAGTGAATCTTATATATGATAATAAAATAAAAGAATATGACTACAGAAGAAATTATACAAACAACAAGAAACTTAATATCTGAACATTTTTCCGATATAACATTTATAGAAGAAGGACATAAGTATTTTATAGGAACTGAAGAATATACACCAGTTTCTAATATAATCGAAAACTTTGTTAGACCCTTCGATAAACATACAATCTCAGAACGATATGCAAAAAAGAATGGAAGAACTCAAGAAGATGTCCTCAGAGAATGGAAATATAAAAATGTAAAATCAGTAACACAAGGAACGAAGTATCATGAATTTGGAGAAGCAATGACATGGATAAAATGTGGTTACCCTGAATTAATTCCGACCAATATCCGAAGGCAATATATTCCAGAGGAGGGTTGGTTAATTCCCTTCGCACCTAAAGAAGAAAGTATCCTCAAATTTTATTCTGAGTTACCGCCTTCGATAATTCCGGTCGGTGCAGAATTCAGGATGTCATCAAAGTATATCCCAGAAATTAATACTAAATTTTGTGGAACTACCGACCTTCTATTCTACTATGATTCCCCTGATAACCCTGGATTTATTATAGGAGACTGGAAAACAAATGAAGAACTTACGAAAGATTATCAGAGGTCGAAGGGAATCACAATGTATCCTCCTTTTGATAATTTAATAGATGAACCCCTAGGACATTATACCCTACAATTTAGCATGTATCAATTAATGTTAGAATCAATTGGCTTAAAGATCCTGGGGAGAAGATTAATTTGGCTTAAAGGAGATGGAACATACGAAACTATAAAGATCGATAATGTCTCAGATAAACTTCTTAAAATACTATAATTCTAATCAAACTACACTGGTCCGAGATGGATAGGTGTAGTTTCTTTTTTGTCGTACCTGAAAGAAAAAGAGGGAACTAAATCCCTCCTTATTCATTACAATTTAAATTCTAAATTACTATATGCATCTCTTTCCACTATATCCGCAATTAATTCATCTACCTCATCTAGTTCATGAACACTTAAGTCCTCATAGTTCCACAAAGCTCGAATTGTATGATCATATTTTGTGTTTTCTTTCTTTTTTCTTTTACCAGTAACCTCATGAGATCCAATAAATATAGATATACCACAGTCTCCTACTACTAAATCATTAATACTATCACTAACCTCCGAAAAAACTAAAGCATCATCTATTTTATAACGCTTCCCTGTTTCAGTATCTACATACTCAATTCCTTCAAGTGTATTAACAGTATCTCTTAAGTGATCTGCATACCTTTCCATAAATCCAGAGATTAAACATGTAATTTCGTCAATCTTCTCTAATGATTCTTTTACTTTCTTAATATAAAAGACTTGTTGTTTTTCTGTCATGTACATATTTTTTATTTTTATTGTTATACATCACCTATAAGAGTTTTGGGATTAAAAAATAAAAAGAGAGAAACCTTAAAAGTCTCTCCCTATATCTCCTAAAGTGATACAAATCCATCAAACCTATAATAAGCTATATAAACCGTCTCGCCGTTGTGTTCATGACGTTCTTTAAACTTAGACAACCTAAAAACCACATTCCTTTTTAACTCTGGATTATATTCCGTCATGAGAAATTTGGCGAGGTGTCTAATCTTTTCATACTTCACTTTTTTCTCGATCTCTGCTAGGACCTCAAACTTTCCATGAACCTGTACTAAATGCTCCGTACAATTCAAGTAATCCTCTAAGTTCTCAAGTTCAAAGCCAACTACTATTCCTTTCTCTGGTAAATCGATCTTTTCTTCCATAGTCTTATATTTTTTAATTATTACTACACTTATAAGGAAATCAAAGGAAGAATAGTATTAAAACTACCCTTCCTTTTAAAAACTCAATTAAAATGCAAACACCTGAGTTTTATTCATCAGTCATACTCATTACAGTGTTCATGACTTTTGAGAGAATCTTAGTGATATCTTCTCATAGCTTTAAATTATTAAAGACTTTGAAAGCAATTTCAATTTGGTTATGTAAATAATCAAATATGCCCTGGACAATTAAGTCTGGGGTTCTTTTTTCCCACATATAAGAAAATCAGAAGTTTAAAGTAGCAAAACTTCATTTTTCTCTCTTTACTGTGAAAATCTTATTCTTCCCTGTAAAATTGAGTACTTCCCAATCTATAATCTGTTGTTTAGTTACAGATGTATTATTTAAGAATTGTAGGTCAACTTTCTTTACCCAACTATATTTAATCGGATCTATTTCTAGGAGAATAGAAAACCAATTATTAAAACAATAAGACGCCCTTCGATGAAAATTAGAAGGAGTTAGAAGAAAAGCTAGATTACTTATCATATAATCAATAATCATATCTTCATTATTCTCATGTTTATGATATTTGTGTATCTCTGAAAAATAATCTATATTAGAGATAAACTGGTAAAATTTTATTGGTAACTTCATAGCACTTATAAGGTTTTTATTCTATTGTAATTTATTTTTGAGGACTAAGGAACCCTTTATCATACCTTCCGTTCACCACTAAAGGGTTCACTCCAGGGCCCTACGGGCTCTAGATTGAATAAACTATATAGGGGATAAATGGAGTATAAGAATTCGATCTCCCTTTGGGAGGAGATCGAATATATTAATTGATGATATTTTTTAATAAGAAAATATATACTTTATCTATTACCAAATACACCGATTTTAAATCATCAAAATGCGTCTCTACTAACTTTAAATCCTTACAATTGAATGAAGATTATAAAGGGTATCCCTAGTCTTCAATTTTATGTAACTGGATTCTGTATTAAAAAGAATCTATAATAAATTAAATTAATTAAAAACTTTATAAAACATGAACAGAGAAAAAATTATTGTACCTAGAGGAATTAGGTATATAGGAGAATGGAAAGATTTCTGTTTTTCTAATTTCCCAGTAAAGTGTATTATTAATAAACAGTTACCTGGCTGTGGATTTACTGAATACTGTTTAAGAGGACCAGAAAATGTTATTCTATGTTCTCCAAGGAAAATGTTACTTAAGAATAAAAAGGATCAACATAAAGATAGTGTTTATTTGGTTGTGAATGAAATGGAAATAGAAGCAGAAGTCGATAAAGATATTTCCAAGCCTATAAAGAATCCAAAAGAAGATGAACCAGAAAAGAAAGATAATTCTGAAATTTATGAAAGACTATATAGAGAGATCGATACTTATACCTATCAAAGATATCTAAATAATCAACCTGCTAAAATTCTTGTAACATATGATTCTTACAGGATTGTTAAAGATATTCTTGAGAAAATTAGAATATTTGATAGATTTGTGACAGTAGTGGATGAATTTCAAAGTATTCTACATGATGCTAGATTTAAGAGTAATACTGAACTTAGTTTTTTGACATATTTAGCACAATCTCCAACTGCATACTTCGTTAGTGCAACTCCAATGATGGATGAGTACTTAGAGATGTTAGATGAATTTAAAGATTTACCTTACTATGAATTAGATTGGTATAGTTCAGATTCATCTAGAATTATAAAACCTTCTCTTAAAATTCTTACGATGAAATCAGTAGGAACTAAAGCAGAAGAAGTAATTCAAAAATATCTCAATAACGATTTTGAAGAAATTACTGTTATGAAGAATGGTGTACCTACTAGAATAGTATCAGATGAGGCAGTATTCTATGTAAATAGTGTTAATCATATTATCAGTATGATTAAAAAGAATAATCTTACTCCTGAACAATGCAATATACTTTGTAGCAATACAGAAGATAATGCCAAAAGAATAAAAAGGAAATTAGGAAAATCTTTTACTATAGGAGAAGTACCATTAAAAGGAGTTAAACCTAAAATGTTTACTTTCTGTACCAGAACTGTATACTTAGGTGCTGATTTTTATAGTTTATGCGCTAGATCTTTCATTTTCAGTGATTCTAATTCAGACTGTTTAGCTGTTGATATAGCGGAGGATTTACCTCAGATTCTTGGACGTCAGCGTTTATTTGATAACCCTTGGAAAAACAGTGCTACTTTCTATTATCGAACTACAGCAGATTATAGAGAAATGAAGAAAGAAGATTTCCAAAATATAATAGATAGCAAAAATAAATCTACTGAAAGTTTATTATCTGCATATAACACTGTTTTAGATAAAGATAAATATGATTTAGCAAAAACTTATCAATATGTAGCCAAGTCAGCAAATTATAGAGATAATTATATAGCTGTAAATAAAGTTATTAATTCTCAGACTGGAGATGTTATTCTTAAACCGGTTATTAATCAATTAGTTCTTGTTAATGAGATTAGAGCTTTTCAGATACAGCAGGTGGATTATAAGGATAGATTTAGTGTATTTAGTTCAGTTCATTCCAAACTTACTCCTGATGATATAGTAAATAGAGATGTAACAAGATTTTTCTGTATCTATGATACATTAACTACTATGCATGATAAACTTAAAATGTTATGTGAATACAATTTTATATCTGATATTGAATTAAATATAGTTCTTGGACAAATAGCTGATTCTGATGAAGTTAAATCTTACTATCTCGCTCTAGGGCCTAAGAAACTTAAAGCTTTAACTTATAGTAAGACTTATATTAAAAAAGAACTTGGAATAGTAACGTTTAGTAAAGAGTTATTAATTAATACTATTACTTTAAATTTTAATCCTGGAGAGAAGTATAGTTTATCAGATCTCAAGGTAAAACTTGGAAATCTTTATAATTCTATTAATTATGATGCTACACCGAAAGCTAGTGATATTGAAAACTATTTTGACGTTAAATCAGTAGTTATGTATGAAAAGAAAGAGGATGGAACTAGAAAGCAGATTAGAGGTTATGAATTATTAAAAAGAAAATAACATTAAAAGCCTTATAGATGAATAAAAATAGAAAAAATTATGAGAAAAAAGAAACGAATGACATTTGGCGATCTTGAGAAATATGAAACAAAAGATTATTATAAAGATCGAAGGATACTAATTGAAATAGTAGAAAGAGAAATTTCTGAATTAGATAAATCTCCAACATTCTATATTAACATTATTTTCTTAAAAATTAAAAGAAAGACGGATGACATGTATGCTTATAGTGTTCGTGTATTAGATAGTGCTATTTTGGATTGTTCCGAGGATATTAATGTAATTCTTAAGTTATTATTAATATCTAAGAATAAAAGAGCTAAGAGATGGTTATTGAAGACATTATCAGATTATCCTTTTGGAGATACAGGGCATAAGGTGGGAGAATACATAAATCGGAAAACAGGATTTTTAGATATAGAAAAAGCTGAGAAAGATCAAGAAGAAATTTGGAGAAAGAGAGAGAGTAATTAAGTTTACTCTCTTCAATTTATTATTTTTTAATTTTATATATGTTAATAAAAAGAAAATTAATTCAAAAAGAATTTGCAGAAACTAGAGCAGATTCATTACATTATGTATCTAAGTACAATGATGAAATAGGATATGAGATAATCAAAATGATTGAATTCTATGATGATAAAAACAGTGACCTAGAACATTGGATGACACAAATAGATGGGTTCTTTGACAAGATTAAAACTCAAGGAAAACTAGCTGTTCCACCTGGCTCACCTCAATATGGATTTATAAAAATTGAGGATAGGAATATAATAGAAAATAAATTAGGGTCAGATTTTGTAGAAAAATATGTTGAAGATTCTGCAATAGATTATATAAATAGTCTAAAGAATGATATACTTAAAATGAAAAAGTCCGGAGAATTAAAATATGTAAATGCTATAAGATCAAATGGAGGATTTACTTATGATTCAGAGACTTATAGATCATTTTTTAAGTATATTGCTCTTTGTTTAACAGGACAATTAAATTACTTATCTATTAATTTCTGGGATGGTTTATATCTTATATCTAGAACCACAATAGACTTTTCGAAGAGGATAATAAATATGAACACTGATTATTTATTTAAAATAATCTCAAATTGTTTATATCAACTTAAAGGTTATTCAGATCCAGCAGGTAAGTTAGTTAAATATTTGGCTTAAAATAGTAAATCCTTGAAATTCTTATAAATGTAATTAAAAATAAAACAATAATGGAAACAATTGAAAGAGAAATTACATTAACAAAACAAAGATCAGTAAGTTTAAAGAAAGGTCTGAGTAAATTAAAAGTAGAAATTGTTTGGAAACCTAATTCTAGAGCTCTTAGAAGTAGTAATTATGATTTCGACGTAGATTTAATTACTGTTGAGCTCAATAAAATGGGTAAATGTCCTAGTCCAGATCATTTAGTATTTTATTCTAGTATCTTACAAACTTCGGAAGGAATGTTAACAGATCCATTCGAAGCTGTACAGTATGGAGGAGATAATACAGGATCTGAAGATGAATCTGGAGATGATGGTTATTGTAATGAGGAAGTTCTAATTTACCCAAAGAAAGTTGATCCAAATATAACTGATATTCTATTTTTGGTTAATATCTATGATTCTGGAACTAGAGAACAGACTTTTAAAATGATTGATGGTGCAGAAGTTAGAGCTTACGAAGATGGAAAAGATATTGCTAAACTTGTGTATAAATTAGATGATGACTATAAGAATGATACTACTCTAGTCTTCGGGAAACTTTCTAGGGTTGAAGGAAACAGATGGGAATTCCAAGCACTCGGAGAAGGATCTAACCAAACTTTATTTAAGAGTTTGGTAAAATATGGCCTTAAGTTCAAAGAGTCAGATATTTAATGAGGGCGATTCATTATACATGCTTTTTAGGGAATATTAGAGGTATATATCAATATCTAATCTTTCCGGAATTTAAGGTTGAGTGGAGTATGGATTATAATACTGATCACTCGGGAATTAAAGACCGTCGAGATTTGTTTGAAGCTAGATATAATGATTTTTTGAAAGATATCAACCTAGATAAGATTTCTTTACAATTTCCGATAGAATCTTTAAAACATCCTGGAATATATAGTGATAGTGTTGTGAATGTTTATAAAGCAGCAGGTCCATTACGCTGTAATAATGATTATTCAAGAATGCTCATGTTTGAATTTCACTCACACAAAGCTTTAGGAAATAATTTAGGTCGTTTACTTAGAAATTCTTATGCGGAATGGATAAGTTCTGATTATATCAATGATGATAGTTTCTTTAAAAGTATTATTTCAAAAGATGAAGTAGATTTTTTAAAAGAAACTCCGGAAACACTTCTAGAAATCTTAATAAACCCAGAAACAACTCCTAATTTCGGGATATACTTAGAAATGAAATTATTAAAACAGTTTAATTTAATATAAACAATTATGGAAGAAAGAGTAATTAGCTTAAGAAAAAATGGTACAAGAACAATTAGCCTAAGAAAAAATCAAGAAACAGAAGGTGAAAACTTTGATTATGTTTATGTAGGGCTTAGATGGGCTCCGGCAGTAATCAAAGGTGGAGTAACTGGAAGAAAGACTCATGTTGAAAGAAAGACAGTTAAGACAGGTAACTTCTTTCAAAAACTATTTGGTACAGGTCCATCAGAGATAATCGAAACTGAAGTAGTAGATAATCCTGGAACACTCCGACCTGATAAACAACTTGATATTGATCTTGATGCTAGCGTTGTAATGTTTGATAAGTCTAAGAAACAGTATGATATTGTTTATTACGGACATCAAATTTCTAAAGATGGTTCAGTTGCTAGTTTACTTGGTGATGACTTAACTGGAAAGAATAACTCAAAAGGTGATAGTGAGTTAATTCGAATGGAGCTTGGAAAAGTTGCGCCGGAAGTAAAATATATGACTGTGATTTTGAATATTTATCAGCACATGGGAAGAGATTCTAGAGCGCTTGTATTCGATCATATTCCTTCGGCGACTATGAAGATCTATAGTTCGGATATGAAAGTAACAGATAGTAATAAGATTAATCAACTTAAGACTTTCGCCGACTTCCAGATCGACAATAATCCAGACTTTATTGGTAAGAAAGCATTAGTTCTTGGTACTTTTGTTAGAACTGGAGAAGGAAACTCTTGGAAATTCTCGTTATCAGGAGCAATGACAACTGAAGAAGGAATTCAAGAGATGATTAAAGGTTCAATAAAAGCTGCTCTTAAGGAACTGTAATATAGAATAAAATTAAGAAGAAGATAAATCAAAATATCTTCTTCTTTTTTGTTTGTTCGGGGAGGAGAAAAAAGAAGACAGGATTTTTGAATGTCCTATCTTCTATATTTTATTAGAGTCCTCTTACTTCAAAACTTGTTTTAACGAACTCTGCTCCACATAATAATCTGGCAAGTGATACTACTTTTGTTGTTAGATTCACTTTTGTAGTTTTTCCAGATTCTACGTTAATTACATCACCTCCTTCAATTGTTGCATCTCCAAGAGGTTTTACATCTTTTATATAACCTAAAGAAAAACAGTCTCCGTTTGTATTCTCTAGGTTTGAAAGATTTAATGTTCCGACTCCTGTATCCATTGTAAGAGGAGCCAGTTTATATTTTCCTGATTGTCTGTAATAGTAATCTAGCGGTTTTCCTTCATTGATCAACTTCGTCTTTCCTTTCGAAGTCTTTAACCTATACACAATTCCTCCGATCACCAATACTGCAATTCCGCCAAAGATCAGTAATTTAACTGTTTTCTTACTTAATCCTTTCTTCTTTTTTTTCGTCTTGTTCTTCTTTCATAATCTTTTAATTTTTATTTAATTATTTATACATTAATAAGGCTTTGAGGGGAGAATAAAAAGGAGGGAAATTTTAACCCTCCTCTTCTACTTTAATAATATAACCTCCAAATAAATCTTTATAAGTTTCTTCAAAATCCTTCATTGCTTCTTCGAATTTTCCTTCTCTAAATTTATCTCTCAGTTTTGATTTCTTTGTGATTAACCATCTAGATTGTGTTATGCCATATCTTGCTAACATAACCCATTCTCCATAATTAAATTTGAGTAAACTTTTTCCAGCCGTACATTTAAAAGTAGCAGCTATAAATCCAGTATTAAGTGCTACAGCTTCTAAGTGAGTATAAAATAACATTCTTCCGAGTTTTGATCCTTCTATAGTATTTAAATTTACCATAGGGATTACTTTCTTTATTGTTAATTTACCTTCAGATTCATTTATTAGTTTTATTGCCCAACATACTCTTACTAGGATATCTGTTATTAATGCAGCTGGATATGTTGAAAGGTGATATCTAAAATCATATCCTTCCAGGTACATTTTCTCAACTATTCCAAAAATCAATTGTCCATAGTCGCCGAAATTTTCCAGGTATCCAATCACGAAAGTAAACGGCGCTGGTAATCCTCTGGTTCCATTTACATCTGAAAGTTGATGTTTTATTACTAGATTAAATGCATCTACTAATTTTTCAGCAACTCTTTTATTTCCGTCTTTAAAAAATCCTTCCATATCTATTGTTCGAATTTCTCCAGAGTCCATAAAAGTCGCCGTATTTTTCATCGTGTCTTTTATTCCTGTTACTATACCGGCGGGACTAGGATCATGACCTACTCCAGTAATATGATGAAGACTAGGTGATAGTCCTTTAATCTTATGTCCAGCCCTCTCTACAAATTTCTGAGAGTTAACTGATTGATCAAATGTTACTTTAGCCTGTTTTTCAAGTTCTTTCACTGTCTCTTCTGAAAGTTTATTATCGAAGAGACTCTGAATCATTCCCGAAATTCCTGAAACTTTTTCCGGACCACCTCTAAATACCATATCTACCGCAAAACCTACCATTGCTGAACCTATACAAATTAAATGTTCAGTTTGGTCTAAGTCTACTGTATCCTTGAACCTCTGATCTAATGTTTTATAAGATTCTGCCCAGGGATATATACCACTAAAATTCGGTTCTGGGTTTATTTCTTGTTGTGCTGCTAATACTAAGTGCTCAAACTTAGGGAGAATTAGTAATTTTTCCTCTCGAACCATCATCTTATTGTTTAATTCTTCGAGAGCAAATTTTTCTCTTATCTCCATAACGTCTTCATGATAACCTTTAGAAATCAAAACATTTTCTAGAAATGCTACTCTTTGTTCTGCAGATTTCCTTAGATTTATTAGTTGTTGATTATTAAAGGACTGATCTCTTGTAAGTTTATTTATAACCTTACCAGAATTTTCTAAAAATTCTTTCATACCACTTTCCTCCTTTCTTTTCTTGTTCATTAATTTTTTCAATTATTTTCTCGGTTAACGCGTCTCCTTGTTTAACCAATTCTGAAATCTCCCAAATATCTTGTCGATTATCTGATATTGCCATTGATAATCTTATGATATTATCTTCGATTTTTTCACACTGTCTTTTTAGTTCGGCAGTTTCTTCTTTCTTTTTATTTCTTCCAAATAAATCCATAATATTTTAATTTTTTAAGTTATTGTTTCTAGGGTTGTAAAAAGAAAATCTATAAAACTCTACTATATATCAAGTTCTATAGATTATTCCATACATTAATAAGGCTTTGAAGGGACAAAAAATAAAAACCTACTCATCTTCACAGACTTTCGGTTTTCATCAATTATTAGTGGGATTATAATGTTTCTAATTTACATCCTAATTCCTCTTTCAGCATAAATTCATTAAGCAGATTTATTCTTGTCTTGATTCTCTTAACTAAATCTTGATCAAATATATAACTGCTTAAGTTTTCTGCTCCGATGGATATTGTCGCTAATTGGATCCACTTCGTTAATTCAGTGAGCGATCCATTATAATATACTCTATAAAATCCATCTCTTTCGGTTATCATAGACAATGTTTCAGTTTCTGGAAAGATATTTTTTATTTCTTCCAGAGTTAGTGATAGTCTACAATCTACCCATTTTATGTTATTCTTGGGATTGAATTTTTCTTTGATTTCATCCCAAGTTTTCCATCCTCCTTCATTTAATCCTACTGCTGCTCCATATCTTACTACAGAAAATTCAGCTCTTTTTCTTAGGATTCCTTGAAGTTCAGTTTTTGATACATCATATCCTAATTTTCTCAAATTAGTACACAATGAATCAATATCTACCGCTTTATAGCTATGTTCAACAATTATTCCTGCAGCGTAATAATATAAATCTTCATAGGAATCTTCTTTAATCATTTTCTTATCAATGACTGATTCCTTCATTACTATTGCAGAACTAGTCTTACTTACTAATACTTTCGGTTTTTCTTTACCACTTAAGAGTTTTAAATATTCTCTTTTTGGTTCTTTTCCTGTAATCTTTCTGTATAATTCACAACAGATAGATAAGTCTTTTTCCGCTTCTCTGAATACCAACTTATCATTTCTTCCGTCATAATATACATTTAGCGTTACTGAATGTTTTGATAAACCATTTACCCAAGTTTTTATTTGGATTTGATTTATTCTTTTCACACCTAATACCTTGGCAACATTATTTCCAGTTACTCCGTCACCTCTGTTATATGTAATAGAATAACTTAGCGCTTCCATGATATTGTCTAAGGTGTTTATTCTAATTCTTTCTTCTTTATTCCTTTTCTTCGAGGGAGTAGTTATTTCTTCCGGTTCTTCTTTTATTTCCGGCTCTTTTCTTACTCTTCCCGATTCTTTTACTAATACCTTTTCAAGTATTTTTTCAGTGAAGATTTCAAACTCCTCGTCATTCATAGCTTCTTCATTTTTCAGCTTAATAACAAGTGGAGTTCTTTTTCCTTTCATTTCTTTCTTCACTATATTTAATTCACTGTTCATCCATGTGAATAACAACTCATCAGCTTTTCTCTTGATTAAAGCTTTATCCAAGCTTCTTCCAATTTCACTATGAACTTCGCTAATTAAGTTTTTTACATGTACGTCTGAGATAGTTTTATTTTCTCTAAGTGAATTTAACAGACCTCTTACCAATTTTTCCTGGTAAGCATTTTTTTCTAGTCTTTCCATTTTTTATTGTTTTACTTTAATTAACGGCATATTTCACAAACATATACTTCTATGATCGTATAGTCAGGAAATTCCGTTTGATCTTCTTTAACAGTTGTGTTACCAATAATAGTGTAAAGTACATCCTTACGACTAGGAGATAACACTACATCATCTGTTATTGTTTTGTACTTAACTCCAACTTTATCTAATGCGTTCTTATAAGGGACTCCATTCCCTAAAAATCTCATGTTAATTGGAGTATTTTCACTAATTTCTTTTAGTTCTTCAAGAGAGATAGTATAAAATATTACTTTCCCTCCTACTTTAAATACTTCTTCGAACATAGAACTGTGAAAAGTTCTATTAACCGCCCAATACTGACGTTGTTCTTTTTTAACACTTTCTTCCATATTCTTATTTTTAAGTTCTTTTTTGTGTCAATTTCCCATTCTGATAGGCTAAATTTTGAATTTGTCTCAGAAGGGATTTATTTGTTGTTTGGAGATTTTGATTTTCTCCACGGACAATGTCTAACTTTTTTTGGGTTCTATGTGAATTAATTATACTGACAACCGCACATGTTAGACCTATTCCTATAAATGCTAATTTCCAATAATTTTTCTCTTTCTTTTTGTTTTCTTTTTCCATATTCTTTTAAATTCTTTTTACATATATAAGGCTTTCAAGGAATGAAACAAAAACCCCGATCTTCACAGACCAGGGAATTTTTTGATTTAAACAAAACTATCATTAATAAGGCTTTGAGGAGAATAAAAAAGGAAGCTTATAAAAGCTCCCTAAGTTTTTCCATTTTCATTTCACTATCAATTTGATCAAGGCTGATTTCTTCTGCTACTTTTCTAAGTAATTCACAGGTTTTTAAGAAATTTTCAACATCCTTTATAACATTTTCATCAGGACATTTAAATCTTGCAGTGTGTAACAGATCTTTAATTTTCCAAATAAGCATCTCGTGATTTCTTTGAAAATTTATGCAATCTTCACTGTACTTTTTTCTTACTTCCTCTATCCTATCAAAATACTCCTTTTTGAAGTCATTCCTCGTTTTCTCTAATGAATTGAAAGTTCCATTTTTGTACTCTTTGTATTTCTCGAAGAAATATTCTCTTTTAATTTTCCCCGATTTTTCTTCATAATCTCCTTGCTTAGCTAAAAACAAGTTGTGATTTATTGTCTCTACCCTCATTAATTCCATGAGACGTAAACAAATTTCTTCTTTTTCCATATCTGTTTTCTTTTAAGTTTATAATACACTTATAAGGCTTTTAAGTTATATAAGACATAGTGAAGAGAATACTTAAATAAAACAGAATCATATTATTTATTCATATATTTGTAATCTTCCAAGAAAGTCTTTCGATCCATCTTATATGGTGAAATTTGTTTAGGATTAGGAATTAGGTACTTGATATACTTACCTTTCTTAATCTTTTTCTCATGAAGTCTAAGTTCCTCAAGTTTTAATATATATGGTCGAAAAGATATCCAGTACCTAAATTGTTTAATTCCAAATCTCTTATATTGTCCTCCTCGATTACTAACTTTTAAGACCATATCGAAGAGTATTCCCTTTTTAATTCTGTTATCTAGAATATTAAGTACTTTTTCTGGATCCTCCCAATGAGATCCTATAGTATCCATCATATGTTTTTTAGATCTGAATGGAAATTTTATGGGAATTATTATTTCTTGTTCGTTCCAAATCGAATATGGCGAGTTTATATAAATTTCTTTCATAACATATATAAGGAAAATAAAGGGAAGAACTTATAATCGTTCTTCCCCATTATATTATCTTTCGAAAAATCCTGGAGCGCTAACTTGTTGATTAAAGTTTCCAGATTCACCCAATCTCTGAGTTTTCTTTTCAAGCATCTGTAATCTTTCTTCGTAGTCAGTTCCATTATTTTCAAGAGTTGTAATCTTACCATTAATCTGTGTGATACTAGTATTAATCTTACCTATTTCAGTAGTTAGGTTAGTATTTACCTCTTCTATTTTTGTAGTTAGATTAGTTCCTAGTTCAGTTATTTTATCAGTAAGTGTTTTCTCTAATGTCTCTATCGTCTCCTTGAGTTTTTCATTTTCTGCTTCAAGTGCTGAAATATTATTCTCTAGGTCTTGAATGATAGTAGTTAGAGTTTTATTACTAGAATCAATTACTGCATTAGTTGTTGTTTGCAGAAATATATCTTCTCCGTTTTTTATTAATTTTGAAATCATACCTTTCTAAGTTTTGCAATTTCAGCCTCAAGTTCTTTTATCTTAGACTCAAGTTCATTAAGTTTTTCTTCTTCTGGATCAGGGGTTGCTACTTTAAATACTGCTGCTTTTCCATTAGCTTGGAAGAAACCATTAGGAGCATTAACTTTACTAAATATAACAGCATCAGTAGTATCAATCTTAAGATGTCCACGATTAGTTTCATGAGGATTATCTCTTCTAGCAATGTGAGCGTTCATAGCTGCCTCTACTTCATCAATTCTCTTATTTAATTCAGCATCAGCGGCTTCACGTTCTTCTCTTTCATTTTCAAGCTCTTCCTGCCAATCGTATGTTCCATCACTTGGGCCTACTCTAAGTGATGGGTTACTACTGCTGGAAATTCTTACACGAGGAGTTAATAGTTGTGCCGAAGATGTTTTTTCGCTAACGGCACTAATAACTTCTTCCTCGTGAGTTTCTTCATCAGCAGAAATATCACTCATCATTATTCCTTCCAAGGCCATTTTTCCTGCAGATCCAACAGACATAAAGAATCCATTAGCTGTAACTTTAGAGAATGTAACTTCATCACTTTCTCCAACACCAAGCTGTTCACGAGTTACATTATGAGGATTATTTTTGTCTTGGATATGAGCATTAAGTTTATCCCAAAGATCGTCAATTCTCTTATTTATTGCTTCATCTGCTTCTTTTCTTTTATTTCTTTCTTCGGATATATCTTCACCCCAAGCAACTATTTTATCGATTTCAAGAAGAATTTGATAAGCTACTTTTGCAGATATTCCCCAGTTATCCCATTCAGTAGGTACTTCTAAGATTGTAGCTGGTCTCATTAATTCTTCTATAGTTCGAATCAAATCACGTCCAATACTTTTCTCTACAATAATACCATCATTCTTAACAATAAATGCAGTTCTTCTAAATTCATCTACATAAATAATATCATTCCAAATTGGATCTGATGCTGTCCAAGAAAAATCATTAGGATCACTAGAAGTTACAACAGCTACTTTGTTTCGATAAGCATTGTATACTGTATTATTTTCTTTATATTTATAATATTCAGATATATAATACTTTTGATCCTTTTCAGTTACCTGTGGATGATCCCATTTTAAAGCTTCAGATTGAAATGAATTTGGAGTGTCAGCAGTTACTGGTTTACCTTCACTATCGATTTTACTAGGTTTTCCATTTAAATATACAAAGTATGCTGCTGGGTCTAAAGGATCTTCACAGAAGTCATCAGGAAACATGGCTACAAGAGATTCTACATATTTTCCAGGATATTCTAGAAGATCATTTGGTATTTTTCCAGTATCATCTACAGTAACTAAACCATGGATTGGAATACTATTATCATTTCCATCTACTACGCCATCTTCATTAGTATCTACTTTAACTGTAGTAGATGAGTTCTTATTTAAAAATGCTAATGCTAATTCTTGATAGATACCTCTAGCTCTACCTACTAGAATTTTTTCAATAGCATTTTTATCATCTGCATTATTCGGATCTAAGTATGTGTAATCTCCATTTTCTTCAGTATCATGAACTTCTGCAATAAAAGCCATATCATTTTCGAGATCACTTAACTTTGTAGGAAGATATCCAGGAGCCCATTTTCTAAACTTATAGGGATAAACTTCTCTTTCAATTGGATCAGTAATAGAACTAGGTATCGAAGCCCCATCTTTTATACTACTATCATAATAAAATTCAACTGCAGATCCTGAAGAACTACTTGATTCTACAACTCTTACTATACAGCCATCTTCAAGTCTTCCTTTTGGAATAGCTTTGAGATCTTCTATTGTTCTAACACTTTTCCAACCACCTTTTCCATAAATTGCTTCATGGGTAGGGTATGTATCTTGATCAGTATAAGGAACTATAGGAGCTGAAACATTTATACCTTTTTTATTTTTTTCCATATTATTTAAATTCTATATTTAAAACTCCTGTTTGAGGATAATCAAATACTATTACAGAATAATCTTCTTTACCAAATTCACAAGAGAAAGCATTATTTTCCATATTTCCAGTAAGAAGTCTTATAGGATTTTCATTTTCATTAACCTCTCCATATATTTCAGTAGGAATCATATAATATACATATAATCCTGAAGTATAGTCATTACCCTCATCATCTACACTACAGTCTACATCATCTAAAACAATTGAACGTTCTTTAGATAAACTTCTATTTCCATAAGTTTTTCCATTAATTACTATTTTACTAATATCATTTGTCTTAGATTTACCCCAAATTCTAGAATTAATAAATTCATAAGTAATATCTTTAGAGATACTAACAGATCCAATAGAATCTGATGAACTATCATTACCATACAGGACAGATAAAGTAATTACAGTATCTCTTGAAATATTTTGATTATAAATCCATACCCAAGTGTATTCATCTTCACTAGGATTATTCATTCCTTCGGAAAAAAGACTTCCATTTATATATATGCTTACGCTAACGTCTTCTCTTTTTAATTTCATCCCATTATACCAAACTTCCCAAGCAAAAGAAGGTTGTATTCTAGTTCCATTTTCATAAAGACCACCACTTATTGTTGGGTTACCTGAAATTGTATAATCTGGAAGTAATCGTATCTCTAGAACTGTTCCAAGGCTATGTATAATATCTTGAATTCTTTCATTTAATCCGTTTAATGCATTTGTTACAGCATTTTGAGACATAACATCATCCTCAGATGAACCTGTGGTTTGAAGTACATTAATACCACCTCGAATTCTGAAAAAGCCCGTAATTGAATCTTTTTCTACATCTTTGTAATAGGTATACCATTTTCCATCTACAAATACTTCAAATCCATCAGGAATAGGGTATTTATCATAATCCCATGTTCCTAATTCTCCTATTCCACTAACTATACCTTGTCTTTTATCTAGGAATACTTTAGCGGGTAATAAAAAATTTGAACCTATTTTATTTGCCATAATTTATTTTATTTATTAATATTTTCCACCGCTTATATTCTTAGCAGCTATAGACATATTAGAATCAGTTACAATACTAGAATTATCAACATTGACTCTAATTTCTGTACTACCATCTTCAAGCTGTACTAAATTAATTCCAGGACCACCAACAAAGCCTTCACGTATTGACAATCCTTTAATAATTTGTTCAAGTTTTCCAAGAGTATTGTAATTTATACTAGCTCCGCCTAAAATCTCTTGTCTTAAATTTTCTAGGTCAGTTACGGTTACACTAGAATCTTCTGTAGATGTTCCTTCGAAGAGTGTTGGTAATGAGAATGAGAAAACTTGTTGAAAATTATTATAATTCAATGCAACATCTTTTATATAAACATTATAATCAATATCATTTACTTTACAAGATTCTATCGAATAATCAGTTATATGATTCATTCCAGAAGTTGTATCGTAAATACTCATAAGATTTCCATATAGTTTTGGATATGCAAATGCTATTTTTTGTGAATTAAGATCTCCTTGGAAAGTAACAATTGATTTCTCATTTCCAACTACAGTATTTTCAAGAGAATTTAAAGCAGCTTCTGTTATATTCCATCCACTTTCAGGAATTTGTCCATAGTAGAAATTATAACCAAACTTAACTGTGTAGTATGAAGTTGCAGTTCTTATGATTCCTGTATCTGGATCTGTATACTTAACAGACAATCTATATTCTGTTGTATCTGTAAGACCTAAAACTGTATACCTATTACTTTCAGGGAGAGTTATTTGTGTGCCATTTAGCTCTAAGATACAATCATTAGTAACTTCGTATGTATTTGTTTCTCCAGTTTTTGTATCTATATCAGGAATAGTTACTCTGATTAAGAAGTTAACAGCGGTTCTAATTCCTGTTTGATAAAGAGGAGTAGTACCATCATCTTGTCTGTTAGAGTCGTAAAAACTAACTCTTAATGGAAATGTAGCTGAATGGTTTTTATAAGTTAACTTCTTAATTTCTTCTAGACTTTTAAGAGCATCTTGAATATTAACATCCCAACCAGAGATCATTTCATTAATTTCTGACTTAGTATAGAAATCGTCTTCCCGTTTTAATACTCCATCACGATAAAACCATCTGTATTTATCTTCTATATTACTAAAAATGAAAGGACCACCAGTTATAGGTTCTATTTGTCTAACCCCACCAGTTTCGTATACATAATTCCAAACCCCATCTTCATCCTTGTAAAGATATAATTCTCCATGTACAAGAAGAGATATGTCTGGGAGCTCAGTTACTACATCTCGAACTAAATCTAATCCGCCAAGTGTAACAACCTGATAACAGTCTTCTCCTATTCCATTTTTAATACCTAGAGCGAATATAGTATCTGTTTCTGTTTGTTCGGAATTAGAATAATATCTAACCATAACAGGCTCTCCGACTAAGAATTCATGTTGATTTAATCTTAATCTTGCTATACTTCTATCTCGTTCTATGTATTTGCTTCTGGAAATTTGTATTTGAAAAGAATTTAAACTACTCATAATTATTTATTTATAATTGAATAAAATAATAAAAGAATAGACTTAGTTTTATAATTTTTCTAAGTCTATTCTCATAATTTAGGTTTTGAAGCTTTCAGAAGAGAATTTCTGTTATTTAATTTTGATAATTCGGAAAGATTCAACTAATTCTGCAGTAGACCAAATAATAGAAACTTTATGATCTTTATCCATATAAAATTCAATAGGATTATTAAGAATACCTAGATCATAGAATTTACCATCAATACTTACTAAAGCATCTGGATATTGTGATTTAAGTTCTTCACTAGGAGTAATAGTAACTTTAACCACTTCTTTATCACCAGTCAAACCATATTTATTGACTTCGTAATTAGGATATACAGGTTCTAAAACTGCAGCACTCTTATTTTCACTATCGAATTCATACCAAGTACTTTCATCATCTCCTAACCAAGGACCTTCAATTTTATAGACCTGATAAAATCTACTAGGAATAATATCTTTTCCATACTTACCCCAAGTAGCATCTTCATAAATTTTAACTTCTTCGTTCATAAATTTTTGTTTTTATTGTTATTTATTTTATTCATAATTATAACCACTTGTTTCTATCGGGCGACTTTGATAGAATTAAGGCATTTATTCGTGGTATATAATTATAAGTAGCAGTTTTCTTAATTTCTTCTACATTCAACTCTATATTAGATTCATTTATCCACTCCAGGATGATTAATCCAATAGGTTGATTTATTCCAGGAATACTAATAAATATTTGTCTTTTAGAACCATCTCTACTATTTACTAATTCGTATATCCCAGGGTATTTTTCCATAAATACGCTATCCCTTGGACCATCACAGTATACAATTTCTCCAAACTTAATATCTTCATAGATACTAGTAATCAATCCAGTATTTATACTTTTATACTGTTCTGGATCTATGGAAGGTACAGCAAAACCATTATCTTGTTGGAGAAGTTCTACGTATTTGAAGGGAATAGATACTAGATTTTCTTTAGAATTATGATATTCGAAGTATAGTATTCTATCAGCTCTAGAATTACTTCTGAACTCTGTAAGGAGAGGTTTTAATTCTGCTAATAACTGATCTCTAAGTTCCATTTTCTCAGAATGTATCTTATCAGAAATCTCAGAATATATTTCTATAGTATCCTTTATTATAGTTTTATAATTAAATATAGCTAAGACCAAACAGAAAATAAAAATATATTTCACGAACTTTGAAAATCCTATAGTTTTATCTATCTCTGTTATAGCCTCAACAAATTCTTTTAAAGATAGTTTCATGATTTATTATATTGCAAATTGAGTTAACCTAATCTCTCCTGATTCTATAATACTTGTCTTTTTTGTTATTGGATCTAGATTAGTAATTTTTAAGACTATTACTGAACTTAACTCTTTTCCAGTAGTATTAGCAGAATATATTAATCTTTTATTTAGTTGATCTACTCTAAATTCTAGTCCATTACTTTCTTTTACCAAAATTTCAATTACAGGCAGAGATGTTATATCTATTTTAACTTTTTCTTTTATTTTTGAAATATTATAATCATTTATCAATCTATACATATCACATTCTAATGTTCCTAATAGATTTATATACCCTCCAGATTTCTTAAGACTACTAGTATCTTCTAATGCTGAAAACGATAGAATAGATGTAATTTGCCTAATCACAGAATTATTGTATATCTTCTCACCGGATATATTATTATATAAGAATGAGCTGCTATGTCCACTCGTTTTCTTATTTCTTACATATTTATAGTAAGATTTTTTTGTTACTATTTTTTCTTCAGGAGAGGTAAAAATATTAACTCCATAATCAATACCTATACCTTCCAAGAATACAGTATCACTATCAGCTATTGTTTCAATGTTTGCTTCTGTATATTCTGGAAAAGATAATTCAAAAAGATTAGACGATATATTTAAATCTAATTTATTGAACTTAATTATTTTTCTTTCAGCAGCCTCTAGTTCTGTTATTATAAATGCTATTCTTTCTGTTCGATCTGGATATATACCATAGCAATAAATAAAACAATATTCTGAACTAGGTTCAACTAAAGCTGCTTTTTCTTCTTCTGGGATATCAATGTTAATTTTTAAGAGTTTTTTATTGCTATCCCAGATTGAATTTAGAGGATATTCTGAGGTTTTTCTAACATCATTATACAGATAGGATCCTGAAAATAATTTCTCCATGAATTCTTCTCCAACTGTATATGAATTATAAATTGTTCCTATTACATATTTGGTTATCTTTAATGTGTTATCTATCCTTCTTATACTCTCTAAGAATTCCTTTTCAAAAATAACTCTCATAATTTTATATATAATTTAAGTATCCATCTTCATCAATGTAATATAGTAGTCCAGAGATAGATGCTATAATTTTTGGTACTTCTGTTTTGAGAGATGCTTTAAAATAGCTTCTTCTAAATCCTGTAAGAATAGTTCCAAATATACCTGTTGGGTTATTTCGATGAATTACTAATATTTTTCCCTCATTATAATATCCCTTATATTTTTCAAACTCTTCATCCTTACTAACTAATATTCCAAGTTCCTCTGAGTACTCTAATTCTGAATTTCTTGATATTGCTCTAGCTCTTTCTGTATAATAACTAATTCCTGGTTCATAGTAGATAGTATAATAATCTAACCCCAGATCTTCATCTACTGTATGAATCATTAAAAGACTATTATTAATTAGTATCGGACTTTCATCTGTATTTACTGTATATACTAATCTATCAATACAACTATAGATATGAAAATCTTTTTGTGAGGATTGTTTATTTTTAAAAACATACCAATCTCCAACTTTCTTGATAATATTGATATTTGTGTATTTAGTATAATCAGTTAAATTTAAAAAAGTGCTATTAATGCTAGGAATGTAGTTAGTAATACTTTTATTAGAAATATTTCCAGGAATAGATATAATTCTACTTCTAGGATCAAGAGTATCTAAAAAGAAATTTTGATAATCTGTTGAGATCCATTGACTTTTCTCTGTATCATATAATTCAAGAATACTAGGATAATTAGTTCCAATAGTAATTATAAATCTCCCAGAAAAATAGAATATTTCTTGATTACTTTTCATATCCTCGAAAATAGAATAGTCTGCTCCTGATGAAGTCGTATATACTTCAGGATTACCAAATCTTGTCTTTTTTACCAAAGATTTAATAGAATATTTATTACCTGTCCAAGAATATAATACAATATCTTTTCCATAAAATCCAATTTGATGATTTTTATAATTATGTGAGTAAGGATCTATATTAACATCATGATTCAGATTGATTTTATGAAAACCAGTACTATTTCCAATACCATAATCCAAGAGAAGATTCATTTGTTCATTATCTTGAATATGGTATACATGAGAAGTATATCTAGGGTAATTATCAGTTCCTAGGTCCTGCTTTATAGTTTTCGCTCCAGGGTAGTTATATAAATTTATATCATCTAAGAAGTTTTTCCCAGTTGTTGAATTATTCTTTAGTTGATCCAAAGAATTACTAAGATTTATCTGGATTTGACTAGATATACTAGAATCTAAAGATACATAAATATTTATATTACTACCCTTTCCTTGAGGATTTAAAAATTCTGTATAACCAATAGGAGTATTATCTATTACACTCATATAAATTATTACAGTAAATCCAGAAGGAAGATTATTTTTGTATTTAAACGGTTCTTTAGAAGTAGTTCGACTTAATCTAATATAATTACCACCAGAGGAAGTAAGCAGGCTAGAGTAAACTTGTTTAATATTATAGAGAGATATTTTTGGTAACTTAGGATCCCAATCATCATTTTTATTATATAGTATTACTTCTAAGCTATTGGATATATTACTAGAATTTCCAATAACATAAGTACTATATCCTGTGTTATAATTTTCCATAAGTTATTGTACAATTACTAATAATACATTCATCTATGTCAGTTGATTTAGATACAACTCTAATAATATTATTAATACATTCAATTACAATATCAGATCCAATTTCTTCTATATAGTCTTTAGAAACTAATTCTCCTTGTTTATTATATCTAGGTCCTGAAAATGTTGTTTCTTTGGAATATAACTTTTCGTTACCTACTAAAATTAATTTTTCTTTATCTTCAGGATCCTCAACATACTTAGTTTCATACTTAGAATATTGAATTCCAAGATCAATTTTGGTAGAAACTTCAGGACTAACGGAATAATTCATTAGTTCTGTTAAATCTACTGTATTGGTATAAATATCAGAATTGAATGGTATAACATCGATAGTAATAGAATTGTTTAGAATATCAACCACATTTTTTGAAGTACTATACAAATAAATTTCGTTATTATTCATACTATTATATAAGTTATATATTTCTTTTAAGTAATTATTTTTATTATTCTTGAGGTAATCTAGATATGAATTAAATTGAGTTTTTTCTTCTTCAGTTAATTCATATTTATCAATTTCAATACTTCTTGTATCTTCATCAACCTCATTTATTATTCCAGAACCTTTAGAATAATCATCAATACATACTCGTAGATTCCCTTCTGAGCCATCTTTACCTGGGATAACAAACCTCCGATTAGTTACATTCCAATCTCTGAGTTTTAATTTATTACTTAACTCAGATATTCTGGTCATTCTATAATTTGAATCATTACATACTAATGCTCGATTATTTCCGGTTAAGTAAAATTCCTTCTCATTTTCTTGTCCTGTTACTTGTGATATAGAAATATTATCGGAAGTAGTGGTTATTAATTCTATCTTTTTCATTTCTTGTACTTATCTCTATAAAATATATTCACTATGTTTCCACTAGTCACATAAAGTCTGACAATTTCTCCTTTATTTCCTTCTGTTTTTCCAGGAACTATAACAAGAGCGCTACTATCTGTTAAGTAATAACTAGAAATTGCATCATGACTCATATAGGCGTCAAGAAGATCTACAGAAATTGTTGTATTTGTATTATTTTCCTGTGTAATTACTGTAAGAATAAATGACTCCTTATCAAATCCAGATACAGGAAGGTAGTTATCTTTTGTATTATCAGTACATTGAAATTCTATTACATTAGCTGTTTCTGGAATTGGATATTCTTTAAAACGGAAATTATTTACTAATGATTTTTCTAAGTTATTTAATTCTTCGATTTTATCTAGGTAAAGTTTTTCAAGTTTTTTTATATTTTCCATCCAATCTTTATCAATACTACTAGGTAACCAAGAAGTAACGCTATCAAAAGTATTCTGATCTCCATTATTATAACCTTTTCCGTATCTATATCTAACAACTGAACCCATAGGATCTATTAATTCTTGAAGTCTATAAATAGAATCTGAGTTAGGTTCATTAGTATAAGTGTATTGTCGTAGAATTACATAATTAGCGTCTTCTGGATAAATATCAGAAGCATCATTAAATATAACCTCACTTATTTCTGGAAGATTTCTTGATATCTTAAATACAGCATTATTAATTTCTGGAGAGATTAAGATCATTGATAAGATATTTTTAGAGTCAATTCCAGTTCCGTTCAGAAAATCAGATAACTCGGAAGAAATAGATAATGAATCATCTCCAGAATTAAGATAAACATATTCAGAAATTATACCTTTTTCATCAAATCCTATCATGTATGTGGATAAAATTTGAGATAGAAGGTGTGCAGTAATTAATTTATCTTCTTTGCCTTGTTCTTCTTCTGAATGATTTATATAATTAAAATACTCTTCTATGTTATTTAATTTATCTCCTAAGTATGGTGAATAATTATCAGAACTCTCTTCAGGAATAACACCAGAAACAGTATTATTTGTTTTATTAGTTGGATTTTTAGCTGTACAGATATAGATAGTATTTCCATAAACAACAAAATCCCCTTTCTCATATTCAGTTTCTTCTGAATACAAAAACAGTCCTTGAACGTGTGTATTATTTAGTATCATATTATCTCTTTATAAGTTTTATGGTTGTATTATAATATATATTCATTAACTTCAAGGTATATTCTCCTTCTTCTGGAGTATTTATATTTGCAGACTTGAGTGATACCTGAGATGGACCAAAACTTTGAATACTTCCATTTGCTGTAAATTTATTAATAGTTAATGAATTTTTTTGAGAGTCTTCTATAATAACTTTTTCCAAGTTACTATTTGGATAATCTTCAGAAATAAACTTAAATACAGCATTACCTCCAGAATTTATCTTTAATGAATTATTAGATACTTCAAACCCAAAGAACTCTATAATACTAATAGTTACTCGTTTACTACTAAGTTCTAATGTAAGAGTAGCAGCCGAGAAATTAACTTCAGGAATCACAATACTATTAACGGTATTGATTTGTTCCGGATAATATATTTCTGGTGCATCTGGATCTCCATTTTCATATTTTGCTAAGACTCTTGAAATAATATACCCTGAAAGTTCTGGTATTCTAATTTCTGCTCTCTGATTAATTAGGACATCTACTTTACCATCTTCTTGTATATAAGGATCGTATTTAGTTTCATCACCTATAATTAATTCAGATACTATAAAGTTATTTTCTCCAAATTTTCTTTTCCATTCACCATAATCATATACATCACTTTCTCCAGATATCATAGCTTTCAAGATTATATAAGATCCTGTATATTTTAGGTTGAAGATTAGATGATTCGTTTTTAGAACCTCTTCCCAATTAGTTACTGTTATTAGGTTATTTGGAATATTATAATTAAAGTTATTACTTGGTGGAAATGGAATTAAATCTTTCACATCAAGTAGACATGGTATATCTTCATTCAAAACATATCCAGGATTAGGATATATTTTAAAATCAATAGGAGTTTTGACAGAAGGGATAGATATTATTCCAATAGGGTTGCAAGTTCCTCCGATTTCTGGGGTTACTGATACAACTATTCTAATTGGTTTATTTATATTTAGAAACTCTGAAAGAATCCACTTAGATGAAAGCGCCGGATTATTATTAAAGTTATTATCTGATACTGATTCCCAAACTTTTCCACCTAGAATTACTTTATCTCCAATTTTATATGTAGTAAAAGGAAAGTACTTAGGATAATCTCCAGCTCCTTTATACATCTCAATTAATCCTCGTTTATTTCCTAGAATTAATAATCTATTGTCTTCTATCTTCTCATTTCCTAAGAGAGTACTAGAATTTGCATCAATTAGAACCTCTGGAACATCTTCAACAGTCTCTATTATCCCAACTGAATCTATTGTAGACCAGTATTCATCATTTCTAAGAAGATACTTATTCATATTTCTGTTAGGATTTGTACTATCTACCCATGATTTATAAGATAGATTTACACTCTCCACCTCAGAGTTATTAGAAATTAGCATCCAAATCATCTTCTCTCCAGTAACTTCATCAAGGAGTTCCTTTTCGCTTACTAAATCCTCGCCGCTTATAGTCTCGTCTGGTTGTCCTAAAATTAATATAAAGTTAGGAGTAGAAGTAGGTTTAATTCCAGCGGCGGCCATTGAATCAGTATCTATAAAGTCACTACCTCTAGAGTTGTTATTATTTTTATCGATTATTCCCTCATATAACTCCAGACGTTTAATTCCAGCGGCGGCCTTAAAAAGAGCGAATACCTGATTGGATATTATAGTAGTTCCGAAATATCTATCATTTTCTTCTGTTAAATTTTCTCTAGAGGATGTTGGGAATATTATTGATTCTATTTTTTCTAGGGAATTTGATGTTTCTCCGATTTCTTTCAGGGTTTTTTCTCCTAGATAATTTACTAAAAATTTATCATTAAACTTATCTTTAGTGATATCATACGAAAAGTCATACTCACTAAAGTCTCTATTGTAAAGTAAAGAACTGTTAGATCTGTACTGAACTTTACTGTATTCACGGTTATCTAGGTCATCTTGACTGTAAAACACTACTGTTCCGATATCCGTAAAATTGTTATTATTGATAATCAATTTCATAGGGCATTACTGTCATTTTGTTATAGCTTCTTAAGTTTGCTCCAATATAATTCTGGAACTTACTTTGAATAGTTAGATCTATACTTCCAGAACCTATATTAGTATTAAGTCTGGTATAATATATAAGTGCATCTAAAAATTTCTTAAGAAGTTCGTAAAATAAGCTTTCATTTTCTACACTTAAGTTCTCAAAGTTTACTGTTATTTCTCCTGAGTCATATATAATCTCTCCATCAAAATCTAAAGGAAGATACTGTATCATATAATTAAATACTTGAATAGTTCCTTTTACACTATAAAATAATTTACTAAGATAGTTTATAACCTCTTCGTAATCTTGATTATCTGGGAGACTTGATTTTGGAATACATAATCTCAAGAAATTTTTCACCGGATCACTTCCAGAATAAATATAATAATCATCAAATGAACCTTGTTGAGTTGAAACTACTGAAGAATATTGTTCCTCGTAATCTTCAATCATTCTATAAAGCTGATCTATGATTTCTATATTTCTTAAGTGTTTAGGTATATATATTTTCATGATTCTATAACTGAATTAATAATGTAGTTAATTGAGAAATATACAACATTCCCTTCTCCATATACAATCTCAGGAGAAACTACAGAACCATCTTCATTAGTATAAGTTATTTCCATGTCAATTATTCTCTTTACGTTAGATATTTTACTTATAAGAGATTTTATTTCTTCTGTTAACTCTGGAAATTTAATATTGAACTTATTACTATAATTATCCAAGATATCACCAACTTCTGAATCTATACTACTATTTTGATATATCTCTACATCTAAGTTAAAGATAGCTGTATATTGAGATCCTCTTTCTATAGTAATTTTATCAGTTATATAGTAAGCTCCTTTAGTCTCAATGAAATTAGTTTTTTCATCTTCTGTTAGAATTGTAGAATTAGAGTATGGAACATAGTAGATAGTGATAGAATTACTTTGTGCTGAACTACTAAATCTATAAGTTGTTCCACCTGAAATAATTTTATTTGGATAAGTTTCTTCAAGTACAGTACCGATATCAGAATTACTACGTAGGATTGAATTTACATATCTATCACGATTAGCTTTGTAATGAATAGTAATTAAGTTATCTCTATCAACTTCAGACATACTAGCAAGACCAGTTCCTAAGATTTCATAATTTCGTCCACTCAACCAAAAAGGATCAAATTCTACCATCTCAGCTCCACGAATATTAAGCTTTTTTAATTCTGAAGTATTATACCCCGAGAGTGTTGAAAATTTATAATAAAGAGCTTCTATTATTGTATTTGCTGGAGTCTGTGTTTCTTCTCTTTCCATTACTGTTCTAAAAATATCTGCTACATAAAGTCTAGAACCAAATCCAGGAAGAGTAAGATCAAAGATACTACCATCTAATATATGTCCTGAAAATAATCTAGTTGTTGAGAAGAAATTATCATTAACTTTAACCCAAAAATCATCAGAGAGATCATTTTCTAGACAATTAACATAATAAGTATTGTTTTGATTTAAGACCCACTTTCTAGAAACAGTTTCTTTTGCAATTAGACATATAATAGTATAAGTATCAGTATCATTCACGGCCGGAGACATTGTAATTGGAGAATATACAAAACCTTCGTCTCCAGCTATATCTTTATCATTTCCATAACCTCCCGGCCGTGTATAATTTTTATCATAATACCCTAAGTAATAAGCCTTAAAACTATTAGAACTTATAATTTCATCATAGATATTAAAACTTAAATACTTAGTGGGTTTTATATTAAGAATTACGCGAGGACAACTACCACGAAACACCGAATACATATCATCTACACAATGTTGAATCTTTGAATTGATAAGTGTAGATTTCTCAAGAGATGCTTCTTGTGCATAGGCTATGTTTTCTACTTCACTAATAAAAGATGCATTAGCTAACATCTGAGATAAAATCTCTACAGAATCTCCGGTAATATTAAGTTTATTAGCTATTCCTCTATAAATATCTATATAATCTTGTAATGATTTCATAATAATTATCCTGTTGTTTCATTTATATCAACTAGTATATCATCAGACTCTACCTGATTAACACTTATTACTAGTTTTACTTTTGTTTCATCTATTAAGTCGAGTGAAACAATTTTTATATCAAGTGTTTTTGTAAATTTCTCTTTTATTTTTGTTATTAACTGTTCTACCCTACCAGTAATTTCAGATGCTAAATCTTTTTTCTTGGTATTAGTAAAAATAAAGTTAAATCCAATTTTAGATGCTCCTGGAATATCCTTTGGCCAGATATTTAAGTAGAGTTTGAAAAGATCTATAATATAATACTCCACTTGATTTGTTATTTGACCTGTTGAAAGTAGGTAATTCATAATCTTGATTTATAATTTTTACAATTATTACATTTAACTGTAGGATCATCATCATTGAGAGCTACAAATTTACTACAGTTAGATGCTGATATATTCGTAAGATCTAAATCTTTTGGAGAAAAAGCAGAACAATTTGCTGCACTTAAGTCAGGAATAGGTATTGGTATTTCTATTTCAGGAATAGGAAGATCATCAATGATATCACCAACATTAGCTCCAACTAGTGCAATTAATGGTTTAGCAACTGCCTGTGTAGTTTCTACAATACTCATTACAGATCCAACAACCGGTATAGTTCCCATAAGAGATTTTAATCCTAGTTTACTTACCTTAGCATCAACTCTATCATAAACTGCACTAAGATTATCTCCTTCAGCTTTAAGTTGTTGAAGTAATGGAGGAGCTAATTGAGCAGAAACGCCAGGACCCATAGGAGTTACGGAAATCAATGCTGGAGGAACCATTGCAATTCTCGCAGCAAATTGAGCTGTTCCTACTGAAAGATGACCTAAATCTTGTCCAAGCTCATTGAAATCTTCTATCATCTGATTATACATCTGACCAAGTTTTTCATTAGCTTTATCCAACATTTCCTCCCCTCTCTTCTTCATATCCTCCTTAGCATTATCTAGAGTTTCTTTATATTTCTTTTTTGCTTCAGGATCTTTTATTTCATTAGATTCATCCTTAAACTCAGGAAGAGAATCTTGATATTTCTTTAATGATATTGATTGAGCTGCTTTAGCAGACAATGCACTTAATAAATTTTTCATAATATATCAACTCTCTAATAATATAGTATCTGATGTAGGTATAGGAGATCCTGGAGTTAAGAAAGTAGGAGATAATACAAAAGGTCCGAGAGCTGTATGTCCTCCCGCTACTACTTTACCCTTTACTGTTAATGTTCCAGGACCTTTAAGTGTAATATCAGATCCTTTAACTACTGCAGATCCAACTAATTCTACATTTGTTTTTCCATTTATAGTAACATCACAATTTTTTCCTATATTGATAGTTACATTAGATCTCATATTAATATCCATGTTTCCATCTTTATCTATAGTCACCCAATCGGTTGGTTCAGGTCTAGGATTATTATCTGGATCATTATACTCAGTTCCTGGATCAAAAATAGCAACCCTTATATAATCAGGTGTAATATCTACCATTTTTCCATTACTTCTAAAACCTATATAATCATTTTCTTTTATTTTTTGATATAAGTAATAACTCTGAAATACTGGATCAAGACACTTAAGAAATACAAAATCGCCTACTCTTGGCTCATCTACTTCTCCTCTAAATGGAAATGCCTTAACTCCCGATTTTATTCCTGGGATATCCACCTTTATTTCATACAATACTTTATCTAAAACTTCTACAATTGTTCCAGTATAGTATAAATCTGCTTCTTTCATATTTTTCTATTTAATTTGTTGGATCTACAATTGGTAATATTTCTTCTTTCTCTTCTACACCTGATAACAATGAAGTCCAAGAAAAATTCTCTCCATCAGGGCCTACAAAATCAGAACCTTCAATAGCCATAAACAGTTCATTAGATCGAACTAGGAATAATTTAAATGGTAATTCTGATTCTTGCTCCTCACGTTTATACTTCAAAATATCACCAAGTTTATATTTAGGCATATTAAAGTCTTTTATTCTAAATGCAGTGAAGAAATCAGAATTCATATACCCTAAGTTTCTCCAATAATTATGCATAAGTTGTTCAAAATCTTTTCCTACAATCGTATAGTCTTCATAAAACTGAAGAGTTCTAGAATTTTTAGGTTGAAGATCTGTATAATCATCTGTACTATTATTTGCTTGCTCTCCATTATTCTCATCTCCTTTAACTGGTTCCCATGGATTAGTTGGAGTATAATATATCTTCTGATTATAATTTAAATTATAAGAATCTAACTGATGGAATTCAGCATTTCCTGTAATTTGATAATATGGTTCCTGATGACCTCCAGAATCTATACCTATAATTTCTTTTATTAAATATCCTTCCCACCCATAAGCAAATATAGACTTTTTCTTAAATCCATATGATAACTTAGAACATAGTGATTGATTTGTTTCTGAGTTCTGAAAAATTGTAAGTTTATTATTAATATCACATTTACATCTTATATCCTTTTTTCCTGGATATAAAGATTCAATAGCTGAAGTAATATCATCCCATTCAGCTTGTATAAGTTCTGTATAAAATTTCTTATCTTTTATACAGATAAAATTTAGAGTTAAGAAATTTTTAAAATATTTTTTATTAATTATGAAAATATCAATACTATAAACATTTCCACCTTCTTTCTCCAAAGTTATCTGTCCAGTATATTGATCTGTAATTAATTTAAGAGCTTCTCCAGAACCATCATGTGACATACTAATTTCTCCACTAGCTATCGTTCCACCAAGTTCTTCATACATATGGATATTATCAAATCTATACCCAGAATCAAACCATGGAGTGAAATTAATGGAAACTTTATAAGAATTTGTATATTTCATATCTTAAATATTACTTAATATATTATCTAATATCCTTTTTGGAATTAATTTTAAAATTGCTCCTTGCTTATAAGTTTCAAGTCCTCTAGCAGCTTGTAACATTAGGAGGCCAGCATATGAAACAGAACCGTAATAATCTTCTGCAATAAGATCTGGTCTATATTCATATGCCGTTATTTCATAAGATTCTCTTTCAATATTTGGATTATTTAAATATATCAAAATGCTAGAGTTATATACATCAATTCCATCTATATAATTTGAAAGATTTTCCTTATTACTAATTATTACATCTTTTTTAGTATACATTATTTCTTATTTTAATAGTAATGCATTTTTTATCATTTCATCAGTAAGTTTGGTACTTAGAACTGACTCTATAACTTCTCTCTCTTTTTCCATTGATTTTCCACTAACAAAATTACGAAGAGCATTATCAGTAAATTTAGTAGCTGGCTTGAATGTAAGCGTTACATCGCAAGATAAAGGAGTAATATCATTAATAGTTTGTCCAGGTTTTCTTACTTTTATCATTTGCTTCGAAAACTGAAATTGAGCACTCTCGACCACTAAATTTGGTAATGAATAGAAAGCTCCAAACTTCAATTTAAGAGTACCAAACTGAATTTCATCAATCTCCTTAACTGATGCTAAATATCCTCCTGGAGGTAACTGCCAACCAAAATATCTATTTATTAAATCTTTATTGTTTGAAATAAAGGTTCCTGAATTTACATCTGTTCCAGTTATATTTCCACTATCATCTAATGCTTGTACAAATTTTCCAAAACAATATGGATATAATTTTTGTAATTGATCATGAGTTGATTTAAATTCTCCATCTATCCAATTAGCAAAAACAGTAAATTTCATAGTTAAATTACCAAAGCCTACTCCAGTACCTGAATAGTAAGAAAATCTAGCTCCTTGTGCAACTAAGTGTCGATTCAATAAACTCGGCGCTTTTTCTACTACTTCATATACTTTATCTGTAAACTTATCCAATACTTGTCCTACTGTAGAATTTATATCTTTTTTTTCTTGTTCTGTTCCTGTTTTCATTTCCTCCTCTTTTTCATTAGCTTGTTTTAACATTTTTGCTAAGTGAGCAGCATAAGGAGCATAAGGTTTGAATTGATTAAATAGGTTACCTAAAAAATCATATCCAAATTCTGAGAAAGTATTAGAAACAGCTACTTGATAATCTTCACTTAAAACAGATCTAATTAATGGTTCAAGAGAGTAAGGATATTCATCTCCACTAGTTTCTACTGGTGGAAGTACTTTTTGCCATGTAATACCTCCATCAGATGTATAAGTATTAGCATGAAGAGATACAGAAATTAATTCATTTACTAAATTCCTATCATAATAAAATGGATATTTAGAAGAATTATTAATTCCTTCTCCAAATTTGAAAAATTCAGTTGCTGAAACATTACTCATATTTTAACCTCCTAATAACGTCTTGAGTTTATTTTTCTCTTCAATTAATTTATTATTTAATCCAGTTTTAGTACTAGTAACAGCATCTTTCTCATTTTCTCCACTTATAAATCTTTTTAATGCATCATCAGAATATTTAGTAGCAGGTTGAAAAGTAAGTACTACATCACAAAATAATGGACTTAATTTATTTAGCGTACCATTCCAATGTTTTACCATTTGTTTTGAAGATTGAAATTGAGCATTAGTACATACAAGAGATGGTAATGAATAAAATACACCAAATCTAAGCTTAAGAGTACCAACCTGAACTTTATCTATATTAATAGTATCCGGTTCATATCCTCCTGGAGGTAATTGCCAAGAAAAGAATTCATTTATTAATTCAGCAGTTTCTCCTTTAACTCCAGAATTTATTCCTGTTCCTTGAATTTCTCCTGTTTTACTATCTAATATCCCATTAGTATATTTTCCCATGATATATGGATAAAGTTCGCTTAACTGTTCTTCAGTAGTTTTCCACTCAAATTTACCAGTTTTATAGTTTTGTAAATATCCTGCAAAAACAGTAAATTTCATAGTTAAATTACCAAAGCCTACTCCAGTACCTGAATAGTAAGAAAATCTAGCTCCTTGTGCAACTAAAGATTTATTTAATATTTTTGCCCCTTTTTCAGATACATCCTTAACACCAGTAACTAATTTTTTCATTACAGTTGAAAAACTTGAGTTAACATTTGGATCTTTTGAGATTTCCATATTTTCCATTGTTCCTAACATACTACTAGCTGCATTAGCTAAGTGAGCAGCATAAGGAGCATAAGGTTTAAGTGAATTAAATAAAGATCCTATTTCATCTTCACCAAACTGAGACCATGAATTAGAAACAGCTACTTGATAATCTTCATCTAATATAGCTCTACACAATGGACGTATCATATATCCATCATCATCAACAGGTTCATCTGGTTCTTTCCACTTATCACCATCTAATATTCTATTAGCATGAAGATATACTGAAGTTAATCGATTAGTTATTTGTTTATCATAATAAAATGGAGTATTTAATTTTGCAGCACTTACTACTGTATCTTGACTAGTATCTTCCATATATTATACTTTATTAGGTTTATTAGTCCATGTGTTTACTGAAGTTTTCTGATTGCTAGAAGTATTTACATTAATCGTCATATTTCCTAATCCAGATGCAATATTATTAATTGCCTCTGCTTGAGCTAACTGTCCTTGTTGAAGAAGTTTTATATTCTCATTAACATCAGAAACTTTGGCATAAATATCTTCAGTCTTATCTTTTCCTAAATCAGCTATTAATTCTTGTCCAACGGATTCTGAAGTATTACCAGGAATAGCCCCTCCTGAAGTTGGAGTAGATGGTGTAATCTTTTCTGGAGACAAGACACTATTTTGAGCCATTATTAATCCAGAATCACTCTTAAAAGAATTAACACCTACAGTACTCCAATCATAAGTAGGTATACTAGAACTTTCATCTGTTTTTTGTTCTACATAATTATCTGCATAATAAACTCCTTCTTGTCCTTTATTTTCAGACTCAAATTCTTTATTCCAAGCTAACCAAGTATTAACAGAAGAATTATCAGGTCCAATATGATAGTGTTTGCCAGTTCCTCCAGTCTTATCTAATACTTCCTTTGTAGTTTCATCCAGAACTCCAAGACCTCGCTTTTTAAAATATTCCTGAACTAATGGAGAACTAAGTAATTGTTGTTTTAACCTTTCAAAATTACCATCAGTAGGAACAATATCAATTGCTAAATTATCAGTAGTATGATAGGATTTATTTCCAGAATTACCAGCTTCTCCAGGTTCTCTTTTCTTAGAAGTAACCACAAAATCTGTTACTCCGCCAGCTTTAAGAATATCTTCTATTCTATCCCAAGAAGCCGATGCTAAATCAGCTTCAGTGTACTTACCTTGATTTCTAAGAGCCTTAATTTCTTCTGTAGATAATGGTTTAATTTTAGAAACAGAATTATATGTATCTTTCCATCTTCCTACATATTTATCATTACCTGGATCATATTTAGATGCAACCCTATTCATCATTATATCTATATCATCACCATTAAATGCATTATATCCATATTGATCCTTATTAAGAAGATTTACTTTATAATTTATATAATCATCTAAAGAATCGAATTTTCTCCAATTATCACCATCCTTTATTCCACCAAAATTATTATTCTTAGTAGCTAAATTACTAGTACCCCAACCTGACTCTTGAGCATCCTGAGCAACCATATAATCTATATACTTCTCATCTATTCCAAGTTCTTTAAATTTCTTAGAATAAGCTCCTCTCATCATTCTCACAAAATCTCCTTTTTCCATATCACTATATATACCTAATCTCCCTCTTACATTATCTATTGCACCATTAACTCCATCAGACATGTAATCATATGATTTTTTTACATTAGAATTCTCCCACTGTTCTTCTTGTTCTTGTTTTAATTTTTTTTCTTTTTCTAATAAATCATCAAGAGAATTTAGTTTTTCCATTAAATTCTCTCCATCATTATATACAATGTCATGTCCACCTAATTTAGCTTTAGATACTAAATATTTTTGCACATCAGTTATAAAATCTCTATTAGTAACATCTACATTATCTTTTCCAGTCCAAGATTGAACAATCCGATTAATAACTTTTGGTGTAATTTCTGCTAGAGTAACTATATCTTTTTTTGAATCTGGATATCTCCATCCGGGTTTTAACTCTTCATCTATAGGTACTAAATCTAAAACTTCAGTACTTTTTACTTTTTTTCTATAATTTTCAGTATCTATAGCACTAGCTGCATTAGTAATATTTGTTCCCCAAAAAGTTTTATTGATAGCTTTTATATAATTACCTGCGACAACTTCTTTTCCTGCAGAAATAAATCTATTATCAATTACCTTATCAATTGCTTGATCTGTAATAAATTGTTGAATTCCAGAAGAAGTAATATCATTTACTTCTTGTTCAGTTCTAGGACGTATAATATATTTATATTTTTTTGGAACAATCTCACCGGATTTAATTAATTCATTATAAATATTTCCTCCATCTTTAACATTACGAAACAAACTTATCAATGTTGAAGGATTTACTAAAGTTTTCCCATCATTCTTTTCAGCAATATCTTTAAGATTTTGTAATCCCTGAATAACTGGAGTAGTATTAATTTCTCCTGTTCTATTAGCTATTTCAATAAATCTTTGAATATTATTTGCTTGAGCAATTGATGCTGTAGTATTATTTCTTAAACTTCCATCTGTATTAAAATCACTAGCAACTTGAAAATTTCTATTAATATCACTGGTTCCTTGAGCAACATTATCCTCTCCTTTAATCATTTTGATAACATCATTTCCTCTTTTAAATTTATCATTTGATACAGATTGTTCAACTGAACTTCTTCTTATTTCACTAGTTATTGATTGTCTTGCTCCTTCAGGACCTAATAAAATAGTTTTAAAAATATCACCTACATACCCTACCAAAGTTTGTAAAGAACCTGCTATGTTATTTAAATCTAACTTAGGAGGTTTTAAAGTCTTTACAGCTTCTCCTCGTATTTCGAACCAATCTTTTATTTTTTTTAGGAGAATATTAAAAATACCAGCTCCTTTTCCAGTACTTTCGGAATCTCCATTCCAAAATAATTTAAAGAATGAATCTGAAATACTAGATTTGCTATTATCAGGATCTCCACCAAAAGCAGATATTAACATTTTTGCAAGTCCAGATCTACTTCTACCTCCACCTTTCTCTTTATCTCCAAAGAAAAATCGTTCAATACTAGCACCTATACTAATAACCTTATCCCAATGTTTAGCTAAGAACATAGTACCGAAGAGGAAGAGAATAGTTTTAAATTGTCCACCTACTGAAGATGCTAATTTCCTAGGATCTAATCTCTCTGAAACACTCTTCCCTAGATCGGATAAATGTTTCATGAGTTTATTAGTACTTCTTGTTAAGGACCACTCACGACGTTGATACTCTTTTTCTCTGATCGCTGCTTGTTGATTCTGTTTAGCAAAGGCATTAGATATCCAAGTTTTAAATCGAGCCTGTCCTTCATCTGGATTTTGTTTTACTGCTAATGTTCTCCCTTGGACAGGACCACCAATATTAGCAGCGGGAACAGCAACATTATTAGTCGTCGTGTTCGTAGTGTTATTATTTATTATTATCTTCTGTGGAGTTACTTGTACACTCCTTGAAGATGTTCGTTGTACTTTAGGTTGTCCAAGTCCATATTTTCCTAAGACAGCCTGAGTTTGTGGATTCATTGCCTGTACTTGTTGTTGTACTGCTGCTCCACCACCTAATCCTCCAAGTGCAGCCATCTCTACAGCTTGACTCATAGTTTCATTATTAGCCGCATCAGCATTATTTTCGAGTCTAGCTGTTTGTAAGTTTCCCTGACGTTCTGCATTTATCTGAACAATCTGGTTTTGTGCTTCTTGGAGTTGTTGTAAGTCTTTCCCATCCTCTGGTTTCTGGGAAGACATTTTTCTTACTTTATTTTCAATATCTTCTACAGCCATCGTTTATTTTTTTTTATATAGCTTCAAAGCCTTATATATGAAATAAAATATATAAAGATTATGAAGAAAAATATAATAAAAGCTTATAAATTTATTAACTACAGCGATCATGATAATTGCGCTTGTGATTTAGCATTATCACCTGTAGAATGTTATCTTTTTTTAGAGAAAGAGAAGTATGAACGATTTTATAGAGGTAATATTCAAAAACTTAATGAAGAATTAAAGGATATTACTTATGGATTATTACAAATTAATATATTACAAGATTACAAATTAGATGACTTTGAACTAATTGATAAAAATTACATACCGAATAATAAAGATTATGTATTAATATCTTTACCCACAGTATGTGAATTTAATATAATAAATAGTCAGCTAAATCTATCAGATGAAGCGATAAAATATATTAATTTTATTCAAAAAGAGGATTAATTTCCTCTTTTATTTTTCTTCCACATTCTCTTTCTTGTTTTACTATCAGGAAAACACTATTTTTATTATATGCTCTAGATGGAATTTGAATAGCTTTATAAATAGATTCTTTCATTTTCGCATCTCCCGTAGATTTATACGTTTCAACTGCTAAATCTTCTGCTACTTTAGCTACAGATCTTTTTTCAGGAATTATACCTAATTTATCCGCTATTTTTGATCCTTCTTTCCAAGCATTCTGTTCATTCTTAACTATCAGCTTCTTTCCTACATAATCTTTACTAAAAGAGATTGGTCCTCCTTTTACCTTATTTTTGAAAAGAGGTCTCTTAAATCTCTTCTTAAAAAATTTACTAGTAAATGCCACAATTCCAGATATCGGCTTTTTCCTTGCTTCATCATGTCCAACTTCGTGTAAAGCAATATGTGAATTTTCTCCTCTTCTAGTATTAAGATTTATCATCTTATCGTTTGTTTGTACCTGCTGAATAGTCTCTTGTAGAGTATTCTTTGGATCCTTAACAGGCTTGAATTTTCTTAACATCCGTTTTGCAGGTTTTAAATTATGTTCTATGAAATTACCACCTTTATGACCAGTTAATTTGGCAAAAGTATCTTCATGAGAAACTCCAATCCTTCTTTTATTAGCTTCTTGAATTACTTTATTATGAAATTCCTGATCAGTTACGATCGGCATTCTACTTAGAGATCTATTTGCTTTAATATTCCTAGCAACATCATTTCTCATGGATCTTGCCACCTTATCAGCTATAGATTTTCTTTTCTCACCTACAAGTTTTTTATAAGTTCTTTTAACTCCGTGACGTTTTATTAATTCCCTAATATTTGAAAATTTTCCGAATTCACGCTGTTCTATAGTCCAACCATCAGAATACAGTCTTTCCACTAAATCTCTACCAGTAAAAGATTTAGTTTTTAGTTTTCTTGCTATGATCATAATTACTTCGTTTTTATTTTCTCTATGAACTGGTCTATTTCTTTATTTCCGAGACCTAAAATAACTCCAAGACGTTTACTATACCAAAACTTTCCTGGGACTTTAAGAATACTATATAACTCATCTTGACACTCCAAGAAAGTTATCAGGCGACTTCCAGAAATTGACTTTTTCGTTACTATTTCGATATCCCCTGGAATAGTATACTTATCTAATTTATCTTTCCGTATCATAACAACCGGAGTACATTTCTTGAGATTAGGAGTAGACATATATTCTTCGGTATCAATTAAAACTCCTCTTACTAACCTTGGAGATCTTACCGACTTTTCTTCTTTCTTAGGTTCCTCGGATTCTTCTTTATCTCCTAGTAAACGTGTAATGAGATCTATAACACTCAAGATCGCCAACACAGCCAAGAAAAATATTAATCCAGGGAGAAGTAAGACAAGAACAATAATCCCAGGCACAATAAACAGTAGAGACCAGGAAAACCAATTATCTATATCAACTAACCACTCTACCAATTCAGTTTTCTTTATCTTCATTTTCTTTCCTCCAATTATTTCTTATATATTCTTTCGTATCTTCTATAAATCTCAATAATTCAGCCGAGATCAAATCATATTCATCCAAGATCTCGAAAACACAATAATTATCTAGAATACTGAAATTTTCCTTATAAAATACTCCTTCAGAATAATAATTATCGGAAACTAATCTCCTAAAATCATAACTCTGTATAAATAGTGTGTCTCCGGGAATATTATTAAACTTTCCGATCTTGAGTAATATGAATACGTCTATAGTCTCAGATTTAACTCCTATAATCGAAACTATATCATCTTCGGTGGTTTTATCTCTAGAGGAAAATAGTCTAGAATAACCGCTAAACTTAAGAATATTACCTATATTGTTATTATCTTCTATCCATCGTACCATACGCATTTTTATTAATTAGTTCCTATAGATCTATATCCCAAGACTCTATAGGATTATACTTTTATTCTTTCTCTTTTTTCTTATCGTAAAATTTCTTAGCCCCATATAATGCTCCTGCCGCTAAAGCAGTTCCAGCCATTATTTTTCCAGTTCTTCCCAGTTTAAATGGAGACTTAGTAACCCTAGACGTACCCTTATCTAACGGAGAATTAGTCTTAGGTGCAGTTGGGCCAAAGTTAAGTGGATTTTTAGGAATAGAATTAGTAGGTATTGTAGTATTTGTTATTGGACTAGGATTTTCTACAACTCTATTCTTTCTTTCTAATACACTTTGACGAAACTTCTTTTGATTTTCAGGAGATAGAGCTTGAATTCTTTCCTGTTTAGTTTTAATTTTTTCCTGTACCTTCGTTCCTCTTATTTTTTTAACACCTCTATCTTGAGTATTTTGTCCATATCCTCTTGCCTGTTGTAATAAAGTTTGCTGAGCATTTCCTAATCTTTTGTCAACTTTACTAATACTAGGATTATCATACTCAGAAGAAGGCAATACTTTATTAATTTCTATGGCTTTTTTATACCTTTCTGAATTCTTTAGTATCTGCTCTTGAGGGATTCCACCCATAGACTGATGTTGAATAACCGGATTTACAGCTTGAGTCATTTGCCACTGCCTTGTTTTAATCTTATTTGCTTTATTACCAAACTCTTTCTGTCTCAGTATTATCATATATTTCTTAAACTGTCAAGGGAAGAATATTGTTAAATCCTATACCCCCCCCTTGACATATAAAATTTTAAGGGAGGGTATAGTTTTATAAGTCCATTAAGTCGACATTCTTAGTTCCCATTATTTCTTTTCTCTCAGCTTCCTCTTCATAATAAGCTTGACGTTGTGCCGCTGATATTCCTTTAAGTCTCTGTCCCTTCTTTCCACCAAAATTAAGTAACGGAAAATCAGGGTCAGTTCCTTCGGTAGTATCAAGGAAGTTTTCATAGCATTCACGAAGAGACTTAAGAGAAGAAAGTGTATAGTACTCTACTCCATCGACCTTAAGAAATTTATTTAAATAAAATTTTAGATCCATCAATTGGGGAATTGTTACAGATGTCTCGAAAGAAGTCGACAGTAAGAGATTCTACACTTACTGCCACACTCCTCCTTTCTTTCGCTTTCTTTCCTTTATTACATTCAGGACAATATAGTTGAATAGGTTCAAGTCTATCGTAATATAAGTCACGAAGAGCAAGCAAGAGAGTAACATCACCATGAGTAGCCCCTAAGACATCTTTCTCGATCTGTGTTCCCTGATAATCAAAATCTTTAATCAAGGCTATAGTTTTAATCATCTTCAAGTCAGTTACAGTTCGATATCTAAGGTAAGTCTGAAATACCTTCATAAACTCTCTAACTGTCGGAACTATAGTCTCGTATCTATGCCCTCCAAGTTCAATAAAAGCACCATTCATAATCTTTTGATCGATCTGTTTAAAGTGAATATCTTTTTCGAAGGATATAGTTTTCTTCATCTTCTTACCACATTCAGGACATGTTACTTCTATTTCATAAGATAATTCCCCAGAAACCGTACAAAGCTTCTTATAAAATATCAAGAAATCTACATCCATTAAATAACAATCTAGGATAGTTTCATCTTCTTGAACTAAAAGATTGATATCATATAAGTATTTTTCTAGTGGATCATCAGAAGGAAGATTCTCAAGATATCTTGTTATTTCTAAGAATGTCATAGGACTAACCTTAACACTTGGGAATTTATATCCATATCCCCCTGATGGTAATTGTGATGTTAAAATATTCATAATCGTTAAACTCTCATTTTTTTATTAATTAATCTTCTTTTTCTCTACGCTCTAATTCTTTACGAGCCTTTCTTGCTTCTGATTTATGATGAAGATGTCCAGCTGCAGCAATTCCGGCACCTGTAGCAGCACCGATTCCAGCTCCTATTAAACCTCTTTTTAAAGATAATTTCTTAGCTAATCCAATTGAAGCTCCGGAGACACTAGTAGCAGCTATAAGTCTTTTATTATTTTTCTTAATATTTTCTTTTTCCTTATCAGTCAAACCTTCATCATATCTAGCTCTTTCTTTAAGCCATTTATCTGACTTTCGAGAGAATTTAGAATCATCAAACTCTTCTGACATTCCAAGATATGTTTCTTCATCTAAATCATCATCAGCCTTAGAAAATTTATTCTCTCTAAGTTTTTCTGCACGTTTCTTCATTAAATGGTTTGAAGCTAATCCCGCCGCTGTTCCTAATAAAGCTGTTCCTGCCAAGATCTTCTTATTTCTCTTTGAAGCTTTCTTTGAAACTTTATCTTCTAATTTCTTTGTTGCTTTTTTTAGTATATCTTCTTCGCCTTTTAATTTTTTATCAGCCATGTTTAGATAATGTTTTTCAACTTTCTGAACTTTTAGAAGATTATCAAGTTCGTTAAATGAATCTATTACTGGTTCTCCTGTTCTCGTCTTTTCATTAGCTCGCTTAAATACCTCTTTACCAGTTTTTCTAATTTTATCAAGTTCATTCCGATATTTTTCATATAATTTACCAGAATGTTTGAGATACTGATCATTTATTTTGGCTTCATCAACTGACTTAGCAACGTCAGAACCAATTAAACCTACCCCAGCTACAGTACCACCAGCTAAAATTCCATGTGCAGTAGCTACTCCTTTACGATTTTTATCAATCTGATCTGCAGCTCTCTGTTTTTTCTCTTCAGCTGTTAATTTCTTAGAGAATAATTTTCTTTTGATTATCATACTATTTATATAGGGGATTATTAAACTTCATACCCCCCCCCTTTAGAGAGTATGATTTTTCTTATTATAAATAAAGAACGAAATATAAACTAAAAGCCTTATATATGTAATAAAATATTTTAAATTATGAAAATAGGAATAAGTACAACTAACATAATTAATGAATTTGTTAGATTTATAGGTCCTGTAGTTGACCTAAGAATAAAAGAATGTAAAGTGTATGTAATAATAGATCACAATAAATTTACTAATCTAGAAGAAATACTAAATCAATTAAATCAACAATCTATTTTTTCACTTAGTCCAGCAGAAATTGTATCATCTTTTGAAGTAGAATCTATACTACTTGATACAGATAATTCAAGAACAGATACAGTTATAAAACTTCCTGGGACTTGGAGAATAAATACAGAAACTAATGAAATAATTGAACAAGAAAATCTAGATAAAATTTTAAAGCTATTTACTACACAAGAAGGATGAGAGAAAAAAACTCATCCTTTTATTTTCTTTTCTTAGAATTTCCAAAGATCTGACCTATAATACTCTTATCCTTTCTTCTATTTTGCCTTATTTCTCTCTTATCTAGTTTATTTTTAAGGTCTAAATCATTTTTATCCAAATTTTCCGGATAAGTATTTTTAATTCTATGTAACTTACCTGGACTAACTTCTTTCTTTAAAGCACTATTTGGATCTAAATATTTAGCCGCTGCATTTAAAGTTCTTGCATTTCTGGCAGCTTTATAAGTTTTTAGAGATAATTTTTTATCCTTTTCTGCAAGTTTTATCTCTTCTTTAGATGCCCCATGCTCTTTCATTAAATTTATTCCATTCTTCCAAGCATTTTTCTCCTCTTTAAGTTCAGCACTATTTCTTTTGAACTCTTCTTTCACTCGTTCTATAGTTCCAATTTCAGATTTTTTCTTACTCTTATTCATTAAATTTAATCTACTAATAGCTTTATTCCTCTCACCAGCAGCTCCAGTACTATTCATTGCATGACCTACTTCATGGGCTAGAGCTGGAATATTTTCATCATATTTTCCTTTAATATTTATAAGACCTGATCTTGGAGATAATCCAGAAACTTCATTAGGAGATAACGTTAATGCAATTTTCTTACTTAATCGTTTTCCATCAACATTTCCTTCGTATTTTGAATTATTCAGAAACCGTTTACTAACTTCTTTTGCTTCTTCTGGCTTAAATGGAGCATAATAATTTATAGATTCTTTTTCACCTATTGAAGTTTGAATTTTATTATTATCAAATACTCTAGAATTTCCCTTCTTAATAGCATCCTTTACTAAATCTTTTCCAAGTTTCTTATTAGAAATAGATTCTTTTTCTAAATCTTTTGCTAATTTAAGTACTTCACTATTATTAGATACTTGTTTAACTGATAAATCTTCTAACTTCTTTCCGATTTTTCTTTGAAGTCTACCTGCATATTTCTTCATAACTCTAGAACCACCTGAATGGTAAAATTCTTGAGCTATATTAAATTGTTTTTGTCGTAGGATTATTATACTATTAATTTTTATTCAAAACAAAATTCCCACTCACCTTTACTGGCGAATGAGAATTATTATGTCCCAGGCAAGATCGAACACTTACCTCATAAAATATTGTTTATTGTTTTCAGGTTATTATATATTTCTTGATACTCTGGCTTAACTCCTATAATGTCAGTAGCTTTCACTCTCTTCTTAGAACCATCAGAAAGTATTTCATTTACTTTAGCCTCCTTAGTTTCAAAAAAGTTTTCTAAGTCAGTTGCTTTAGGAGTAGCTGTATAATTAATTGAAGAATATAGTCCTCCAAGAATTTCTTTTATTTTTGCTTGGCTTATTCTATCTCCAACAGAAAACTTAGAGAGAATAGTATTTACCAAAAGTTCTTTACTAAATGTTACAATACCTAACTCTTTTTCAATTTTATACCTATCATACCCCAAAGCTTTTAGTTTTTGTGGTTTAAGAATAGTATAATAAGATTTAATATTATCATGTTCCCCAATCTGATCTAATACTATTTGTATAGCTTGATTAGATAATCCATATTCACATAATAATTTAAGCTTTTGTTTGAACAAAGTTAGATTTTCATACTCATTCATAAAATTAGATACTTCTCTATTAATTAGATCATTTGTATCTAATGTATTATGTACTGAACTAAATACAGTAAATCTATCTTTATAATCATATTGTTGTATTCTAAAAGCTCTAATCTCATTTACTAATACTAAATTATTAAGTACAGGTATCAAAGTTCCACTCTGATGTTCGTTTACCGCCACATAATTATCTTTATAACTAAAAGATTTTGCCATTTTTTGATATGTTTCTGCTAGATCATATTTTGCTTTATCAGGTGCAGAGCTATAGGAATCTAATAAGTTTTGAGTAATTTCTTTTTTTCTTTCTACTTCTTTATTAAACTCCTCTTGAGACACTTTCCTATAATCACATATTGTTCGATAATAAAATACTGCACTATTACTCCATGGATTCTCTTGCAGCCTTTGTCTACCTAAGATCTGAGGCAAGTCTTCAGAGATATCAACAGCTAAAGTATCTATATTACTATCAGAGAAAATAAATGATCTAGCACAAGTAGAGTAAAAATCAGCACCTAGGTAAACAGTTCTAGTACAAAAGGTAAACATTTTAGGTTTAACTCCTTTTAGCGGTACTTCACCTATTACGAATTTCTTCCCTAATTTACGTTGTATTCGTTTTTGATTATCAGGAGTATCACTACACAAAATATTTACTTCTTCAGGTTGGAGATTACACTTTTTTATAATACTAGTAATATGATTAACAGAATTTACATAAAATACAGCTTCATCCGATATTATTTCAACAGGATAGCCATTTACCATTCTAATAGCTCTCTCAAAATTACCATCCTTGTAGGACTGAATAATTTCTGGGAGTTTTTCGCCAACAGATTTCATTGTAAGTACTTTTAAGGCAGGTTTTAATACCCTAGTCGAATCCTCCTTACTCCAATCCATATTAATATATGGAAGACCATCAAACTCACCTAACATATTAAGATATTCCTCCAACATAGGAGTTGCGCTAACAAATAAAGCTGAGTGAGATTGGTGTAGATGATATAAAAAATCTAATTCTGTATTAGACTTAAACTTAGAATCATGTAAGATAGTTTGAAACTCATCTATAATGGTGTAAAAAGATTGAAATATACCCAAAGATGTTAATATATCTTTTACAATTCTATAAGAATCATATGTTACAAGAATTTTACAAGGTTTATCTCCTAAGTATTTTCTTTCATTTAGATAGTCTTTTATTTCATTCATTAATCTATTATAAACTGTATCCTTTCCATGAACTACTTCTTTAAGAGTATCCATAAATACTTGAGATCTAGTCTTATCTATCTTGCTTAAATCTTTATCAACTGTCAATTCTTTTTCAAGCTCATTCACTACTAAGTAAACACTATCCTTATGTTGGTCTTTCTTATTTTTAAGTAACATCTTTCTTGGAGAACATAGGATAACATTTTCAGGACCTCTAAGACAGTATTCTGTAAATCCACAACCTGGAAGTTGTTTATTAATAATACATTTTACTGGGAATTTATAAAATCTAAAGTCTGTTCCTAATTCTGATATAAATCTTATTCCTCTAGGAACTACATAATCATTTAATTTTAGTATTGGCATACGTATAATTTTATCAAATTTATTATAATCTAATAGAGAATCCAGTTAAAAGAACTACTATGTCTCTTTAAATTGAAGACATAGGAGGATTCCCTTTTCAATCATAAGGAATTGAAAGGATATTATACGCATTTTGTCACTTTAAATGGAGTATTTTTAGTACAGTACTATATATATTTTATCTGACAAAAAAGTGACACTTGCTCATATAGATAAAGAACATAAGATCATGTCGGAGACATGGAATATTTATGTTTAGGATTTCTATGAGCTTTTAATCTAGAAATACCACCCCTGGCCCTTTAGAGGCCAAAGGGGTGTCAACTTAATTAAAATAATATTATACTAAAATTTCCTATATATCTTATTCAATGTTTCTTTTCTAAGACACCTCTAGCGGTAGCGGTTAGAGGTGTAGGATAAGGGAAGCTCCTTTGTCCTCATAAATAAGGGACAAACCTATATAAAACTTCCCTTTTATCAATTTGAAAGCCTAGTATATGTAATATAAACTTTAAATACGTAGAATTATGAAAAGAATAGTCAAAGAAGCGGTAATTGAAAGAAAACTTACTGATGAAGAGAAAGATATAGTAAGACCTCATTTAGAATGTAATTATAAAATAGTAGATTTATATCCTGTTGATGAGGATACTATAATACCTGAGGAAGCACTAGATCCTGAGAAGTGGGATGTTCCAGAGGGTTATTATGCTATTGAGATTGAATGATAGTTTTATATACCTTCAATTCTTCCATATGAAATAAGAATAAAATATATAAAATTATGAAAAGAGATAAATTAATAAAAGAGATTATTGAGAAGGATTCATTTATTTTTGAAGATCCTTGTCCTTTATCCCATCAAGAATTAGAAGAGATAGACTCTACTATAGAGAGTACATCTTCTATGTTAGATAATATGAAAATTGACTCAACAGAGGATGATCCTATGCTAAGATTTGAAAAAATAGTAGAAAATCTTAATAAATCTAATAAAAGTATGAGAGTAAAAAGAAATGAGTTAATCTTTTTAAAGGATTATCATAATACATCAAAAACTCCTTGTTCAGATTGGCTTGATCATAAAAGAGTAGACCTGTATCCTATTAATGAAAATACAGAAATACCTACAGATGCATTAGATCCAGGGGTATGGAATATTCCTGAAGGTTATTATGCTATTGATAGAGATTTGGATTAATTTCCAAATCTCTTTATTTATTTTTATATTTTCCGAGTAATCTTACAGTATCATCAGTCATCATTTTATTAGCTGCATTGGATTCATAAGTTCTAAAGGAATAATCTAGACTTTTATTTCCTGCTTTTTGCATTTCTCTGGAAAGATTATATTTTTTCGCTAATGCAGCGGCATGATATGATGCATTAGCTTCATTCATTAATGTAGATAAATTTCCTACATTGTTCATAATAGAATTATGTAAATTATGTGAAGTATTTACTTTTTTATCCAAACTTCTATAATTACCATAATATTTACCTCCTCTTAATTGTTCTCTATTATCACTTACACGATGTCCAACCTCATGAAGAATTGTATATGGATTTTTTCTATGTATATTATTTATATTAATAGTATCATTTTTATAATTATATTCTGTAGTTAAATTAGAACCTACTGCAGTTTTTATATTATTTTTTTTAAGATCTTCTAGGTATTCTTTTCTACCCTTGAGATCATATATTCTTCCTCTATTTCGTTCATATAATGGATCGTAATAAACTTCAGTATTAGTTCTTCCATATAATCCTAAAGTAATTTCTAGATTTTTTATCTCTGGCTCTAGATTTTTTAATTCTTCTTTTTCTTGCTTTCTTTTAGGGAATAATATATCTAATAAATTCATAATAATTTGTTTTAGTGTTTAGTAGAAAAGTAGCCGATCAAAGCCACTCTTCTTTAGTTTTTATGTTGGTTGTATTATTTTTGGCTGAGTTATTATATCAGGGGATTCACCTTCTATGAGAATTCTTTTTAAAACTTCAGATATTTTCTCATAGGTATTGTAAGTATATGGAATTTCTATAAGAATTATATTATTTTCCTTACAATATTTTCTAACGTTCTCATCCCTTTTTAACTGTTTTTTATATTTCTTTAACCCTTCGCGTTTAGATTTTTCGCTAATATTAGTTCTTATCCCTCTGCCATCTGTAAGAAATATCATAGATTTTAAATTGTAATGTTGTTCTCCATTATATTCTATCCAGTAAGTTATGTTAGTATCTTTTTTAGAATAAATTATATAATCTATTCTTATATTAATTTTATTTATATTAGTTGAAACTTCTCTTTTATAGTAGAATAATTCAGAATTACTATTCATCCAAGTATAGATTAATTCTTCTCCTCCACTTCTTCCCTTAGTTTCATAGTTTAATCCTCTTAGGAAATTATAAGGAGTTATTAAGAAATCTACATTATTGAATTTATCCAATATTCTAACAGGAGTTGTCCTATTTACGTATCTCACTTTTGAATAATCATATCTTTCTTTTCCATGAATTTGCTCAGCTTTCTGGATAAATAAATCTATTCCATTACTCTGTTCTTTAGCTATTCTTTCAGTAGTACACTTAGGACATACTTTATTTGTTAATTTCAGATGCGCTTCTGGAGTTTGCCAAAAATATCTATTACAATGATTACATAATATTTTTACAGGAGTAAATCTATCAATATAATCGACTTCAGAATAATTGAAACTATCTTGAAATAATTGAATAGCTTTATTAATCCAATTATTAAATGATTTCAATCTTTTTTGTTCATCTAAATTCTTTTTAACACAAGAAGGACATCCTATAGTATTATGATTGTTCTTTTTGGATAATGTGCCTAAATGATTTGAAGGTATAACTTCAAAATAATTTCCACATCTTTTACATTTTAATATTATAGGTGTTTCTAAGTCTATAAATTCTGTTTTATCATATTCAAATAGATCTTTGTATATTTCTTTAGATCTATTTATAAAATCTTCTGTAGTCTTTAATTCGTTTCTTTTCATTATTATAATTATCCTTTTATAAATTTAATTCAATTTTAGTTATTTATGAAAGGAGAGTAGATTGATCAGATCTACTCTCCAGGATAATCATAAATAAGAAATCTAATATTGAATTAAAAATCTATTTTTTTAAATATTATCAAAAGTTCTTTCGTAGTGTTCAAATTGAAAACTTACTTGAATCGTAATATATTGATATTTTATTATCAAACTAGACTATATCTTAAGGAAAATCCCTCTTTGTACATAGTCGTTGAGAGTATCATTATTGATACTTTGCTGATTATTTATACAAATTTATAAATTTCCCAGCAATTCACAAAATTCTATTAGGATTTTATTCCTAAACTGACAATTAAATTTTATCAGCTCTATCTGTACCATCTTCTGTCTGTGGTTATGTTAACTATAATAAATCATATTATTATAGCCCAGAATACAAATTCAACTTAGGGTTTTCTAAGTTGGTAAGTCTTTATTCGTTACACTAAGAATTGAAATATAATTCTTAGCTCGGTATCGGGAATTATCCTTTCACCGAATTTACTTACTAATAATTTAGGGAATTACTTCTCTAAACGGCCAGTAATTATTTACAAACCATTTTCCGGTTGATGTGTTATTTTTATATATCACTTCAGACTATATCATAAAGAGAACTATGGCTTTCTCTTTCTTTATCCTTAGTCGTTGAGAAATAGATTTTATTATCTATTTTTGCTGATTTATGTTTTACATTTTCCAGCAATTCATAAAGATTCAGATTTTATTATAAAAATCTGGACGAGTGTTCATCAATTGGAGCATCCTGAAGAATACAGTTATAGAAATTAAGAGTACGAACTTTGATACGGCTTGAGTTAGTTAAGATTAATCTAAGGTCGCATACTAAGTCATCCTTTCTGAAAGAATATTTAGTATCACGATCTGCAATTTTCTGGCGATAGTCCTTATGGTTTTTGTTTTAAATCATACTAGACTATATCATAAAGAGGAACTATGGCTTAACCCTCTTTCTTTGTACTTAGTCGTTGAAAAATAGAATCATATCTATTTCTGCTGATTATTTTTTCGTTATATTAGGTTCATCGCTCTTAATCCTAAATCTTAAGCGATGGAGATAACTATAACGAGATATTTCCAGCAGTTCACAAAGATTCATTAAGGAACTTTTAATCTCTTAATGGACAACTTTTAAATTATCAAACCAGTAAGTAATTGCCTGATCTTCCTTATCTACAAAAGCCAACGACAGGGTTCCAGCTGTGTTTTGACCTGTCTTCTGAATGATAGTATAATTACCACGCATTCTCTTTTCAAAACCTGATACACTATAATCAATACCTACCTGAACGGCATTTAATCTAGCATTGAAAATATCAGTACCAGGGAAATAAACTCAAACATTTGTTCTATGTTTAGACTATATCATAAAAGAAATCTATGGCTATTTCTTTTCTTTGCTAATAGTCGTTGAGAAATAGATTTTTTATCTATTTTTGCTGATTTATCTTTACTTGATCTTCCAGCAGTTTACAAAGTTTTACTAAGACAATTATTTATCTTAGGTACATTAATGAATTGAAGTTCCCACATGTCACCACGAAGGAATTCTTTATTATTATCTTTATATGTACTTTGATAGTCAATAAATTTCATGTATCCGTCACTTCCGCGGACTAAACTTGCTACGCTTGCCATAGTTTTTATTATTTTTTATCGTAATTTAAAGTTATATCGATCGTCATATCATTATCTACTAAGTCGCTCATTCTAGATTCCACTTCAAGTCCTAGTCTGTTATTTGGTAAGTCTAGGTAAAATCCAGTAATAACTAATGAATCTATATATGAGTACCCAGCTGATATTCTATTTAAGATCTGTTCTATTCTAGCTCTTATATCTCCGGCTGATTTAGTACTAAGAATTTTCCATTTATTCTTTTCCAATTCTCTAGCCACTTTTCCTATACAGAATCTCATCCACCCTGAAGTATTGAAGTCTTGTCCATTTTGATATTTTTTATAATAATATATCTGGTTATTAAATACTAGATAATTACTTTTGTATTCTTCAAGTTTTTCTTCTGGTGATTCAAAGGTGTAAGGATCTGTTGTAGGTGTTTGATATAAGATCTGATCGCTAGTTATTGAGTAAATATCTTGTAAGAGCCCTCTAATATGTAAATAATATCCAGGTCTATCTTGTCCGAAAATTGTTTGCCCTCGATAAAAATATAAGAGTCGATTATCAGTGTCAGAGGTATAATTAAAGACGTAGTTATTTCCGGCCGTATTAGTTTCCTCAGGATCAGTTGTTTCTATTAAGTTTCCGTTTTCCACTTTATAGAATTTTACTCCTCCAGTGGGTTGTGATACTATATAAATTGTTCCTGAGGTTATATTTTCGGCCGATGGGAGTTCTTGAGTTTCTACGTAGGTCCATCCATTATCAGAATTTTGGAATAATACTTGAAAACCTAAACTCCTTGCATACCCTAAAAATCTCTCGTATTCTGGATAATAACTAGTCTCTGAGCCTGTCTTCATTCCGGCCGAGTATTTATAGATATCAGGGACTAAGAAATAATCGATAATTCCAGCGTTGTCAGATCCAAAAATAGCCTCTGCCGCTTTCCAATATTCCCCATTTATATCTTCGGCCGTTTCTTTCCAGGCTCGTTTAAGATACCATGTTCCAGAAGGTAATTCAGATTCTTTAGTACCTTTTTTATATTCTACCTCTTCACCTGTTTCTCGATTTATGTAAGATGTTGAGAGAATACATCTAACTAACTTAGACTCTGAAGTAATTATAGTATCAAGTCTTTCCTGTCCAATAGTAAATAAACCACCTTCATAAATTTCTTGATATTTATACCTCTCGATTGTTACTCTATACTTATCATCTCCTTTCAGTTTCTCAATATTTACACTAATATCACTATCTAAGTATTCGGGATCTCCACCTTCAGTACCAGTTGTTTTAGATATAAATCTCACTCTAGTACTTCCGCTCGAGATTTTTGATAGTATATTGTGTGTAGTGTTAAAATCTGGTTCGAATAATAGATCAGTAATATTAGTAAAATAAGTAACCTGAACAGAATATGATGTGTATATTTTGTAACCCTCCGAGATATTTCCTTCGACTGTATAACCTAATTGACTTGGAATTATAACTTCTACTAACCTCTTGAAAATTTCCTTATTACTTTCTTTGGCTTTGATTTCGACCTCGACTGCTTCATCATAATACTGACTTGGAATATTAGGGATACTATTAATTTCCTCTTTAAACCAAATCATTATATTTTCATAAGAGTCATTTTTAAGTTTTTTCAGGATTATATATTTAGAAGTTAATCCCTCGTCTATCGGGTGAAAATCTATCTCAGGGTTATATACTAAAGAATAAGCTAAAGTTTCATACCCTTTTGATACTCTTAGCAAGTCAGGAAGATGAGATAATAATATTTCTTCATTAATTTTTTCAGTATAATCAACATCTCCTTCCTCTATATATTTCGGATAACAATATTCAGGTCCAATAAAACCTGGATAATTTATGTTTAATACATCCCTATTTTCTAGAGAACTCGTATTATTAGTGTCAAGATTTTGTGGTAATTCTAGGATTTTCATATATTCTCCTAGATAATATATATAAAGAGTATACCACAAATTTCCCTCTTTATATTCGCCTTCTCCTGTTACTACCTTATACAAAACTTTATCTTCTCCGATTTCTGGAAGTTCTGTTAAGTTATAGTATAATTTTTGATCTATAGAATACTCTTTTAGGTCAACATAGTCAGGAGCATTAGTATTTTGTTCAACCTTAATTGGTCTATATAAGAATAAAGTAACTCCAGATTCTAAAAGTTCATCATAATAATCTTTCCCTGGAAAATCTGATCCAAACCAAATATCAAGTTCATCAGGAGTTCTCACAAGTATTGGTTTCTCATATGACATCTTAGAATCTACAACTTCAGAAAATACTGTAAAATCATCTTGTTCAGTGGAGTACTTTATATTAGTTGTTCCTAATCTTAAATACATAGCTTTATATTATTTAATTAGTTTCATTACTGAATTTACTCCACTTTCTACTATAGAACCGTAATCTGTTTTTGAAGAATTATCGGGAGCTTTATGTTGTATTACCTTAACTTCTGGAATTTTTCCTTCATTTGGATTCTCTCCTACGATACTAAATGATACCGTAAGATCTCCTGCACCGTCTCCAATATCCCCTGTATACTCTTCAGAGAAATCTTTCATTACTAAAAGCAAATCAAATTTTTGAATTGTACTATATTGTGGTGTCATAACATATATTCTACATCTGAAGCATATATTTTTATACATAGCAATACACACATTATTAGTATCTATTGCTGTAAGTGAATATTCATCCGGGGGCAGTATATAATAATCAGATGTATGTCCTTCGCTATTATAAATTGCAGCTTTAGCACATTCTTCAAAGTATCGTCTCCAAGATTTATATTGATCGTCGGCGATAGTTATTCGAAGTTCATTAGTAAATTCCATTGAAACAGGATAACTAATTTCACCATCATACAAGCTCAGTGTTTTTGATGTCATTTTAGATTTTTGAAGATCAAAACTAGTAAATGGAATCCATTTATTATAAGCTGTATTTACTCCATGCATTACGATATTTCTTATATTTATTTCGTGGATTCCAGGAAGATAATTAAGATCTCCATTTTCAGGCCCTGCATAAGGTTCAAGAGCAATTTCCCAGAAAGCATTAGTATCTAATGTTTGAATATTATAATTTGAATACCCTGTTGAGGTAAATTTATCTGGAGTTGTAATAAATGGGCTAGATTTTAATACATTATATAAACCTTCTACAGTATTAGTATCGTCAGTATCGCTAGATATCCCACATAATTCCTCTAGAGTAATTAATATACCTTTACCTGAAATATAATTATTTTTAAAACTGTATGTTCTTTCTCCTCCAGAAGATCCTAAAGCCATATCTTTTAAAGCACTACCTGCTTTTTTCCAAAAGGATGATGATGAATTTTTCTTTGCTCCTTCATTAGTTATTTTACTTAAGAGTTCGATTTCATCATAAGAAAATACAGATTGACTTTTTATAGGATTAGAAGCATTACTACTAGTTGATCGTGTATTCGCTTCTTCAAATCCATTATATTTAAATTTATTTTCATCTGGTCTATTCAAAGGATTAGATATATCTACTGATTTGCTTCCAACGATACTATTAACAGCATCTCCGAGCTTGTCTCCTAGGTTGTCAAGTGCACCAGAAACTCCTCCAGATACTAAATCACCCAATAAACCGCCATCATTTCCAGGGAGTCTATATCGATTTGATTTAGTTACTTTTTCAAGCTCGTCTCTAGCTACTACCAAACCAGCTAGTGTTTCATTAACAAGAAGTTGTCTTGCCTCTCCATGTACTCCAGTCCAGCCCACGGCTTTTTCAGCAGTCCATCTAAGATAATTACTTAAATTAAGAGATTCTAATCCAAATTTAGGTAATTTCATAGGAGGACCTTCTACTTGTTCAGAAGATAGTTCAGGATTTTCTGAATATTTATAAATTTCTTGTCCATCAGGAGCTTGTGCATCTGGAATTTCTTTTTGTTGGTTATAGAAATAAGTAGGATTTTCTATGATTTTTTCTACTTCTTCTGGAGAAAGATAATTTTCATTATCTGTTTCTGGAATTTCTTTTTGTTGGTTATAGAAATAAGTAGGATTTTCTATGATTTTTTCTACTTCTTCTGGAGAAAGATAATTATATGATCCTTCTGTTTCTACTCTAGGAGCTGAATTTCCTTTAGCTACTTCAGGTAACTTATCTTTATAATTATATTGTTGTTCTGGATTTTCTATGATTTTTTCTACTTCTTCTGGAGAAAGATAATTTTCATTATCTGTTTCTGGAACTTCTAGAATAGAATCGTAAAAATTTCCAAGATCTCCACCAAGACTATCTAACTCTTCTGGGCCAAGAGGAGTATAATCTCCAGATTGTCTAGGAGCATCAGCTATTTCTGGAACTTCAAGGAGAGAATCATAGAAATTATTGATATTTCCACCAAGACTATCTAATTCTTCCGGACCTAATGGAGTATAACCTTCATATCCATCTCCAGAAGTTTCAGGGAGTTCGAGTTTTTCATCTTCTAACTCAAAATCTCTAGTATCTTCAAGTTTATCTATAAAATCTTCAAGACTTTCAGGTTCAGCTTCCTCTGTACCTTTTAAATCTATCCTTTCATCTTCTAAAGAACTTGATTCATATTCTTTAGTACCCTCTAAGTTTATTCTCTCGTCTTCTAAAGATTTAGGTTCGAATTCTTTAGTTCCGGTTAAATCTATTCTAGTGTCCTCTAACTCAGAAGCCTCATAATCCTTCGTATTTTCTAGATCATCAAGATAATCCTCAAGTTCAGACATCTCAGCTTCTTTAGTTCCAGTTAAGTCTATTCTAGTATCTTCAAGAGAATTATTATCTTCTACACTTAAGTTTTCTCTATAATCCTCTAAAGTAGATATCTCAGACTCTTCAGTATTTTCTAGATCAATTCTTTCATTCTCTAGAGCTTTAGGTTCAGACTCCTTTGTATCTTCTAGGTCTATCCTTTTATCTTCGAGACTTTTAGGTTCGGATTCTTCTGTTCCGGTTAAGTTGATTCTGGCATCTTCTAACTCAGAAGCTTCGTATTCTACAGTACCTTTCAGATCTACCCTAGTATCTTCAAGAGAATTATTATCTTCTACACTTAAGTTTTCTCTATAATCCTCTAAAGTAGATATCTCAGATTCTTCAGTACCTTCCAAATCTATTTTAGTGTTTCCAAGTTCTTCTAATACCTTTACAGTACCTCCAAGAGTTATTTTATCTTCAGGTAAACTCTTTAATTCTTCCCCACTTCTAAGAGACTCTTTATGATTCTCTAATTCATCTAACTCCTCCGGCGTTTTCCTAAGATTTTCCCTATAAGTTTCTAACTCTTTATCTTCTACGGTTCTCTCTAAAGATACTTTGGTTTTAGAAAGTTCAGCATCATCTACTGGATTTCTGAGTTTAACTTTAGTATCTTCAAGTTCTTTTAGATTATCTTTTCCACTATTTAATTTTTCTCTGTGATCTTCTAATTCATCTAACTCCTCTGGCGTTTCTTTAAGATCTTCTCTATAACTAGATAATTCAGAAGTTTCAATTGTTTTTTCTAAAGATATTCGAGTAGTATCTAATTCATTTTTAGAATCTACTTCGAGCTGTTCTTTGTATGATAAATCTTTAAATCCTTCAAGGTCTATTCTTGTTAGATCTAATTCTAGGTTGTGATTATCAATAAGATCGGAAGAGTTTTTTCCTAACTCTAGATCTTTTTCTGGAACCTTAAGATTTTCTTTTGTATTTATATAAAGATTTCTTACATCTCTAACTCCTTCTAGATTTAACTTTTCTGTACCTAGAGATTTTAATTCTTTTGGTTCCTCAGTTAATTCTTCTCGGCGGTCTTCTAGGGTTGGTTCAAGGATATTTTTTTTATTTACTATATCCTCACGACGTTTCTCTAGTTCTGTTTTCCTAGGATCATACAGATTTTCACGTGTCTTTTCTGTATACAACCCATGATTTTCCGCCGAGTCAGAGTTTCTATTATCAGAAAGTGGTTCTCGTGATGATTCTTTATATAGACTTTTAATACCACGAACCCCATCTAATCCCTCTATATAATCTTCGAGAGAATTAATTTCTGGAATCCTCCCTGTTGTTCTTCCAGGGAGTTCTAGATTATCTTTCTCTAGGGAAGTATGATTTTCTTGAGTTGTTCTAATACTTTTAAGATATTTACTAAGAGCTTTTACTTCCTCAGGTCTAGTAAGTTGATCACATCCAGGAATTTTATTTTGCTTCAGAATCTCATTTTCTATATTTCTTTCTCTCATAATTACATATCTAAAGTTTCAATAATACTATTCAATGTATAAACATAGAATACTTCAGCTACTTCAGAGTAACCCATTTTAAGAGATATTTTAAATCTGAATGTATATTTTCCACGAGTATATTGTAATTCATCCCCTACTTCAAGAGATCCATCATCTGTATATACTTCTAGATTATCTCTGTTTCGATTCCATACATCTCTTAGTTCATTCTGATTTAATATCAATATTGTAGTAAATTGATCATAATCGTTCTCTAATGTACTACTTGATGAATATGTACCTCCAAAAACATTTTTCCATTTTGAATTACTCTTTGGTCTGAGTACTACAAATTCAGTCCCAAGAAGTTTTAATTGTAATTTTATATTTTTCATTCCAATAGAATAAAGCCTATTTGCCTTATCTAAGTTTTTTGAAATCATATCCGCCATAATAGTATATATTTAGTTTAAAGATTAATCACAGTCAATAATAGTACAAAATTCTTCTGTATCAATTATCTCACGTATTAATTTATATATCTGTTCAAAAGTAAGAGATCCTGATAGTTTCATTACATATATATCTCTCTCTAGGATCGTAATTGTTCTAATATGAGCTGCCATAGATCTAATGAAATCATCAATTTCGTACTGACTATATTCAAGATCTTTTGGAATATATATTTTAATTGAAGATGGATCAGGATATATACTAATTACATCTTTGGGAATTTTACTAGAAACTTCATAATCCCCGATACGATCTTTATCCAATTTCTCTGTTAATTTCGTTATCATCTTTCTAGCTTGTAAATCTGAAAAATATCGAATTCTAGGTACTATCATTTTTCAAATATATTAGGTTTTACATCAGTTGACATGAATTTTTTTAAGATAAAATCAAATTCATTTCTTGTTTTAATTGTGTAGTTATATACAACTACTTTTCCAGTATCTACCCTATTTACTATCGTTTTTAAGTGATTCCAGAAAATAGAATCAATCTTCTTAAGTTCGTTGGTATCCTCTTTATTTACTGTTATTACGAATATTCCAGAGATCATTGACATATTAATACCTATATCTCCACTAAATTCTCCAACAGTATAATCTAGACCTTCAACATAACGAAGTCTTTTAAGGCTATTTTCTAAGTACTTATTTCCAAAGTCTCCTCGATATGTAGGAATTATATCAGGATCATTAGAAAAAGTTACTGCAGCACTATAAATTAAACCGATAAGATCTTCAGATTTACCGGAAAATAGAAATTTTCCCGTTTTCCCAATAAATTTCTTTAAATCATATTTATTTAAAGACTTAACCGAAAAATCCTTCTGTTCAACTTCCTTAATTCTATTTTCAACTAAAGCTTTGTTATCAAGAAGATTTATTTTTACTCCAAGAGTATTACTGAGTTCCATTATAAAGTTGGCTATAACTTGATAATTTGTAAATACAATAGCCACTGAATAAGAATTATTTCTAGAATTGATTGCATAACTACTATATTCCATCCCTGTATACTTCTTACAGTAATAGTCTAAACTATCTGAAGTCTTTTCCAATTCCTTAGAGGTCATTCCAAAAGTATACATGGTAATGGAATTATCTTGTATTGAAAAATTTAATTTATAAGCTGTTACATTTCGATCATTAAAACTAAACTTCTCATCTATTTTTGCTCTTTTATCTAATGAATCTCCTATAGTTACTCCAGAAGCTCTATAAATACCAAACTCACGACGAATTAATTTATCTACCTCTTGAAACTTAACAGACGACATTGGATTGTGTAGGTAATTTAAGAAGAATTTTAATACTACACCTGCTATAGTTCCATATTTACCTCCAGTTATAGCACCACTGGTAATACTAGCATCTTTTAGGAGACTACCTGTAACTCCTCCAATACCAGCACCAGCTAAGGCAGATTTTCCGATTACTTCTATAGCTCCTGGAACCTTATCCATATCCTTAGGACCTGTATAGTGACCCTCCGGAATTGTATATTGTTTTTGTCTAAATTTTGTCATACCATAAGATTTTTAAAATAATTAGTCGAGCTATTTACTATATCTTCTACAACTCTACCTCCTTTACTATCTACATACTTAGATGCAGCCTTAGACATTTTATCACCAACTCCAATCTTTTTCCACATAGTTTTCTCTGGTTTTCCTACTACACTAACTAAAGCAGATGTTCCAGGAATAGGTACTGTTTTCATAGCTACAGAAGTTATAGGTGCTTCTATAGATGGTTGAATTACTTTAGTATTTACAACTCTTCCTGGATTAATGGCTGCTTGATTTGCCGCCATTTTTACTCCTTCTACCTTATTTAAACCTCTTGCTGTAGCTTCTAAGACTTTATTTTGTGTTTTTATGGCGGATCTTTTTGCAGCCATTGGAGTCTTTCTAAGAACTTTTTTATTAAATCCAGCCAATACTCTAGTTCCTGTAAGAGAATACAACTTTCTTTTTATTATCATAATTTTATATATTAAACAAGTAAATCTCCATACCATCCAGATTGGAGTATATAATTATCACACCTAGATCTAAGCTCTTGATATGCAGGGTCGATATTAGATAAAACGTCAATAGAAACACCAGGGAGCAATAAAGAAGCTTTGAGATTTCTGATGTAATTCAATAAATGACATAATGTAAGGTCCATGAAAAATGTACCCCTTGATCCTTCTTCTATATTCAGCCAATAAATAGCTGCTTTAGATGATCCTGGATTAAACGTTTTATCAGGAAGAAAGTCAGGAATTATTGGTCGACTACATATTCCCCTAACATAAAATTGATCATAGCTAGGCATATCCATCATAAAAACATATGGACGTCTATAATCCGTAAAATAAGTATAGTTTCCTGGAGCTGGATAAGATATAGAACCTATTCTGTACATAGGAATAGAATTTGGAACTAATATAATCTGATCTTCCGATATTTTACAATCAAGAAATAATGTAAAATTACTCTTAATCTCACAATATCCTTCAAGTCCCATGTTCTCACAACTACACATCTGAGAACGGTTCATTTTCATCTCCAGAACTAATGGTAGAGTATTTTCAAATTCTCTTAATGACTCCTTAATTATTTCCAGTAGTATTTCATCTGCACTAAGGTAGTCATTTAAATCTAAAATTTCGTCAAGAGAAGTTAAATTGACTAATGCTGCTCGTATAAATAACTTCTTCTTAAGATCTATTAATAATGTTTTATCCATGATATAATACTGGTAATAATTTAGGTTCTATTTTTGTTGTTATATCTTTTCCTTCTTCGAAAAATATCTTTATGATTTCAGGGATTCTATTATTATCTTTATAGGGAATTCGAAGAAGATATATATTATTTTCTTTGCAATATTGTTCTAAGCATCTATCTCGGTTGACTTGATTTACGAAGTCTTGATATGTAGATTGAAAATATTTTATCCAATGAGTATGTTGTTCTCCATCATATTCTATAATAGTGTTTAATTCAGGAATGTAAAAGTCCACAAAAATTTCTCTATTTTCTATTTTTATATATTTTTGACGTACTATGTTTGAATTATATTCTTTTAATAAATTATAACAAGAATACTCCATATTAGAACTTCTCCATTTTCGCTCTTCAGACAAACAATCTTTACAACCTATATATGTTTTTTTCATGAAATTATTAAAGGTTGTCTTCCATATGTTTTTATGTTTATTACATTGTAAAGTTATTTTAGTAAAGGAACCATTCCATTTATTATCTTCAAATCCTAAAAACTTAAAGGATATATTAAATAAATCTTCTTTTTCTTTTAATTTAATGTTTAATACAGATACAGCTTTTTCCTCTGTGTATGATATTTTTTCTAAATCACAAAGAGGACAGGTACCTTTTCCTCTTGATGACACTAATGTTCTAAATGATATTTCATATTCTCCATGTATTGGGCATATTAATGTAACTGGTTCACCATAATCTTTAAAAGTTTCTTTAACTTTTGAAAACTTGGTGTCATATCCATATATATTGTATACCATTTCTTGTGCTTTTTCTGCAGTAATTTTTCTTTTACTACTAACTTTTTCTTTTACACATTCAGGACATAACCAACCTAATTTATCTTTTCTCTTAAATTCTGAATATTTAGGATATCCTATTAAATTATGTATGTTACATTTAATAATCAGTTTTGTATTTCCATTTATAAATTTATTATTTTCAAAACCTAAGAATGAAATATTACCTTTTCTAGAATTATTAAAATAATTTATTATTCTATTAATCTCATCAAGTGCATCTTTTTCACTAATGGATTTACTTTTACTTATTTTTTCTGATTTGCATTGTCTACAACTCCAGCCACTTCTAATAAAATTTCTATAGTTTACTTCTCCAATTAAATTATGAAGCTTACATTTTACTATTAGTATTATTGTTCTTGTATTTTTCCAATCTGGATTTTTTATTTTTATAAATTCTATATTATTGAATATCAATAATTTTTTATTGATATTCTCTAATATTTCTTTTTCTGTTAGTTTTGTCATAATAAATTATATATAAAGGATAGTATGCCAGATTTCTCCAGCATACTATCATAGTTTTTATTATTCAAGGGCTGCTCCTCTAGTATCTTCGTACTCTGAGACTGCAAGATCCATACCAACGTCGAAAATGTCGTGATATCAATATGTTTGCTAAGTATTATCTACTCATGTTCAGACTATATCTTTTAAAATCAGTTTAAAGATTTTAATTATACATCTAGTCGTTGAGAAATAGAATTATATCTATTTTTGCTGATTCTTTGGATTTATTAAGTTCCAGCAATTGGTATAATAATCGCATATACTCTACGATGACATATTTCGCTTATTCTATTATTATTTATAATAGGCAGACTATATTATCTTAGTATCTACTATAGTCGTTGAGAAACTATTAAAAAAATAGTTTTTGCTGATTTATGTTTCACATTTTCCAGCAGTTTAAGATATTTTCTAATGTTAAAATTCACATTAGCCTCTCTTATATAAATTTTCGAAAGGGCACGTTGATATCTAACCAAAACATTAACCACCATTTTATTCTGCATTATTGTTAAACTTAAATATAAGATTAATATTTAAGATCAGACTATATCATTTTAATAAGTACATAGTCGTTGAGAAGTAGATTTTATTATCTATTTTTGCTGATTTATTTTATTATCTTCCAGCAATTCTCTTATTTTTCTTGGTAATATAAAAATCCAAGGCGCAATTATTTACGCTGAATTTGAACAGGGTTATTTGTCTCATCGATGATAATCATTTATGTAACTTAATATTTAATTTTATTAAGATCAGACTATATCATTTGCTTAATTTTATTTTAAACAAATAAGTACTTAGTCGTTGAGAGTATCAATAATGATACTTTGCTGATTATTTTTATTTTCCAGCATTTTCTTATTTTTCCTTAAAAATTTTAAGGCCGCTTAATTTATATTAACGGTAATCATCAATATTATAAGACATTGGGAGAATAGTTGATTTGAACCAGTACTTTTAAGTTATTAATAATTGTTAATAAATAGACTATATCATCTTAAGAATTAATACTTCTTAAGTTATACATTTAGTCGTTGAGAAAGGATTTTACTTAGATAAATCTAAGATATCCTTTTTGCTGATTTATACTTGGTGTAACCAAGATTTTTCCAGCATTTTGGTATAATTTTCCTAGATCCACTCTAGGCGACTACATAATTAATCGATAGTTCCAATCGCACTTTCCCATAGTTTTGGTGCAATTCTCCAGCCTATATACTGTTTAAGTAATACAGGCATAGCTTTTGAGATACGAATAGCTAAACGAGAGTTACCTTCATCTGAAACAATATTATCCACACTTTGCTTAGTATAATTCGTTTTAGAAAATTATTTGGTAATTTCGCTAGACTATATCTTGAAAAATAATAAAATTTATTTATCTTTTATACTTAGTCGTTGAGAAAGGATTTATATTAGTAATCCTTTTTGCTGATTTTTATTTTTAATATAAATTCCAGCAGTTCATAAAAATTCAATTTCAATAAATTGGACAATTTTGTTTATCATTCATATTCCAAGCGTTAGTTTGATAATTCCAGAGTACAGTATTTACTCGTTTTGATAGCAGAAGTTGACGAGTTTTCTTATTAAACTCTGTCATAGGTCTTTGATACTGAACAATACCATTAGTTTGTCCAAGCACAGGAGCAAATTCTGCATTATTTCTACGGTTTCTAGCTACAGCTTCCCAATAAACAACAGCAGGTGAGCAATAATATTTCCATCCAAATGTACCAGAGTCGATATCCCAAGGTGCAGATAGATAGAGTTTATATGAATCTTGTGCTATCTTAGTTGCATTATTAGCGATAGTCATATAATTTGTGCTCTGAACTGTTGATATTGGATAGAAATAGTTAGAGTTGATAGCCATATTAGCCAAGTAATTCTGGAAACTTAGTGATGTATTTCCAAGGTCACATAATCCTTCAACCACATAAATTTCCTGAATATTGATTTCGTCAAGTGCTTTCTTAAGATCCGATTCAGATACGTCAAGAATATCTGTTTCAGTTGGATCTACGCCTAATTTTGCATAAACTTGATCTCCACCATTTTCTTGATATTCATAGTACTTATATGAACTTCCAGATCCAACTTGGTAAACATCTCCAACTGACATACCTATTGAGTTGTAAAGATCAGTCATTGAAGAAACTGTTTGTTTATAAGAACCTGCATTTGGGTCATTAGGATCAAGTTCTACCCATACTTTATCATCAGCTCCGTATCCATAGTAGTTCAATCCAAGCTCTCTCATATCGTCAGGGAGTTGAAGTTGAATCATACTTAGGAGTTCATTGAGTTCTGATACTTCCATATCTCCACGGCCGGTTACTTTACCTATATTAAAGAACTGTACTTCGTCAGAAATATTAGGATCAAGAACAGCGACTTCATAAAAATCTCGCTGTAGGATACTTTCTGACGGTTCTACTGTTCCTTTCTTAGTATAGGTATCTAGAACGGCCGATAGTACCATATAAGGAGAATCAGAGTTTTCGTTCAAAGCGGGGTTAGTTAATTCTTTGGTAACTACTGCATCATGATTAAAACGTCTAATTCTAACTCTCAGATCAGTATTAGAGTTATATTGATTAACTGCATAATATTTCTGTTCTTCGAAACCAGACCAAGCAGAAGCATTAATATCTATAAGTTTTTGATTAGGATTATCACTAGTCCAATCAGGTTCACAAATTACGATATACTGCTTTCCTAGTGGACATCTAGAATCTGAAGTATCTAGCATATCCTGTCCTAGGTAAAGTTCATAGAATACAACTGCCTTTGCTTTATCAGGATCAGTCGTTTCATTTTCAGGAACGATATTATTAGGATCTGTGAAGAATTTATAAGATGGAGAGAAGAATTTATTAGTTTCATTCATCTGATTTACTAAGTCAGGGAGAGTTCTTACATAGTAGTCATACTGAGGACCATCATCAGTTGTACGATTACCAAGAATACCTACTCCATTCAAATTAATTGACCATCCATCTTGATCATGTTCTGCATCATCTCCATCAATATCAAGAACAAATTTAACGACACCTTTATCAGCATCTCTAAATCCCTTCATTAAAGCACCATCTCTAAGGATATATGTACTATAATCAGTTTTAGTCATGGGTTTAGCGTAGTAGATATCGTTAGCTTTAGATGCTCTACAAACCAGCATAACATTAGAGCCAGCCAATCTATAAGCATTCATCCACATTGTTGCAGCTACATTTTTATCTCCTGTATTATTAGCATCATGATAAAGATTATTTAAGGATGCCATATAATCTTCTGTTAAGTCTCCTGAAGCATAAGTTTTTAAGAATTCAGATTGACTAGAAATCAATGTAGGAACTGCTGGGCCTGCATCAGAAATTAAAGTCACTCCGATAATTAAACTTTCACCTGCAGTAGGATTAAGAGCTGCGGTATGTACTCTCTCTATAACTTTTACATACGGTTCGAGAGTTTCAGTCCATTGTGCCATAATTTAAATATAATAATTAATTGTTTTGTTTTAACCAACTTCTACGAGATATACTGGATATTTATTTCTTATAAATTTTTCACATATTCCAGCTATTAAACCAACATCAGCGGTTCCATCAGATATAGTAGTTATAGAAATCTCATTATATCTACTTTTACTTTCTTCTGTTACTGCACTTGAGTTTGGTAGATTTCGTATTATGTTTTTTGTTATATCTTTTAGTTTATTATCTGCTATTGTATTTACTAGAAGTCTAAGTTCACCAGAATTTCTTGTTATAGCTACACTTATTGCTGATTTAAGAGAATCCGCCGTTTTAGGATCTCTTGTAAAATCGGAGCCTTCTTTAAAACCTGTTTTCTTAAGATCCTCTACTACTCTATCCATTAATCTATTGTCAACTGTTAACTTTCTGGAAATAGCCTCATCACCTTTTTTTATAGTACCAACTAAGGCTCCAAGAGCTGCTCCGACTAATGTTCCGGCGGCTACTACTCCAAGTCGTTTAGCAAATGGACTTAGAGTATTTAATTTTCGGAAAGTAGGGTTACTTCCTTCATATTTAATATTTTTAGCATCTTTTCCGGATAATGGTAAACTTAGGGTAGCTACGTTTCCACCAATTATAGCTCCTTTAACAGTATCAGATAATATACTAAAGTCTTTTCTTCTAAATGTAATCATATTATTATCATTTCTCTCGGAAAAGATTTTTTTAAATTTATAAGAGGTTGTCTTTTTTGGTTCTTTTACTTCTACCTCTTTTAAAGTTTTATTAACTCCTCCAAGTGCTTTAGTTAATTTATCCATTGCTTCTAGTTGTTCTTCTTGATATTTTTTATCAGAATTTTTTCTAGTAGCATTAATAGCAAGATTAGTTCCAGAAAATCCAGCAGTGGCAGTAGTAATTTTTGCCGTAGGGTTATTTTTATAAAACTCCTTTACATCTCTGATTATTTTCTTTGGTTTAAATTTTGCCATAATTTTTTATTAATTTTAATAGGAATAACCATCTCTTTGAGTCATATTTGTCTTCCAATCCTGTTTTTCTCTTCGTCTAGCCTGTCTCTGAGCATAATTAAGTCTTTTATTATACCATTCATTATTTTCAGCTTGTTTATTTCTATTTCGAAGAGCCATTCCACCTGCTAGAAGACCACCAACAACTAATCCAGTTTTTCCACCTTTACCCATTCTTCCGAGTAAACTACGACCTGCCTTATTCTTTCCGAAAGCTCCAGCAACAGCACCAACTGTTCCACCAAGAGCAGCACCACCAAGAGCAGCACCAGCTACAGAACCATATCCAGGAGCTTGTTTTGGTTTTTCAGCAAGAATATCTGAATCTTTCATTCTCTTAAGATTATCAGTATCGTCGTATTTAGTGAATAATTTTCTTTTTATAATCATTGTATTTCTTGATTTTTAGAATCTTGATATTTGAAAGCATCTTTATCTAGAGCCCGAGCTGTTTTATTTACTATCTTCTCTCCAGTTCCCCACGTTGCTCCTAAAACTGCAGCACCGACTGGAATACTACCTGCTAAGGCTGTTTTGGGGTTATCCATGATGAACTTACCTGCTTTTTGAGACCATACTGAACCTGAATGTTTTCCATATCTATTTAACTGATGACCGAATTTGTATACACCTTTTCGACCACCTCCGCCAGATAAATTAGAAAGTCCACCTAAAATTGTTTGTCCAGGAGTTTTAAATATCTGTGAATTTCTTACAGATTTAGAAGCGCCAGTAAGTAATCTTTTAACTGCCATTACTCCAGGGACTGCATAGTTTCTCTGAGTTAATGCCATCTGATCTTTATATTGAGCTTTTTCAGCAGAGTATCCGAGAGCCATGGGAGCAGAACCTAGAGCAGCCATCGTTATTAACGTTCCTTTATTTTTTTTTGCAGCTTCTCCTAAAACTTTTCCAGTACCTTTTACTGCTTTCATTATAGATCCAGCAGAATAGGTTTTTTCAAGAGGCATTCCATTTTTCTTCATATCTTTTTGAATTGCTTTATCAGTAAGATATGAAGCTCCTGCCATTGTAGCTCCCATCATAGTTCCACCAATCAGCTTATTTTTTCCTTTCCACACAATTTTACCAACATCTTTAGCGAGACCTTTAGCATTTCCTAAAGTTTTATTATTCTTAAGAGTTGCTGTAAGTTTTGCAAAATTTATTTGAGCAAACTGTTTTTGTCCCATTACATCTGCTGCTTGTTGTGCTGCTTGTGGATTATTTTTTGCGTTTTCTGCAATTTTATTTAAAGCTTTGGTCATCTTTCTATTTTGCTCCTCTGCCTGTGCTGCTTGTTCCTCAGCTTGTTTCATTTGATCAGAGCCTTGTTTTAGAGAAAGACCTGTACCAATAGCCCCTGCAGCATTTAAAGCCATTCCCCAAAAAAATTCTTTTTGTCTAAACTTAATCATAATCTAAATCCTCCTATAATTAAGTCTGCATATCTTGACCGGCAGTTTTAAGACCTTTTCCAAGACCTCTAGTAGCTGCAGAACCTAAGAGATAACCAGCTCCCATACCTAAAATACTTCCAAATGGTCCCCCTATCATTGTTCCAATAGTTCCTCCTAATTTAGTAGCTCCTAAAACACCACCAGCGATTCCGGCTACTTTATTATCAAGAGCTTTACCAACTCCTTCTGTAACTCCTCCAAGTGTATTTCCGGCAGCTTCAGTTAGTGCATTGTAACATTTTCTTTTTAATCTGTATCTTGCCATTTACCTCTTCCTCCACGATTTAATTCTTGATTTAATTTTCTCATTTCTTTTCCTAAATTACCGATTCCAGCTAATTCACGTTGAGAAGTATTCATTCTACCCAGTCTATCCATATCTGTATCATATTTTCTCCCTTTAGTGAAACCAAGAGCTGGGTTATTAGTATTTAATATCTTGGTTTGAGAAAATCTCTTTACAATCATCATGCATTAAGTAAATATATTTTATAACCTAATCCGAAGGGTAATATATTCAATGCATTAATAGCATCTTCGATAGATTTGAATTCTAAGACCAATGATCTTGATTTTTTATCATATTTGATAGCCTCTCCAAGCAATTCAGAAACTTCATAAGATAGATCAAAGGAAGGAGAGAATGAACCAGATAGATAGGGATATTGTTTATCACCGCCATTACTCTTAAATTCTCTTTGCTCTAAAATTGATCCTGGAAATTCTGAATACTTCTTTTCTTTCTTTTTTCCACCTCTTCTTTCTTCAGGATTATCATTCCTAGGTCCAGAAGTGTCTCCTAAAGAAGTATTATTATTTCCTCCATTATTGTTATTATTCCAATTTGGATCACTATCTTTTGGCGCAAATATAGAATGACTTACGTTTAATTGCATATTTCCAAGACGTTTATCATATGTTTTACCTGGAAGTCTAACCTCATCTGGTAACTTTGCTTTGGCACCAATTTTTAGATACATTCTATATTTATCTTTTCCAAACATAGAAGTACTAATTACAAATCTTTCGATTACTACATTATTTCCTCTAAGAACAGGAATTAATGCACTAGTATCTATTACTCCGAATTTATTTCTATCAGAATATCGCATAAGTTTTACATAAAGACTTCTCATTGCATCATATTCTGTAAATTCTTTCTGTCTAAATTTAATCATGCCACAACTGATAAATTATATTTTGTAGCGAGAATTTCTATAATATCAAAAGCTATTCCTAAGTGATCAGTTTCTGCTGTGATTACTCTGGTTTCTTTATTAATATCAGTTATTCTCATTCTAAAAATATCTTTGATTAATTTTTGAGTATAATTGTATAATTCCTTATCCTGTACTTGAATTTGATAATATCCAGACTCATTTTTTATAAATGAAACTAAAACCATAGCCTTAGAATTAACTCTACTAACGCTATCTGCTTGCTCTGGAGTTATAATATTAGGCCGTAATCCTTGTTTCTTTAAATATTCAATAGCGTCCGGCATTAAATTTTGGATAAGGTATTTCTTCTTTCTAAAATTTATCATAACCCTTTGTTTATAATTGTTGTTTCAGTATCAACCGGAACTTCATAATGATAATCTGGATTATTTCGTTCAAACTCTATATTCTGAACTATTTCTTCTAGGAATTTATATCTATCATCAATTACTTCATAGAAAAATAGTTCACATCTGAATTGACATTGATAAGAGAAATTTGAATTATCATCTTGTTGATATGTCTGGTTAAAATCTTCAGTTATTCCTCCCCATTTTATTGCAGCTGTCCATCTTTGTCCATATCTATCTGATGTTTTGAATTCACAGAAATTAGTAAGTAATGTGACATTCATATATCTATTTTTAAAGTCAAAGAATAATGGCATATCAGTACTTCTTAGATAAAATTCAACTGGTATTTTATGCTGCATTACTTTATCATCAGAATACTTAGGATGATTATCTTTCACTGGAGTCTGAAGAAATTGATAAACAACATGTGATGTTTTAGTTAATGTAGTTTCTTTATTAATTCTAACTAACTCTAAACCATAATCATCTAAAATTTTACGTAATTCTAGAATAAATTGATCTTGATAATCTACAGCTCTTATAACATAATCATTATATTTCCTTCTTAATGTAAATATTGTTTCAGATTCAGATTCAAGTGTAACATCATCTGAACTAATTATAATTTTAGGAAAATTTCTTATCTCATAACAGCTTGGTCTAGGTCCAATAGGTTGAAGATATATAAGATTTCCAGAGTAAAACAAGAAATTTATAAACTCAGGATTTTTATAATCTCCTTCCGAAACTACTATTGTTGTATAATTATAGTTTTGGATAACTCTAGATTCTGAGTCATTTACAATAACTATATTAATAGTATGTGGATCATAAGTTAATTTTCTTAACTTAAGTCCATTTAATGTAACATAAGTATTTTTAAATAATTTAGGAAGTCCTGTAGGGAGCATGTCAATTCTTTTCTCAGTACATGGTATTCCTAAAAGATCTGATAAACTTCCAGAAGTACTTCCTGGAGAATAAGTTAGAGTGAGAGTAGATCTTGAAGTATCCTCTACTATAGAGCTTATTTGTCCTTCTTTTACTTGAAAATACCTACATTTATTAGAAGAGAGTTTAAGACCTCTGTAAATTACATCACTCATAAAACTTATTTTAATATTTTAAAATTAATTTTCAGGGATTAACTTCTTCTTTAACTATTAGCTTTATTTTCTGCTGCTAAGAATGTACCAGCACCTAATGCAGCAGTACCAGCAGCAGCAACACCTAACCCTTTACCTAGTCCAATAGAACCTCTTCCCATAGTAGAAGCTAAATTCTTAAAACCTTTGGCATTTTCTCCTGCTTTAAAAGCTCCTTTTGCTGCAGTCCAATTTGCCGCTGTTTTGGCGAATGGAGAAAATAATCCAAAATTTTTTCTTTTAAGCTTATAAGTTGCCATAATTATTTCATAATTTTTCCAAGTGCCTGCATACCTTTTTGATCAGCTTTTGCATTAAAAGCTTGTTTTGTCATCTGAGATCCTGTTTTCTTTAAAAGTGCATTATCAATTTGTTTAGCTCGTGCAACTCCAAAATCCTTAGCTCCAGACATCATCATTCTATCTCCAACTTTTCCTCCAACAGCTTTACCAGCTTTCATTAGTCCAGTATTAGTTTTAGCCATTATGTTAGCACCAAATGCACCTTTTTTAGCCCCAAGAATGGCTGCACCTGCTGCGAGGCCACCTAAAGCTAATTTTTTCCCAGTACTCATTCCGCCTTTATCATCAGAATATAATTTTCTCTTTAATCTAAATGTACTTGCCATAATTGTAAAAATTAAAAAGAGAAGGAACCTTAAGTCTATAAGACCTAGGGAATCCCTCTCTTTGTTTAAAATCATTTTATTCTTTAGGGATCTGAGAGTTTAACGATCCAAATGATTTTTATGGTTTAATTAGATACCGAATTTGAAAGTAACCTTCTGTACCAATTCAGGAGCCATATACTTAGTACCTTCCTGATAGTAGATACCAGAAGCCATCTGAGTTGGGTTATTGTAGTTACCAATAGTCGGAGTATCAGTCAAAGGCATATAGATACCACGTGCAAGCGGAGCCATCTGACCATCTTTTGTTTTGTGAATTGCATAGAAAGTACCTTCACCCGGAGCTTCAGCAATATCAGTAGAACGAAGTACAGGAATACCATTATACCAACCCAACAGATCATTGATATAAGTCATCTTAGTATTACGTTCCCATTTACCAATCATTCCACCCTTCTGGAATTGATTAGATGCCATATTACCAGCTACATAGGCAGTAACATCAACACCCTTAACAGCTTTAGTTGCCAATGCACTTTCAACATTAATCAAGTAAGCATCGAACAAGTCAACTCTAGAACGATAATCCATGAACTGACCAGTCATAGCACCCTGAGTCAAATCCAAGTCAGCCATAACGTTACCATTATAACCTTCTTCCAAAGTAGAAACCAATTTATAGTTAATTACCTTAGTATACAATTCACGAAGCTTAGTGAACAAGAAAGTAGCCATATCAGAACCAGTTGCTTTCTTCATAGCACCTAAAGCAGCAATGTTATATTCAGCTACCAACATATCAGGTACAGTAGCCAAACCAAGCTGTTGCATCTTAGCGATAAATCTCTTATCATTAGCATGTGCATTAGAAGCACCAATAGTATTACAAGGAGTACCAGTAACATCTTCCTTACCTACAATAGTGATAGTTTCTGTAGCAGCATCACCAGCCAAAGCAGTAGCCAAAGTAAATTCTACACGACCATTCAAATAGTTGATAGTACCGTTAGAAATCTTACCAGCAACAGCCATGAAAGCACCCTGACCATTATCGATCAATTCGAATTTTTCAGTTGCAGTAGCAATCTTAACACGTACTGTACCAGGGATAATCTTACGACCAATCAAAGAAGAGTAGTCAGCATTAGTAGTCGGAGTAATATTCAAAGTAAAGTTACCCATAGCTTGAATATCCTGATAGTTATCCGGACCTAAGTTAGGAATAACAGAACGCATATCAGTTACACCCAAAACGTCGAACCAATAGAACAAACCATTAGGCTGATCAAAGTCACGTTCGATAGACATATAACCTGCGAATGAGCTTACATAAGAAGCTACAGAAGCATTGAAATACTGAGTAGACAGCAACGGAGTTTCTGCATAACCAGAGAAAGTCTTCTGCAGCAAATTACCTGCATTACCTAGACCAAACAAATCTTTCATTTCATCGTTACGAGAGAACATCTTAGCATATTCACGAGAACGAAGGTTAGCATCTTCTGCTGATACTGAGCTATTAATAAGAGCCTCCATCATTGAAGGAGTCTGCATCATTTGCAAATACTGTGTATTCATAATGTATATAATGTTTTTATTATTTTTAGTTTATGTAAAATGGTTTTTGAGGATAACCATAAACCTATCTATTTATATTTAATTACTTACGAAAACTATTTCCAGTCAACCATGATACTAGAGTATCATTTGTATCACTGAATTTCTTTTCTGAGAACTGAGCTTCCTGAAGATCTTGTTCTTGAGCCTGTGCAGGAGCTTGTTTTGCTTCCATAATTTGCTGAGCTGCTTCTTCTGCTACTGCTTGGATACTTTGAACTGCCTGAAGTGCTTTATCTTCAATAGCTTCAACACTAGTAGCACCACCTTGTGCAGGAGCAACACCTGCCGGAACTGCTACTTCCTGAGGAGCTACAGCATTAGGATCAGCTAAAGGAATTACAGGAGTATTAGGATCTACTTCTCCAGCAGGAACAGGAACTGCACCTACAACATCTGAGAAGAATTTATTAAGAATAGGATCTTCATAATCTCCTGAGAATTTCTTTTCTTCTTTATCAATAGAATGTTCTTCAAGTTTGTCAGCTTCTTCTTCTGATAATGGATGACATTCAATATCATCTTCACTCATAGTAGCCTTAGTAAATTCACCATTTTCCTTATCTTCTATAATTGCTTCTGTAGCTGAAATTGGAGTAATGATTTCTTTATCTGTTTCTACTTTCTTACCAGTTTCAATAGCTTTTTCTACTGGACAATGACCATCTTCTTCAGAGAATAGACGAACCATATATTCAGTAAATTCCTCACCTTCAGAGAAGAATTTAGTTTCTGCCTCATTACAGTAGATATCTTCAGAAAATTCTTTTTCTTCATGATTTTCAACTTTATCTTCTACTGCAATACTGTTTGTTAGATTATCGGCTTCTGCTTCTGAGATAGGATTAACATCAAGAACTTCTTCATCCATCTCAGCTTTAGTAAATTCGCCATTTTCTTTATCCTGTATAACTGCAGTCTTAGAATCGATAGGCGTAATAATTTCTTTATCTGTTTCTACTTGTTCGCCAGTTTGGATTGCGCTTTCAATTTCAGCAGAATCAGCTTCTTCAGAGAACAAACGAATCATATACTGAGTAAGTTCTTCATTTTCTGAGAAAAATTTAGTTTCTGCTTCGTCACACCAAACATCAGAGAATTCTTTTTCTTCTTCCTCATCTTCGTCTTCCTCTTCTTCAGAAACAACGATATGATCTGTCAACTCTTCTGCTTGATCTTCGCTTATCTTTTCAAGCTCCATTTCTTCACCTTCTAAACTAACTTTAGTAAATTCATCTTTATTTTTATCCTGTATAACTGCAGTCTTAGAATCGATAGGTGTAATAACTTCAGAATCTGTTTCAATCTCATCACCATTTTCAATAGCATCTTCAATAGCATCCTGAGTTGCACTAATACTATCTACAGATTCAGAGAAGAAACGACACATAAAGTCTGTATTATCAGCTTGGAATTCAGTTAAGTAAATAGTATGATCTGAAAATTCTGCTTGTTCAGGTTCTCCAAGTTGTTCATCTTCAACTACACCAAGACCATTCAAGAGATCGATAGCATATTCACGAGCGTCTTCGGGGTTATCAAAAATTCTAACTCCTGCTACTCCTTTTTCTGTTAAACTCTGAACTAATTCTTGAGCTGATGCTTCGTCATACTCTGGAGCATCTACAATAACATGATTTACTGGATCTACTCCTACTACAAACAACGGATCAAACTGTTCTGCTTCACTAAAATTCTTAGATTCTAGCTCAGTAACATCCATATCTTCACCATTAAACTCTACCTTTGCTTGATCACCTGTAGATTCTGATGTAACAACTACTTCATTTTCACCAGTTTTCTCTACTTTAAGATCACCTACTTTAGCTGTTTCTTCTGATTCAATAACTTCTGAGAATAATCTTTCACAAAATTCTTGATCTGAGAAAATTCTAAGAACTACGCTATTATCAGTACTTACAGAGAATTCTTTTTCTTCGCATTCTTCTACAGCTTCAGGACCTTCTTGTGCAGTAATTTCTACACTTTCTTCATGACCAGCTGCTGGATTTAAACCACCATCAGGAAGATTTGGTGCAATAACAGCACTACCATCCATATGATTTTCAACTTCCTCGTCAGCTGCACCTACCTGATTACCCGGAGTTACTCCATCCCCTTCCGGATGAAGATATCCCTCGATTTGTTCAGATTGTTCAGCTGGATACATATCATAAGTATCATCCTCATCAGAAGCCTTTTCAACGATAGTAACTTCGCCATTTTCCTTGTCTGTTACTGAAACTTTACCGTCACCGATATTTTCATATTTTACTTCTTCAGTATCAACAGAGCCATTAGCCTTAGCATCTTCAATATCTTTGGCTACTTGCTTTGCTAATTCTTCATCCTTATCCTCTACAGCTGAGAATAGGACTTCCATAAATCTTGTATTTTTCATACTGAGTTTTATAAATATTTTATTTCATTATATCAACTTGATTTCCTTGAATTTTGATTACTCCACGATCAATTAATATATCTATTATATTATCTGGAGCATCATCATATCTCTCTTCTAGGATCTTTGTAAATTCTTTAATTCCCATTGCAGAATTACCAAACTCTATCTTTAAGTCTCCAATAATTCCAGAATCTTTAATCCAATCCTCTACTTCTTCAGTGCTAGAGAACTCAACTTCTTTCATTTCTTCAAGTGGAAGAGAATGAGCTTTTTTAATTAGCATTATACCTTTCGGTCCTAAAGATCCTTTAGATTCTAACATATTAATTATGTCTTCCTTAGGTCCTTCTATTGGGTCTAAATCCAAAATCTTAGTCACTGATACGATTAACTTAGAGAATAATTTAGATTGTAAGAATGCAGTTTCAGGAATAGTAACTTTATTATCTTCATCAGTACTAGCAAAACCTTTTTCAACTAAATCTTCGGCGGAAATACCAAATGCCTTAACAACTTCTGATTCATTTAAAGTTTTGCCAGAAAATTCTTTTAATTTTACCTCAAATTCGTTCGACGGTTCTGAAAATTCTTTTTGTACAGCGGCATTATTATCTCCGCCGAATAACGAACGTCTTGAGAATCCTTTTTCTACTTCTTCAATTTTTGATACTTCGACTTGTACAGCTTCAGGAGTATTTTCAGGACTTGGTGTAACTTCTAAAACATTAAATCTATTTACAGCTCCACATTTAGGACATAAGAAGTTAGTTGTAGTGGCTAAAGTATCCATAATATAACCACAATCTCTACACTGAATTTTCTTATATTCTGCCTGAGTTACTCCACCTGAAAATAACTTGCGCCGTGGAGAAATCGAAGAAGAGAATAATTTACGTCTTTCTACTTTCATAATCTTTTAACTGTTTTCTTCAGGGTTTTCTTCTTCTACTGGCTCTTCTTTCTTCGTACCATTCTTCGGCGCGAATATTTCCTCTAACATTGCATTAACAAAGTCAGAATAAGCAGCTTGAATTTTTTGATATCTTGCCTTAGATATTGCATTAGTTTTAGATACCTCAGACATAGCCATCTTATATGGTAAGAACAATTTTTGTACACTTATCAATGTATTTATAAAATTTATTTATAATTTAGACTATATCTTCTGTCTATTTTGACAGTTTATATACATAGTCGTTGAACAAATCACTTCTTTAGATTTATCTAAGTATGATTTGATGCTGATTTATCTCATTTAGATATTTCCAGCAATTCATATAAAAAACGCATATTATTTACGTACATTCTTACCTAAACTAGAAGCACCAAGTAATGTTCCTGGATTTTTTCCATTCATGATTTCTGGTGTAATCGACTTCATAATATCCAAAAGATCTGTAGTAAACAAAGACTTCATGATTTTAAGTGTTTCTGGATCTATTTTCTCTGGGCCGCCTTGCTGTTTTAGAAGTTGTTTGTAAGATAGAATCAATACACGAAATCTTTGACGAGTTGAATACTTTGATTCACGAATTCTATCTCTTAATGCAATTACTGAGAAATCTTTTTGAACAGGTTCTTTTGGCATCTTACTAATGGATTCTAAAACTTCTTCTACCATTCCATCTGCGGAGAAAACTTTTGCTTTTAACTTTGTAAATTTTCCATCAATCTTGGATGATTTTAACATATCTCCACATCCAAGAGAATTTAAATCAGAGAAAGCTTTTACTTTAAGTCCTTTAAATTCAAAATCCTTTGGAGTATATTCTATATCCGAAAAGTTTTTTTCTTCCCCATCAGATATTAGATTTCCTTCATCATCCCAAGTCTGTACTACTTGAGCTTGTTTCCAAGAAGGGTTCAAAGTAACATCTAATCCCTTGATACTTACTAATTTACGTAATGTATCTACTCCAGAAGTAGATGAATCCCAATATCCCAATTATTTAACTAATTTATAATTAATTGTAGACTATATTATCTAAGAAAATTTCTTAGTGTTTACTCTAGTCGTTGAGAAACTATTTTTATTAATAGTTTTTGCTGATTTAATTTATTATTTTTCCAGCAATTAAAAACATTTTCATGAATTAACTTTGAATTCATGCCTCAGATATTGTTTAAGGATAACTGCACTTACTCCAGGACGAACTCCGGCCTTTAATAAGTACTTTAATCTTTTTATGTTTTGTGCAGCCTCATCATCTGCTAAGGCTTCATCAAATAACTCTATTTCAGCATAACACCAAGAATCAGGCATAAGCTCTAATTTTGTTACATAAAATACAGGAGCAGCAGCCTCTGTACAAAGTAACATCATATCATCTTTACCCACAGTCTTAGATAATGCTGTTCCTGAGTTTTTTGCATTAGCCAAATTTCTTGCTCTGTGAGTTAAACCTCCCAACATATTCTTCGATTCAATAGAGCTTTTATAAGCATCACTATTGAGATAATCTTGAAGAACTTGTGCTGGAATATGACTCCCATCACTTGCTAAAATTTGGCTGCTTGTTGAAAATAATTTAACTCTACAGCGCATAATTAATTTTTTTTATTTATATTTTATATAAACTTTTATAATCTATTAATGTATTTGGATCTATTCCATATTTTATTGTTTTATTTAAAAAATCAGATACTTTTTCATATGTATTTAATATATACGGAACTTCTAAAAGAATAATATCTCCATTACTATTTTTACAATAATCTCTAACGTCTGTATCTCGTTGAAACTGTTTGATAAAATCATCTTCTACCCAATTATAAAAATTTTTAAATTTATTGTAGTGTTGTTCTCCGTGATATTCAATCCAGTAAGTTTGATTATTTACTACTATAGAGAAATCTATTCGAACAGATTTAGTTTTATCTTTTCTAATATTATTTACAACTACTTCATCTAAATAACTTATTTGAAAATTTTTTAACCAGGTTATAATTAATAATTCTCCAGTAGATTTATTGATTATAGGATTTCCCATTTTTCTATGTATATGATCTACTGGGGACATTTTAAATACATCTCCAGTACAATTATCTAAAATAGTTATTGGAGTTACGTAATTGATATAATCATCTAAATATGTATATCTATCTCCATGTACTTTTCTTGCTTCTACCAAAAATTGACTATCTGTCTTTTTATGTTTAATAGCTCTTTTATAAGCTCCTAATATAAAATTATCTTTCTTTTCTACAATAAAATGTAAAAAATTAGTTTCCCAATTTCCTATTGTATCTCCAGTAAAAGGATTTATTTCATTTACAAATACAGAAAACTTACTAGTTTTATTTTTAATAAATTCACATGTATTCGTAAAATCATATTCATATTTATATTCTGAATATTCCCTTGATAAATTAAACTGTTCAATTAAATCACTTTTTATCATGAGAAAATCACAAACATAATTAGGATCTTCTCTTAATCTATTCTTTATGTATTCAGTAGTATGAAAATACTTATCTGAATAATAGTACTCTATTTTCTTATCTATCCAATATTCAGTATATAATTTACTTATTGGCAGTTTTAAAATCCATCTACACTCCCATTCTAGAAAATTAATCCCTAATCTATTTTCAATAGAGTGTTTTAATTTTGAAAAATTATTATACCAAATTCCTAGTTCAGGAACATAAAATAATTTAACTAACTTATTTCCTTCTTTTATTGTTAATACTATCTTATAATTTTTTGATAATTCTATTGGAACTGGTAAAAATTTATTATCAATTGACTCATTAGTTATCACATTATCTACATATTCAAATGAATCTATCCGTTCTACAATAAATTCATTCCCTCTCTTAGGTCTATTAATTTTATAAAGTTTTACTAAATTTTGTATAGTATTAGCAGAAACTTTATAAATATTTCCGATTTCTTTATAGGTTAAATGTTTTTTGATAAGATTTTCAATATCTTCTTTGCTAATATTTCTATCAACTAAAGATATATTTTTCTTTTCATATTCAATGCCTAATCTTTTTATTCTAAGTCTAGTTGCACCTTCTGTTAAGTTATATAATTTAGAAATTTCAGAAATAGTTAGTTTTTTATCAAAAAGAAGTATTTCTATATCTTCTTTAGATATTATAGTTTTTCTTTCTGAGATATCAATTCCAAATCTTTTTATAGCTTTATGAACAGCACTTTCACTTGTAATTCCATAATGATTAGCTATCTCTTTATATGTTAGTTTCTTATCAAATAATAAATACTCCAGTTCTTCTTTGTTCCAATCAATCTTTCTTTTCATTTATTCTACTTATAGCTTCCCAAGATATCAAACTTTAAATTTATTTAATTTTCATTAGTGGAAGAGTAACTCGCGACTTTTACTCTTCCTTAGTGATTTTGAATAAATGAAAATTAAATATAAATTCCACGATATCTCATCGTCTATTTATCTAGGTCGAGATGACACGGCTCAAACGTGCGACTTCTTGGTCCCAAACCAAGCGTTCTATCTACTGAACTACATCTCGAATCTATTCTATTTATTCTTCTTTCTTTTTTCATTCCATTTTCGAATAGCTATTTTCCCTGATACATATGCACCACCAATAGGAAGTGCTGCAATAGTTCCTGCGATAGCTGCTTGTTTTGTTTTTCCAGCTTTTGCAAGTTTGGCAGCAACAACTCCAGGAACAATATCAGATGTTCCAAGAATTATAGCTTCATCTGGGTGTTTCTTTACATACTCCACCACCTTCTTACCAGTTTCTTTAGGATGAGTTACTGTATGTTCAATAGATTTTCCTATTTCTTTAACTTTATCAGTAACTTTACTAAATCTTTTAACTCTCAACATAGTTTTTATTAGTTATTATTATTTTCTTTCGTTGAACTATCCTGACTCGAACAGGAAATCCCAGAACCAAAATCTGGTGTATTGCCAATTATACTATAGTTCAATCATTTCTCCATAAAATATATTTTTGGAGTTTCTGATATAATTTCAAATCCAAGTTTCTTATATAAATTTATCGCATTTATATTTTTCTTTGATACTGTAAGTTTATTAGCCCCAGAAGAATTTATCAAATCAGTTGCTATTCCTTTTCCTCTATACCCCGGAGAAACTTCTAGAGCAATAATAGTATCTTCTTCGCACGCTATATATCCCACCAACTCATCTTTGGCTGGGTTTATTAATAATTTTCCAGCCGTTTTTCCTGGTGTATTTCTTGCGTGCTTTAACATATTCTCCTGTGACTTATATTTTTCTATATTTTCTTTGGTCCAGGGAAGTTCTTTATATTTTTGTTTTCGTAGTATTATCATAAGCTCTAAAAACCTTATATGTGTAATAATAAATATAGAAAATTATGAAAAATTTAAAAGTAGGAGATAAAGTTAAATCTCGTAAAACAGGATTTTATGGAGTAGTAACTGATGTAGATATTACTCCTAATAAATTATTTGTTAAAGTTAAATTAATGTTAAACGATAGAGAAGTAGAAATTCCAAAAAGCGTTCTGGATTATGTTACTCCAGAAGAATGGGAATTTGTAAAACGTATGGAAGAAAGAGATTGAAATATATCTCTTTTCTTTTTTTTTCTGTTCCTAGGACTTGATCGAACAATAGACCACTTTCCTCTGGCCATCCTAGGAATTGATTATATATTATGGAAAAAGAATCTTAAAATATATTTTCCAACATGTTTTGAAGTTCTTTTTGTGACTCTTCTCTTGGATCCGCTGTTATTTTAGTAAGAGATTCGAGTTGTTTAGCTATTCCTGAAGAATATCCCATCTCTTCTCCTTCATCAATAGATAATTTTAAAGAATAAACACTAGAAGCTAAAGCATCCCATAAATCCTTGCTTCCTGGCTTAGAACCATCAGGATTATCAAATAATGGAGATATTGATGCTTTTTTAGGATGATCTACTTTACGTTTTGGACCAACATATCTTAAATCATATGCCTCTCTTTGTAATCTTTTATATTCAGGAATTTCAAGAAGTTCATTGTTTATTATATACTTCAAATAAAGAGCCGGTTCACAAGGAGTATTATCTGTAGAAATTCTCCCATTATTTCTAATTCCTTCTCTTTCACAATATTGAAGTATTTGTTTAGAAAAAGCTTGGTCAGCACTAACTATAATATTAAATTTCTTGTTAAGATCTTCTATAAACTGCTCTATGTGAAATAAACTCGTCTCTTGTCCTTCTAACCTAGATACACCTAAAACAAAATGACACTTAATTTTAGGAACTAAAGTACCATTTATATTTTCCCAATGATCAAAACTAACTGCTGCTATTCCAGTTGTATCATCTACTACACCTAAGTCAAGACCTAGCCATATAGGAGTACCTCTTGGAATAAGATTAATCATTTTTTCTACATGATTAATAATCCTATCTTCTTTATCATAAAAATCAACTGTAATAATTTCAGGAATTCTATTCTTTATTGTTGAACATTTAGATAAGTGTTCTATAGTACCTCCAAAAAAACTATCTGATGATCCTGTATTAATACCAGATTTATCTTGAAGAGCTTTAATCAAATCAGATTTAAATTCTCCAAATAATTGAGTAGGTACATGTTCCACTCTATCAGGGTCTTGATCATCTTCTAATTTATAGTTCTCTTCTTTATCATTTTTATTTAATATTCTTGGAGGATATTTACCATCTCCAGTATAAACTGAGAAAGTTATTCCCCTTGAACGTTCGTACAGATTTTTTCTAACTTCATAATGAGAAGGTCTACAATCCCAAGTAAATTGAGGTTCTGCATTCTCAAGAAATATTTCAGTTGGACCACCTGCACCTCTACTAGAACTATCAATTATTAGATTTCCGGCTAATGTTAAACTTTCTTTTACATCAAAACGAGATGTAATACGAATATACGTACTATTTACACGTTCCATGGCTTTTTCTTCGTTAGGCCAAAAATTGACCTCAGACATAATTGCAAAAATCTTATAATATTAATATTTAAAATATTAAAATAGACTATATTATTTATTTCAGTACCTACTATAGTCGTTGAGAAAGGATTTTATTATTATATCCTTTTTGCTGATCTGATTTGATATCTTTCCAGCATTTTAAGGTATTTTCCTAGATAAAATTTATTTATTATCTAGGCCTCTATTTCAATTAAAGGTCTGTACCAAGTCCTCCAGCCAATCGTTCTATAATATACTTTTAATTATAGTTTAGAATATAAATTTAACCATTCTTATTCTGGTTAGTAAGTCTTTATTCGTTACACTAAAGAAATCTATTATCTTTAGTTCGGTATTAGAATTTTACTCCCTTCACCGAGTTTACTTACTTTAATTACTGTAAAATTTCTCTCACAGAAGGCAATTTTTTACCTCTAGGACCTGATGTTAGTATTCTTATATTATGTTTATGTGGTAAATTTCTAAAAAACGGACTTTGTTTTAAAACATCATCCAACATCCATCTTCGAAATTCAGCATTAGCTACATCTTCATCTCTATGGAATATAATGAAGCTAAGTGGTTTTTTACCTAATTTAAATGTTCTCCATGGATTAGATAAACAGCTTAATCTAGCTAGTGTATTTGCCATAGCTAATTTAGATACCGTAGATTTACCTATACCGCAAATTATTTAATATATTTATTTATATATTGCAGACTATATCATCTCTAGTTCTCTCATTCTAGAGTTATACATTTAGTCGTTGAGAAAGGATTTTATCATCCTTTTTGCTAATTAGATTTTATATTATCTTTCTAGCATTTTAGTATAATTATAAGCCACCGATATATTAATGGCTCCAGATAAACAGAGTAATGGTTTCGCTGTTGTTACTTCATTTGGAAAAATCATTTTTAATCCATCTTTCCAAAAAGGAAATATTACATCTCCATGATCAAAAAATTCTTGACTTCCTAGATAATAATCATCAGAATACAATCTTTCAATCGTAGGTGGTCTATGTGTGAATCCTTTAAGACGAAGAAAAACCATTATCTTTTCATCTTCTGTTAATGATGTATATTGATCCCTAAGATCTACTTTTGCTAAATCCTTTATTATATTTTTAGTGGGATCAAATTGGTCTATAAAATTATTTTTCATCTTGATCCTCCTTTCTATATTTTATTTCCGGTACCTTTATAATATCTAAGGGATTTTGTTTCTCAATAAATATACTATATAATATATTAGAAATTTTTTCATACGTATCGTATGTATATGGAATTTCAATAAATACTATATTATTATTTTTACAATGAGCCTTTACATTAAAATCTCTTGAAACTTGTCTTAAAAATTCATTATAACTTGTATGAAAAAAAGATTTATCCTGATATTCATAATGTTGTTTTCCATTATACTCTATCCAATATACATTATTATCTAATTCTAATACGAAATCTATATATACACCTAAATGCTTCTCTCCCAACTCCCTACCTTCTATTTCTTTTATCAATTTTTCAGATGATACTTTATCTAACAAATTATTATCACTAAACCACATGTTTATAAAGTATTCTCCCCTAGATCTTCCAGTATGAGGATCTTTTACTTTAACAGAAGTTTTTGAATTAACGTAGACTGTTTCAGAATAATCAAAAAAATCTTTTCCAAAAATATTATTTAATCGGTTAATAAATTCTTTTGTTGTTATAGCCCGTTTAAGAGAACTTAATTTCATTGCACATTCAGGGCATCCCAAACCTGCCCCATTCAAATGCTCGTACGGTTTTTGTTTATAATATTTATTGCAATGTTTACAAAAAATCTCTACCTCGGTTTTTGCATTTACATAATTAACTCTATCATAACCATAAATATCTTTTCTAAACTTTTGAATAGATCGATTTATAAAAATTTCTGTATTAATATATTGAGGAGTCTTTTCTCTACTTTTTATTCCTCCCAAAGATCCTTGATCTGCGCCTAGAGTGATTAAATCCTTGTAACTAACTTCCCATTCTCCTAAATATTTTCCTGTTTTCGGAGAATATTCATTAACTATTAAAGTAACCTTTTGATGTCTATCTTTTATAAACTCAGGAACTTTTGAAAAATCATAGTTGAAAATAGGATTTCCAGATTTTTCCCGTGATAAATAGTACTGTTCAATAAAATCCTCTTTTAAGATTATACCCTTCGATGTCTTGAAATTAATATCTCTGGTTAAATTATCTAATAAATACTTTCTAGTATGGGGTAAATCTTTACTACCGTAATAATTCAATTTCTTCTTAATCTTCTTATCCAAAGATTTTTTCTTTCTATTATCTATATTGGAAGCTATGATTTCTCCTAATCCTAATTGTATTAATTTCTTCCGAAAATAGCTACTATCTATATTGTACATAGAGGATAAATCTTTTACAGATAATCCTTCTATCAAGAGTTTTTTTATTTTATCAAATTCATTACTCCAATCTATTTTTTTCTTATTACTCATTATATAATTTTAATCACATCCCGAAATATCACAACATCCAACTCTTATCTCCTTCATAGTAGGAAAGACAGTCGGCCAAACATATCTTTCCCTTAAATTACATAATGAATAAAGAGTCTTCGATATTTTCTTCGTTGACTTTTTGTTCCTTAAGACTGAGCCAACAATCTTAAGGAGATATATTTTTAATAATTATCTATTATGCAATCTATCTGTAAATTTCATATAATCAATTAATCTTTTCTTATTTCCAGTAGTTTTAAATCTAGCTACCTCTTCGGCATCCTGAAACAAAGTGATAGGAGCATTTTTAGAAGTGTAATCAGTTACTTTAGACATCTCACTCATCGCTGCATTAGGATTACCATAATTTCTATTGAATTCAGATAAAATATTCCCTGATCTTAATCTAGACTTGAAATCAAATCCATTATGAGTATTTTTATATAAATTACTACCTTTCCTTCTTAATAATTGTTCTGATTTAGGAACACTTATCTTTTTAAATTGTTTTGGATTAACTTTTGGATGAGTCATATTCCAATGTTCTATAGAAAATGAGGTAGTTTTATTTATATCAATTGGAGTCGATACTTTCGGTTGTATAATTCCTTTTACAGGTTTTATAGCAATTTTTGGTGATTTAAGCAAACTAGATGCAGTTATTCCAATAGTACCTGCAGCTTTTCCCAGAAATCCAAAATTCTTTTTCCTGACTTTACTAAATCTTTTTACTTTCATATTTATAATTTTATGTTGTGTGAGAGAGATTCGAACTCCCGAAAGCAAAGCTAATAGATTTACAGTCTATCCTCGTTAACCACTTGAGTATCACACAAACTTATTATTAATTAACTGGATAATAAAGATTTCGCTACATCAAATAAAATATAATCTTTCCAAAAGAATAAATCTGATTCATCTTTTTCTTTTCCAAAATGAATACGCACCTTATATTTACCTTCAAGTATACTAAAGGGAACTAATAGTATAATATCAAGTACATAATTATACAAGGCAAAGAAATCTACTTCACCTTTTTTTATATAATCCAGATTTATTTTGAAGATTGTACGATAATGCTCCATCTTTATCAATATAGCCAGCAGTAGATTTAACCTGAATTTTATAAAGTATTCCTCCTATATCTGCAATTACATCATATCTATCTACTCCACAAGGTTTAGATGACATAATTCCAACTCTTGCTAATTGAAACATTGTCGCACATTCACCTACATATCCTAATAAATCTGAAGTTAATTTTCCATCAAATCTAGACAATTCAGTGGTACATTCCTTAGGAGGAGCTATCTTTACAGACTCTTCTACTTTTTCTTCTTTAGTAGATTTATCTTCTGGTTTTTTACCTTTGCTAAAACTAAGTGAATATTTCTTTGCACAATCTGAACAACAAAATCTTCCAGAACCAAAAGAACCATCATGCTCTTTACCACAATATTCACATTTTCTTAGTTTCTTTCTATCTGATACTTTTATCCCGTATCTATTTGCTGCTTTACGTATAGCTTCTCCAGTGCTTCCATCACCCCGCATAGCTGCAACTTCTTTATAAGATTTTCCTTCATGAATTAATAATCTTATTAATTCTTCTTTGTTATATTTCTCTTTTCCCATAATTAATTGTTTTTTTTATAATTTTTCTTATCTTTAAAATTATTGCGGAGAGACAGGGATTCGAACCCCGGG